GATTCAAAAACTAGAAAAAGATTTAATAGAAATGAAGAAACAGCTAACAAGATAAAGCAAGCTTTCCCTTATGCTAAAGGAGAAAAAACATTCCCCTACCCCATGTATTTTGTAAGAGGTAATCATGAAGATTATAATTTATTAGAACGGATGGAGAATGAAGAAAATGATTTTTGGCAATCAAAAAATCTACATTATGCAGGTACTTCCGTATACTTCCCTTTCAATATAGTAATCGCCTTCTTAGGAGGCATTTATTACCAAGGAAACAATGAACAACGAGCGTTAAAACGAAAATATACACAACCAGAAGAATTTGAAGAGTTAATGGATATAACTAGCGATTTAAAAGTAGAGATATTATTGACGCATGATTGCCCACGAAATGCATTCCCCGATAGTGACTTAAAACTACCACATGGGTCTCATTATGTAACAAAATTTATAAAAGAACGTAAGCCAGCTTACTTAATACATGGTCATTATCATAGAATACGAAGAGTCTATGATATTGGCACAACCCATTGTATTGCATTAGGTAAGGAGGATATGGTAGTATGGCAAAGACCATCAAATTCCTTCCTGGAGATTTAGTTTATTTTAATAAAGAAAAACATACAGTGATATTTATTATTCATCCTAAATATCTTCCTTCCAATTTTGAAACTGAAATAGAGGAAGCATTCACACAACATACCCCTGCTATGATTACTATTAATGGTAAGAAGTACAGATATCAAATGGGAGGAGAATCTCCTTTCTGTATTAAACCTAATAAAAGCATACTGTATGTCATAGCAGGAAAACCAGATAAGAAATATCATACGATAGATATTCACTTTGCAACAGAAGAGCAACTTACCAAACAGGAGGAATACGAGAATGCCTTTTAGAAGAATGGAAGACTACGAAGAGCAACCTTGTCTTGTTTGTAGCAGAAAGAAAGGTGACAATAATTCTCCTAAAGGAAAATGCTCTATAACAAACCCTCTTTGTGAAGACTTAACTTGGGAAGAATGCAGATATGGAGACGAAGAACGTCATCATGAGAATTAGAAGACAATGAGAAAGATAATACTTTTAATCATGTTAGTGTGTATCCTTATAGTAACTTATGTTTATGCTAAAAGTGTAACAATCGATAGTAATAGCTACCACCGTCTTGAAGTTGTGCCCTCCCCTACACAAGTCCACCGTCTAAAGACGGCGGCTTCCTAATTAACAAATAGAAAAAAAAGGAGAATTGTGAAAAAAACAATTATAGTTTTATCAATCTTCATTCTCATTATGGTGTTTATCTTCATTACCCAAGCACACGCTGGTCCTCCTGTTAAGTACAAAGCAGAATACACCTGTAATAAGAATTATGTAGTATGGTATTATAAGAGTGAAACTCCAATGCCACCCACAGTTTATTATCCAATGCTTCCGCCTGACCCCAGATATTATCCGCGCCCATTACCATGCCCAATTTTAGTATGTGCACAAAGAATTATTGCTTGCCCGTTTAGAATTTTACGCAGTACAGTAGACGCTCTGTTTGGTAACCTTTACTAATTATAAAAACAAAATAAAAACATATACATATAGCAAACTACATTAGGATAAAGCAATGTGTGAAAACCATAAAGATGAAATCTGGATGAATTCCTTATTTTCATATCCACCAGAAATAATGATTGATTTTTGCTATGGAGACATTGCCCCAGATAAAGCTAAATTACTTATGGATACTCAACGAGAATTAAGAGAAGGAAAGATTATACATAAAGAAATTTTAATACAAGGAAAACGATTATTAGTCTCCTCGAATGGAGCAATAATTAATATGGATACAGGTCGTCCTCCTACTTTAGTTGAAGACCCTGGAATGCATATTATTCGTATTAAAGACTTAAGAGGTGGTGGTAATGGGTACGGAGTTTGGATGGCCAGAGATGTAATAATGACATCTACATTTAAAAATTTAATGATTAGAAAAGAGGATGTACTCCCTTCCTATATTAGGCGTGGATATAAGTTACCAAAGACGATATGGTTGTGTAAAATGGATGGCGATAGATTAAATGATTCTGTACCTAATTTATGCTATGGCAGTCCTTCTTTTAGAATGTTTATAACTCAGTATATGATGAGGGGGCATGCTAAATTAACTGATAGCCAAATGCTAGAAATAGCAGCTTTCTATCTACAGTATCGCGAGGAAAATGGGAAATATCCAGATAAAGTAGTATTAAGTAAAATGTATGGTTTTAGTCCAAATAATTTGCAATGGCTAGATTCTGCTTTAAATAAAAAATCGTATAGGTGGATTAAATTACCACCAAAAGAAGACATTATTAAACGAGAAGTGAATAAAGATATATGGGATAAGTATGAATTTCACAGAACTATGAGGGAAATGAGAGTTATGGAGGAAATAAACAGGCATTGAGATCTCAATACCAAACTTGGTTTTTCTTATTGATTATCTTAATTTTTAGTTTTCTTTTTTATTACCCGGCTCATGGAGCTTGGTATTATGACTATACTGATCCGAATGCTTCTTACTACAATAGTTATAGGGATATGAATCCACGAGCATATTATCGTGTTTATAAATATCCAAAAGATAAAAAGAAAGACAATAAGAAGAAAGAAAAAATTTCTAAAGAACAGTATGTAATAAATAAAAAAGTTGCTCAAGAACAAGCCAAGATTTATGCCGGTATAAAACCAGCTATGGTAGAAACAACTCCTACCCAACAAGTGAACGTAGATGAGTATTCTTACGACATAGTTGTTCCAGTATTACCCAAATACCCATTAGATCATCCTTATCGCCCATTTTATTGGGGTAAACAGAGAACATTATTGGATAGATTAAATGCTAATTAAAGATTTTATCATTAAATGTTATTGTTGCGGAAGTAATGATATAAAGGTATACCCTATTGAAGTTTATGGTAAAACATCAATAAGACAAGAGCTTATATTTGAATGTAAAAATTGTTGTACAAATAGTACAATTGCCAAGTTTGATGAAGGTGAAATTACAATATGCTTATAGTTGACTTTGATGCTTCAACTACATTTTCTGATGGGCAAAATAGAAGTGGAATAGGGTATGTAATTAGAGATACTAAAGGCTTAATTATTAAAAAAGGTTGTAGATCTATCAAAACAGTTGAACCAAATAAAGCAGAATGGATTTCTCTGTTGTCTGTTAGTGAAGTATTGAAAGAATTAAACCCTAAAGGTATGATAATCATAAGGGGGGATAACGAATCTGTAATTACCCAGATTAAAAAATACTACGATAATAATATTGAAGAAGAAAATAGAACAAAGTATGCTCACTTAATAAAGAAAATCATCAGTAATCTAAAGTCAATCTCCAAGCTGCATCCCCGTTTTTACTGGATATCCAGGAATAAAAACAAAAGAGCAGATAAAATGGCGGGCTTGGCTTCTGGAAAATATACTAAATTCAATTACAAAAAGGAAAAACATCGTGCCAAACCTAATAGCAAAAAACGGAGATATAACTTTACTGGATTATCTGACCAAGCAACAACACCCAGTGAGTATACTTACGATATCTGAAAGACTTAATTATACATACCAAAGTACAATAGAGTTTATTAAAGAAATGCAAAACGCTGGTATTATAGCAGTACAAAACAATAAGGCTAGTATTAAAACCAAAGATTGGTGGGTGTTGTACATGGATTATTTAAAAGAAATTAAATGCGATAAAAATATATAATGGAAACTTTTATGAAAATAATATTTGTTACAGCAATGCTCATGCTGTGTTCCGCACTTGCATACCACGCGGGGTTTACAGATGGGCAACAACTTATATTCAATGATTATATGGATAATAGAATAGAGAGCAATGGATAAACGAACATGAGTCTTAATTTAAACCATGAGGATTTATGGAATGATTTGTATGAATGGGCAGTTTCACACAATAAAGAAACTGCCGCAATGATGGAAGAGCTTGACCCGAGATTGACTGAAGACGAGGTGGGTGTAGGAATTAATTGTGATTATGAGTGTACAAATGACTAATCATTATCCTAGTATAGAAGACATAACACAACACATACCACACAATTAAATCTATTAGGCAGGTAGAGTTATATGTCATCTATAAACAACCCCATCTATTTGAACGAAGTTATAGATAATATGGATAATTACTTTTCTTTATTCACCCAGTTAGAACTTATTGCAAATCTTCATGCCCACAAAAGAACGAGGAGTGCCCTCTTAGATTTTGTAGAAGATGTTTATGGCATCTCACGAAGTGCTGCCAATTACTACGTAAGTAATTTAAAATATGATAAGACAGTACCTAAATGCTTTATTGAATTTATTTACGAACAGCACAAATTACATTTAGAGAATAAACATAGGCATCAGTATCTAGAAAATATACATTCTAAAATTATTAGTAAGTTTAATGATGTAATTGTTATTAGAAATATAGATTTTAGGTTAAATTCTTCCATAGAAGAAAAGGAAGGCGATACCAATCTAGATTACAAATCTATGTGGAATGATTTGTATACCTGGACTTCTCATCACAGTAAAGATGTCGCTTCTATGATGAAAAAGATGATGCACTCCTACCAAGATCACCAAGATTAGTAATATGGTATGAATAAAAAGGGCACCCTTCGGGGTGCCCAATACACTAAGCGGTCTTTTTGTCCGGTCCTTTATTTATTAATTAAACTTGGATTATTCTTAAACATCATTAGTATCTGGTCTATTTTTCTATCTAATTTAGCTAAATAATCTAAGATATCATCTTTAAAAACAACTTCATCTAGAGTTGTTTTTTCTTCTTTAGGGCATATGATTTCTTCCCAATCTATAATCCTATCTTTGTAAGAGCATTCATCTAAAACTAATAGAGCACCCTCATCGCCGTTATCTGGATTGTATCTGTATCTATATCTAAGAGATACTCCTTGCTTTAACATTGTCTTTTCAGAATTTAAATAGAAAGGACATTGATTATTAAAGCATACGAGTATATTTTGACCAGCCCAATCACTTAAAACATCAGTAGCAATTAGTGTAAGCTCTGAATTGCAATGAACACAATTTAAGTTGTTTGTTGAATCAGTCATTTTTTACATCCGTCACATAGCCTTTTAGTAATTTTCGATTTATACCATTTCCTGTACTTTGTGTAACTAACAGAAGATTTTTTTGTAGCATTAATAGATTTAAACCTTTGTTTATCAGACATCAGCATCACTACTCTGCATTAAGAACCACCCCTTTGTTTTTATTACGGTACTCCAAGTACTCGTTCCATAAATTCTTAGATTGTAAATAATAGAACATCAAAGATGTCTCTGGTAAATGACCAGTTTTGCTATGTAAAAGTTTATGTTCTGCACTATCTATTATTACTAAGTTGGTTAATCTATTATCTAATCTGTTACTGTTTCTGTGGTGTACATCAAATCCGTTTGGAACCTTACCATACTTATCTTCCCAAAGATATATATGCAAAGGAACTTTTCCCAAATCAGGTAGTGTTATATGAACATACCCACTTATAATTTCTACTTCATAAGTTATGCCATCAATTTCTATTATCTTATCTTTAAACTCAGCTTCAGATACTAATTCTTTTAATTTGGAGTATATACCACGCACAGTACGATTTTTTAATTTTGTCTTATTTAATTCTCGTGCTACTGCATAAAGGTTTTCTTGTTGATTTCTTTCTAAAGCATATTTAAGAATACCCATTTCTTTAGAAGACCATTGCTTATTACCCATTATTTAATTACTATCTCACAATTGTAATGTTCACTGAGCTTTTCCTTCATCTGTTTCCAAGCTTCTTGTTCTACTATAGTGCCTTCCCAATTCCAATCATCAAATTTACTTTCTCCGCATTCAACACTGCGATAAGTTCCTATAATTACTCCATAAGATACAACTGATAATTCAGAAGGACGATGCTTTATCTTATATCCCTCTTTTAAATTCATTGTATAAAAATCTTTCCTTGGAATAATCATTTTTCTCATAGCCCCTCCTAGATAATCCAATCAAAAGCTGCCGGATTAGTTGATAATATTTCATATAGCGGTTTTTTTATCAGCAACTTTATGTAATTATACTTAAAAGGATTAACTCCTTTTGCTTCTTCCATAGAAGCTTTTAGTATAGTCTGCCACAAATCTTTATGTTGCAATAGTATTTGAAACATAGTAACAGGTAAACGATTTCTAATGTAACACAAATAACCTTTTCGTGCAATGGGCCAAAAGATTAAATCAAATGTTACATCTTCAGGTTGTTGTATTCTAACTACCTCATACCCAACATCATCTCTAATATCCTCTTCCGCTATCATTCTAAACCTTAATCGGAATAGGGGTACGTCCACTACTCCGAAAAAAGTTTTTTTAATTTCCTTCCTTTCTATTTGGAAAGCTACTAGTTCTGATATTATAGATTGAGTTATAGACGCTACTCTGTCTTTCGTTACTTGATTGTACATTATTTCTTCCTTTTAAAACATCCAAATTACCTTTTGCTCTACAAGATGGGCACACAATTAACCAGTCATCGTTAGAACATTCAAAGCTACATCCGCAATCACAATTAATTAGAATCATTTAATCTCCTTTGTCTTAGTTCGACATTTTTTCTATGTATTTTCCAAGCACTTTTGATTAAATCATTAACATTTTTCTTTTTAAGTTCTAAACATTCCAATAAATGAATAAGAATTTTTGCTTCTAATTCTAGCTCATCTTCAACTTTTATATTACACCTATAAGTTTCTTCTGCTATATGACCCATAATAGATTCGAAATCATTCTCTTCCAGCGGATGCTCATTATTCTCTTCATACCAATCAGAAACAATAGATTGTAATAATTCAAATGTTCCTTCTTTAACTAGATTTCCTTCAAGTTTTCTACCTATCATTACATCTAAATCATCTACAGGTAGTTTAGGAGGAGATTTCCTAATTTCAAAAGGATTCATTTCTTCTACATTCAGAGCTTTCAAGTTAAGAAGATTACTAACATAACGCCGGATGGCAGCGGCCTCCCGTGGGCGAAAAGCCGCTGTCAAAGCATCCTTATTGGGGTTATTCATATATTTATTTTTATAATCATTTTGATTTGACATGTCTCAATCTGTACGACTCCTCTATAACGTCACTTGTTTTCATTCCTATCTTACCTAACTTACGTAAGTCATTAATTTTTCTTCTCAAACTTTCTTTATTATGTCGTGGGAACATTTTCTCCAATTCCTGAATAGGAGCATTGTACTCCTCTATTAGTTTTTCAATTTCACTGCACGTCCAACTGTTCCTCCCTCTCATTATCCTTCCTCCAATTATATTTTCTCTTTATTTTTAGTGTACTTGCCATACTCATAACTGCACACCAAGATGTATAGGGAAATAATTTTAATAATTCCTCTTTAGAAGAATTAGGATATTTTTCTTTTAATACTTCCTTATCTTCTTCAGACCAAAAGTGCCTAGTAGTATCAGGCAAAGAATTTTTTACATATTGTTTTGCTAAATTCCATTTTCTCTCCATATAAATAGTTGCATCTTCATAAATCCATTTTAAAACTCTAATGGCATTATGAGAATTATAAATAATCTTATAACAAATTTGATTTGTAAACTTACTTTTAGTAGAAGTATCTATACACCCTTTAATACCAAAGATACTATAAATAACATTATAAATAAAATCAATTAAATCCTTACTACTAGAAGAGATACCAAAAACCAAAGTTTTATTTGCATAAGTAATGTGGCCGTCTCCATCAAAATAACCCCTTATCCAATGATTAATCAAATTATCTGGAAGACCCGAAGGAGGTTTTATTATTGAGGATTTCCTAGGTACAACTCCGTGCTTAATAAAATTCATATATAACTTCTTATTATTGAATACCACAGCATAGTGATTTTTTTGAGCATAAAGTTTATTACTATTTTTAAAATAAGTAAAACCACTCTTAATTGTACGAATTGGTTTTTCTGGACAAATAGCATTTCGTACTTTTTCTATAATATCGTAATCAGACATTCCTAGTTTAACAGTATAATCAACCTCATAAGTATTACCGTCCGCTGCCCACAACCCTAGTATGTACGCCTTTTCTTGTGTATCAATAATTTCAAAGTCAATATTATACTTATCTATGTACTTAGAACCTATTTGTCTGTCCTTGATTTCTATGTTGTTTTCTTTTAAAATTCTATGAATTACTTTTCTAGAACAATTATATTTAATTATCATATCTTTTAATAAAATATTATTTCTGTAGTCTTTTATTATTTCATTTGTATATTCTAATCCAATTCTTCTTGACATTCATTTTTTTCCTCTTCTTTAATATTATAATCAATTTTTAATTTACCATCAATATAATCTAGATTAATTTCAGATTTAGATTCTACCCCTTTTTCCAAAATATCATTTGCTAATGGAAGAGCTATTAGAGTGCTAATAGTTCTTTCTAAATTCCTGGCACCATATTTCTCATCAAAACCCTCTTCGATTACCCATTCACAAACTCTTGAAGTCCACTTTAAGGAAGACTGTTGGTTTTTTTCTAAATTATTTTTTAATTTATCTAAAAGAACCTCCACAATATTAAGACACGCTTCCTTTGATAAAGAATTAAAATAAATTATTTTTGTAAGTCTATTTCTAAACTCAGGTTTAAACCTATCTCTTACTGCTTTATCAACCACATCTTTTGTAATTTTATTAAAATCTCTGCAATCTTCCCCAAACCCTAACTTATTTGATTCACATTCTCTCATAGCATCTTGTAATCCTACATTACTAGTAGCAGTAATAATACTTTGATTGAAACTACACTTATCCCCTCTCCCAGATTCTATAAAACCTTCATCAAATATACCTAATAAAACATTATAGACTTTTTCATGGGCTTTTTCTAGTTCATCAAAATTACAAACACAGAATGGCGTCTTCCTGATTTTATTAGCTAATGTCAGCGGTGCTCTTTTACCACTACGTACATCGTCAGAATCTGAAAAACCGACAAAGCCGGGGGGACTGCCATACAGTTTAGCTACTTCGTGCTCCATCTGATACTCACTCATATTCAAATGTATTAAATTACCATCCGTTAATTCTTCTGCTAATACCTTAGTCAATTCAGTCTTACCTACACCAGTAGGACCAATAAATAGAAATACTCCTATAGGTTTTTGAGGAGGATTAAGACCAACACGAGCAACATTAATAGCATCACATAATTCATCTACAGCGGCATCTTGCCCAATTAATCTTTTCTTAATCCTATCTTTAAGATTACGAATATCTTCATGGGATACATCAGAGAATTTCTTTTGCTCCTCTATCACATCTTTTGACGATACAATTTTTGGCTGAGGAGTTCCTGCACCAGGTTTTCTCTTCTCTTCTGACTTAGGTTTAGTAGTCTTATAAGCGTTCCAATTAATAGATTCCCATTTTAATGCAGGATTAATCTCAACAATAGCCTTGTATAATAAATTAGCTAATACTTGTTCTGAGAATGCTAATACAAAGCTAGCAGATTGCATCGCCTCTAGCACACGAGCAGAATCAACAATTAAAACTCCTGCTAAATGGGCAGTATAATTAAATTTATGTTTCTTTGCATAAGACCAATTACCTTTACATACATTTTCTATATATGTTTTTATAATCCATTCCATATCTTCTCCAACTTCTCGTATAGGTATATTTATTTTCAAAGCATCTATATACACTTTACAATAAGTTTCAGTAGGATTTTGTTCAATTAAATCAGTCCATATCTCATCTACTACCTCATTAACTAAATCTGGGTTTGCTAATTTATGACGCCAATCCCCATCCATTGTAGACCATTTTGGATTCAGGGGTAGTGGTAGATAGTCATAAATTTTAGATTTAACTGCATCTGTTTTCCTCAATACTTGATTATCTACGATAACAATTTTGGATGGGTCTAATCCAGGGTTAACATCATACACAGCTAGTATAACATCCATACTAAAAGAATCTATCTTATCCCTATCTTCTTTAAAAGAATCTAATGTATCAAGATAATCTTGAGTAGGTTCTAGTAAATTATTTTTTAGAAAGTCTTCATAATCAATTTTAGAAATACCTTCACTGAAAGTTAGTTTAGACAAAAAATCTGATATGTCTTCACCATTAATAGACTTTATTCTTAATGCTAGGTTATAGTCACTTAAAATTACTTCTTCAATGCTCATATTTACTTACCTGTTTCCAAGAAGCTTCTTTTGATTTTGAATAATTTCATATGCTTCCTCTTGAGTTAATTTATGAATGTCGTCAATACCTTCAAAACCTGTTAAATCAAAAATCATTTCTTCTAAAGGTTTACTTTCAATAGTACCAGCAGAAATCAAATCTTTAAAACCATTCAACACAGCATTTAATGAGAATACATTTGGTTTAGATTGAGCTGCTGTAACACTGGCCGATACAGTATTAGACCCCTTTGAAAGTCCTACTCCACTACTTTTAGGAGCCTGAAAAAAATCATCTACAACTTTTTTATTTGCAGAATAACCTTTCTTTGCTTTAGGAGTATCGAATATTGGTTCATCTCCACCCCACTCTGGTTTAGAAGGTATCATTTTCTCTTTCTTTGGTGCTTGAATCTCTACAGGCTCTTCTTCGGCATATCCAAATTCATCATCAGGAAGAATTCCACCAAAATACAGGTAAAGACCAATACCTACTTGTGTAACCGCCTTTTTTAACGCCGAAGTATAGCAGGCTTTATAGTTATTCCCCAAATCTACAATGTACCCTGCCTTTGGGTTGGGTTGCCCATTAGGATACTTATCGGTATAGGTTTTAATCTCTATTGCATCCCACCCGTCTTTACAATATGATTTTCCATCAATCTCCACACTAAATCTTACGCCCATTGCTAGCCACTGTTTACCACTTATCGGGTCTTCGTGTACAATAGGCATTTGAATTGTTTCAGAACTCCATTTAATTCCAAAAACATCAATCAGCCTCTTAATAATATAATGAGAGCGTATATAGTCGTAACCTTGGACTGTATTAATGGCATCAGAATCAAAGTCTGCCATTAAATCCTTTAACATTTCCTCTTGTGTTTTATTCACCTAATTCCTCCTCTTTTAATTTTTGATGTATAATCCTATGACAGTTATGACAAAGTAGAATACAATTATCTAATTCTTTTTGGATATTATTCCAAGAATAATTCCATGACATTCTTTTGTTGTAATAGGAACTCCAATATATTTTTTAATTTTTTTCTTTTTACACTCTTTACATATGGACCTTCTTCCATATTTTCCATCTTTTTTCTTTTCAAAATTTGTTAAAGTTTTTAAAATACCACACCGTGTACATTTTTTAGAAAGTAATTCTTCCATCACTAATTCATTCCTTATTCATTGGAAAATTTATTTAATGTCGCTTCTCCTAACGACTTCTACAAACAACCTTGCCTACATAACCTTACCATAGGCAGTGCCCATTTACGAGTTGTCCACATTTTAATCATCCTCCTCAATATAATCCTCCAAGTTAGTTTCTGGAGGTTTCATTAATTCATTATAATCTTGTAACATTCTATCTACTTTTTTATCTCCTAAAAAACTTCTTAAATACTTTTCTCCTATAAGAGTAGCAAAACCTTGATGAACGTCTGTAGTGTCTACAGCAAACAAAAGATTGTATACTTTTTCATCAGTGTCAATAATATGTTGTTCAAATATGTATTCTTTACACCCAAATTGACATATTGGCTTTTTATCAAAATCCATTTGGAAAGCTTCACAATTTGGTCGGCACCAACGAGGAATTTTAATAGGTTTCTTAGCTTGGTAAATACCCATTATACGCCATTCATTTCTAGGTATAACTTCAAAATTATCACGTTGGAAATCAATCGGATCATAGTATATAGCCATTTTTAGTAGTTCTCCTTTAATTTTTCATGTAAAATCTGGTGGCAATTACCACAAACTAAGATACATTTATCAAGTTCAGCTTTTATGTCATTCCATTTATTTTTAAGAAACATTTTTGATAAAATACCTTTTTTATTTCCAGACACATGATGAAAGTCATATACAGAGTGTTGCTCTGTTACTAATCCGCAACGTTGACATTTTCCACCTTTTAATTCTATTGCTTTCTTTTTCAGTCTGAATCGTTTAAGATGTAGTAACTTCTCTCTGTTTTTTATATTAAAATGCTCTATTCTATGACAATTCTCACAAAGCAATTCACATTTATCTAATTCTTTTAAAATCAATTCTTTATCTGTATTATAAATATTGGAATTGATTAACGTAGAGATTTCAAAACTTTTATTTAGTGGATTTCTATGATGAAAACTATATGCACCTTGATATTCAGTTATAAAACCACATCTATTACATTTTCCTCCTAAATAATTTATCATTTGTTGTTTGAGTTCTTTTCTAAGATTAATTTTTTTATTTCTACAAGTGTCGCATTTTTGCAATTCATTTTCTAATAATTTTTTACCACAACTAGTGCAACGTCTATTTTTAACTAACTTCCTTTTATAATCTTTCTGTTTCATTTTATTACATTCTTTACACCAATGCCCTTTACCATACTTACTATACTTGCTATTAGAAAATTCAACTAATGATTTATCTATTTTGCATATGGCACATCTTCTAAATATAGTTTCTAATGGTATATCTAAGATTGTAGTTCTTTGTAACATTGTATTTCTACGTTTCTTATCTATGCTTTTATAACATTCCTTACAGTAGCACCTAACTCCGTAAGTACCTTGTTTGTCTTTGTGAAATTCTTCTAGTGGTTTTTCTATTTTACAACTAGAACATTTTTTTAGCATAGGACTCCCTTAATAATTTATAATTAATTTTTCAATTTCGTTTTTTAAATACTCTATTGGTCTGTTATTAGTTATTACAATATCAGGAACTATTTGTTTTAATTCAAGTTCAGACCTATGTGTCTCATTCTTAAAAGTAATCCCTATACGTTCTTGTCTCACGCCACGCTCTGCTTCAACTCGTATTAATTTAAACCCTAAGTCTCTAAGCAATTGAGCTTCTCCTATAAACCTAACATCATCACATACAAAAGCTCGCTTCATAGGATTAATAGGTAAAGGTAATTCTTGTATCAAGTTAAAATAATCTTTTTCAAAAGCTTTTTCAAATACGTCATCACCAAATTCTTCTCTACATAATGTTCCGTATTTCTGCATAAATTGTCTTGGCTTTTCACCTTCAATACCAAGGGAATTTACAGCAGCATATATAGGTGTAGCAAATTTTAATACATAAGAATAGGTATTCTCTACTCCAAATATGGATTGCAAAACTAACTTTATTAAACCCACTGCTGTAGTTTTCCCACTTCCCATCTCCCCAATGAATCCAAATTTGTAAGTATTATCCATAATACATCCTTGATATTTCTGATGATTTAGTCATAGCGTCTTCATAGTAATACTCTAATACTTCATTCCAATCTTTATAAGCATTAAACTTTATGAAATTACATTTTGTAGATAAATCCTCTATCTCTTTTGTATTATAAGGTCTATAAAAAGTTCTTATATTAACTCCATTATCAATGTAATGTTTCCAGTAAGTAGGTTTATCCTCATAAAAGATATGAACTCTAAAATATTTTAATCTTTCTGTTTTACCTACAGGTAAGTCGTTTAACTTATAATCTACTATAACTTCTGTGTCTATAGCAGTTTCAATTTGTCTTTTTGCAATCTCTGCATATTCTTGCCGTCTATTTGTTATAAACAACGGAGTTATACTTTTGTAATGATTTTTATACGTTCGTAATGCTTCTACTGCACCTTCATAAAATATAGGAGAATCCTGTGTATCTACCACAGCTTCCCTAAAAGCTTTTAATAAATTCTCTCTAGGTAAATTAAAACATTTTTCAAATTCGTATATAGTCCAATCTTCTACTTTAATATCTGTACCGTACAATTCATTATACTTTTCCACCATCAATCCAGACGTATTCAGTATAATACCATCAATGTCAAAAGCAATCATTTAACTTCTCTAGGAGGACAGTCATAATTTTCCATGCAAGCAACACCTAAAGCAGTAACTTTACGAATAAACTCCATGGCTTTAGGATAAGAAGTCGTATACAATTCAGTCGATAAAATCTCTTTAGTTTGTCCTAAAAAATACTCCATATAAAAAATCCAAGATTCTAAGTCATGCGTCTTACCATGATTACGGCCACCCCACTTTTCATCCTGGTAATCTCGTTCACCATCTATAATTTTATAAACTTCCGTTCTTGTCATTTTATTTCCTCTCCATTTGCTGTTTGTAACTGGGAATATATAGGAGTAAAAGGATTTAATAATGATTTTATTGGCATATTTTCTAAACAATCAACACCCAAAGAAATTAATTTTAATATCAGAGAAAATATAATTTCATTATCTTTGTCAAAAGAGTAGTCATTTATTATATTGTTCATCATTGATTGCATTTGTATAATATAGTCAGCCTTATATTTTGATTCTGGGAATAAACCATACTTCTTACAATGGCTACACTCATTGTTTATTAATTTATAAATGTCTTCTCTTTCCATTTCTTCTCCTCATAAGTTTTCATATATACTATCAGGAGTACCTATTAATAAACATTCTTTTGAATCGATAATTACTAAATCTTTAATTCCAAACAAAGCAATTTGTTTTCCCAAAGGTTTAAAAACATAATTATTTTCAGACTCAATTAAATGCAACTCCGAATCTGGCTGAGCTTCAAACAATCCAGAATCACAAAGAAGATGCTTTAGAATCGCCCAGTTATCTAATTTAGCCCAATACATACCTACTAAATCACACCCATGCATTCTAGTAATGTTATTATCAGATATTAATTTAAGCGTAGATTCAAAGTTAGGAAACTTTTTATCAATAAGTAGGTACACTTGCTTAGATTCATCCCTATTTAGTATAGGAATTTTAATATTAGAGAACCACCCACGCCATCCTTTTTTTAACTTCTCTTTACTAGGAGAAATATTGTTTATTAATGCACCCCAAATGTCATTCGTATTATCCCATATATTAACCCATGCTCCTAATGTTGCTACATAGATATTTGCAACCCAATAACAATCTTTATCAATTAATCTTTCTGCCTCAGAATAAGATGGGTTGTTCACTACCTCGTTGCATGCAATAAAAGTTGAATGTAGAGCTACATCTTCTTCTACTTCTACTATATCTCCTTGAGTTACAGATACAGTTTCATCCATAATACAGTAAGACTGCTTTGTTGAAGGAAGAAAAGGTTCCTTCATAAAAAATATTAAATCCTCTTTATGGTCAAGACAAAAATTAACTGCATTATCTATGTGGAATGCCAAAATCTCTTGTGGCATTAAATATAAATCTGATGGAATGAATAGGATAGGTTCCTCTTCTGGTATATTTTTAACTGATCTCAAATGCTTAGTAGCGTACATCATAGAGATACTATCATTAATATAGTAAGGTTCATATATAAGATTGCCGTTTGCTAAAGCAACAACATTAGAATTAAATGTCCCTTTAGTCTCTTCAGGAAGCACAATATATAAATCTTGTTCAAAATCTAACAAAGCAGATATCTTAAATATAGATTCTACCAACAAGCTAAATGGGCTATACAGGGGTAGAAAAGACTTAGGGGTATCCGAAGAAGTCAAGGGCCATAGCTTTTTTCCTTCATCACTAGCTAATATTACTATTTTCATGAAGACTCCTTTTTTAATTTAGAAGGCATTCTGTGAAACAGAGTCCATCCAAGTTCCTTTATTGTTTTATTATGTTCTTTAGTGCCATACCCATAATTACTTTCCCATTTATAATCGGGGTAGACTAAACTAATATTTTTCATAAAAGCTATGTGGGCTTGCTTAGCTATAAGAGAAGCAGCGGATAAACAATCTATTTTATCTGATATTTTTTTTCTAACAATAATAGGAATCCCCTCAAATTGGTACCTTATTGGTTCCATTTTAATTGTATCTATTATTATGCAGCTTACAGGATTATATTGGGAAAAAGGTAATAAGCTTTCTATTAATCCAAATTGTAAAGCTTCTAATTTTCCTCTACTATTTATATCAAGGTTACTTATAACTCCGGTTCGTACATAGACTGCATTATTCCAAATAGTAGTAGCCAGCCTATCAATTTCTTTTTCACTGTAAGATTTTTTATCTAATCCATCAATTAATTTAAAAGGACTGATAATTACAGCCGCTACATATATCGGTCCAGCAATAGCATTAAGACCTGCATGGCTAACACCTACCACATTATTAAATCCAAAATGATTATAAAAATCTTCAGCAGTTATAAATTCGCTATGTTCTAGTTTATCGTCTAACCATTTCATCTTCTTCTGCTTTTAAATCTCGCATCAATTTAGAATAATCTAACATCCCATTTACGGAATACCAAGGACCAAAATAATCTATCATTCTTCTTCTAATTACATTGATACAGTATGAATAATCAACAACCTTTTCATTCAAGTAGTTAGGTAATTCAAGAAATAAAGTTTCATCTCCAGATAAAAATGTAAAAAAATCTTGTCCAGCTAAACAAGTGTATGTACTGTTAGACTTGTTTCTCTTCTTGGGATCATTTGCCATGATACCTAAAATACATTTAATCCTACCTTTATACCCATTCTTTCTATGATAAAATTTTCTAGAATTAAAATTGTCCTTTAGTTTTTTCTTCTGATCGGAATTTGCCCAATTAGGACCACTTTTCAATTGTAGTAGGTACAATATATCATTATAGATAAATTCAAAATCGATGCCCCATTTCTTTTCAACCTTATTTCCATTAAATCTTTCTTTGATAAACAACCATACAAACTCTTCTAGCTCGTTCCCCATTATTGTGTCTCTAGAAGTTCTTAATCTAGTATACATCATATCATCTACAAAGTCTTCTACTCTAACTAATCCACAAAGTTGTCTTGACATTATATTCTGATCTTCTATAATTTCAAGAGGATGAGATCTCATCAACTTTGCAGTTGTTTTACTGAAAACTCTCTCTGCGATAGAAGATAAGCTTTCTTTTATTCTTTCTTTACTTAGCATATAGTGGACTCCTTGTTTTATTTAATCTTTTTAATGCACCATCTATGTAACTCTGTTTTAATTCAATTCCAATATAATTTCTTTTTAATAATTTAGCGGCGACGGCCGTTGTACCAGATCCCATAAAAGGATCTAGCACGAGATCATTCACTTCTGTAAATAATCTGATAAACCATTTAGGTAATTCAATAGGGAAAACAGCAGGGTGGCCTTGATTACTACACTCAGTAGCTGTATATAATACGTTGTCTGGGTAAACAAGTTCCTTATCTTTCCAATTTGAAATGTTTCTTCTCATCCCGCTTCCCGTCGCAGGATGATTAGTCATTTTATCATTAGTAGATAGTTCTTCTAAAGACTTATCTACGTATAATCCAGTACGTTTATCTAATTTTTTAAATCTAGAATTAGCCCAATCCCCTTTTGGTACCATTACCGATTCTTTAAATATCTTAAACTCTTTATCTTTAGTAAAATGCAAACAACGTTCCCAAGCATCTCTAAGCCTACCATTATATTCACCAGGGAAACTATTTTTCTTATACCAAATATATTCTTCTATCCACAACCACCTTTGCTTTATTAACTCAAGTATTAATTCTATCACGTAAGTATGCCTTTCTCCATCTACAACCTTTTCTTTTATGTTTAGAATAAAAGAACCATTAGGTTTCAAGACTCTTTGTAACTGTTCAGAAATAGGAAGAAACCATTCAATATATTTTTCTGGAGGAGAACCCCCATAAGTGCTTTTTCTATTATCTGCATAAGGAGGAGATGTAATAATAAAATCTATGCAATTATCTGGGAATGCAGATAATACCTCTAAGCAATCTCCTTGAATAATTTTATTAATTTCCAACATAATTCCATACACGCTCCACATTAAAAATAATATCCCAAAAGTTTACTTTGTTTGGATATTGCATTATATAGCTTGGATGATAATTAATTATACAAGGAATTTTATTATAAGCTATCGTGCTTTTCATTAGAACTTTAATGGGCACCTTTTCATATCCGAAATTAAATAATGAATTAACCGCTACCTTCCCCCAAAGTAGAATTACCTTTGGTTGTACAATCTCAACTTCTCTAAATAAAAATTCCTGACAATTTTTAAGCTCACTCATGTCTTTAAGAAGCACATTATTAGTAGGTCTGCAATGGATTGAATTAGTAGTATAAACATTTTCTCTCTTTATATCAGAAGTGTTTAGTATATCTTCCCAAACCTTACCGGCATCTCCACTAAAATTTAATCCAGTTTTATCTTCAGTCTTACCAGGAGCTTCAGCAATTGACATAATTCCTAAATAATTAGAAGGGTTTTCGTATCTACCCATTACTTTTTGAATGCAAGAATAGCTTATATCACAATCGTAACAGTTAGATATATTTTCGTATAGTTGCTCTAGTTTGTGAGTATCCATGGCTTAATCCTTGGCATCTATGACACATAAATACAGCTAATTCTGGTGTTTTATAGTTTTGTGTTTCATCTTTTACTAGTGAATAAGACCCACAAGATTTACAAAAGTACTTACCACACTTAGCACATTTATTATAAAGCATTCTTTCCTTTTTGCAAGAAGGGCATTTCCCTACTTTACAAGTGAGTGTCTGCTCTTTACGCATTAGAATCTCTCATCATTAAGAATTCTAATTGTGATAGAGTTAAATTTTGAACTTGGGTATTAGAGATTCCTGTTCCTCCACATAGTTCGCAAACGATAAATTCCTTATAATCTTCATCATATGCATTATAAATATAGTATCCTGTCAAACCATCTTCACCTTTAATACCTTGGCAGTTTGAGCAAATACCTTCCATCGTTTTATTCCTTTGTGTTTATTTAATTTTAATCAGGTTCTTTTCTGTTAATTAGGCGGCTGTATCCGCAATTGCTACATTCTAGAATTGTACGAACTACTTTAGACTTAACAACAATTTTTTTCAGAGATTTTATAGTTTTGCAATGAGGACAAATATTCTTTTTAGGTTTAAGTAGCATTGGGTAATATCCAACGAGAGTTTGGTAATACGGGTTTTAATAGGCCTTTGCCTTGGAGTAAACACTTAATCAAAAATTGATAAATAAATAATTGTTCTGGAATAAATGCTAAATCTCTCATCTTTTCAATTTTAGAAATAAAAGTATCTAAATATTCATAACATTCTTCTGCTACTTTTCTAAATTGATTATTGGAATATAAGCTAATTTCACGATAACAAGTCATTACTACAGCAAGTGTATCTGCCACCTTTAATAAAAGACCTATTTGGTCTGATTTAGCCTGTCTCCAATCTTCTTCCCAACGTACAGGTAAATCAAACCGTTCAATAACTTTACTAATACTCTCCTCTTCTAATTTTTTAATTACTTCTATCATTTCAACACTTGAGTATTTTATTGGGCGAACCAAATCGCCCGTTATTATCTCCTCCATATCGTGGGTTACACATCTCATTAACAAGCTACAACATTCACCAGATTTGAATATCTCTTGACCATATTCTTCAGTCATCTTGTTTAAAATATACGCACATATAATAGAAACAACTCCAACATGATGCACTAAATTTTCTGGTCTAACTAGATGATTCCTAGAAAATCTATTTACTGATTCATATTCACTTATGAAATCAAATAGATTTGGTATTTCTAGCTTTTGCACTTATGTTTTTTCTCCTAATTCCTAACTGACTAGCCTTGTCTTCTAATGAATGCCAGTTCCTTTTATGGAAATGGGTCAATATCTCTTCTTTACTTAGATTTAAATTAGGATAAAGTTCTTTAAGTTTTTTTAATTCTTCACTACTCCACAAGTTTCTTCTTTTAAGACCTAAACGACAGGCTTTAACTTTTATCGTTTCCCAATCTTTACCTATAATCTTTACCAGTTCTTTTTTATCCATCACAGAATAATTTTCTTCAATTATATAAAGTTGCTCTTCAGACCAATAATCGTTGTGACTTAATTTAGGATGACGAATCAGATATTTTTCTGCTTTTTGATATTTTCTTTCTAAATAAACGGTTGCATTCTTATATATAAGTTTACAAAACTCAATAGCAGATTTTCCATTAACAATGAACTTACCCATTATGCCTTTTGAACAAACATATGGGCTTATTGTAGCAGAAAATCTACCTTGTGTTTCTCTTACAAACCATTCATAAATGTATTCAACAATAGGAATGGAGTTTACAATATCACATCTAAAATTACTTAATTGTAGTTTTTTGCAATTCTTTTTAATATATGCACATCCGTCCCCATCAAACATTCCTCTTACCCAATGATTCACCAAACTACTTGGTAATGAAGAAGGAGGTTCCAAAATATAGCCTTTATTAGGTACAATACCGTGAGAATATATCTGCTCACAAAATTCTTTAGAAGAAACTATTAATCTACACCAAAGTATTGGTTTGTTTTTCTTTGTAAAGCCTTTACTTCCAGCATAAATCAAATTGTTCGGGTCAATAATATCTCTAATTTTACAAAGTAAGCTTACATCCCTAAATTGTAGCATTATTTTCATACACTCTAGTTCTTTATTTACATTACCGTCTGCCCCGATAAAGCCCAAACAATAAGCCTTTTCTTCCGTATCAATATTTGTAAAATCTAATATATTTTTCTCTTTATGAAGTAGTCCCAGCTTAAAAGACTTCATTTGTATACTTTTAATGCTTCTTTTAGGAAAATAAAATTTAAGTTCTTCCCAGTTGTGGTTGTCATATTTTTCTAATAATATTTCTTCTTCTAATTCAGACCAAGGACCTTTCTGCCTTTTTAAACCAAGAGACTGTGCTTTTGTTTCTATTGCATCCCAACGTCTTCCCAACTTTAATTCAAGTTTTTCTCTAGTCCAATCAAAAAATCCCTCTCCTAAGATTTTAATATCTTCAGAATTCCAATAAGAGTAATTCAAAACAAACTCCTTTGTTTTATTAATATTTTTATATATTCTGTAATTAAGCAGAAGGATAATTAAAAGAAGTAATTTCTTTTTGGATTATATGTTTTAATTTGTATTTATTACAAATTTCTTTTATCTTATTTAAATCTTCTTCTGGCATTCCTTTATATAAAGTAGTTCTTATTTCTACTTTATCATTAACCTTGTATTTATTAATTGCTCTTAAAAGCAAATGAATAGTCCCAAAATAATCCCGCATAGAAAAAGTATTTTCAATATTTATTTTAGGGCCTAAAATATCTATATCTGATATGCATTTAAAATCTATACTGACACTATCTAGCCACCCTTCTCTTAACCCTCTCATAACAATTAGAGGATTTTTACCATTAGTGTACAATTTAGTACTTAAATCATATTTTGATTTAACGTACATAGAAACTTCGTGTATTTTCTTTGGATAAAGAGTCGGTTCGCCACCTAAAAAAACCAGCCCATCTATCATAGGATTATAAGCCTCATCAATCAATTCTTCAACTGACTTATTAATAATATTGTTTTCATCAGAAACAAAATCATAGTTATAGCAGAATTTGCATCTCAAATTACATCCGTATGAAAACAAGACGATACTACAGTGGTCTTCGTATTCTTGAAAAGACTCTGATATTATGTTTACTATTTTCAAGCAGCAAATACCTGGTCCGAATTAGAATAGAAAACCCTATTATTAAACTCTTGTCTACGAGCAGGATGCCAACTCTTAACTGGAGTACAAAATCCAACAACACGAGAGTATTGTTGAATAACTTCTTTTCCACAAACAGGGCACATTCCATTATTAGAAATAGAATAGTGTTCATCTACACATTTAACAAATACTCTATTAACAGCAAAATAAACTGTTCCGGTTTGCCTTGCTACATCCATCAATTTTAACATTTGTTTTGGGGTAATAACCCCACCATCATCAATATTGAGGTGTAAAATAGAACCACCTGATGTAAGCCGGTCTAATTTTCCTTGAATTTTAAACCTATCATAAATGCTTCCATTTTTAGATAGTGGGATATATTGATTGCTATATAAATCAACTTCATAATCTTTATTATTACCAAGTAGTTTATCAATATCAGCCAACCTTACTGCCATACTTTCACCCGGAATCTGTTCTATATTAGTAGGTATCTTATACTGTTTCGCCCAAGATTCCACATCTTTTTCAATATATTTCATCATTTTAATAAGATAATCTGCATCTTCTTCCTTCGTTATATCTTTTCCTAAGATATCAAGAAACTCATATGCTCCTATAAAACCAAAGGTAGAATATTGTTTATCTAGATGTATCCATCCGGCATCATATAAAGGAAGTACCCCTGCCTCAATATGGTTTTTAATAATCTGTCTATGTGCTAATAATACTTTTTTGCAAACCGATAAAGCATAGTCTACATATTCAGAATAATCAGTGTCGTTATTCTCTTTCATCATAAATGCAAGTTTAGGAAAATTAATACCAGCAACTCTAGTAGAGCCTATACTAATTCCTCCTACACCAAATGAATTCTGAAACTCTTTATATTTATTTATTTTTTTATAATCATTTTTCATCCTACAACAAGAAGAAAAACTATTAGGCTGCCCTATATATATATTGGCTAAACACTTATCAGGATAAACTTCACTCACCCATTGAATAAAGTCTGGGTCAATATAATTATTATTTTTATCTATGGATGCTGCTAAAGTAGTTACTGGAAAGGTAAATATACCCTCTTTACCAAATATTTCATTTAAAAATATATAAAATTCTTTTTGTAATTCATAAACAGAATCAATATTAACAGACGTTCCATCTGAATTTACATATTTTGGTATTCCTTTTTCAATTCCAAATAGAGAATTAAGAAATCCCTTATCCATAATACTTAGATTTGTAAACGGACTTTGAGCACCCCTAAACGGGTAATTAACAGAATAAATAAATCTTTGAAAAAGATTAGTTATTTTATACTTTAATGAAGTATCTTGTCTAAATTTCTCTATGTAATCATCTCCGTAGTCCTTACGAAAATACCAATCAAGATTAACAAAAAATGTAGGAAAAGATACTGCTCCTGCGATTTGATTACTTAAATAAGCGGTCGCTTGAATAACCAAATCTACAAAGCTATCAGCTCTTGTAGGTGCTTTAATCTTCATTGTGCCTTTAAAGAATTTTAAACCATCCATACAAAGAGGCATCAAGTCAAATCCAAAACAGTATGGACGTTCTAACATATGTAAATCATTTACAAAAATAGTACCGTTCAAAACCAATTCAATAACCTCACTAGCGTCTTTTTTACTATAAAGTTTAGAAATATATTTCCACATTAGGTATAGCCCATTCACTTTTGCTATACCTTTACTATGCTCATAACCCCACTGTGCAATAGTTTTCTCAGAAATATTAGCATTAGGGTCAACTGACATATCAGCAACACTTTCAGCAGTTTTTCTAAAGAAATGCTTTGAAAACTCATTTATATCTAAATGTTTATTAGCAATTCCGTGAATATCAAATAATTCAGGTGGATATTTTTTCTGTAGTTTATTCATAAGTTTTACAAAATCATCTTCATAAGATAATAATACTTGATAGCCGCTCATTTTCTAACCCTCCATTACTCATTGAATCTTTCAATATAACCAGTATAATCTGGAATAATTCTTGTATAAATTGATTTCATTAAAGGGGATGAAATAATAAAATCTGCTGTGGCTCTATTACAAGCAATTGGAACATTCCACACAGTAGCTATTCTCAATAAAGCTTTAATATCTACATCATGTGAATGTGCTTGAAGACCATCATTAAAAAATATTAGCAAATCAATTTCACCATTTGCAACTTTTGAACTTAATTCAGCGTCCCCACCAAGAGGCCCGCTCTTTAACTTATTTATTTTTAATCCTAATCTATCTTCTAGTAGCTTACCAGTAGTCCCGGTAGCATATAGCTTATGTTCTGCTAAAAGTAGCTTATTGTATTCTGCCCATTCTAATAAATTTATTTTCTGATTATCATGAGCAACCAATGCGATTCTTTTCTTTTTTCTAATTTCCATAAAAATACTAACTATGACTCCTTTCTAAAGGGGTTTTTTTATTTGAAGTGAAAAACAGACTATACTCTTTAGTAGGTTAGTTTATCAAAAATAAAGAAAATGATGTGATACCAAATGGTTATGCTAGATAGTTGATACCTTTAAGGATATCTTAACCTAGTGGTATAAGGCACGTTTAGCCTTTGTAATATAAAATTGTAAATAAATAAATTGAAGATAAAACTATACCAAAACTATTAGTAAGCAACATTGTAATAAGTTTATGCCTATATCCGTATATTAACCAACAAATTAGACACAATATTAACCCTACTGCTCCCCACGGAGATTGCCCTACAGAACTTTCCGATTTAACCATGGAGTGAATATGGGGTAATAGGGTTCCTGAAGTAAGAAATCCTACAAATACCATAAACTTATCATACCAATCAGTTTTATTCATCTTCTAATTCCGTGACTATAATTCCACCATTAGGCAAACCATTCAACAAATTCTTTAAGAGTAAAAATGGAAATTGATCTATCTCTAGGAGCATTTTCTGCTTTATCCTTAAACCATTCAAAAGATCCTTTTTTTGCTCCTTTAATTTCAGCAACCACTACAGTATTCTTTGGGTGTTTTTCTGCTATGCAATTCTCATATAAATATGGAAACTTTTCATCAACAGAACCTGCTGAATCTTGATATCTACATTCAATCCTTCCTTCAAATTTCAACCGTTTTGATTTAATATAAAACTCCATAGTACCTCTTCCACCGTATATATTGGTGTATTGCATATTCTTTATTAATAAATTTTCTGGATTTTCTTTTTGTAGCCACAGTGGATTACGACGCCATACTTTATACTCAATGATCCTGTATCCCAGTTTTATAGCTAATCCTTCTATAGCATTTTCTAATTTCTTTCCATTTTTATTTGCTAAAAAACCTTGACCTTGTTTTTCTTCTTTTTTTTGTAGTTCCATGCTATTCCTTTCCTAATAGTTTTTGATGATCAATTCATTTGCTGAACTTTTCCTAGAACCACCCTTAGAGTTTATTGAGCGATTAGCAACAACTTTTATTTTATTGTAATTAACGTATAAATCATTTATTAAATCTGTATCTGAATTAGATAACATTAAAAAACAACCTAATTTATCCAAACGAGTAAATTCCTTGGCTAACTCGATTTGCTGTTTCTCTTTAAAATCCTTATTAAAATATTTTGTAAAAGAATTTTTTTCTACAATGTGGTAAGGAGGATCTAAATATATAAAATCTTTTTCTTTAGCTTGTTTTAAAAAAAGTTTATAATCAGCACAAAATATTCTAACATTGTTATTATTAAAATATTTATTAATTTCTAATAAGTTCCCCTTATCAATAATTTTAGGGTTTTTATATTTCCCGTAGGGCACGTTAAATTTACCTTTAGAGTTTTCTCTATATAGCCCATTAAAACAAGTTTTATTTAAATAAATAAACCTCGCTGCTCTTTTAATGTAATTTAGCTTATAAGGGTCGATTTCTCTTATTTTATAAAAATCTTTTTCCGTATTAGATAATAGAGATAATTCAAATATAAGTTCATCTAAATTAACTTTTATTGTGTAATAGCAATTCATGAGATGAGGATTAATATCAGAAATCAATGCCTGTGGTTTAGCTAGGCTATACAACACTGCACCACCACCGACAAAAGGTTCCAAGTACCTATCATAGGAAGATGGTATGTTAGATTTTAAATCATTTAGTAATTGTGTTTTCCCCCCAGCCCATTTTAAAAAAGGTTTCATTAAAAAACTCCTTCTATTTTTCTTTCACGTTTCCAACTCCGTAAATACAATTCCATGTCCATAAACAGCATTCCAAGATTTAATACCAAGACCTTGGAGATAATCATATTTTCGTGCAGCTAGTTCTATAATATAACGAACATCTATAGGAGTCATACAATCCCCATAGAAACTTAAATCAAAAATCATACTAGCGTACCCTTCTTTAAGTCCAATTTCTTTTCTATAGAATGCACGCAATTCATCTCCCTTTAAATTACATTCATAAATGAGTTTATTGTTTTTATCAAATATTTTCATTACTACCTCTTGATAAGCTCTAATGCTTCTGTAGCAGTTACTTCCCCAAAATCTTCTTCTTTTATAGATATATCATATAAGTTAATCCCTGTATAAAATCTACCATTATCGGTGTATTGAATTACCACATATGGGTTTTTTTCTGCTACGCGATGATAAGAATATTTTTTAGCATTTTGAAATTCTTGATGATTTAAATCAATAAACTCTGGTAACGCTTCCATATACTCTCCAGTTTCTAAAAAATAATAGTATACTTCAGCATCTTCTGGCATTGCTTTAAGTTTTTCAATCCATTCTTTTACAGTCATTTTAAGCCTTTGTTATGCCATAATATCTTAACTCATCATACAGTTTAGTTCTCTCAACATACACCTCCAAAATCTATGAAATAATCCTTCTTTTTTAGGGGTCGGTTCAACTTTAATTACTTCTTTTTTTACAAAATAAGGACATTTGCCATCGTTTACGTTACCACAAAATTCATGGAACCGGTCATTCAATATTCTACCAGTAACTACATCTATTTTTTTTCTAAAGGGTAAGCTTCACAGAGATAATCAAAAGAATAATTTGGAGAAGCCCAATACCATGTATACATATTGTTACACTCTACGCATATTGTTAATTCTATATTATTTTCCTGACACATTATAGAAACTTCCTGTGTATGCACCAGATGGGTAATAGTAATATACAGGAAATAAAAGCCTATATGTTTCTCTTAATTCACCTAAATAAAGGTTACTTATATTAATCTATAATTTCTTGTTTAATATCAAAAAATAAAGAAGGAAACAATGGTTCAATAAGGTCAAAAACCATAAACATCACACGCCTAATCTCCCACTGTGCTGTCACTTGTAATCTTTCAGTGAATATATGTCTTAACTCTCGTGCATTTACCCACATGATACGCTCTGTTGCATAAGATACTGGTAAAACCCCGCGAGCGTCTTCTTTATGCATACCCATCTTTCTAAGAGGATTATAGTAATATTTATAACTTTCTGAATATATCTGCGATAGTTGTAGTAGTAAGGAAGTAGCATCTTCTTCATCAGTGATATAATCTAATGATGGGTATATAAACAAGGGTTGTCCTTCTTGATATCTTAAACTAGCACTAATATGACCTGTATGCCGATACCTAGATAACTGTGCTCCACAAGCCTTAGAAATTCCAGATATATAAATGTTATATTGAATACTTTCAAGTGGAGTCATATGCTTTAAGTCAATAAGCTTCTTATTTAAATTAATTGCCTTCTCACTATTTAATTTATTTCTAGAGCCATAACTTACCCCTGCCGACATTGCTGGTAATTGTTCTACTTGTCTCCACGATACATGAGGTTCCCCAGTTGTTACATCAGCTAAATATTCATATTCTGGTAAAACAGCAGTTATGTCTTTAAATACTGGAATAGTAACGGCTTCTAGTTTAACCTCTGGTTCTACATTACCATACAAATTTTTTCGTAATTCTTTCCACTTGTCTTTTACCCGTTCAAACTTTGCCATTTATTTCTCCATATCCTGTCTATTTTGGCCCGACAAACAATTGACACAAATTACAGGTCTACATAATTCGGATGGCCTACCACAAATATCAAAAGTAACATGGTAATCACCATAGTAAAATTCATTCTTACCACAATGCCAACACCTTTTTTTAGATTTAAAGGTGCTTTTTTTAGATTTTAAAGATGTTTTATATCCTGACATTTAAGTCTATACCCCTTAGCCTTGAGTTAGTCTGGCAGTTTCTTCCAATTTAATTTTTTCAAGCAATACTTCTATAAAGGGTTCTTTTGGATACCACAAAGTATTAAATTCTTTTCCACCTATACGCTCATTTAGTATAATACAAAGTATTGGTTCAAGATATGCTGTATCTTTAGTATAATTAAATCCGTATACTACTTTATTAGTATTTAGATTTTTTATTACCCACGAACTATATTCGTCATTATAATCTAACTCATAATCACCAAGAATTGCTAGATGAGAGCCTTCTCCATATTTTTCATAACCATCTTTCCATTCCAGATATAGTGCTGAGTGAAATAGCATTTGTTGTAAATCAAAATCTTTCCATAATCGTTTGTAATTAATTTCTCCCATTTAATTACTCCTTAATTACTTTACCCCAAGGCTCAGTAAACCAAGTTGCACATTCTTTTGGTTTTAAATTACCATTTTCATCTACACCTATGCAAGCTTTATCACATTGGCACTGCTGTCTATTTTCGTAATACTTTATTCCATTTAAATCTATCTGAATAGGCTCATATGTAAATTTTGGTTTTGAATTTTGACTTTCTAATACACTTTTGAATAACTCTACTGCTTCCTTAATATGATTTTGCATTGTTTCACAAAAAGAAAAATCATATTCTTCCACTGCAACCATCCACTCGGCATCTTCAAGCCATTCGTTTATTTGTTTATTCATTTGATTCCTACACCTTTATTTTAAATTTCCTATAGCACCTTTCGTCAGATCTACCATTAAGCCCTCAAATATTTCCAAAGGAAGGTTTAATTCCTCAGCAGCTTTTTCTCTAGTCTTTTTTCCTGCATAAACTTCTTCACAAGTCTTATCTATTAATTTATCTAATTCTAAAAATAAATCCGCTTCTGACATTTGTAATAACTCTTCTGCCGTTTTATCTTTTTCCACTTTATTCTTTTCTTCTTTCTTTCTATTTAAATAATCAATGCGGTTATGTATATTATGAAGTTCCCATGTCATCTTTTTCGTACCTCACTTCCCACTTTTTCAGTAAGTCATTATATTTTGCTTCAAATTCAAATCCGCATTCTACACAAAAATAGGTGCCCCATTCTAAATCCCCCGCATTCTTATAGTGACTAATCAGTTCTTTATTAATGCAATTAGGGCATTTACGTTCCTCCATCAAAATTGATACACTAAGCATTTCCTCTTTATATTCTTTTAATTTATTCTCTAGTTCAGTCATAAAAGAAGTATATAGTTTATCAGATTCACTTAAATATGGGATGTAGTAGGGGTCTACTGTGCCAAGTATCAAGAGTAAATCTTCTAATTCTTCTTTTGTATAATTAAAAGTTAAAGTTTTCATCCGCTATTCTCCAATCCGCAGCCTGAATATCAGCACGAGATAATGTAGCATCAGTCCACTCTAAATACCACTTTTTTGTAACATCATCCTGATTATTATCTTCAAAATAAACAAAGGCATCGTGGTCAATATAATCGTCATCTAATCTGATACGTATCCACTCTGACCAAGGAGAGTTACAACCACTTTCACGCCCATCAAAAGAATGAGTTTTTCTTACTGCAATTACATCTTTAGTAATTACTTCATTTAAAGCTTCTTGAAATGTCATTTCTCAAACTCCTTTTGTAATTTACCACCCTGACTAGAGTAATCCCATATTAAATAAACTAATTCTCCTGCATCTAATACAAATTGGCTATCGCCTACTCCGCTATTCATGTTGCCTATAGACTCTTCAATACACCAATCTATAAATTCCCCGCTATCATCTACTTTTCCACATTCAACACAAGCATTCACATTCCATTCTTTTTCATCTTTCATTTTTCAATTCCTCCAGCATAGGTAGCAACCTATCCATAAGCTCTTTCAATAGCTTCTCTTCTTCTTCTTTTGAAAGAGTGGTAGGAAAGGTCATTAAATCATCGTTTGTTATCCATGAGGTATCTTGTTTAGGCATCAATTATCCTTTATTCTCTTATGGTGAAGACAATGCATATTATGGTTTGCCAATTGGACTCCAGCTTTCTTTAATTGCTCTTCTACATTCTTATTGGCTTTGGTGTCTTTAAAACATTTATATTTTTGTGCTAGTATGTTTACTTTATTTTCTAACCAATCTCTCATTACAATTATATCTGCCATACAATCAACCCTCCTTCTATATAATAAGTACTAAGGAAATATTTTTTGGACTTTAGAGGGTTTGAATGGGTCACGAGTTTCTCTTTTAAAAAAATTACGTACAAACTCTTGATGTTCTTTATCGTTTTGTATTTTCTCTATAGTTTCAGGAGACAATTCTCCTGGTGCCCTTCGTTTACCCTGAGATAAATCAGCGGAAAAACAAAGAGAATTAAATAGTAAAAAAATAAATAAAAAAATGTAAGTTTTCATTTTTTATATTTTCCTTCCAGTTCCTTAAAAATATTAATTAAATCTTTATTCATTTTTCCTCCTCCCTCTAAACGATACCCTTCATCATCTTCTTCATAGTCTTCAAACTCTTCAATCATTTCTTCTAATCTAGTTATAGCTAAGAATTTAACTGGATGGTCAGGAAGTTTTTCTATCTGACCTTTTAAGTCTATAAATTTATGAATGAATACTTCAAATTCGGGTGGTATTGTTTTTTGGTTCATTATTGGCTCCTTTTATGTTTTAATCCTAAACTTCTAAGTTTTTTAGAAATACAATCTTTTCTTCTATTGAACATCTCACTTAACTCTGTTATAGTATAGTTTTCAGAATTATTTATTAAGAAATTTAATTTTTCCTCAGTATAGTAATTTGCCATTTTTATAGGAACTTCTGATAAATTAAAATTTAGAAAAGGTTTTGCAATTTGGTACTTTCTTTCCAAATAAATAGTCGCATCTTTATAAATCCACTGAAGAAAAGCGATTGCTTTATACCCCGCATATTTTAAAGTATAAGTATTATTTTTTGTTTGAGGATGTTTAATTACATTTGCATCACTTGGATAAATTTCTAACATTGTATTTTTTAAAGAATCCATCATTTCATAAGTACCAACTAATTGACAATAAATAGGAGGTTTTTTTGTCTTAGAAACAGATATACTTCCATCTCCATCAAAATAGCCCCTCCAAAAAGGACCAAGAAATTCTTTAGGAATATCAGGCATTTTTAAAATCAATGATTTATTAGGAATAACTCCTAGTTTAATTAATTGATTTCCAATATTTGAATTACAAACAGAAAAACCACAAGAACCGTATTTTTTACTTTTTTTAAAACCGCTCCCGATTTTTCTAATATTTACTTTTGACTCAGGAGAAAATTTATCTCTCATCATTATCATAAAGTCATAATCTTTAATAGAGCATCCAAATGCAACAATAATTTGCCTTGATTTTTGATTAACACAACCATCTGCACAAATATATCCTAAGTAATATGCTTTAATCTCTGAATCAATTATTTCAAAATCAAATAATTGTTTATAAATATGTTTGTATCTTTTAAATCCATAGAGCTTTGCTCTGCTCTTAATTGCTTCCCACTTTCTAGGATAGAATCTTTCTAGCATTACTTCTTGAGAAGAATTCCAATACAATTCTTTTAAATCTTCTATATCTTTTTCTGACCACATATGTATGTTATATTTATTATAGTATATATCTAAATCATTTACTTTATACCTTATAGAGCCAAGTGTTCTATTTGGTAATAAAGACAGTAATTCGTAGTTAGAGCATTTAGAGTAATTATCTTTCAAAATCCGTATTTCCTCATCAGACCAATCTGGTTTTATTTTAATATTAAGTTGTTTTGCTCTTCCATGTATTGAAGACATACTTCTATTTAAATTAATACTTATTTCTTTTGGTTCAATCTTTTTATAATTTTCAATCAAGTAATTATCCTCTTCAACAGTCCATTTTTTCCAAGTTTTATTTTTTATCATTAATGACTCCAATGCAAACTACAGTTTATTTCTACTTCAGCTGGGCATTTATCCTTAGGAATAAAATAATAAAAAGCTTCTTTCATCTTGTCTCTTATAATTTCTATTACTTCTTCTTTAATTTCTTCTTTAGCATAGCAATTAATTTCATCATGTACCATAGATATGATTTGAGCGTCCAAATTTCTTTTTTCAAATTCTTCATAAATCAAACATAAAGCTAATTTAGTCATTGAAGCTGAAGTCCCCTGAATAATATGATTTGTACCCATACGGCCTATTTTTGCTTCTACTTTTCTTCTTTCTTCTTCTGTTAAATCTGAACTTAACTCATAAAATCTTTTCCTTCCTAACATAGTTTCAGAATATAATCTTTTTACAGTCTTTTCTCCCTCTACATCTCTAAACCTTTTCATATTAGGAAGACCTTCATTATATTGTTGTAATAATTTTTTTGCTTCTTCCACTGGTATTTTTAGTACTGCGGAAAGCCTTCCTGCGCCACCACCGTAATTCGCTAAGAAATTCATTGTCTTACATCTATATCTTTGATTTTCGTATTCTTTTTCTTTATCTGTAATTAAATCTTCCTGCCCTTTTTTCTTTTTATCTTTAAGAGAATTTAGAATACTCATAAATTCTTCTGGAATATGATTATACACCATCATAGCAGTATTAGAATGGAAATCTAATCCTTTTCTAAAACCTTCCAATACTCCTTCCTCATTAGAAAGATAAGCTAGTAGGCGATATTCTTGTCCTCCATAATCCGCGGACAACCAAACATATCCGTCTGGAGCAATAAAGCAACTTCTGTACTTTCCTCTAGGAATATTTTGTGCATTTGGAGAAGATGATGAACTACGACCTGAACCAGTTCCTAATTGTATGAAATCACTATGAATTCTTCCAGTAGTATTATTTATATAGTCTAATAAATTTTCTCCGTAAGTACTCAGTATCTTTTCTTTCTGTCTCAATTCTAGTAATAAAGGTACAATAGGATGAGAATTTTTAAAAAGTTCTAAGGTTGATTCTTTTGTATCTTCACAAGATATCCCTAAGTCGTTTAAGCTGTTCAATAATTGTGCATTACTACTTAAATTAATAATTGGTCTACCAAAAATATCTTTTCTTTTAATAACGGATTTCAAATGATTTTTTATCTTAGTTGACACCTCTGCATATTCATAATTTAATTCTTTCAAAAAAGTTCTCCATTTTATAGTATCTAATAAAACCCCATTAAACTCCATCATAGCAAAAACTGGTAAACATCTTGTCTCTAACTCCATAGTAGGCATTAATTCCCATTCTTCTAATTTTTCTAGAAAAATATTATATAAAGGAAGCATAACAGCACTATCATTAGCGGCGTACTGTAACTGCTCAGGAGTAAATTTATCAAACTTATATCCAGCATAAAACTGCTTTCTAATAGATTTATCCAAACGAATGCCTAAATACTTAAAACATACATCATCTAAAGATGGAAGTTTTCCTCTTACCCCTGGTTTTATCTCTTTTACTGGATTAAGTAATAGTTCTGCTAACATAGTATCAAATAATAAATTAATTCTTATATTTAATTTCCCAAAAATCATTTTAAATTCAAAAATTCCATTATGAGCTAATTTGACAATACCATTACTTTCCATAGATTCTTTTAATAAACTTAACGATTCGGAATTTTTGTTAAATAGTTCCCCATTTATCATATTAAAAACATAATTTTTTCTTGATGTAGAAATTTGTAAAAGTAATATTTTATGAGTATGAGGATCTCTTCCAGTAGTCTCTGTGTCTACTCCTAATAAATATTCTTCTAATAAAGATTTTAATACAGGGATTGCTTCTTTTTCTGTTTGTACGTATGTAAAAGGGACTTGTAGTTTCTCGTTATTCGCTTTCTTCTGGAATAACACGTAGGCTCCTCCTATAGGAAATGATGTTTGATAACGTTTCAATTACAGGTTTGAATTCTATTGGTTTAATAAGGCTCATAGCTTTTGAATTATTCAGTACTAAATCTAATTCTTTGCTTTCTACTACTTGTGCTTCACTCCCTATATCTAGTAACTTAGATATTTTTGCAAACAATGCTCTGTTAGATACACCTTTTCCAGTACTTATATTATAATAAGTATTATATTGTTCAGAACGAATTAAACCTGCTATCATTTTAGCAGCATCTTCAACATGAATATAGTCACGTTTTTGGTCTGGTCTAGTAAGAATAAAAGGTCTTTCTTGTAATAAGCTTTCTATCATGAAAATTACTGGATCTATAAACGAGTTAGCATAATTACGATTACCAATCAAATAAGATGGGCGTATAATCATGTAAGGAATTCTGTATCGTTTACAATTAGCTACGGTATACCATTCCCCTATGACTTTCTGCATCGAATGAGTATCAGATGTTCCCCAGTTAAGGGTATCTGATTCAGTGTAAGATTTAATTTTAGCATTACGCATATAGGCAAAATCTGCTGAAGTATATATAAATAATTTAGGTCTTTTACGTGAGATCAAAGGAATGATATGCAATAGGCCATTACTTACTCTAGCCGTTTCTAATCTTGGATCTGATCCAGAATTAAAAGCATGAAAAGCTGCCATATGTATTACTATATCAGGACTAAATCGATTTACAGCGGATTGAAATGAAGCTTGGCTTCCAGCATCTCCGTAGCTAGTTTCTATTCGTGGATCTTTCATCATATCATCAGGATCAGAATAACTAAAGTTATCCATTATGGCAACTTTTACACCTTTAGTTTTTAATAGCTGTTTTGTTAGTGCTTGTCCTAAAAATCCAGCACCGCCTATTAATAAATACCGCATTATCTTTCTCCAACAACAAATATCGGATTGTTTCTAACTACTAAACCTTTACTCTCTAAAAACTCTGCTTCAGATTTAGAAATGTATATTTTTAAATCCGCATTACACATTTTAGGCATTTCATAAATCATCCTTTCTATAAGTTCTTTTGTTACATAACCTGTCATTTCTTTTTCCTTACTTTAAAGTATGGTTCACTAAACTTTGATTGAGAAATTTGTTGGAGTATCATTGCTAAATGAGGAGCTTCTTCTTCGACATATGTTTCAAATGGTTTCTTATCTATCTTTACAAACTTAGGTAAATCCTCAATATCTATATGTGGCAGAAGAGACTTTAAATCATAACTGATAGTTTCCTTCTGTATAGGACAAATGTTCTTATCTTTGGTTTCCAAATTATCAACCAAAGTATCTTTCATTTTAGCCCCCGCCCAAGATTTCAGCTCATCTTTTCTAAGCTTAACTGCTTTTTCAATAATAGATATCTGCTCCATTTCCTTAACGAAATCGTCTTCCGTCATTAGTGATATCGGGTTACTTTCGAAGTTTTTTTTTAGCAAGTCACTATAAGTAGAGCATAAATGTTTAAAACCACACCAATTACAAAACTTATTTGTTGATGCTTTTACATTAGCTTCTGTTAAATCCCCCATCTCCTCATAAATTAAATCAATGTATTTACCAAATTTAGTACGTTCGTCTTCATCTCTTGAACTTATAACTGTTCCTAATCTTAAATATTCTAATCCCACCCATACATGGTCATAATCAGGGAATTGCTTATTAAACATATAGTCGTAAAAAGAAAGCTGGAGATCTTCGTCGGCTTCTTGCTGAGTCTTTGCTACTTTCGAAGTTTTATAATCCACAATGAATCCTTGATTAGGAGCAATATCTAATATAATGTCTCCTTTTCCAAATATATTAGTTCCGCCCTCCGTAGTAGCATTGAACCAGTGTTCAACACTTTTAATTTTGTAATTAGCATTATGCTTTTTGATTCTAGCCATGATTATCTTTTGCCCTTCATCAAGTAAAGAAGGTTTAGATATCTTATATTTAGCACATTCTTTTAAAAATACTTTATATGCTTTCTCACATAAAGGCTCAGTTAAAGATTTTCCTTTCATCATTTGCTTAGCAATGAACTCAAGAGCAGAGTGAACACTACTACCAAAATCCATAGGTTCTCTATTCATTATAGGTTCTTCTTTAGTAAAATAATTATAGTAGTACTTTAATTGACATTGAAGAAAAGTTTCAACTGAAGTAGGTGAAACTCTATCCATTACTAAAAATTTACTCATTTATTTCCTCTTTTTCTTCCAAAAACATATGTGGTACATAATAGTTACCAATTGAATACCACGACAGCGTTCTTCTTAAAATAGATATTTTATGCCTTAAATTACGTGCATCATATCCAACTTTGTCAAACATCTCAAAATATTTTAATTCTTTTTCTAGACTTTTAATCCAGTCTGTTATATGTAGGTAAACTTTTTTATCTATCTCCATACTTTTCCTTATATCCTTTTTGTTCATATGGATTAAACTCTTTAATATTGTATTTTTCTATATACCTATCAACATATACATTAGAAATATAGTCGTAAGGTACTGCTTCCTGTTGGAAGAATTCAACATTGTTTTCTTCTATTTGTTCTTCTCCAGCTTCATAAATTTTTGCAGCAATTTCTGGAGTCAAACGAATATCATTTGGGTAATAGTATTTAGAATCAATACTTAGTACATGCCCCATCTGGTTAAATGATTTCACTATCTTTCCATAATAATCCAAATGAGATAAATGATGTAAAAAGGCGTCATTCATATCAACAGTAGGATAATGCTCAAGTGTACCATTGGTTCTAGTATTGACTATCCTTACACCATCCTGTAGATTGATATCTTTACTATACCTTTTAAATCCATCAGTTTCTGTGTATATAGGAATGAAATCATGAATCAAATCAGGCGATGTTTTAAAAATAGAAGCTCCTTTCGTAGGAACCACCTCTGGTTTAAATGCAAAATTCCTCGAACAATAGTAGTGTATTAATCTAAACGAGATAGCGTATTGATTTAAATCATAGTTTGCCATGATTTCTTTAATAGATTTACCAGAAGGTAGCTCAAGGATTTCATCTAAATCTACGAACCAAGCATACTCTGTGTTCACATTTTTTAATCCCAAAGTCCACAATGCTCCAAATGGGTTATCGTGTATAGGAAACTCTGTCTTTATATACTTAACTTTACTATATTTATGCCACCCATTCCACCTATCATACTTTGATGCATCTACTATAATAAAAGAATCAACTTCATCAATAATGGATTCAATACTTTCTTCTACTGGTACTTTTCCAGTTATTCCTTCAAATACCACTCCGTATGCAGTAAGACTTCCCATTATTCTCCCCTTTCCTTTATAGCATTACTCTCAATATATGGAATATAAGGAATTAAATTCTTATCTTTCCACCTTATCCAATCTTCAGGATGACCTAGACACCAGCATCTTCCCCAACAACTACATTCAAAATGCAACATCCATCCATCACCATCATCTTCCATATAAGAACCTGCTCCACAGTATTCACACACATACATGTATGATAAATCTATTCTCACTGCCGCTACTCCATAAATAGATTTAAATTAGGCTTATGAAAATCATAAATATATCTTTTATTATCTATCAACTGATTACCTAATTTTTGTATGTTTTCAATAAACTTTGATTCCCATTCTATCACTGAGAACGGATGGTCTGTCATGGCTTCAGTTACTCTAATTAAAGGAGTATCTAATCGAAAAGGTACCTGCATAAACGGATTGATTTCTCCATACTTATCTCTAAAAATAGGAAATAATTGGCTTACTTGTAAGTCTACTATTTGCTTTTGTTCTAATGTAGTAATTAATTGAGGTGTTCTTAAAACAGATACGCTATCTTCAATTTTATAAGATATATAGTCTTTATTCAATACCCATCGTAAAAGTAAATCTAATTCTCCCATATACCCAGACCCTAATCTAAATCTAATATCAAATCCACCAATTTCTTTTAATTTTGCTCTACTAGAAACCCAGGCATTAAGAACTGGAGTAGGTGCCCATTTTGAGTGCACTCCCCAAGACCAATCAAGAATTTTATATGCTAGATGCTGACCCATAATAGTAGAAAAATTTGTAATATAATTTAGATTTGCTATCCTTGCATAATTCAATAGAGCATTCACATCAAAAAATAATATACTATCATTTAAAAACAACACCCTATCTTCATTTACTAAATCAGAATAAAGACCAATTTCCCAATTTAGTATATTAGAATTTCCCTTAAACTTTCTATCAACACCTGTAAGATACCATGTAAACTTAACTCCATATTCTTCAACTAGACTATCAACAATACTATAAACGTCTCTCTTGATACTCTTATCACAAACAAAGTGAATAAAATCTGGAGCAATAGTCTGTGCGTTTTGAACGAATTGTCCTAATTTATACTTTAATGATTTTATATCAGTGTGAGCGATTGACCATACAATATACAAAGGGTTGTAAGACCTCTCTGACTCGTCAGTGATATCATACTCATTAAATAAATTTACAATAGAGTCTATCCGATCTGATATTCCAGTATGCCCTATCTTATTAGCATGGTATTTTAGTAATTCCAATTCCTTTATTTTATCCACAATAATTTTCCTTTCCTTATATAGATAAATCCAAACTTATAGCATCTTCTGTAATCTTTTCTTCATTAATTACTTTGCCATCCTTAATAGTGTAGACAGTACTAAGCATCTCTGGGTTTGCCCAATTACGAGTACACTCAATTATAGATAGTTCCCCATTTGATTTTTCTTCTAAGCAAATGCTATTAGCTTGCTTCCTATTTTTAAATAATTCATATTTCCTTCTATTTAATTCAAATAAACTACTACTGTGGTTTGGAGTTGCAGAATGCCACAAATGAATACATTGCCCACTTACCTCTATAAGCCCTCCATTATTATAATGATTTTGCCAATTTGATAACCATGTAGTATCATCAAACCCGTCCCCACTTACCATCAGTTCTTCTATTCCACCCATTTTTATAAAACTTGTACGAGAAAATCCACTACAAAAATAAAACTGGCTCCTACTAAAAAACTCATTACTCTCAACCATTGGGTGCATATAAAAGTTATCAATTATATCTTCATAATTAGAATACCAAGAATCCCCGTTTGTGAACCAAGCTCTCGCATTATAATGCTTATTATAATCTGCACATACTAAATCGTAAATTTCTTGTATGGTCCAAGGGTCTTTTATTACAATCTCTGGGTCTATCTTAATAACAGTATCATAAGACGCCATCCAACGCACATTTAAATTATGTTCTTTGGCAGGATTATTTGTTAAAATAGGAATATCTGATTTTGTTCTATCAGCACATGCATATTTAATTGTAAACAAGTCGCTGTATCTATCCAATAGTGGGATTAACCCATCTGTAGAAAATCCATCTATAACGCATATCTCGATATCTAATTTGGTATCTTGTCTAGAAATAGACTCCAAGCAATATTTTAGTAAGTGTGCTCTGTTTTTAAGAGTCAAGCATATTGACACACCTTCCATTTATCCCTCTACCTTTCTGACTCTACATCCGTCAAAATCCCAATCAAAATCTAGTGATTTTAATTTAGTTTTTCTTATAATCTCATCATGATTTCTCGGTTTAGTAATAACCATGATTAATCCTCTACCGCCGCCACTACCTACTAATCTTACCCCTGCATAAGAATCAATACCATAAATTACATGCTCGACATTATTTATTAATTCAGAAGTCATTGTGGATGATAACTTCTTTTTTAATTCCCATCCTTCCTTAATAGCAGGGCATAAGTGCATTGGATGAAAATCAGGCTGTAAGAATAAAGAATACATTTCCGATACTAAAGATTTGATTCTCAAGGACTCTTCTAGAGTTTGACCTTTCTTCATTTTTTTTAATTGTTCTTTCAATACATCATTGGAATTTTCCCTTTTTCCTGTGTATAGTAGGAGTATATGTTGCTTCAATTCTTCTAATTTATCCATAGATAAAACTACAGGTATGCGATTAATCTTATAAGGACTTCCTTCTAAGTAATTTAATCCTCCCCAAGTACAGCTAAAATCTTGAAAACCGCCTTGTTCTTTTACTAATTCTCGTTCGATAAGGTAAGCCCTATCAAATAGTAATTCAGACGATATGGCTGTATTATTAAAATAGTACAGAGCTTTGAGTAAAGCAACTGTCATAGAAGAACTAGTTCCCATACCTAATTGAGTTGGAACATCAGAAGAATAAACGACTTCGATAGGATCTTTTACATTTACATATCTTATTGACTCTCTCACTAAAGGATGCTCTATCTCATCTATGTCATTACATAACTCTGTTTTAGAGTATGAAATTCGGTATTTAAAATCTTCAATATTATTACGTTTTCGTATGAGAATATAAATTCTCTTATTAATAGCTATGTTTAAAGCATTTCCACCAAATCGTTCAGCGAACGGCGAATGATCCATTGAGCCTAAGCTCAAACGAGTAGGAGAACTAGATATAATCATCAAAAAACCCCTTCTTAATTATTCTGATTATTGAAAATACGATCCTTTAAGTCGGCCACCCATTGAGGTTGTTTTAATGCCCACCATCCAACTAATAGCCCCGCAACAAAACTAATTATAATGTCCATGTTCAAACACCTCCTTTGTTCTTACTACTATTAGTATCTAGATAATTAAAGACTCCGTTCTCTTCACAATCACGTCTATCATCAAAATAATAGTTCGTATAACCCATTTGGCTTCCACATTTACTACAAGAAATAAATTCCACGTATTCATCTATGCCATAAGAATAGTTACAATTTACTTGGTCAGATACAAACCCACACCAAGGACATTTATACTTCATTTATTTTTCCATGCTCCACTGTTATAATACCTTATACAGTCATCACAATATACACGTATTGCGGATACAAAAGTATTTTCACATTTTCCTTTCCTATCCATTACTCCCCAACACTTTCGTAGTGTAGGCTTCATATCTCCTAAATGGTTAGGTTCATTATTTTTACTTTCTATGTATGCTTCCACCCATTCGCCCATCAAATAGTCCTCGCTAGCCAAACACTTCCATATTCCATACGAAAAAGTTCCTCGTCTTTAGATCTTTGATTTTTTAAATATTCATCATCGAACCAACCTTTAGGCATATTCAAATAACTATAAGTAACAGTAAAACAATCATCTTTTTTATAGTAAGAATTATATAGAGTATACAGCCAATTATCATAATAAGCAGTAGAAAATATAACTATTTTTTTAGGAGGAAATTTAGTTAAATACTCATTATAATCTTGTTCAGCAACAGCAAGGCATTTATCCTTGTTTGCTCTTGTTAAAGCACAATTATTAATATATTCTTTTAACTCAGTATGCTTCATAAACTGAAAAGGATCTTGGGAAGTCATAACCATCGGTCTTATTACCATATCGAATACATCTTCAGGTAAAGTATAACCTTCATCTATATACACTTGGTCGTATCTTTTACCTTTTAATTTGCATCCATCGTTTAATGGAAATGATTGAATTATAGAAGACTTGCTATTCAATCCTTTATTAAAAGTTATACTCCAATTATCTAAAGAAGAAAATTTTTCATAAATATTTGATTGTAGGATTGGTGATGCTTCTATTATTTTCTTTATTTGTTCATATATAAGTTTAGATTGTCTAAAACTACTAGCAAAGCACCCTATTCTTATACCAGGATGAGTCCAAGCATTTATAAGTGCCAAATACGCTATCATAAAAGTTTTACTTCCGCCTCTATTCATAATTATAATAGAGTTTTTATTGCTAGTTACTCCTCCTAATATTTCTTTTTGATGATGTGCTAAAGTTTGGTTAAGTACAACTTCTGAAACTGTAACTATATGTTCATTTAATTTTGAATTCATTATTTTTTTTCTTCTTAGTTTTAATGGGTGATTTACTAATGTATGCTTTTGCAGTAGTCCCATCTATCATTTTGTAAGTCACAATAACTTGTTTATTATCTTTGGGATTATCTTCTATGCTGATAATCCAATCTTTATCTTCGTGAAGTTTTGTATAATTTGCCAATGTATTCTCTAACTCCTTTAAACCCAACCCTGTGATGCTCTGTAGTTCCATACTTTCTTATTGCCTCTTTATGCATAGCAGTTGGGTATCCTTTATTTTGTTGCCATCCGTACCAGGGATATTTCTCTGCTAATTTACACATATACCTATCCCTAGTTACTTTAGCTAATATGCTAGCCGCTGCAATGGATATTGAACGCTGATCTCCTTTTACTAATGGAAATTGAGGAATTAAATCGTATGGTGGCATTAAATGCTTTATTTTTTTATTGCCGTCTACTAAAATAGCATTATAATAGCCGTATAAGGTATATATAATCGTACGCATTGCTTTTTGGGAAGCATTAAATATATTCAAGTTATTAATGTCATTTACTCCAATTGAAATAACTTGGTATTTATAAGCTTTATTTATTATCTGTTCATATAAATCTTCACGCTTTTCTGGGCTTAGTAATTTAGAATCATTTAATCCTTTTATGTAGGGGTTTTCTAAGAAGATTACACCAGCAGCTGTAACAGGACCGGCTAGAGGACTCATTCCAGCCTCATCTATTCCTAAAATATTGTGATTCCCTTCTTTACGCAGTTTAAGTTCATGCCTAAAATCAGGCTTTGGTTTAGGCTTAGCCTTACGTGTCATCCTTTTTCCTTATATATCTGCTACCTCTACGCAGATTTTATAATACTTACAAGCATATTGGTCGCAATACCCTTTAGCCGTAGCATAGCAAGGAATACCACTGTATTTTATTTGTTCTTTATGAGCTATCGGTTCTAATCTTTTCTTTAGGCAGGGTTTGCATAGCCCACTCGAAGTAATTTCTGAAGGCTCATTATCAGTAACCCATGTGTAGCCACAAATAATGCAGTCATATGTCATAATTATTCCTCGTTATTACTCTTATTAAATCTCCTGCTTTCCCAATTACTTCTTATGATAACATCGTTTTTTAACAAATACCTTCTTATAGTAGATTGATAAACATTAAATAATGATGCTATCTCATTCATCGTTTTCCCATTAATGTACATATTACAAATATCTTTTTCATCTTCTGAAGTTAGTTTTCTTACTCCTTCAGATATTTTTTTATTCCGTGCCTTTCTAGAATCAGGATCTTTTCCTACAAAATCAAATTTAAAATTTTTATCTAAAAACATCTGTTCTAATAGGACAAATTTCTTATACTTATTTTCAAAAAATAGGTCTGTGGTCATATTCTCATATAAATAATTATTTATTTTAATTATATCTTCTAATTTGCTTGTTCTAACAACAAATGCAGTTTTATTTTTAGATAAGTATAAAGTTATATTTAATATTTTTTCTAAATAATTTTTAAAGGAATTGCAAAAACCATGTGAGACAGAAGATATAGTAAAGCTCGTAGACAGATTATTATCTTTAGTAATAGAAAAGGATATACATCCATCTCCATCAAAATAACCACGAATAAAATGAGGCATTAACTCATCAGAAATGAAAGTGGGAAAAATAATAGAATGAGATTTATTAGGAGTGCATCCTAATTTTATCAAATCATCACATATTTTTTTACTATAAATATTTAACCTTTTTTGAGGTTTTGTTATATAACCACCTTCCATTACCTTTGAAGGAACATCATATATAGTAAAGTCATACAAATAAATATGTTTAGCAAGTCTTTCAAGAATATAACCACCTGACTCTACTAAACGAAGATCGAGTTTGTTTTGACAAACATTCCCATCTGCATATAGTAAACCTAAAAAGTAAGATCTATCTTCGCTATTTATTTTTTCAAAGTAAGAAGTGTCTATTCTCTTTATATGGCTTGGTCTAAACAATCTCAAATCAAAAGCTTTCCATCTAACAGCACTCCAACTACGATTTAAATTAAAACATAAATTATCTATAGGTTCCTTAGAATAATTTTGAATTAAATAATCTATTTCTTCATTTGACCATCTCATTTCTTCTCCAATTAGATATGTAATCTTCGCTTGTAAGCAAGTTATAATTATCTACAATACTTTTTTGTAATTTTAATATGTTCATTTCGGCTATTATTTTTGAAGAATTATTAAATATGACCTCATCTGTATTCACTCCCATAATAGATAAAATAGAACTTACACTTATTGATTTAGAACCAGATATATTAAATATAGTATCTCTATAATTATTAATTAAAAAAGTTAAAAGTATTTCCACAAAAACATCTGTATTTATAAATTGAAAAATAGAATCTAAAGTTACATAAATATTTTTTTCTTCTTGCAATAAATCATAAATTATATTTTTTCTTAGTCCATCCCCCACAAAAGCATTTGGTCTTAATATTAAATAACTATTATATGCCCATCTCTTAACAATATTTTCTCCTTCAAGTTTTGTTTTCCCGTAGTTAGATAGCAAATTAATATCTATTTCTGCATTCTCTTCCTTTTTTTCCGGCATCCAAAAACTAGGATATACATCATATGAAGAAATATAAACAAACAAATCAGCAGGAAAATCATCAATTGCCAATATTAAATTATCCACATTCTGTTCCCAGCACCATTCAAAATTAGATTCACAATATATTTTAGACGACAATCCCGCTGCCCAAATAGTAGATTTAAATTCTAATTGGTATTTTTCTATATACTCTTTCCACTCTTTATAATTTTTTCTATTAATAAAAATAAATTTATATTCAAAATCGGGATTAGATTTGGAAAATCTTACAAAAGCACTACCAATAAACCCATCACAACCTATAACAATTATATAAGATTGTGGATTTGTAATAACATATTCCAAGTCTATAGTAGTCATTTTATTCTCCTAGAATTCTTTTACGATACCATTCTACAGTCGTTTCAATACTTTCTTCTAACCCCATAGGTTCCCACTTGATGCTATACTCATTCACAAATTCTAAGAGCTTACTGTTATCAAGGACCTTTTTCATCTGGCCGTCTGGTTTACTTCTATCAAAATGAATTTTACCGGTGAACCCTGTAGTTTTTGCTATAAGCTCTGCCATCTCTGCAATAGTTGTTCCTTTACCAGAACTAATGTTTAAAGGGCCTATCTCCCCATAGTGATCAATAATTGCAGGATATAAGCTCACTATATCTCCTATGTATAAAAAGTCTCTTTCTGGTCTACCACTTCCATAAACAGTTACTGTCGAATAGCCCTCAGCAATTGCTTCTAAAAACCTACCTATTAATGCCATCGGAAGATGTGCATTTTTTTCATCTACATTATCCCACGGTCCAATTGGATTCGTAGGAATTACAACAGTGGTATTCAAATTGAATTCTGAACTATAAGCCAATGCTCCTACTATTGCATTACGTTTTGCCATCGAATATCCATAGCTATTCTTATTTGCAAACCCATTCCATATCTCATCTTCAGTATATGTGCCACCGTTGTACTCGTTAGTATCTGGATAACTACAACCTCCAATAGGCACAAGTAATTTGTTTACTTTATATCTAGCACACTCATCCATCACATTCAAATTAATCATAGAATTCTGATAATAGAATCTAGCATGATGATTCATGTTTTCAAACATACCACCGCTATAAGCAGCAAGATTAATTACTATATTAATTGGTCCTTGGCTTGCAGCACGCTCAAAGCAAATCCTACATTCATTTTGAATGGTCAAATCAAAAAAGCGTCTACCTTGAACATCTATGATATCAGCATTTGGCCAATATGATTCTAAATATGGGCGTAAGTTTTTACCGAAGAAACCATTACCGCCTAAGACTAAAATTCGAGGTTGATATCTTATTCCTCTTTTAAATCCAACTTTAGGTACCTGCTTAGCGGGGTGTTCCCCTATATAGTCCTTTTCCATCTTATTACCTTATATACCCACACCCAGAGATAGTAGCATTAAAGTAATCTTTCCAATCCCATTCGTCTCTTACGTACTGAGCGAATTCTTTAGAAGTTAAAACAAACTCAGTATCTAAGCTAGCTTTCAATAAATCAATCGCTCTATCATAATCCAGCAAGTGATTGTCTGGTTTAGGAAGATTGATATTAATGAATGGATTAAAGTTTAAATCAGATTTTACTCTCTCAATTGATGACTCTAGGAATTCTAGTACTTTTGTATTCCATCCGAGCATTGCCTCTTCATAAACTACAGAATGCTCTTCACGATTTGCTTGTAACTTCTCTAATAAAAACTCTTTTGTAACTCTTACCGACGATAGCCCTCTTAATGTTTCAGTCATTTCAGTCTCCTTTTTTTAAGTTGCATAGCAATAAATGCATTCATGATTACAAGTTCCATATGTTCCAATATCGACTGCTTTAGCACAACCACATTCTTTACGATTATTTCCTTTCCCAACATTAATTTGTGAAAAACTAGGATCAATGCAATGAGCCTGCCCAATACCAGGAATTAAAACCGAAGAATCTGAACAAGATAATAACGAAATATCATAAGCACAAGCAATCTCTAACATCTTTGAAGCCATTTCTTTTTTTTCTTCATCAGTTGGTTTATAATAATCAATTCCAATTTTTTGTAAATGTTTTTCTACTTTAGGATACCAATTACAAAAACTAAAAGTACAGGATGATACTGAACATTCCAAACTTTTACATAATTGTTTAAAATTACTTAAATGCCAATCTTTGGTATAATAATCTGTCAAAAGTATAGTATCATATCGCCATCTAATTGGTATTTTATTTTCATTTAAGATGCGAACAGCGCCTATTGTTAAATCTAAATTAGGTACATTTGGTTCTATATCTTTTTCGTAGTTATTAATAGTATAATTAATATAAAAGTTATATTGTTTTTGTAATAATAAAGAATCTTTCATAAGAGGAATAAAGTTTTTAGTCTAAAACGCAATAAAATTAACATTTTCTGGTAATAAAGATATTATCTGGTTTTCTTTTGAGTAAGGGTTTACTACATCCACATACCCTTTATTTACTCCATCTAAAAACCATTCCGAATGAAATGCTGGTAAATCTGTTCTACGAGAAGCAGAGATTATTTTTCTATTCATAATTACTTCTACCATATGTATCTTCCATCTACTCTCCTTTCCATTTTCCTAGATTCAATCTAGCAACTTTTCCTAATATCTGTCTCCATTTCTTTCCAACTATTTGTTCTAATTCTTCTTTAGATACTTTGTTCCAATTATCTTTTAGTAACTGTGCCTGCTCTTCATTCCAATTAGAAACATATTTACCCTTGGTCTTCTTATTACTTGATTTTGGTGGGCGGCCTGGTTTTATTGTAGATGCAACAGCAACAAGCTTTTTATTATTTTCTTCTGTTTTCTTATTTATCTCAAATAATAAACTGTTAATGTCTGCAATATCTTTAGATAATTCCCCCATATAATAAATAATTTTACAATTCATAAAACCTGTGTCAAACCACATACAAGATTCTACACATTTATTATTATTTAAAGGACAGGTTTTAGTCATATACCTTCCTCATAAGCATCTTCACCACACAAAGGGCAAGTAGGCTGCATCCACCAAGAATCAAAGCCAGAATCGCTTACTAAATCAGGGCCTGTTCCAACCCAACCACATAATTCGTCACTGCAACAATACACAGCATCTTCAGACCAATGGGTATCTCTACGTAATTGTTTAAATTTACTTAATTTCATTTTTTCCTATTCTTCTTTTTCTGGTTCTTTATAATCTTCTCCATGAGAATTAACATTCATAATATAAGTATAAGGTGACATTACCCCGTTAGGTTCTAATGCCCAACCCAAAGCTTGGTTAGCAATTGCTAATTTTTCATATAGACTGCTTGTTGTTCTTCCTTCTGTATCGTTTTTTTCCAATTCCTTGACTATTTCTTTTCTAATCTTTTCAATTTCTCTTGATACAAATCCCATTTTTTATTCTCCTTTTCAAATTCTGTGTAGTCTTCTGCTAATCCAATAATGAATAAATAGTAAAATAGATTTTTGTATATTTGTTTTAACACTTAAGTTGTTCCAAAATAAACATTAGATGAATGCTCAGATACCCCTTTATAAAATTTTAGTAATTGATTTATAGTTCTATCTAAATCCCATTTTGGTTTAAATCCCAACCTTGTTTCTATTTTTTCATTAGATACCAAGTAGTCACGTTGGTCTGGGTCAGTCATAAAAGGAGCTTCAACAATATGTAATTCCGTATGCTCTGCTATTTTCTTAGCTAATTCTTCTTTATTTAAATTAGCAGTGGATAAGCCTACATTAAATGCTTCTCCTTTTACCCAATCATAATTATGTAAAGCTAATATGAATGCTTGGCATACATCTTCCACGTGTATATAATTACGTCTAGCGGTTTTTTCATACAGTACTATATTCCTTTGTTTAGACGCGTTCCAACAAAAGGTATTAACTAAAAGCCCTACTCTCATAAAAGGACTGTACCCCATAACTGTCGCAAGACGAAGAGAAACTGCTCCTGCTGCTAACAAAATACTCTCTGCTTCTACCTTACTTTGACCGTACACAGAAATAGGATTCAATTTATCTTCTTCAGTAACCATTCTTCCATCAGGATAACTTCCATAACCGCTATTAGTGCAGGGATAGATTATCTTCTTATTCTTTAACCAATCATGGACAAATAGGAACTCAACCATATCCGCTATTACATCACAATTTAATTTCCAAGCTAAGTCAGGATGCTTAGCACAAATAGGAAATCCAACTAGTCCCGCAAGAGGAATTATTACATCTGCTTCTTCGTACAGAGGCCACATCAGACTAGTATCAGAAACATCCCCACAAATAAATTCAAACTTTGGATTATCTGCATATTGTCCTAGAGTATTTTGATTGAATAATAAGGAATCAACAACTGTAACTTTTTCAATTGGTTTTAAATCACCTAGTTCTTTGCCATAATTAAATAAATATTTAATCAGCACTGAGCCTATGTAACCGGAGCCTCCTGTAACAAGTATTTTCATAGTTAATCCTTTCCGTATTTTTTTATTAAGGAATCATATACAATTTTCAAAGATGAATCAATACTCATGTTCCCCGTATCTATGTATAAATCTGGATAATTACTATAAGGTTTTTCAAACACTGAAGATAACCCTGTAAAATTAGTAATATCTCCTCTGAGCGCCTTTGCATATAATCTTTTTGGATCTCGTGCTATTAGTTTATCCATACTACAATGAAGATATATTTCATAATAATTTTTAAATTCTTTTCTGTTTTTATTTCTCATTTCTTGTAGTGGTGTTATTGATGCTACCACAACAGTCTGAGCATCATAGTTTTTTATATACTTTCTAAATTCTTTTTGAAATTTTAATCTACCTTGAAGAGAAAAATCTGGTTCAATTCCCAACACTAATCTAATCTTATCTGCATCTAGTAAAGGAACGTTTATCTTATTTGATAAAGCAGTAGCTAATGTAGTTTTTCCAGTTCCAGATTTTCCAAATAGCCATATTACCTGTTTTAACATTGGAATCCCATATCCACAATTAAGTCATTTAAAGAAGATATATACTTATTTTGTATATGTTCAGGCATTTCATTTTTCCAATTATCAACACCAGGATTTCTAAAAGTTTTGGTAATAGTATTTTTAGCCTCATTTACAGCATTACAAAGGTGGCTAGTATCACATCCAATTAAATTAGACATACATAATTGTAGTTTATTACAATGATTTATATCATACAAATGCCTATACTTAACATTAAAAAATATCTCGGCCCACTTTAATCTCTCTTCTATTATTTTCCTCAATCCAACAGCATTTGGGTGTTTTATATTACGATAGCCTTCCAATAACCAGATATAATTTAAATCCTTATTGTTTATTCTTCTTATCTTATTTGCAATAGGGTCATCAAAGAGCTTCAATAGAGCACCTTCTATAAAAGAAACTGCAACATCTAAAGGGTGCCTATAAATAAAAAACACATTGTAATCTGTATCAATTAGCCAATCTGCCAATTCTTCAGAATAAGCCCAATGAGCTAAGTAATTGAGATTAGATTTCTTATTATTATCTAAAACTTTATTTAATCCATCTCTAACCTCTTGTAGATTCCCACCAAATGTTTGCTTACTAAAAGAATAATCGCAATTATTATCCAATGCGTGGATTAAAACTTCATTTAAAAAATGGGTTCCACTTTTTGGAATAGAAATAATAATATTTACCATGGTTTAACCTTTTCTCCTATGCTATCTGTTATCATATGTATCCTTTTTTGGTTTTACGCTATATAATTTTGGATTATATCCTTTATAAGGTGGTTTTAATCCTTTTTCTTCATCCCACCAACGATGTGCCCCAACTGAGTTATCTTCCCAAATAGAGTCAGAGTGTAGTCTAAGTATACGTATCTTTCTATCCTCAGTTTCAGGATACTGTATTTGATTAGTGGCATGCACCATCCCCAATTGGAAATTAAACCCGTGTAGAAAATTAGTAGGCATATCACAATTGAAGACTTTTCGTTTTAGTAGCAGCACATCATCCATAGTATATCCTGAATCAATAAAATGACGATATAAATCACTATGAAAATCCCCATAACACTTTATAGGATAGTAAGTTTCAAATGGTACACGTTCCTTATTAATAATTAACAAATGATTAAATTTAGTTTTCCACGCTTCATTATACTCAGCCGGCCGTTCGGTCATTGTTTCTTGGTCATAATAAAACGTTTCCTGAGTGTTAAGAATTGCTTTATTAGAATCTAAAAGCATAATTGCATTACCAAAAAAGTACTGTGCATTTAGAATAATTTCATCTCCATCAACATGAGTAATTGTTTTCACAGATTCATTTTGGTAGGAAGGAAAGAAGGCTCCATTTAAATTATCCATGGTACCTAATTCTTTCCCTCTATCTTGCTCACACTTTACAATGTAATTCGCATTCAATTTCATATCTTCTAAATAATTTTCAGGAATCGGTAAAGAAGTACAAATTCCAATATCTATGAATTCACGATTATACCAATATTTATTTATATAGTTAAGAAAAAATACACCATCTAAAAAGTTTGTAGTATGTATACCAATTCCTAATCCGTACTTGGCCTTAGAATTTGGATTAAAATGTAAATACGAATAGGAAACATCTAATAGATTAAAGTCCATAATCCACCCCCATTAAAATTCCTGTTGCTATATTCTCCCATTTATTAAACCCCGTCGCTCTCAAAAGTCTAAGTTTCCTATCTTCTTTTGTAGTTTCAACATTAGGATTATAAGCATTACTACAATGTAGTACACCAGAATGAAAATCAATACTATACAATAACCACTCTTCTCCTCGTTGGTCAAATGGCAAACGAGGTACAATTATAGCATCTTTTTCCAAGGTTAGTCCGCAATTAATAAAATGGGTATACCCATCAAATTCAAAATGACCCATACAAGGTCTTGGAAAATATCCAGTTTCTAAAGCACGTTTTCTATTTAGTACAAACATCCCACCAAATTGTCTTACAACGTGGGTATTACTTCCCAATAAAGCAAATTCGTATCTAGTTCCTTGTTGATGGTTGTATTGGTAAGAAACATTAGTCGTTAAAATTACTTTATTAGTATCTAAAAGCATATTTGAAAAAGCATACAAATATACATCTCTTATAATTACTGTATCACCATCTCCGTGCCAAACAGCTTTTATATTTTCATTTTGCATTAATGGATAAATAGCTGAATTTGATTGTAAAGTTGTACCATTTTCTTTACCTAAATCAGTATCTACGTATATTATATAATTAAATAATTTTTTAGCTTCTTCCATCCATTCATCTGGAAATTTAATATAACTACAACAAGATAATTCAATTAACTCTTTATTATAGAAAGTGTTATTAACTAATTGTCCTTGAAAGATAGTATCTACCCAGTTACGCTTACCGAAAGATAACGCAATCCCGTATTTGGCATTAGGATTTGGATTGTAGTGTACGTATTCACATTTAACATTATTCATTAAGAAAGACATTTATTTAAACTTTATTATAGCAATCCCATTAGAATAATTATTTTCAACACTAAAAGCCCAATGTATATCATCATATCTCTCTTCAATAAACTCTAGGGTTGCACGTAATGTTCCAAACTGAGCATTAACATTAAATAATCCAGCAGGTCTATTACCAAAAGTCTCTACTTGGTGCAATGGGGAATGGTCATCCAACAGCAGATAGCCACCAGACTTTAAATTATTAATCCACCAATTTCTAAGTTGCTGAAATAGCTGATCATAGGAATGGGGGTCAGTATCAATATAAAGCATATCAAAATTTTTTATGCTATCAGATAATTCTGCATAACCATCATAATCAAATTTTTCATATCTATTCCATCTAGGATTTACTTCATCTGCTTTTAGTAAAGAGTTACCACCTATTACTGGGTCAAAACTATACAATTCTCCTTCTGCTCCCATAGCTTCCAAAAAAGCAAGAGAAGAATAGCATCCTCTAGTACCCAACTCTACTACCGATGTTACTTCTGCACATTTAGCAAATTTATAAATTGCTTTCATATAGAGTATATTATTAGAATCTTCATGAAATGCAGCTATCTTATTATCAAACTCTGTAGTATCTATAGCATTATATTTATCTATGAATTCTTCTGACTCCTTATCCCCTTTGAATATAAGCAGATCTTCACCTAACAAACTATTTATTTTATTTTTGTAATCCATCTTTATCTCCTATTTCCTATAAATAACAATCATTTGATTGTTTATATTTGGTTGCCAAAAAGGAGGAATTGTTTTTTCAAAAAGTTGCCACCAATAGCTTTCTCTATTTTGATGTCTCCAACAAGCATCTACTAATTGCCAATTAGTTAGTGAATTTATTTTATCAATCCACCAAGGTAAAGGATGATTACTTCGATGGGCTTCTAATTCAATAGTATCTATTAATGATAACATAATTCCATTTTTATTCAATAAGTTATCCATATGATTTAATACAATAGAGATGTTTTCTAAATCCAAGTGTTCCATAAAATCAAAAGAAAACAAAGCATCATATTTCAAATAAGGTTCTAAACAAAAATCCTTAGTTAAATCTACAGAAATAAAATTTTTATTTTTATTATTTTTTTCCTTAATAAATTTTCCTCCCTCTAAATTACCATCCAATCCAACATAAAGGCAGTCATTAGGAAAACAATTTACTAAAACTCCAGAACCACATCCGAATTCTATTATTTTTGAATTATCTGTAATACCAAATCTATTACAAAACTCATTAATAAACTTACAAAAATTACCTAATAATTCAGGAACAAAATCAAAACCACTGTGGTGAACATATCCTTTATAGGTTAAAGATCCATCATTTACCACATCAGTTATACCTATATTATTTTCAACAATTTGTTTTATTATCATATCTCCTCCTATTATTAAAATAATTTTCAATGTCTGATACTTCCATAAAATAATTTTTTGCTATATCATACTTTCTAAATAGATATAAGTTAGAATTTTTATAAATCCAATTAACAAAATAGAAAGCATTTCTTCCAGAAATAACTAATCTATCTACCTTATTATTTGTTGTAAGACTCACACTGCAATTATAAAATAATTCTATAAAAACATCCTTAATAAACATTAAAATAGGATTTATATTAATTCCAGGATTATGCTTAGTTATTATAGTACAGTTTAGTTTTTTGTAATTGTTATTTATGACTCCAATATGCCCATCACCGTCAAAATAACCTCTAATATAATGAGGAATTAAATGATATTTTAAAGCAGAAGGGGGTTTAGGATTCCATGTTTTTCTAGGATATATATTGTGCAAACATAAAAATTTTAAGTTAGGATGGGTAATATAAAATTCTATGTATTTTAATCCTTTCTGTTCCAAATATCGTATTTTAGATTTAGGACTTATAATATTACATAAGTTTATAAGATGAGATTCATCTTTAATAGATAATTTTATTCGTAAATTATAATTGTTTTCTTCTTTATATCTGCTTAAACAGCCATCTGCTGCTATAAATCCTAAACAATAGGCTTTTTCTTCTGTATCTATAATAGTAAAATCTAAGACATCTTCTTTTGTTTTTGGATTAGTAATTTTTAAAAAGGTTGCCCTAGATTTTATAGATTGTTTACTTCTATGTAGCTTATTACTAATTTCCTCTATACTGGCTTTATTATAAAATTCTAATAAAAGACTATCTTCTTCCTCGGACCAATAATTATAAAAATCTCTGGATAAACCTATTCTATTTGCTTTTATCTTTATAGATTCTGGAGTCCTATTAAAAAATAGTTTGCATAAGTCTTTCATCCTTAAATGATTATAATTCTTAATAAGGATATCTAATTCTTTTTCCGTCCAATTAGGATTTTTTGCCATTATAATAAGCTATGCTCCTTCATCCTATCTAAAATATACTGCGCCCGATTAATACTTCTTAAATTCTTTTTTCCAAACTCAAATATCTTATCTGCTAAAACCTGAGCTTCTTCCAAATTAGAAAGATAATAATCTACTTTACTTACACATTCTTCTACTTTATCCCATACAATTTCTGGAAACATATCTTCCCAATGAGGATATATGTTTATGTTATGACTCTTTTCAATTAATGGTAAACTATGAGCAGCAATTGCTTCGTAATGCCTACCCCCTTCAGAACCACCCCCAGATGGACTCAATATAATTTTCGAATCGGCTAAAGCTTTAAAGTAAGAAGTATCATGAGAAAATCTCCCATTAACCCACTCAGACCAATAAGGGTCTGGATCTGATTTATAAGCCCACTGCCTACCAATAACAGGTTTCCACTTAGTTAAGTTATGTTCAATGAAGTCTAGTTTTTGTTCTCTCTTACCCATTAGCGTATTTGCTCCACCAAAACTACCGTAAAAAGAGCAATTAACAGACCGTTCAGAAAATGGCTTATCTTCTTTTTCGGTGATACAATAATACCTATCTTCAATTCCATAATTCATTGGGTATACTTTATCTCCAAAATTACTTTTTAATTCTCTAATAAAATATAAATCAAATTGTGGAAATTTATTTGGATTAAATGGCTGTGGACCATCGTCAGCATCATATGTCCATACTAAAATCTTAGGAACATCTATATCTGGTGGAGACATATGACCAGGATAGAAGTCTATATAAAAAGAAATATCCTGTCCTCGATAAGGTTTTGTATAGTTATTATAATTCGGATTAAAATTAAAACAATCATGGGATAAAGTCTTTGCTCCATTCACAAAAGTAGCTTGACAGTACTCATAGTAATTAGCACCGTGTATAAGAATATTCATGAAATCTCCTATTTTCTTTTTAATCCTAGTTTTAGAGCTTTTGTGCATATAGCACACCAGGACCTTTGTGGTAGCAGTTTAATTAATCCACCCTTCGTCATATTTTTATAATTTTGAATTAAGGTGTCTATCTCTTCGTTGGACCATCTATTGCTTTTAGTAAAAGCAACTTTTGAACGTAATCTTGTATATTTATCATATTTCCTTGGTAAATAATACTTACAATCAGTGTAAATCCAATCTAGAAAAGATAATGCTTTATTTCCACAAGTTCCAAATTGTCTAGTAGACCTGTCCCATCCAATTTTAAAATCTGCCTCACATATTTCATTAAAATTCTTTAATATGTATTCCAAAATATCTTCGGTGCCTAGTATATTAAAGCAGATGTACCCTTGTTTAGACAAATAAAAACTCCCGTCACCATCAAAATACCCCCTTACCCAATGTCGTCTTAATTTAGAAGGAATACCTCTTGGTGGTTTTAATATTTTAGTTTTATTAGGAACAATTCCTTTTTCTGATAACTGGTCTACTAAAATTTTACTATGAACATTAAGAGCATACTGACCATAATATCTAATCCCCTGATATTTCCCAGCTGATATTTTTGAATATTTTAAATCAGAAGATTCATTAAACCATTGTTTCAATAATAAAATAAAATCATAATCTTGTTCAGCAACAACCATCCCTAATTTATTTCTATAAATATTACCATCTGCCGCTAAATATCCTAAAATATAGGAATGTTTTTCATCAGTTATATTAGTAAAATCAACATTCAACGAATTAAATTTCCTGTCTTTCCTTACCTGATTACCACATAGATTACCTTGTAGATTTGTACATTGTCTTTTTAAATTTAGTAATCGTGCACGATTACAAATGGCATTCCAAGTTCGTTTTTCTAATTTTATTAACAACAATTCTTTAGTGTGGTTGTGGTAAAACTGTTGTAGTATTCTATCTTCCTCTTGTGTCCATTTATCCATAGAAGTATTCTCCTTATTACGATATATGTACAATAGAAAGAAGGTTACTTATTTAGAACGGTTTACTTTCATAAACTTTCCTTCCTTTATAAAAATGTTCTTTTTTTGTTATACTATTAAACCTACCCCAATCTCTACCGAAATTTGGAGGAGTGTTTTTCAATCTTTGCGCTAATTCTTGTCCTTGGTGTATAGGCATCATCAAATTAGTAGGGATATGACCATTCCCTAATTCATCATGGTATAAATGTAGCACTATTCTATTTAATAAAGTAATTCTTGAATCATACCCATAGTGTTGTTGCCATTGATTAAGGAAGTGATTATCTTCTGACCCACGAAATTGAATAAACTGCTCATCAATGCCACCTAGTTTTATGAACGGGTCTTTATTGAATACAGCTAGGTAGTATACATTAGTATCTCTAGCATTATCTTCTTGTATATGTGTTTTAAAAGAATACTTCCCCCATTGTAATAGGATATCATCAAAATTATCATAGTTAAACTTATAGCAATGTAGAGGAAAAGGCATAATTATAGATTCAGGATACTTTTGTAATATTTCCATAGATTCACTAATGAAAGTATTATCAACTAAAACAGCTTCGGGATCTAATTTAATAACCGTAGGATTATTACTAAGTTTAACAAGCATATTTAATTCTTCTGCTGGACAATTTTGTGTATGATTATAAACACTTTTTGTTCTATCAATAGTATACTTTTTTATTATGGAGATGGACGGATGCCTACTCATATCTAATAATAAATCATCTAATCCATCATCACTACCACCATCCCCTATATTTAATTCAATAGTATCTCCGCTCTTACCCCAATAATCTTGTCTAAGAATTCCTTCCAATCCATATCGTAATAAATTAGCACGATTTTTTAATGTCGTTATAATGCTAATCATTACTCCTCCATAGGCGGTTCTTGAGGTTTAATCTCTTCTGTGGTCTCTTGTTTAGTAGGTAAAAATAAATTAATTGCTGATTGTTCAATTCCATTTGGTACAATAAATAGATCATCAAATTTAGTTATTTGAGAAACAATATTACTAATAAGTTTACGTTTTTCTTCTTCAGTAAATTCTAAATAAACAGGTGTTTCATTTGAATCTATAGTTTGCGTTGTCCATCCTTGTGCTTGCTCACCAGTGTCAGGATGTGTAAAAGTAATTTTATAAGCGAATTTTACTCTCATTAGTAGAAAAAACCTCCCTTGCTACTTTCTGTTTAGCTTCTAATGAATTTTCTGGATCTTTTATAAATAACCAAGATTTATTGAAATCACATTGAAAACATCTAAATCCATAACCACACTTTTTACATATTTCTTCTAGTTGTTTATATACTCTTTGTTCAATCATAGTTCCCTAATCTTTCCATTAATTTATTTTTATTTCCCCTACAACGAGCTACATCATTAAATTGGTATAATTGATTTTCGTCATCTTTAGCTAAAGAATCATGAGTAGAAGACCCATAGCATACACAAGAATAAACGGAAGCTGGCCCATCTAATGGCTTAGCATAAAAATAAAATATAATATTTTCTTTTTCACATATATTTAGTATTTCATTTATTTTGTCTGGTATTCCATAAAAATCTATAGGTTGTAATTCGTTCATATCGTTTCCTCCTTATATCGTTTCAAGTCTGATTCTACCATTCTTATAACGAGTTCTTTAAACCCTACTGTATGTTCCCACCCTAACATGCTTTGAGCTTTAGAAGCATTTCCACACAACTGATGGACTTCAGCTGGTCTATAAAATTTAGGATTTACTACTACGTAATCATTGTAATCCATATCTAAATAACCAAATGCCTCTTCACAAAATTCCCTAATTGAGTGAGTTTCTCCGGTAGCTAGCACATAATCATCCGGTTCATCTTGTTGCAGCATTAACCACATACCCTCCACATAATCTTTAGCATAACCCCAATCACGTTTTGCATCTAGATTACCTAACTCTATGTGATCTTGCAACCCGTACATTATTCTAGCAACACCATCTGTGATTTTTCTTGTTACAAACTCAAGTCCACGTCTCGGAGAATTATGTATTTTAATTAAATTAGGACCAGTAGCAAAAGATTGGCTTTCTGTTTGTATGTCATAAAACCATCCGTCTTCTGATTCTGTAGGATATATACTAATTATTTCATTTAGATTTTTCATTACAGAGTTTCCTCTAGATGTTTCATAGTCACATCTGAATTGAACTCTGTAATATCTTTTTCCATTTCTATATTCACATTTACATTTAGGTTCTTGAATAGAAAAGGACTTCATAATATAAAGTAAACCTAAGCATAAGGTAGCAGATTTTGTAGTAAACCCTTTATATAGATATCTTTCATTCCCAGATTTTCTTCCATCAGCGTCATAATAGCCATCGAAGAACTGCTTTTTAGATTCAGTAGAACCATTTAATATAAATTTAGGAACTTTTTTTTCTGAACTCCTTAATGTATAAATTTCTCCTCGCAACCATTTGCCAAAATAAGAGTTTACATTTATCTCCAATTGCCAAATATCTTTTGTACACCCATCAAACTGCCCCGGACCCCAAGTACTACATTTATAAGTAAATCCAAATATACCACATAATAAATTAGCATACTCTATCAATTGTTGTTTATCTATTCCAGTAAGCCTAATAGAACACCCATCCTCTGGAATGTAACCATCCCCAACAACAAATCCTAAAAATTTACATAAATTTAAATCAGGATTAAGAAAACCTTCATCAGAAGGATAGAAAGCATTATATAGAGTATCTGAGATCTTCAAAGCTTTATTTTCTATTTCATCGCCGTTGTTATCAAAGAAAGAATGCTCAAGGGTTGTTTCACAACAAGATGATACCGTTTGTATCAAATTAATTTCTTTCTTCATATCTTTATAACAAGATCCTTTAATAATTCTAGTCCAATTATCCCCATCCCATACTTCACATGTCTTATATTTGTCTAAGATGCCTTCATATTTATGATTTTCAGTTCTAAAAAGATCTTCAATAGGTAGTATATCTACTTCCCCCACTACATTCTTTAGTATTATAGGGCTATTTTTTAAAATAGATTCATGGTTAAAAAGTATACCAGAACATCCAAAAATACCATAAGCTTCACGATAATTTTTAGTAAGTTGGAATGAGGTAAGCTTGGATATTCCGTAAATACTTCTTGGCATAAAAGGAGTTCCTTCATCTTGAGGAGCAGGAGAATTACCAAACATCTCACTGGTAGCAGCAAAATAGAACTTAGTCTTTAAGCATAACCTTTCAATAGCAGATAGCAAATAATGTGTTCCGTTTATATTTATCTGCATAGTAGAAAATTCATCTTCAAATGAATGTGCAACAAAACTTTGAGCAGCTAAGTGGTATACTTCATCTGGATTTGTTTCAGCAATTATTTTGATAAGGCTTGCGTAGTTTTCCATAGTAGCACCAACAATATTAATTTTATCTTTAATATTATTTATACGCCAAAACCTCTTGTCATCATCTATAGCAACACGCCTTACAACTCCATAAACCTCATACCCTTTTTCTAACAATAATTCAGCTAAATAAGACCCGTCCTGCCCTGTAACCCCAGTTATTAATGCCGTAGGCATTTATTCCTCCGTATTGTCAAATTTAGTAATTAAAAATTCCCTAAAATTAAAGCCAATAACTTCTATCGCTTCTGGAGTTTCCTTAATATCTTCTAATATATTATCACACAAATCAAACAATAAGTAAGGGTTGATTTTAACTGAAGACTCAGTAACCTCAACAGAATTAGGATACTCAGATGACAAGAAAGAATAAGCATCAAACAAATTATTTTCAACTAAGGCCACCAATTGAGCCACATCATCTAAACCTATTTTATCAAGAGCAGAAAGTACTTTTTCAGCAGAGGCGACCGCTACCCACCCCGCATCAGCATCCGAATTTAATAGAGCTTTGGCAGGCTCTAAGAGCCAAGAATTTAACCTATCACAAAATAATTCTGTTATTTCTTTATCTGATAGAGCAGTTATCTCTTCTTTTGAGAACTCTTTGTTTTTAGATATAAACATAATTACCTCCTTTTAGATTTAACTATATCAATAATAGACTTAACAAAAGTGTTGAACACTTTATCCTCATTAAAATTCTGCATTATATACTCTCTTGATTTAGCTCCTTTTTCGAAAGCTTCTTCACGATTTTCAAACACATACCTCATTCTTTCAGCGCCCTCAAGAATGCTAGGATTGAAAAAAGTACAAATATCACCAGGGTAAAATGGAGTAAGTCCAAATGTTGGTTCCAATTGACCTTCTATGTAATAGACTAAATCTTCATTTGTATAGTCTAAATAAGAAGTATGCTTAGGAATTATAACAGGATTGCCAGCAAGCATAGCATTTTCACAAGGAAGAGACCACCCCTCTCCTCTATCCATAGACACATAACAATCTAGTTCATTATGCATATTTTCTATTTCTTCGTCAGACAATACATCTGTAATTAAATAGACTTTAGGAAATCCCTTATTAAATTGCATAGTTTGTTTTAACCCATTAAGATAGTTCTTTATCATATCCTGTTGATTTAAATCATTCTGCATTCTAGTTAAATAAGTTTTCAGAACAAGCATAACGTTATCTTTATCACTAAAAGCTCTAAAGTAAGCTTTAAGTAACCCAAATGGGTTTTTTCTTTCTTGCCATTGAAAAATTGAATAAAAATTATATGTATCATCCAAATTGGGCTTTTCTTTTGGGATGTATTTATTAAACTCCATATTAACCGGAACAACATAAATAGGAGTTTGAATACCAGAAGAAATTAGGCATTGCTTAGCTGATTCACAACTAGTTATTATAGCATCAAACTTCTGCAAGCAATCGGCCCATAGAGGGTGAATCCCTTCTTGACATTCCCAAAAAAACCAATTAATATTTACCTTTGACGGGTCAATAAACCTAATAGCTATATCTGGGGTTAAAGCACTCAATATAATATCAGACTGTATATTAACTTCCGATAATGCTTCAATTTGTTTTCCATAATCCCCTAAATTTGGTCTTTGATTTTCCTTCTCAAAAGTAACAATACCTGTTGAAACAGGGATGTTTTTTTTAATTAGTAATTTTAAAAAATCTCTACCAAATTTCCCATAGCCTGAACCATCCAAAAATGAGCTATGAAATTTAATTCCTTTTGTTGTAGTATCTGACATTAAACAACCTCTCCTTTCTTCCAGTCAGGCTTTTGTAATATAGCTGGTCCTTCAATAGTGGGCAGTATAACTCCAGCTGATTGTAAGTCATCATATAATTTTAAAATATGATTATGAAAAATAGGAACTATGTTTTTTTCCCAAGATAAATTATCTTTAACCCATTTATAAGCACGCTCAGCTGTTATCTTTGCCTTATCAGGATTATCATATACCTTCTTTAATTGTTTTACCATAGAGTAAACGTCTGTGAGTGGTCTTACAACATCGTTATCATGAGAAAGAACAACAAACATAGATTTATTATTAAAGCATTCTGCTAAATAGCCTCTTCCTTCATCTAATAATTCAGATAAAGCAGTGTTGTTAGGACCAATGAACGGAGTTTTAGATGCCATTGCTTCAAGTAATGAAAGACCTACCCCTTCACCTAAAGTAGTAGAAATACAAACATCAGCACAATTATAAAGCTCATTAACTACATGTATAGGAAACCCAGATTGTGTAGTAAATGTTTCTGGATTAGGAAACAGTACATCTTCTCCAACAACTAAGTCAAATTGGTTACATACTTCTGCCATATTCCAACCAAAATCTACTACAGCCATATGCAAGTACAAAACACTATTAGGATAATCTTTTTTAAATTCCTTAAAAGCAGCAACACTCCTGGGAATATCTTTTCTAGGCTGATTTCTATTTAAGTTAAGGATAATAAACTTATCTGCATGTTTATTAAAATATCGTTGCCTTAGTTGTTTTCTCACATCGTCTGGATATGGAAAGAAATTTTCCATATTTACACCATGATATGCATAATCTAATTTATCATTAATGTCTGGAAATACAGAAATACATTGTTTCTGGGCCCATTTAGTATAAGTTATAGGCTGATCGCATAAACTCATAGACTCTATCCAATCTCGCTTAGGCTTCCCATCTACTGGAAAATATACTACTGTTTTAAATCTTTTTCCTCTATTTCTACTTTCATTAATAGCTCCTCTTAAGAAATCTTTAATTATAAAACTATCTTGATTCATCAATAGAATATCAAAATCTAATTGAGGTAATAAATTCTCAAAATACTTTCTTCCGTATGGGTCTTTTTCATTATTTAAGATCATAGGATAAATATGGAATGGAAAATTATGTGGTTGTCCCATATAGTTGACACCAAATACTTGAATGTCATACATTCCTGTACTAAATAGCCCTAACAAAATATTCCTACTTACAGTTCCAAAGCCAGTAGCTACAGTAGGGGAATCACCATAAAAAATTAATTTTATTTTCTTCTTTCTATCTTCGGGTTTAGTAATCTGATACCCTTGTTTAATAAGAGATTGAATAATCTCTTCCATTGGCATGTTATTATTTTCTGTCACCTTTGCCTCCTTCCAATATTACAAATCTCCTTTTTATAAATACACGATGCACATCTTTTATAATTTTAGGTTCATTTAAAGTTTCTACATATAGAGTTGTAGAATCTGACTTCACTATCCTACCTATAATTCTATCTCCAGTTTTCAATTCAATAAAAACTACATATCCTTTTTTCTCAGGGCGTACTTTTCTGTTCTCTTTATCTATCTTATAAGTAGGATCTAATATCATTTCTTTTTACTTTTTTTTGATTTACTTTTCTTTTCGGCACACATATTGTTTTTTGTATAGTAATAATAATGAGCTAAAGCAATTGCATCTGACAAATCATTATACTTTTTAAAATCTTTTGGTAATTTATATAGTTTCTGATAATAGTAGAACACATCTTCTTTACTTTTGATACCAATGCAGCTTCTTACTGTGGCAGCAGTAGCGCATATAGGCTCAGATTTCATCAAATTATATATGAGAACCAATGCCATTCCTTTAGCATTATTTAATTTAGCAGTAACTTCGGCATTGGCTCCAGTGAAAGTATCTTCCAAAACAACTATATCTGGTTTATACTTACGAATGACTTTAAATAATTCTTTAGACATAAAAACAAGTTTTTGTGCCATATTCAATTTAAGTTTATCATCAACAGAAATGATATCCTTTTCTATTAATTTCAATTTTCTAGTTTTATTTTTTGGTTCTTCCATGAAAGCCCACCCAGCATGGTTGTATGCTAAATCTATTCCTAAAATTTTCATTACCTCTCCTATCTATTAAAAGGTTTTACAAGTAATTCCCATCTAATCTTTCTAGCTTTTTTAAATGCTTTTGTTATCTCCTCAGCATTTTTTTGTATGCTCTCTGCTTCTTTTTTTCCTTCTTCAGAATTAAAATACTCAACCAAGTCTTCCCTTAAAATTAATTTTGGTCTACCTTTTTTCATAGAATACTACTCGCCTATTTTAAATCTCTGTAATAATTTTTTATCGTCTTCGGTGAGGTCGTCAACTGTAGGAAATTTAGGTATGATTCTAATAATTAAATCGCCAGGTAATCCTCGAACAGCGAAATTTCCTTTTCCTCGCATTACCATATTAGACAACCTTTCTAATGGATTCACTAGCCTATTATTATAAGGAGGTAAGTTAATCGGAACTACCATTGGCTCTACTTGTAATCCATGAGTCTTACATTTATGGCATGCAACTTCTATTGTATCTCCTTTCCCATTACATCTTTGGCACATCTGTCGTGATTGAACAAATTGAAAAGGAGAAGCTTGATAACTAGAGGTTATCCATCCAGTTCCTTTACAATCTGGGCATTTTATAACACCCTCTCCTCCTTTTCCTCCGCATTCACTGCATTGACCATGACGTTCATATTCTGCATATAAAGTAGAACCTAATATAATATCTGCAATAGAAGCTTCCACATATATTACTATATTATCCCCCACTTTTGCTGGGCCCTGGTTAAAATTAAAATTACCAAAACCTGCTTGTCTTGAAAAGTTATTAAAAAACTCAAAAGGATTAAAACCAGGACCAATGTTGGGAGCTTCTGGGTTAGTTAATCTCTCATAAGCTTCTGCAACTTCTTTAAATTTTTCCTCTGCTTGAGGGTTATCTGGATTCCTATCGGGATGATACTCCATCGCCTTTTTACGATAAGCTTTTTTTATCGTTTCTTCATCTGCATCTCTCCCAACACCTAATATTTCATAAGGATTCATTATTACACCTGATTATAGAATCCAGAATTCTTCTACTTTTACATCATAACGCTCTGGGGCATCCTTAGGGGTATATTTATTCAAACTACCATGAATCTGGAGAGGAGTTCCAGCTTCAATATCGTTGAGCTGTTCAGCCGTGTCATCCCATGCTGTAATTTTATAACCTATACGCTTACGATCCCCATTCTTATCAGTAAATGGAATAAAGAATAAAGCTGTCAATTTAACGTGACCCTGTGGTGTATCAGCCAATTGTTGGTATCCAATGTACCCAATAAGTTGAACTCGATTAGATCCCTCAACAAGCTCCCCATTTTCCATGGGTTTTTCTTCTAAAACATATCTTTCTGCTTTGGAGTTAGTATTACCTTGCCTATTGCGATCATTATTAAAAAAATTACCGTTCTTTTGATTACTTCCAGAACTTCTTCTCTGACCGGGCACGACTTTACGAGTTGCTCCGAATGGTCGATTCTCCATTTTCACTTTGCTCCTTTTTTAGTTTGTTTATTAACTTAGTAAAATAACTATTCTTTGAAGATAATAAATCAAACATATCTTCTTTATTTAAAGTACTGGGATCAGTTTTATCAGGTAATATAATATTCGTAACCTTACATCCAATTCTAATATTATTTAATGATGAAACACTTCCTTTTCTACCAGCTTTATCCCCATCCAACATGATTATAACTTCTCTTATATGCATATTCTTAAATAGCAATTTTGATTGTTCAGAAGTTACTTTAGATCCCATACACGCGACCGTATTAAAAAACCCATCTTGTACCATCTTCCAACAACCTTTAAAACCTTCTACAATTATTAATCGGCCTTCATATACATTAATCCAATTTTTTGCATTATTGTAGTTATACAATACACTACCTTTATACCACCCCTTTTCCAATGGTAAATATCTAGGGTCATCATCATTGTCTATTCTTCTTCCCGTTATCATAACTAAATTATTATTCTCATCTCTAATAGGTATGGCCGATCTAGTAACACCAAACGTATCTATATAAGAACCTCCAAGTTCAAAATAGCGCAAAGTCTCTTCAGAAAACCCATCTCGCATAAAAAAGTAAGAACTATCTATCTGCTTTATTTCTTGTAATATTGATTCGTCATATACTTTACGACTTGAATTGGTAGATTTAACTCTTCTAGAAGATATAAAATTTAAAATACTTGCTTCAGTCAATAGCTTCTCTGTATCTGGATTAGCTAACCCCCCATTAATATCAATACCCGCCAAATCAGCAACATAATTTAATGCTTGCTTAAAATCTACTCCTAGCACCTTCATAACTAATCCAAAGATATCACTATAATTTTCATGACAGTGGTTTGAAAAGCATACCCATGATCCAGTAGTTTTATTAAATCTAAAAGAGGTTGGATTTTTCCCTTTGTGAAAAGGACATTTTGTTCTTATTTCTGTAGAAGTTTCATGAGTAGCTTTTAATCCTAAAGAACTAAATACATACATAGGATTAACAGTATCTTTAATCAATTTAATTATTTCTTTATTTTGCATTTCTACCTAAGGTATTTAACATTTTAATATTAGCTTCTCCATTTGGTTTTGGTAAAGCTGTTGCTGGAATTATTTCTATACTTTGTTTTCTAGCTGAGTAAAATCTGTAACAATAATTTTTAAAATCTAAATTGAATCCCTTAAAAGATTTTGGTCCGTTTCGTAACTTATATACTTGAAAAATATGAGTTCCATAGTCTAATCCTTCTTGCTCTATTTCTTTATAAGATTTCTGATTAAGGAAGAATACGCCATCTGCTTCTTTTAAAACCCCATCTCCTCCAGCTAGAACTGTTCCTCCAACTCTAGATTTGCTATCTCCTTCTCTATTCTGCTGTAAAAGCGCCAGGATAGGTACATCCAATATCTTAGCTAAGTATTTTAATTTTCTAGCTAAACCATAAATAATTTCCCACTCATCTCTAGAAAAATCGTAAGACTCTGGTAATTTAATATAGTCATAAATTATAAATCCAATATTATACATGTATACATATTGCCTAATCAAGGAAGTTAAACTTTCAAGGGAAAAGTCTGGAATATGCTCAAAGAAGATATGATTCGGCTGTAATAGAATATCGTGAGCTTTCTTAACAGCCTCATTCTCCTTTTCATTTCTTTCCCATAACCCAGCTTCAATTACTTGCCCATCTACACCAGATAAATTTGAAGTAGCCCTATCAAACCACTCTTCTTCAGCCATTTCTGTATCTAAATACAAGACTCTTGCTCTATTCATTTTAGCAAAGTAAGCTGCGTATAATGCACAATTTAGAGCAAAGGAAGATTTACCTTCATTTGGTCGAGCACTAACCACATATAATCGTTTACGTTTAAAACCTAAAGTATACTTATCTAATTCTGGAAAAGGGCTGGGGACTCCTAAATTATGTTCTTTATTAGCTAATTTTTCTGGTAATATCTTAGTCACTAATTCTGAAACATCAACGGGTCCTTTTTTAATAGCACTAGTACTTACCTTAAATATTTGTTCCTGTACTTTCCCTAATAACTCTTGTCCTTTATATTTTTCAATATTGAGATCTACATAATCCAAGCAATCCTTCAAATTAAAAAGCATATCACGCTTTAATCTTAAATCAAGCAATATGTCTATATAATTCAATATATTATCTGCTTTTATATCTACATCATAAAGAGCATCAACATATTCTTCTAAAGCTTTGGAATCAAATGCACTAGCACGAACTATAACATTAACAAATTCTTCTTTTGAAAAAGTAGAAAAGCCTGTATTATATAATCCTATTATCTCTCTAAATAAATGCTTATTAATAGCGTTTTGAAAATCATTAGGAGCTAACTTCCCATCAACTTCAAGTATTAAATTATTATTTCTTAAAAGGAGGGATATGACTGCACGTTCAACATCAGATCTTTCCAGTTTGTCTTTCATAATTTCTCCGTTCTAATTCTTTCTTTATAGCATTTATAAGTTCTTTTACACTATCCATTATTTTTTCTGCTATTCTAGCTATCTTTTCTGCTTCCTTAGCCTTATCCTCTAGTATTTTCAAAGATGGGTCCTTATCTAACGCTTTAGCTAGTAGCTCATCATTCGATCTCCCCTTTAAATCGTTTAGTATGATAATCTCCATTCGTTTAGAATCAAATATCCTCTTATGTTCCATAAAATATATATTATCTAAGTTATGTTGATAATTTACATATAGCATATATTGAGATAAAGCTACTAGATACTTAGTTAAGTCTTCAGAAGGCAGTACGTTGATCATGTCAGGTAAAGAATCAGAGAAGATAGTGTCTATAATGGATTCATTGAAATTTAACAAATGAAATCTATATTTTTTAGCATACTCAGAAGTTATATCAAATTCTTTTGTTCCGTTATCCATCTATCACCTTACTAGTATGTATTAGATTAATTAATTCAAATTTATCTTTAGGAATTTCTTCTTGCGAAAAAGATAAAAGGGTATAGCTATTTTCTTCTGCCCAATGCACTTTCATTTTATCTCTCATTTTATATTGATTAAATGACCGAGTATCATTGTGATAGAATTTATTAAAATTATAATGTTGTTCACCTTGTATCTCAATGAGTAATTTTAAAACCTCTACTTTAAAATCAAAAAATAATTTTTGATTATTTATTATAATATAGAATTGTCTTTCTATTTTATAATGAGGAAAAGTTTCTTGTAATAAACTATACATCCGCTCTTCTATGTCACTCAAAAATCTGCTCTTTATTTTCTTTTGTATTATCTAATTCTAATTCTTTAGCTACAACGGCGGGGTTTTTAGAACCAAGCTCATATAGCTCTGCTCGTAGAGATTCATATAGTTCAGTATTTTCTTCCAAATATCTACCAGCTTCTGTTTCTCCTTGAATCTTATCGTCTTTAAATTCGTACCAACCACCACCGCCTTTTCCAATTAATCCTGTTTCGGTTCCTAATTTTAAAACTTCCATATATGGATTAATTCTTTTACCATATTCTAAGTATAATTCAATTTCATATCCAACTGGAATGGATAGGTGGTTTTTTTCAATCTGAACATAACACTTATGACCAAATAATCTTCCATCTTTTTCCTTCAATAAGCTCTGCTTACCTTTAGTAAAGACTTTCAGTTTAACAGAAGCAATATGCTCTAATGCATACCCACCTGGAGTAATCACTCCACCCATAGGGCTTTTAAAGTTTGCTCTAACTTGATTGATAAATAGCAGTAGGCATTCGGTTGCAATTGCAGCAGCTGACCATTTGTAAACAGCTTTTGTTACTAATTTGGAATTACCTCCCATTAAATCTTTCTCAGTAGCATTCTCTATTTCCTTCATAGGTCTTATACTTGCTACACTATCTAGAACTCCTATATTAAATAAGCCGCTATTGAGCATCTGTTCTCCCTCATCAACAATATCTTCTCCCCCAACAGCCTTTAATACTGCAACAGAATCACCTACGAGTCCCCAATCTAATGCCATAGTTGTGGATAATTTATCTTCAGCATCAGCAATAAATTGTTTTTTATTAGGAAATGCTTTCTGGGCGTTTCTAATTATTTCGATACATAAGCTTGTCTTTCCCCCACTAGGAGGACCATATATTTCAACTAATTTCTTTACTGGAAATCCTTTTCCACCTAAAGCAATGTCTAAAGCAATTGAACCAGAAGAAATAAAATATTTATCTTCCAATTTAGGACTAGATAACCATTCTATTACACTTCCTTTATATTTACCAGTAAGTTCTTTTTTAAGAGCTTCAAATAGTTTATCATCCATTTCTCGTTGAAGAGCAGGGTCTACTATTACTGTTTCAATTTCAGTTTTTTTCTCTTTTTTTCTAGCCATTATTTCTCCTTTGGTTTATTTTTTGAGCCTTTGGGTCTACCAAGACGTTTTTTTATAGGTAACTCTTCCTCAACCTTTTGTACTTCAACAACTTCTACTTCTTTTGGCTTATTTTTTGAGCCTTTGGGTCTTCCTCTTTTTCGTTTTATTACGATTGGCTCTTCTGTAGGTTCTTCTCTAAATTTTATTTCTTTAGGTTCAACTTCTGGCTCTAATTGTATTTTATCTAGTTCATTAATACTTTCTTCTATAACTACTTCATAGTCATTAGAGTTCCTTTCGTATATTAATTCACTTATTACAAATTCTAATTCGGAATCTTCTCTGCTTTTTAATTCTTGTAACAAAGAATTTACTAACCCCTTACTAGAGTTAACACTTAGAACTCCCATGCTCTCTAAATTTATACCCCAATCTTCATATACTTCAAAAAGAATTTCTATTAATTTGAAAAGTTCTTCCAAGGCAATTTTAGAACTCATATTATTATTTAAAACGCGATGCTGAATATAGGAATTAACTATACTTATATCAGTTTTTCTTTCATCTCTGTTTTTAGGAATTTTTGTGGGGTCATGATTAAGCTTATTACGTTTTAACATTTCATAAAAATACATTACAATATCTTCACTATTACGTATTTTACTAACATCAACTTTAACCAAATCTTCTTCCAATCTAGTAATTTTATGGCCCAAAGATTGTAATTGTAAAATCATTTCTTCTATCTTTATATCATCAGTATCATCAAGTTTGAATACACCATAGCCATTTTGATGCAAACACTCAATACAATATTGAATCTTATCCTTTTTACTTTGATTAAATAACAACGAACTTTTACGTTTCATGTATGTATCCTCATACTACTATTGGTGATATTAGCCCTCTTAAAGCAATGGAAGGATTATCGGTGATAGGTAGTATAGTGATAGGTTGTTCCATCGTACCAATTCTTAATTCCACGTCTCTATCCTTTATAAAAGACAATATGCTTTTAATATCGTTTGCATTGATTACAATTGATACCTCATTATCCACGGCTTTATTTAACTTTAAACCCTCATTTCTGATTTCTTTAGTTAAAGAACTTGCTCCTTTTAAATCTAGTTTGGTTCCTTTTGCCTTTAACTCTACTTTAAATGAATCATCACTAAGAATATCGGAGATATTCAAAATATTGTCTAATAGTAATTGGTTATTTAGAATCAAGGATTGAGCATCCACATTAAAAAAATCATTGAAATTGGGATAGTTTCCATATACTAAAGAACAAGTAATAACAACATGCATATTTTCCTTATCTTTGTGCAATTCAAATCTTGCTTCTCTATCAGAAAATACAAAGCCAATTTGCTCCTCTGGAGCTACACTTCCGTTTAAAATAGTAAATATAATTTTAGGAAGGACAGCATTTACTTCTGGATATTCTCCGCTCAACATTGTTGAGCATTCCACCAATTTTGGTCCGTCACAACCAGCTAAAACTAGGTGACCGTCTTTACTTAATTTAAAAGCAATACCAGATAATTCAATATAATCTACATTTTTATTATCAGTTATACTGGCACATATATTTAGCATATCTTTTAGTAAGACAGCATCCATCCAAGAAAGTTTCTGTCCTTTTAATGAATCACCTTCATTACTAAAATCAAATTCTACTAAAGTAAACAATCTGCTATTATCAATTTCAACATCATTGTAAATTGTTTTTGTATTAAACATAAGATTATTATCTTTTAATTTTAAATCAACTATGTCTGTTTTAACTTCATTTTTACTTTGAATTTTATTAATTACTTTTTGGAAATTATTTCCATTGATATTGATACAGCCGCTCTTGATAACATTCACAGGGATTGTAACTTTGATAGAAACGGAATCTAAATCACTAGCAATAATGTCAAGAGTATTATCTTCTTTAGCATTTAAACAATAAACCATATATTTAATATCTAGAGAAGAAACTTTATTAAGGTGTCTAAGTTTTAATACTGCATCTCTAAGCAAAATTGGATTTACTTTTACGTGCATTTATACTCCTTTATTTTATTTTTTATTACCAATCAAAATCTGGATGAAAATAAATATTTAAATAATAATCAGGATTTTGTTGTCTTTCTAAGGCAAGATAATATCTGGTTGGAACACGAACAGCCTCTATAGGATATAACCTATAGAGTTCAGAAGAAAAATCTTGATACTCTTTTTCTGATGCTTTTCTATCAAGGTAATCTTTAATAAATATAATATCACCCATTATCTATGATACTTTTTCCATTCCTTAACTTTATTAGACATCTTCGTAGAATGGTCACCTGGATGTTTCTTTTTCCATAGAAGCCACTCTTGCATTTCTTTAGTACTTAATAATTCTCCTAATGTCATAATTGACAATTCAATGTTATTAAATGCAGAATGAACTTTATCACCACAATCATGACAACACATTATCCATTCTTTACCCCCTTTACTTCTAGGACAAACGTGGTGCCGTTCTGTAGCTTCATCAGTTTGGCATATAACGCATAGTTCCATTAAATTGATATCACTTTCTTAGAAAAAACAGCATCAAATGGTTTTTCACCTGTCCATGGGTCACGTTCCCATGGTCTTCTAGGATTCCACGGTTCCCATTGACTTTTACAGCACACTGGGCATATGGTTGGATTACATTCGCATCCGTAAGTCTCCCACGTATACCCACAACAACTACACGTATGCCTATGTATTATTACAGTGGTTATCATTTCCGAACTGCCCCTTTTTAGTATACAAAATTTTCCTCCTTACTTATATAAGTACTAAGGAAATATTTTTTAGTCTGCGTACCCGTCATCTTCCCATTCACAGTAGGTTTCCTCATGAATGGCGTATCTTTTACACTTAGAACACCAAACTAATCCACAGTTCAAAATTAAATATTCTTTTGAACCACATTTAGGACAAAAATAATCTGATTCTAATTCCATTATTTTTTGCTCTTTTTGTTAGTTTCAGCTACAATTTTAATTTCCCCTTTAACATTTCCACAAACTGTACAAGCCAATTGAGAATTAGGTTTACGATTATGGACACGTAATCCTTCTTTATAAATTAAATCTTGGCTATGAGGTTTGTTACTACATTTAGGGCAAATTGTAACTACAGTGCGCTCTGCCATTAATCACCTCAATAAAAAATAAAATATACTACTATAAAAAAGTTGGATAATTGATAAAAAAATAGGAACCTCTTTATAGGCTAGTGTTAAACGAAGTGTTACATAAATTGTTAATCAAATATAAATCATCATCATAATAATTAAAAAGAGGTTCCTGTACTTAGCTATAGGATAGTTAATTATCCCCCGACAGCAAAAGTTTTTATGTATTCAGCAAGCAAGTCCCTTGCTAGGTCCTATAATATATAAGTACTAAGGAAATATTTTTTGGAAGGACTAAATTCCAACCAAATTTACACTTAGGTCTTTAGTGTGTACGGGTTCTAAAGTAATTACTAAATCTTGTAAATTTGAAATAATTGAAAAATTTATTTGTAAATTTTTACAGCCGGTCAACATGGAAATGTAAGCATATAAATCTGAAGTACCAGTGATGACAGTTTTTTCAATCAAATACCTTATTGCTTCATCTGTATTAGCAAACTGCCTAATGTCGCATAAACTTTGCATTGTAACATAATCAATTTGGCCTCCATTCAATGTGCTTGGAAGATACCCACGAGACATTAAACACCATTTCTCCCACAAAGCTCTTGAATAAGCGACTTGTTCATATCCAGACCAAATATATTCATGTACTTGCTGTTCAAATAATATATCTATTATCCGATAAAGCTCAGGAGGGTCATTAGACCAAAGCTCTACTTGACTTACGTTTTTTAAAATAGGAGGTAGTTGGTATAGTGGGAATAATTCGACATATAAATCACGAGTTTTATTCTCATAAGGTGATAACCCTACATATAATGTGCTATATCCACCAGTGATTTGTCGTCTTGGATAAATAAAAGAAATTGTTTTATAATCCAAATAAACAGACGACATTAAATTATTATACTTCAATCTTTTAAAATCTACAACATATTCTTTTCGTAATGGAATAATGATATTCAACTTTTTAGTGTCTAAATAGTAAGAAAAAGAATCATCATGGTTTATATAAATTCTTAAATCCTTTGTACCAGTTCCTCTTATACCACGTAGATAGGCTAGAAGAAGATAATCTGGTCTAGATGAAAATTCTACATATAGGTTTTTATAAGAACTTCCAAAGTAACAGGGGAATGAGTTATTAATTATAGCATAGAGTTCTTTATGCTCTAGCATATGCACTTTTATAATTGTAGAAATTCTTCTTAAATTAATACGAAAAGTAGCATATAAATTAACCCACTGGGATTGTAATGGTAGATTTACATTTAAATTTTTATACCCACCGCTAGCTTCTAATTCAGTAATTAAATCTAATTTTCTCCATCCCATACAAGATATAAATAAATCTTTAAATTTAGTCCAAGCATTTAAATTGACTTGTAAGGTTTTTGATTGTAATATTCTAAATGAACTAAGAAGATTTATACCACCATAAGGGTCTCCATAAATATTTGCTAGTAAATTTTCAGGAGAGTGCATATCAATCTGTGCTTGTAAATAAGACTCATGCCATATTTGAAAATGAGAAAATAAGTAAGCAGGTTGGTGACCTCCTATAGAGGCATATATGTCCTTAAATCTAAAACCATACAGAGATGCATTTAACAAAGCATAATCAGAGTAATGCCCTCCTATTGTTGTAAACAAATCACTATAACTTGTTTGGATTATTCTGAAATGAGCATAGATATGCTCTGGTTTATGAATACCTAATTGAGTAGATAAGTCACTGGTTTGGTATATGGTTGCTATATAAGCTCGTATGTCACTTACACTTCTTAAAGTGATAGAATTTATTTGTATACCATCTTCAGTTACTTTAATTATACTACTCATTACCTAATTACCCATTCAGCAATAATATAAGAAGTAAGCCTATCTAAAGTTTTCATTGTAACTTTATTCGGCATTCTGTTTCTAATATAAAATTTAGCACTCCCTCCATCAGGGATATCCTCATATATTAAAGGTAATTCTCCACTACTTATTCCTTTCCAGCTGACACCATCTTTAGATAAGTCTATATACTTTTCAGGAATAACAGAATTGCTAGTAGAGATTATACCATTGTTAGTAGAAAAGCTATATACTTTGATGTTAGAAAAAAATCCGTATGATTTTATTGGTAGACCATCTTGTCTTAAAGAAAGGGGTACACTACCGCCAAGTACAATACCTGAAGAAAAAGAAACCTCTTGATTAAGTAAACCACTATCATAACCTATAACAAGATGCCCATTTACCCATAAAGCTATATTATAATTTAATCCAGATAACCCATTAGAATCCCAACTTAATACTATATGCATTGGGTCAGGGTTATTAGGAGAAATAGTAGTTTTAGTTATACTTTCGTCAGTAGACATTACTAAATAATTAGTAGACCCAAAAGATTCAGTTAACACGGAAGTAGTCAGAATAATATTCCATCCAAACCCTGACTTGTAGTATAAGTAAGTATTACGTCCTAAATTAGAAATTATAGATAAAATAGAAAAATCAAATTGGCGTGGGTCACTCATTTGACTTAAATAAAAATGAGAAGGTAAAAAATCAAATTCTACAGTACCAGCAGTTGTAGATAAGGGCAAACTATTCACTTGTAAAAAAGAATTATTACCTAAAAACAATTGTGAATTTTCATGAGTTGTTCTTATATTTTTTAAATTTTTAATTTGTAAATCTATTTTTTCTGATGCTCGAACAAATATTTCTATATAACCAAAATTCAAGAACATCATTGGAATCTTAGGTAAAGAAATAGCGTTATAATATTCCTTCTCTCCAGAAGTAAAAAATACTTCTGTAGGGTCATCATAAGTTTCATTACTAGAACTATCATATAGAATATCCGCTTCAGAATATTTCATGGCATATGTATTCCAACCGTTATAAAATGAATCAAATTCAAAATACCAACATACTTTAGGGCTCTTCCCTATAGCGACACCTATATAATCTACTACCTCAGGATTACTAAGCTTTAAATCGAACTGGAAAGAATCTTCCACGGTCCATTTATCGTCTAAAGAAAATCTGAAATAATCGCACCCGTCTCTATTTATGGAAAAGGAAGCATCCTGATTAACGGTATCATACCTATAGCACAAAGAACCATTTTCTATGGATAAAGCTCCCGAACTAGTATCCCACCATTCAACTCTATCAACTAACTTAATTGGAGCAGAAGGATGCAACTGAATTGGGTCTATCTGCCAAGCAAGTCCGTCAGAAGAATTAAATTTATATATAGCATTAGTAGAGTATTGCAACATCCATCTATAATTTCCTAAATAAAATACAGGGCACATTTGGTAGGTAATAATAGTTGAATCTCCAACTGAAAAAGTTAACCCATTGCATCCGTAAATAAAAGCATAGTACATATCAGGTAAAGTAGGAAGTATAGCATTAGATTTATAACCGTATGTTGGATATCTACCGTACTCAAATCTAGGTTTGCCCCAAGTAAACGGGGCATTACAATTATAGTCATTACTATAAACACACTTTCTGTTGAAACCAGAATTAGGATAAGAAGAAGATTCCCATTCAACTAAAGAGGGATTACTAGTCTCAGTATTAGAAAACCTACCATATAAATTAGAGTTAGTAAATTTGGCTCTACTTAAACAAAGAGTTTGTCCAAAATCTATAATTATTACAGGGTAATCTGTGTCGTAGTAAGGAGTATACTCAGAATTAAGACCTTTACAATAGCTATAAATTCTAGATTTATAATCACTAACTTCTCTTATATCAATTGGATTACCATCTATAAAATCCTTATAAGGGTCACTTATAACTTTTAAAGTCTCTAGTAAATTAGTCTCTGCAACATAAGAATCAGAACCTTGAGATGCTTGACATAGTTTTATCCACTGAACATAGTCAAACCTACTAGAACTCCAGCTCACAGAATTCACCTCTTCAGTATCCTGATGAGACCATCCAGTAATATCAAAAAATCCTCTACCAAAAATATCTAATATTGGGATTAAGCTATCAAATCTAACGGCTATTTCTGTATGAGTATCTAAAGAATAACCAATGGATGTAGGCTTCTCAATTTCAATATACATACCACTCATAGTAGCAGAAGAAGGAATATCACCAGCGCCACCGCCTATAGAAAAAGTTAGATTACCGTTTGGCCAACTAGATATTGAATGCTCTGCCAATACTTCATAAGTTACACCATCCTCTGAGTAGTAAGAAGTAATTGTATTATCATTATTTAATTCTAAATCTATCCATAAATTATTAGAAGTAAAAGTTACTTGTTCAGTAGTTCCTTGAGTTGTATGCTTTACAACACCAGAAGGAAGAATTTCCAAATAAGATTTATACCCCGATAAAGTTAAATTTATTCCTATGAAATCTTGACCACTAGTGGAAACAAAATTTATATCTGATATAACAGATGAAAATTTGAATTGTGAATCTTTATCTCCTATAGAAACAGAAAAAGAGGTTCCAGAACCTGTAATAAAATTAGTATATTCTTTTATCTTAACATATAAGTTATCATAATGAGTAGAATAGAAATTTAAGGATTCATAAGGATAATTTAAATTCCAATCTCCATAAGTAACACCGCTTACCATTGGGTTATAAGAGTATTCAACAAAGTTATCTACAATATAATTAGCAGCAGATTCAAAATCCATCCAAGGAATAGCAACCTCAGTACTAGCAGAGGAATCAGATACTAGACTTGCGTATATTCCAATTCTTAAATCATCACTCCATCCAGTTATAGATGTTTTTTCTAATATAACTAGAGAATCCCATCTATTTCTATAACCTAGTGTAATATTCTGACTGTCTTTTATTAAATATAAATACACCCAATCTTCAGTATAAGCAGTATAACTATTATTTGTTATTACCCAATCCGTAGCTGGAAAAATAAAATCATCACGAGAATTACGAGAAATTGTAATATAATTTGATTTGTTATTATTATCAAAAATAACTAATCCACATCCAACTATACTGTCTGGAATATATTCCAATGCATCATCCAGTCTCATACGTAAAGTGCAGTTACTTTTTAATGTTGTTGAAGTATAGTAAGTAGGAAAATTCCATTTATCAAAATCTGTTACATTAGGGATATTAAAATATAGATTCATAGCAGAATCATAATTAATGCTACATCTATTGGCATAACAAATATTATAGAAATACCAATTTGGTCTATTGGAGTTTTCTAGTTCATTCCAATTAGTATACATAGAAAATGGATTACCTACTTTAGATTTAATCCATTGATTGGTTGTCTTTTTATACCAATCAAACTTAGAATTATCCTTCCAGTTTAAATAGTATACTTTAGAATTATGAATAGCAGAGTTCATATTAGTAAATTCAAAGTCGGAGTCTTTAATAACTGAACCTGCTGGGCCCGTGGTAGGATTAGTGATAGCAGCAGCATTACTCAAACTACTACTATATAATAAACTTGAATTACTAGATTTAGTAGCTAAATCAAGATGTAAATCAGCAATTATCCCGTTGTCATTAAACAGAGTATATTCTTTTGTTGGATTTATAAGTTCTGATGTATCTAAAGATAATTGACTTGATAAATTATCAATTTCATTTGTAGGTTGATTTAAATTATTTTCTATTCTAATATTACGTTCTTGCCCATTAACCCATAAGCTACATATATCAATATCCACATCACTAATCTCTATATCAAATTTGCTTATTGTTCTACCAACTGGAGCAATAGCTACTCCTGATGTTATAGTTGAATTTGATAAAGAAGGATAACTCCAATCCTCCATGTTTTCGACAAAAGTTAATCTAGAAGAAGAGTATTGTTCCCCAGAAACTGTAGTTAATTCATAAGTGTTACTATTAAAAACCGGAGTGCTATTCCCAACCCGTATACTTACAGAATTAGTAATAGCATTTAAGTCAATTAAACTAGACATAACTCTTATTTCTGTGATTTTTGTGCTGTAATGTCTCCATGAGTACAGCCTTATTGCTCGTGTTTTAACAGGATTAAATGTCTGAGACAAAGAAGTCCAGAATAACCCATATGACTCTTCTTTTCTAGCAACTCTATAATCATAATCTAGCCCTGGCCAATTATCACTCATCCAACTTGTAACATAGGACTTAGTAAAATATTTAGATGAGGTTACATCATACTTACCATCTAGTAATACTAATACGGGGTCTTCAAATAGTTTCCATCCGACAGAAGTCCCTTCTCCTATCATCTTAATTGGCCATGCATAAAATGAAGACCAATTATGATTATCCCATTCTTCTGGCTCTATATAATACTCTAAACAAAAATCAATGAGATTATACTCTTCCACAAAATAGGAAATGATTTGCCCAATATCAAATTTTATATTAGGTGTTTTAGAAAACCAAATTTCAATCCAAAAAGGAATTCGCTCTCTTTGTTCTCCATCTATCCACCAATCATCCGAAAAAACCCCATCATCAAAAGCAGTATATGCTCTACGTTCTCCCCAATCTACACCTCTACCATCAAATCTGTCTGGCATATCTATATCTGTATCAGAGTAGCTTTTTCCTAAATAATCAGCAACCGGTGGGTACCATTCTAAATCACTATCTACATAGAAGTAAGTACCAGTTCCGTCCGTCTCAGTCTGATTATAGGTAGAAGAGCCACCTAAAGCTACAGTAATGTTATCATTGAGAGCGTAAGTATTCCTAGGAGTGGCTATTCTACTTACTTGCCTAGCTTTAGAAAAATTCTGGCGGGGAGCATCTACCCAGATAGAGTAGTTAGCCCCACTATACGCATTAATTTCAGTTCCTTTCATTAATGCCATATTATAATTTATAACACTATATTCTTCAACCCCGGTTACAATTATAGATTCAATTCCAAACTCTGATTTTAATTCTATTTCAACCCCAATATCATTAATTGTTTCAGATGATTGTGAATATACAGGTAGAGAGTCCCCTCCATATAATTTAAAGTCGTTAGTAGTATAAGCTAAAGAATCTCCTATTTCTGGTTTTTGTGTCAAGTATATTTCTATCCAAGACGACCTATATTCTTCTTCATAAAAAGCTTTAGTGCCTCCTAAAGTAGATTTTCCAACAGCAGGAGCACATCTCCATAACCCAATAACATCTCCTGGTCTAACATACCAATCAACTTTAGCCGCAAACTTATCCACTGTTAAGGATTTTACTTGTGTCGCATCCACGGAAGTAGTAACAGAAGACACACCTTCTCCTATTACAGTATAATTACTCCCCACAGGTCGTAATAATAAAAACCTACTTTCTTCTTCTATAATACCTCCACTGAAAAATACATAGGATAAATTACCGTAGTAATTAGCCTTTCCTAGATAATCAATCAAAAGAGTTCCTTTACCTAATCCTTCAAAATATTGTACACTATTAGAAATAACTAAAGATTCTCGTTTACCTATCTCAACAGCAGGAGAACCAGCTCTATAAGAAATTACTGGAATTTCAGAATCCAATAGGCTATACAAAGTAGTTGCAGGAAGCCTTCTGTACTTTTCTCTAAATAGAGTAGCTGAATCTTCTCCTTTATAAGACCTATATTCTGCTATTTTTGTTTCAGAATAAAAACCAAGTTTAGAAGAACAATCGTTCACTAACCCAGGAAATACATACACGCAGGTATCTGCTCCACGTGAACCAGATTTTATAGTAAATGTATTAGTGCTATCATCAAACATACACTCTGCTAATAAGTATCCTGCTTCAATAAAGGAAGATAGCTTTCTTGAGATATCAGCGGCAATTGAATACCCATTAAGTGAATTAGATAAATCTAAATTAATATAAACTATATCATGCCCATCTATTGAAACGCCTAATTGTTTACTGGAGTCATCTAACTCAAAACTTGTCTTTGGTATATTACTGACGGCATACCCAGCTTCACCAGTCCCTTTACATGGATGTGAATAACTATTATAATAAGAACATGCTGGTTGTCTGCATTTATAATAATTAGGAGAAATGAAAGCTATCTTTTTTATGAATATTCTAATACCAGGATAATTTCCAATGATAGGATAAAATTTAAAATTAACAATATTACTAATCCATGTGGGCTTTTGCCTCACTGTAGTATCCACATATCGATGCCAAACCTTGTCTGCGCTAACATTAAATTCTATGTAGCTATCTTCATTCCAATCAGAATCACTTTGCGTTTTCCATTCCAAGCGCGCTTTTAAATCGTTTATTTCCGTTATTCCAGCTTTATTCAAAACCTCCCAATCAGGTTCTAGCATCATGTCTATTTCTAGTTGCCAAAAAAACTCTGCTTCAAAGGGAGTCGGTATGGAATACTGCCTACTCATGTAGGGGTTCTGCCCAGAAGATATACCAAAAAAGAAGCTTCCCACATTACCAGCTCCTTCTATATTTATGAAAGTATCCCAACCATCTAAATCCGTATTATTAAATCTAGCAATGTAGCCATAATTAGAATCGTACAGACATAGATTTTTATTTCTAATGTATTTATATTCGTTTAGTAGATTATATGATGATTTATCAGACATTTAGCACCTTAAAATAATACTTCATCTAATCTGGCGAATGACATAAATGGAACTCCAGTCATTTCCATAGACGTTCTAGACATCCAAACATTATAATAATTATTTGGCGAACCATGCCCCCTAATGATATAGTCTCTGTTTCTAAACATCCAAAAATATTCTTTATTTAAGTATTCCTGGTATCTTGCGTTTAAAGCGTTAGCCTCTGATAAGTCCCCATAGCCTTCCATTGCTTCTTTAAATTCTTGAGACATCTGGTCATATGCCCAAGGAACCTGAAATAAGTCATTCCAAGCAGACATTGTTTTATGAAGACTAAAATATAGAACTGTCCATTCAATAGTTTCCGAAACACCAAAATAATTTATTGTGATAGGAGACGAGGGGGTATACCCTATAGCATGCCCAGGAGGACTCCACTCTGGTTTACCTCCTGCATATTCACCCACAGCCCCGTCTGGTTTTGGACCATATCTTCTACGTTCTTCACTATTAAATGACCAATCCAAAACTTCTTCCCATTTCCACCTATACCAATTAAATTCACAATTAGTTTCTCTATATTCTTTTAATTGGTCATAATACAAAGGCTTACGTTTATTGGTTCTAAAAGCAATCTGGTCTAAATCAATACTTCGTTCTTCTATGTACTTTCCACCAGTTAATACCCATATAGGATACCAGTCTTGCATTGGAATTAAAGCCTCTATTAGAAATTGTGTTTGGGTTTCTTCTCTTAATTTATTTGCTTTTTCCCATAATTCTTTTTGATATAATTCATATTTGCCAGTAACATCTTTAGCATCTCCTCCGATAACATTAAAAGTGTACTCATTATTCTCTGCTTTTTCCTTCGTAACATCCCATCCATCTTTATATTGTACATCAAAGATATAAGAATTACCTTTTAATATCAGTTCACCTTTAGGATAAGGTGGAGCAAATTCTTTAGGATAGATAGAACCAATTTCAGTACCTGGGCTAAGTCCTTCAACCAATAACCCAGTAGATACATCAGTAGAAGAATCAATCATAATAGGCATGTTAATATTACTACCATAAGAAGAATTTCCTATCATACTGGTAGCCCATTTAATTTGGTAATCTTCATTCTTACTTTCAGAATAAAAATTAAATTCATTATTTCCTCTTTTACATTTATTTCCTAATGAATACCAAAAGCCTGTTTTATCAACACGAATTACTTCTCCTTCTTCTCCAGGTTTAAGTATAGTAAACTTCATTGATGTTACAACATCACTTAACTTCAATTTATTTAAGTCTTTAAATTTTATTATTTTATCATTTGTTTTAAGTATATCCGTTGTGGGAGAAAAACCTTGAGTTGCTGATTCTATAATACAATTTATTTTTGTCTTATAGTTAATATCAACTATCATATCAAAATCTAGTATATAAGATAAAGAAGTAGTATCTAGTGGAAAATCTATTTTTACCGTTTTAGTAACTAGTTCGGTAGAATCAGAAGAAATATTTACCACGCTAGTAGTGACTAAATCCTTAACTGTAGCCCCAGTAAAATCTACAATCATTGACATTTTTTCATTTTTTATAAAATCAGATTTCAATTCATAATCCACCTTATAAACAGACCCATGTATATTCAATTCTGCATTAGTACTTTCTAATGAAATTAACTTATAACCTTGTTGTATTTTAAAAGATGTATTTAATTTATTACTACTAACAGGAGTAGATACTGGATATTTAGCTAGATGGTTTGAGTTTACATTCCTGATATTTAAACCAGGATAAAAACCTTCTTTTTTATAAGCATATATTTTTATCTCTGAAATCGCGTCTTCCATATCTCCCTTAGTCCAAAAGGAAGACTCTATAGTTGGTGCTTGAGAATCATAAAATGATTGAGTAGTGTTGGTTGCATACCCACTAGAAGGAGTTTCTGGGCTATAAGAGAAAGAGGCAGTATCAGTTCTACTGTATATACCATACCATTCTTTTACATCAAAAGAAAGTTTTATATCTGCCTTCCCTTCTGTAAATATATCTTTATAATTTAATAATACTGAAATACCTTCCGCATTAGTTACAAACCCGACATTTTTTGTAATCTCATCTCCTCCACTATGACTTTTTGTAGTAACTTTTAAAGCAACTGTTCCTGTATCATTAGAAGACCACATTAAAACTTTACTATTAAATGTTAAATTAATAGATCTTAAGATATCTTTTCCTAAATTTATATTTGTTAATTCATATTCAATTAAATAATTTCTATTAGTTTTTTTTGTAACAGTCGGTTTTTTAGTAGCTAATTCAGATCCATTAATTGTTAAAATTGGAACAGTATCACTAGTATAAACATAACTTTGCTCTTTACTAGTAATAAAGTTAGCCGCATTTGATAGAGTATTATTTAGATGCTGGCTGCCTTCAATTTCTGAATTATCCAATTCTCCTGTATCTAATACTTCATATTTTAAATCTATATCAATACTTTTTTCATCTAACTGAGAAATATTAGGAGACACTCCTAGTTCTTTTGAACCAATTATTGGCTTATGATAAGTATTTGTTTTGGGGTCATAATATTCAGATTTAGCATACAGTAAGTAATGACAATAAGTTTTGGTGTCATCTTTACTTATAGTAGGACCTAAAGATATATCTCCATTATAGTTATTAGTTATATAAGGAGGTATAGATACATCCATAATAGAATTAATTTGTAGACCGGGCTTAGAAGTGGTATTCCCCTCATATTTTATTGCGTGATTAACTCCTCTTCTAAGCTTATCTCGTTCATTTTCAGGCCATGCCCAATGAACTACATCGTCAATAAAGAGATCTGGGTTATTATAAGCTATAGTTTTTTCATACCCTTCTTTTAATAACTTGTCAGCCTTAGTAGTAAAACTAGTTGTAGAATCTGGATTAAAAGTTTCTCCAAATACTGGATCAGACATAACATAATAGAAATAAGGATTAATTGCTTTATGAGTCAGAACCGGTACGCTCCTTTTTCCTTCAGTAGGAGGAGATTCAAAAAGCTCATATCTATACTTTGAAGTTTCATTAGCAGTAAAAACTTTTTCTACCATATAATCTAATGAAACCACGTTTATTTCTCTACCTACATTCCCAAAACCTGGCATCATTCCTACATTCCCAGCTGGGGACATAGATTTCATTTCATCTTGATATACTGGGCCCCTAGTTCTAACAAATCCGTTAAAAGCGTTAGGCTTCACACTACGCATTGTGTTTAAATATATATTTTGAGCTACACAAGGATAGCTTATCGCAAACCCAGTCTCTACAATTGGATCTCTTGTACAAGTAGGGGTATATTGTCTTGGCCCACGTAAACGCTCTAACCCATGAGCAAGTTCTTTTCCAGCTTTAATTTCTTGTATTAATTCATAGGGCAGCGCATAACTGAAATCCCATAAACAATCACTTATTACATCGTACATTGGAATTACATCACAACCTGTTGTATAGGGATAGTATAAAGAACCATGAAATGAATGACAAGATTGAGAAAAATCATGATCTCCACAGCAGCTGTTATACATAACCAAGTATTTACCTACTAAATTGGCATTTCTTGGATCTCCAGAAATTTGGTTACCAACAAAAGGTTGAATAGGCCCGTATATTGTACGTGGACCAACACAATATAGATGATAAGGAAGACATTGGTATGTATACACATAGTTTGCCCAACTATAATTAATTTCTACGTCCCTGCACCCTATACGATGGTAAGGCCATAATGCATGGGATGTTTTAGCTCCACAAATAACTTCCTCTAGACTATCTACTTTAAAATCATTATTCCAAGGTTTATATTTAAATAAAGTACGGTATATATTACCACGGGCATTAGGAGTTATAGCAGTTTCACAACTATCATCATCCCATTCAACTGATGCTCCATAATCCGTATACTTTTTATTTTTAATATAAGCATATTGCATATATAAATCTGTATTTGACCTCATCAGTATAACAGAATCTGCATTAACAACTTTACTAGGCTTATCAATCAGATAATCTAACCAAGTAGGTACTTCTGATGTATCCAGACTTATAGCTTTTGCAATGATTATCCAATTATGGGTATCTGTTTCTTCAATTAGTAGATTAATCAACGGATTGTCTATTTGTACGTCCCCATTACTTTTAATTGTTTTAACTGGAGCATTTATTTCTGGGTCATCACATATTCCATAATCCCAAAAATATAAATTAGAGGGAGTTTTCCAAGAAGTATCCGAATTTGATTTCTTTTCGGCATATGCAGGTAACTTTCGATTAACTTGTGTATAAGCAACTGGTATCAAGGGAACATTACTTGTTACATTTCCCTTCTCATCTTTTATTGAGGCTGTCATACTAAAAACCATAGGTTCATTTTGTATACTAAATATAGTGGGGTCAGCAACAATAACTACATAAGGAGAACAAGCAGACAAAGAATACCAAGTGGTGTTGCCAACTTCTCCCCCATTCCCAGGTTTTACATTTTGTAAATAAGATTCTAAATCTGAGGGTAGAATAGCTCCGTTCTCATTACCCGAAGCAACAGTAACACCTATACCCCCTAGTTTAGCACCAAGAGTAGATTGTAAGCTTGAGTCTTCCCTGCTATCATAAATTGTTGCTTGGTTCGCATAAATAGGCTGGTACGTCATATAAGGTTCTAAATCCCCATAAGAGTATGGAGAATTAGTAGATTGTTTTGCTTTAGCTTCTGGTGAATCATCAGCATAATCTGTTAAATTAGGAACTGAAATATCAAAATATTGCCATTTGGTAATTCCAGATTTTTCTGGTATTTTTAAATATTTTTTATCGTTATCTGTTGCTTTACCTACTTGTACCTTATCGTTGTTTGTTACATACCTAGGTCTTCCATTCCAATTTTTCCAATCACTTAATAAGGTAGTCTCCTTTTGGTAAGTCCAAGCGTGTCTAAATTGAGGTCTAACATATACCCAATCAACAATCCATTTAGCGTATTGGTCTTGTGCTAATATTAAAATTATATTTTTATCCACAAGTAAATTTAGGGGCACATCCCTAAAAATAAAAGTAGAATCTGTATCAGACATCTCATATACTTTAAATGCATCAGTTCTCCCTAAACACATCCTATCAGTATTCAAATCATTTTTAATTAAGTCATCAAATAGTTTTCTTATTACATCTTGATTCTCTCGTGTTAGATAAGATGTACTACCAGTTAAAATCAAATCTAATTTTGAAGTAGTTAGCCAATCACCTAATAAGAAAGCGGTATTTAAACAATATACTTTTTCAAACCTTCCTCTTGCTGTACCTAATACTAATGTGTATGCCCCATTTTCACTCCAAATTAATTTATTATATGGAACATTATGTGCCTTTTGTCTTAAATTAACATAAGCTTTCATCCCCTCTATATCATCAGGAGTTACAAGACCTATAGTAAAATCTGTTCTTGGAAAATATATGGAAACACTACTTAAAGAATCTAAAACTAAAGAATTTATAAAAGTAGGGAAATCTGGTTTTTTTGCATCATCAACTACTGCCCCATCATTACTTACTTTGAATGCTGTTAAACTTCCTCCTGGTAACGCGTATGCAGCACTTCTCTTTATTACACCTGTCTGATAATCCACACTTACTTTTTTAGAAATAATTCTAGGAACGTACATCGCTTGTTTATATCTTTGATTTGCATCATTATAATAGAATACATCTTTAGGTATTCCATCCTCAGTATAAATAGATTGCGTAGTTGGTTTTCTCTGACCCCATTCATTTATATCTATAGGGGAATATGGAAGGGTAACCCATATGTAAGGAATCTTCCATCTTGCTTCCCATTCTTTTTGTGTCCAAGGAAATCCTCCTTTAGACAACCACATTAATTCAAGAATAGCAGCAGCAGATACATAATCACCGGGGTAAAGTTTAGTGAGAGCAGAATTTAATTCAGCATCTTTATCTCCAGCTATAGGGCTGTGGTAATAAGGACAAGCTATCTGGTCATCTAAAGAAAATGCTCCTCCTCCATTGCAAACACAACCCCACTTATACCTAACCTCATAGTTAGGATGAGCACAGTTTTCTGGGCAAAAAAAGCCTTCGTTATGATAATGCCAATTGTTGTATTTAGCACAATGCTCTGATTTATTATCGTTTTTTACTAATCCACCTGTAATCTCTTCTTTTAAAGAAATAAGAATTCTAGCATTATTCCCTGTAGGTGTATTAGGTAAAGTAAAATCATAATTTCTATTTAATAGCCTATTTTTAACCTCATAGTCTTCGTCAGTTTGTGGATAATAATCGCTAGTGATGTATGTATAGTTTTCTATGAGGTCAGTACCAACCATTTGTTTAGTTATCTTATCATTTACTCGGGCATTTAGTTTAGCGTATGCCAAATCTATTGTTCTAAACCAGTTAGGTTGATAAATTAGAACCTGGGAATTATTCCAATAACAACAACTCATAACTGAAGCTCTGGCATTTAGCATCATATACAAATAACTTAGTGTTCTAGGTTCATTTAATAATTTTTTATCTTTTGGGAGATTCTTTAATATAGGGCCTGAATATGCTCTTCTAACTAGTCGTGCATCCCCGTCTTTTAGCTGGTCATACAAAACATTATTGGAATCCATGTTGAATGCCCCTATATCTTTAAGAGCACCATCATAATTCTGTGTATTAAATCCAGCCCCCAATCCACCACGAGGGCAATAACAATTACACATGCATGCTTTAACTAAATTATTCGGACCTATTTCTGATTTCGCTGTCCATTTATCAATATATTTGCAAATAAAAATATCTTTATAATAGGAGTAGTTTTTTATATTAGTTAATTCATCAGAATCTTCTACCTTTTTTGCTCCACTAACAAAATACTTATCCTCTTCTACGATTGGATTATTAGTTTCGGAAGGTTTTAAAAGAACGTTTTTAGTAGAAAATCTAATCCCGCATAAATAGATAGACTTAGCTTGACTACCGGCTGAATCACCATAAAAGACTTTATCTGTAGGAACTGTTCCTTCAAAGCCAAACTTCATTAAGAAAGCACAAGTACTGTTTGTTATATTATAATCGTTAGGACTTATTACTTTATTATCTTCTAATGACTTTTTTAGGTCTGGTGGATAGTCGTTTAGATTACAGTGTGTTGTCTCCGTTGGATGTTTTATACGAAACTTTAAATGAGATGGCATTAGAACTCCTGGATTTCTGGTTCATTTAATACTCCTGTTGATTCATCTACAGTCCATGTAACTTTCTTATTTCCTTCATAATAACCTATGGACCTAGATACAATAAAACCACCTTCCGGGCTAGGAACTCCCATTAAGAACATACCTTTCTTTGATTCAAAATAATGCTTCTTATCTGAGAATACCCAATACTTTTTAGGATTCCAGAATAAAGCCACCGATTGTATTTCATGTTGACGGGGAAGGAATCTGAATGGTTGATTAAACTCCCACTCAGATATTATTTCACCATCAATGTATTTAACTACCCATCCTCTCATCATACTATGCCTTTCTATAAGCCGGGGTATTAAGACGTTCTTTAAATCTCCTTTTCATTTCATTATGAAAATCTAGACTATCAGCGTCCATTGTATCAGATAATTTTGATAGCTTTACTAATTCAATATCACTTTTATTATTAGTTTTTTTATCAAATAAAAACTTACACATATCCCTGTATTTTGGAATACATTCTTTTGTTGTAGTGTAATCCTCAATAATATGCTTTGCTTCGTGATATCCATATTTCTTTAGAGTCTTATAAAATTGGTATGTAATCTTTATATTTCGTTTGAGAATAAATATTGTCCCTTTTATCTTATAAGCTACATTTTCTAGTTTTCCTTGTATTAAATTATACATTACATAAAACCTCCACCTTCAATTCTTATCCCTCCAGTATAAGGCTGCCTATTACAAGAATCTATTATTGCATTTAATTCTTGTTCAATATTACTATACAAATCCTTATAAGGGTCTGCTCCACTACGTGAAGCATCTTTTGTAAATCTAGTATCAGCATCTACTATTTCAGTATATGAATAGTTACTTCCTACTAGTCGTGTTCTTAATATTTTACATAAATCTAAGCAACATTTTAAAAATATCATGTAGTCAGTTATGTATTCAGGAACTGTTACTAATCCAGTTAAGTCTACATTTTGATAGGTATTCCAAATTGTTTTATCTGACAACTTAAATGTTTCTAGTCCAAAATCAATAACTTTTCCCTTTAAAGTCCCCCCACCACTAACAGTAGTAAATTCTAAGTATTGATATCGGGAAACTGAAGGGTTTGTTACCCCTGAATAAGTTGTCCCGTTTACCACTATATTATAAGGCCAATAAAAATTAACAGGGTCATAGTAAGACATGCCACCAGCAACTAGTTTAGCATTCACAGCAGATTGTGAAGCATCCATATACTCATGTTTAAACATAATAGAATCACCAATACGATCCCTTACTCTATCTATCAAAGCATATTGATCATCAGTTAATTCTATTTCTCTAGGATATGTTCTTTCCATTCTTTACACCATATGGCTTATACTATTGAACCTATTGAACATAAGGTTTTCATTATTATACCGTATAGGAGTCCAACTATACGTAGGTACCGAAATATTACAAGATGACGCATAAAATTTCCTTTGAAATTCTTCTTTAGACGTATAGTATTGTTCATGATTATCTATAACTAAAAAGTCTCCTTTATCAGCTAACTTTTTCCCATCCTTATCGTAAACTGCATCCTTTAATTGTATTGCTTCAACTGAATAGCTATATCTCATTTGATGCTCCTTTTTTTATAAGTTATTGTTAATTCTTACGAATAATCGAAATATATACGATATGCAATCGTCTTAGCGCCTGCCTCATCCGCTCCTAATCTAATTGCATTCCAAATAAAATCTGATTGGAGTCCTTCGTACGAAGATACACCTATAGTTTTAGAATCATCTGCACTAGCAACTTCTTGTAAATCAGGATCAGTTGCATATAAGTAAACAGGTGTACCTGTTAAATCAGTTTTATCAACTCCATTTCTGAATTGCCAATGTAAATCACCATCCACGGCCTCTTGACCAGCTCCTACTGTTCCATAACTAAAATAAGTGTCTACCCCATTTCTTTGAGACATGCCGCCGTCTGATAGTAAGCCAAATTTAACATTATCCAAAGAAACTGCACCACTTAAAATACCAAATCTTGTACAAAATACACGAGATGTTGTTGATACTGTAATATTACCCAAATTTACAGAGGTAACATCATGAGAGTATACTGAAGGGCCTGGGACTTTAATTCTAAATGTATCACCTGATTCAATAGGGTAAGCTTCGTCAAAGGACATAGTTAGCCCATATTTACCTATGTCTATAAAACTACCTGGTGTAGCAGTATCTTGAGGTTCCCATTCGATGTCCCCAGTTAAAGAACTCCATATTATTTTACGTTCAGATTGACCAGCAGTATAATTTGCTCCTTTTTGTATACCAGAACATTCAATAGTCCAAGCTTCTTGAGTATCAAATGGGTTATTAGTGAACTTAACCCACAGCCCCCTATCCCCAACAAACACTGGTCTATCTGGAAATAATAGAGGTATCGTGCCTGACATAGAAGTGAGATAAGGATCTATACCACCAGAGGCTGTAGGAGTTATCATATACCAAGATAATTGAGGACAAGTAGTTGATATTCCATTGGCGTAAGCACTACCACCAGACGCCGTTACGTGCATATATAAATATGCATCTTTATGGTAATTATAGATTCCTCCAATTGTTACATCTCCAGAAAATGTGCCTGATGGATGAGCAATTAAAGTAGCACCTCCGCCACCTAAAGCACTTTCCACAGCCGTTATAGTATACTCATCATAACCACCTAATGTACACGTCCCATCTACGGCACAGCTCCCAGAATATACGTTTGTTAATCTACCTTGAGAGCTATAATACCCGTAGTAATTACGTCCTTGGTCAGTACCATCATATACAACATCTTCAGTAAACCCTAACGTAGTTGCAGCACTATTTGAAGTACTTTGTACTTTTATCTGGCTATTTGCTCCCGCACACCCATTTTTAATTTCAAAATGATCGTTAACCCAATCAACAGAGGAAGTAGTCCAACATTCTGGATTCCCCGCCGGTATACTCATATGAAGTTTTTCAGTTAAATAACGTGCCACACTACGACAATCTAAATTAGTACCAGAAGGGAGTGTTATAATTCTAGAAGTTGAAGAACCTGAAGACTTCATCCACACGTTCAAATCGCAATTTGCACTTGTTATATTAAAAGGAACTGAAGGAGGTACAGAGCCTATTAATACAGAAGATGTGCCTTGACCATAGAGTTGACTTTGTGTATGAGCCATATTAAGTTCAGTTGATGCATAAACACCTGATGTGGTAACGTCTATTTCATCCCAATAAGTTTGGACCGCCATTATAGTTCTCCTATATTATTTAATTTCTTGCATTCTTCTATTTTATTCCATTTTCTTTCTAATCTAAAAGGAACGTTTATTGAATTTAAATATTCTCCTAATTTCAATGCTTTTTTACCCTTAATCACAAAAGCATAACTATTTTTTTGTTGTTTTATTTTATTAGGTGCATCAACAATCTGATTAACAAATTTTTTGAACCAAAGAACTGTGTTAAAACTTCCATATAAAGAAATATGTAAATATCCTTCTTTACTTATTCCTATATGACCATCTCCGTCTATTAAACCAATAGCAAAAGAACTTTTTAAATTATCAGGTAATGGTGGAGGTACATAAATAAAAGTTTTTCTAGGTGCGATATTAAAATTATTATTTAAATCTTCTATAATTTTCTTAGAATAAACATATAAATAGCATATCTTTTCTGATGTTTTAATTTTTACTGGTCCGTCGTATTTTAGTTCTTTTTTAAAACGGTCTAATATAACTTTATCTTTAATACTCAATCCTATATTTAACGAATATCCTTTTTTTGTTACGGAAATTGAACCATCAGCAGCAATGAAACCGGCCCAATATAATGTATTTTCATTTATCTCTGAAAAATAATCCTCATTTAAAGAGTAATTATTATAAAGGGATGTTAAATTATATTTCCTACCCATATGCCTAATAGCAGAAATACTTCTATTTAATTTTTTACTTAAAAATTTATGATCTTGTTCTTTATAATTACATTTTAAAATCTGTATTTCTTCTTCTGACCACTTATCTGGTATCGTTTCTTTTTTTATAGAAATACCCATATTAACTGCCCTAGATTGAACAGCACAAGTTGTTCTTTTTAATATATTCCCCAACTCCCTATTACTCATCTTCCCATAATTCTCTCTAAGTATATTCACTTCTTCCTCAGTCCATTTTTTAGCCATATATACACCTTTATAGTTTTTATATTACTACTTAATGTTTAAAGATACTTAATTATTTGGATTATCTTCTGTTCTAAAATACCAGGTGTAAGACATACTGTTTCCAGCCATATCTTCGCATTCAATAATACATTCAACCAATTCCCCATACTCTAAGTATGGGGTATGTGGTTTTAAATTCACAGTTAAATCTTTATGTGTAATTTTTGGGTCTAACGTTACATATAAATCCTTATGAGAAGGTTTTACTATGTGAAATGTACAAGATTCCAATAGCTTATTAGGCATAAATGTATTATTTTTAATAAGTACAAAGATAGATATATTTGAATCATAAGCAAACGGATTATACGTTCTATCAGTAAGAGGGTATCTATAATTTTTGTGATCCCAATAAATTCTCCATCCAGGTTTGATGATAAATTCAAACTTTCTTTCTACATAACAATAAGAATTATTATTTACAATTGTAACCTCATAGGTTGTTTTTCTTTCCGTATCCCACCTAAAATAATCTTCTGGTTTATAATGTAATGTGTAGATAGGATAGCTTATTCCACTTCTAGTAGTCCAATATATACCACTACAAGTTTCAGTTCTTAATCCATCGGATCTTATCAAATAGGAACTTGCAGTTATAAGATCAGTAATAGGATAATCTACATCATAGAAATCACACGTTAATTCTGAAAAATCATAGATAGTAGTGCTCTCCCCTACCGGAACAAAAAAATTATCTGATTGGATATTCTCATTTGTAATTGTATAAATAGAATATTGATCACTTATTAAATTAGGTTCTAAATAATTATCCTCTCCCCAGACTTTGACTACTATATTATGATTATAAGGTAACTCGTTGGGATTAAATGAGTAGGTGAATCTATAGCCCCATGCACCACTATTAGGGTAGACTGTTCCAGGAGGGTATAAAGTTCTATTTATCCCAGAAACCATGGGCTCACAATAAGTGGGAGCTAAAGCATTTATATTAACGAATAATTTATCATCCTCTTCTACTGGCTCACTCAATTCTTCTACTGTGCAAGGACCATACGACACCCATTCCCCGTCTAAAGTGCCCCTAGATTCCCAACTTAATAACCCCCTACCAACTCGACTAGATATATCTTGTCCATTCTGTATTAATAAGTCACCATCAATTTCTACATTCAATCTAGACCAATTTATTCCAGTATAATCATCAAGTACATCAAAAATTATAGACTGGTCAGGACAAAAATCTAGTGTATTCCTAAGTGGAGAAACATCAATTAATTTAGGGCTATTAGCATCTTCTACTATATTAAATTCAACATTAAGAATAGACTCATTTAGTATTTTAAATCCGTAAATACAATCTAACTTATTACTACAATTAAAATTTTCTTTCCAATTAGCTTTGGATTCTACTACAACTAAGTCCATATACCCATCAAACGAAGTACCTATCAAAGCTGCACAAGGACTAGTGCTAAAAGAAGTAGGATAGTATACCCCATTAGGTTGTCTTTCTCCATCTATAAACCCATATAACCATTCATTTTTTCTTATTAATGCTAAGTGATACCATCTGTTTTTTTGTAATGCGTAATTACTCAAGACATAAGCTGTGTTAAGAACATAGCATATTAGGTAACCTGTAGAATTCACCCCTAATGAAACCTGACGTTGTGTGCTAGTAGATATATTAATAAGCTGAGTAGATGAAAAAGAAATAAAATAGGAAAAACAATGTATTGTCCATTCATCTCCTAAACATAAGTTCGTAGTATAATCAGTAGATAAATAAGATTCCCCATTACTATGAAAATCTATACTGGAAGTTCCTTGATAAATTCCCGATAATGTTGCATCAGAAATATACATATCTTGGCAACCTTGAGTGTAAGTAGGAAAAGGCCGATACGTACCAACAACGCCATTATTACAATTTATAGTATGGTTGTAAGGAGATATATCTATTATATTACCGCTAACACGGGTAGATAATGGTGATAACATAGGTATATCTGAAGAAATAAATAACAGGCTATCCTCTGGTGTGTATTGTAATTGCAAGTCTTTTTTATCTGATGTTTCTATTCTAATATACACTTGCTCATTAGGTTCTAATGGTAGACTCTCTTCTAGTTCATATGAAAAATTGTATAATAAATTATTCATTTTTGAAAAAATAGTCGTTCCAGTATTACTTGTATTATTTAGTTGTGATCCTTGGAATGTAAGTAATTCCCATGAATCTGTACTAGAAATAAAATTATTAACTCCAGAACAATTAATATGTATATAATCAAAGTAAGCAGTTGTTTTAGAATTGTTGGTATTAGTGTTTATAACCAATGGGCCCACATATAAATCAGAACTGTATTCTGTTAATGTCACTGTTTTTAAAGTAGTCCAATTGGTTTTGTCTATTGACCATTTACAACTTAAAGAATTTCCGGTTCTGTCCATTCTTAAATAGTATTCGTATGGGTCTGGATAGGGTCTGACTCCTGATGTAGTGTAAGATGGTGTGCTACTATTAATAATTATGTGACGACCTCCACTAGTTGTGCTAGCCATTAAATATATATAATTACCTGAAGTAACAGTTGGAGAAGTACTAATTCCAATTCCGGCCCATTGGTTCTCATTTAGGGTATCCCGATAGACTTGTAATTTAGTATCCATACTCCAAGTAGTATATCCAGACGGAATAGTCCAATATAGCATAGGAGAGGATGTTAATGCAGTGTTTCCACTAGTAGTAATTTCTAATGCATTGGTACCACTAATATTGCATATAGAATCAGTTCTATGGTATATTCTATCAAGATAGGATTGTAGATTTATATAATTTTCATTCGTAATAAATTTATAAGCTTTAGTTGCGTTAAAAGTATTCCATCCATACCCACTGGTTGTGGTTTTATAATCATTTGTATAAAAACTAAAGTTGTCATAAACATCAGTAGAGGAAGTAAAATAATCTTGTCGTTTAATCCATATATTAGTATTCAAACCTGATACACTAGTACTAGCATCTCTCAGATTAAATATAATTTTTCCTTCATCTGATACGTTATTAAGAAATCTATCATTAAGAATAGAATTACCGGGAGGGGACATATCACTTATGTAAGGAGAATTATAATCAATTCTAGAAAGCCTATATGAATCACATGCGTAATGAGAATTTACATTATAATCTGTAATTAAAAACGATAAATAGTCAAGTAAGTATTCCCTCATTGTAACTGCATCTTTTTTGAAACTCATAATATTAATAGAGCCTTTAACATCGCATCCGCAATAAAGGAAATAATCACAACTCCAACAATTTGCAGCTTTTCCCATAAATCCACTGAAACATTTTATTATGGAATAATAAGTTTCAGCAGTAATAATAGAATATTCTATTAAATTGGTTTCTTTCCTAAAGCTTATTACCAATACATAGCCACTTATATCAATCTCTGGATTAAACATATATTCATTAACCTGTGTTTCTATGCTATCTATGCAAGAATGGATAGGAAAAGAACCGCTTATACCACAATCATAATTATAAGAAATAGAATACAAATTATCCACATATTCGGACACTTGTTCTACTATACTGGATTCCAGAGATTTTGAATATAAGTAGTATACTACGTTTCCTGATAGTGTATTGGAAGGAGAATCAGAAGTTATTTGAAAATTACCAGGATAAACTACATTACTACCAGATAGTGTTATAGGCACGTACTGACGGCAATTAAAAGTTAAAATTCCACTCCCAACAGTATCAGGATGAAAGCAAGTACTGTTTAAATAAACTCCAGTGTTGGATTCAACATACCCCGATGTGCAATACTGATCTGTGTTTTCTACAATATTCAATTTATGCAAAAATAAGTCAGAATCAGATAGAGTCCCTATAGAGTATGAAGGAGTGTAATAAGCTGTACATGAGTGGTAGTAGCTTGATTCATATAAGAAATCATCACAAGTACCACTACAATCTCCTACCTTTGAATAGGAATGTCTATTCTCCATTGGGCAACTAAACCCATAAAGTACACTTGAGGAATAAACCCCCAAAGAATAATCTCCTGACTCAGGTATTTTTATTGGAGTAGTTAATTTAAACCACTCTTGCCCAGTACCACTGTGAGTTGCTGATAAAATATCTGTCAGATTAAAGCCAGAAGCACTAGTCTGTTCACAAATTTTTATTGTTAAATTGAAAGTCGTTGGATCATTATAATGTGGGTCATAAATATTACACCCAACATGCGTAATATACTCCCCATTTAATAGTTTATCCCCCGAGATGTATGTAACCCCAGCCGCTTCATTTTGAAATCCAGAATATAAAGTTAAATCTTGTCGATATCCTCCACTAAAGGAAGTTATCATTTCAGATTCTATTGATATGATTTTAGAATTAACGGGTAGGGTAAAAAGATAAGCAGGAGTTACATTGATATAGGAAATTGGGATTGAGACTTTATAATCATATAACCCTATTGCCTCATAGGTACATTCAGGGTTTTGTGTAATAGCATTTGTGCCATTTATAGGATAATCATAGCATGAGTTAATCCCAGAAAAGGTTGTTCCATCTTCTGGATAACTAAAAAGAGTTACTCCTCCTTGAGGGCAATAAGTATAGAATGCATTTGAATATGCAATATTTGTACTTCCTGAAATAGTGGAACCACCCGGATTTAAAGTGCCAGATGATTCCACCTGGAATACGTAAGTATATGCCATATTTAGATCTCATTTACTACCGCGTTTATCTGAGTTGGTCCTACAGTAGACCCTCCCCAAAAAGTAGCTCTGCATTTACCATTAGCATCGGTTTCAGTATCTATAGGTATTATAGAGCCATCTCCAGAATATATCCAAAAGTCTACAGGTTTTCCTTCTTTTGGTTCACCCCAACAATTTATAACTGTAGCTGTTATTAAAGCTGTATCACCAACTCCTGCTGGCATTAAAATATCAGAAGAGTTAAGATTTATGAAGGCCGCCACTTCCGAATCTAAATTAAATACATTCAGTAACACCGAGGTTCCTGATGTAGTAGCAGAACCGTTTAAATAATGCAATGCATTAACATCTGTTTGATTTATGAATATAGGGTAATTATATGTTGAATAATCTGGTATATTTAATAACGCCCATCTATAAGGCATATTAGCCATGTTACCACTTGTAGAAATTGATCTTAAATACACTGTGTCTATAGGGGAATCATACCAACTGTACATAAGACTGCCGCTTATAGCTACTCCACTAGGAACATTATAATATGGAGCATATTGATAAGAAAAATTATAGCATTCATTCCCGTTTTGGGGATTAAAGGCATAGGGGTATTTTAAATAAGTACCAAAGTATCCTCCAGGAACTTCACTTCCAGATAGAGTACCTGCTTCAGCTACTATATCATAAAAATCTGAAGTAGATTTAGTTTCTACATCTATAGTTGAAATTGGTATCTTATAGACAGATCCTTGCACTTTAACATAATAATCTTCTTCTCCTGCCGCAATTTGAACATTACCAGAAGCAGAAGCCCAATCCCAACCAACACCTTCGTCAGGGATTAAATTTTGTAGAACAGTATCGAAATAAGTACCATTGCTTAAGCATCTGTATATACTATAGCTATCATTATTAGCTACAATATATGCATATTTATTATCAGTATTACTCCAACACATATCCACAACGTTGTTTACATAATCACTACCTGAAATTAGAGTAAATTGAGCAGCAGAAGTACCATCCATATTAAAATATTTTATTTCGGCTCTTGGTGGAGAATAATCTCGCATCCTACATCTCACAATTTGTTCTTCGTTATGTATAACCCTAGTAACTGCTGTAGTGGAACTCAGTTCCCAGTAAAAAGGTTTAAAATCTTTATCTAAATTGTATGCTGATATTTTTCCTACTTCCATCGATATTACTCCTGCCTATAAATTTTAGGAATTAATTCTATAGGATAGATTACTCCATCTATAGTTATTAAAAGGCTATTTAAATCTAAGCCAGTCTCTTCTCCAAAAATATCAAAGTATATATCCGACATAGTGTGTATGTTATCCTTACAACATCCAGGATGAAAATTTATAATAGACGGTGGGTTGGATACTTGAGTTCTAAATCTCCATGAAACGGAAGCATAATTTTTAGAAACAGCTACATCTTCTATATAAGCATAACAATACATATATGAATCGTAATAGAATTCTTTCATCGGTACATAAGAAACCAAATAAGAATTATCAGAAACTTGTTTGATAGCTGGAGTTACTTCCAGATCATTTATTTTAAATATTAAACTATTTATATTTACACCTAACCCTACATCGTTTACAGTAAAGTAGATAGGGGAAGTTACAGAAATGTTTTCAGAATTATCACTAGGATATAAACCATCAAACCATGGTGGTCTATAATCATCAATGATATCAAAGTAGTAATCTAAATGCAGTAATGATTGGCTTGGAAAATATTCAATTTGATTACCATCTTGATAAGAATTAACTAGAGGGGTTATCTTAATCATTGACTCGTCTATTATATCTTCAATATACACGTTTTCAAATATACCATCACTATTTGGCCCTATTTTTAATATACCTCCAGCATTTAATAGAAACGCATCAAAATCTATTTCTATGTATTCTTGTTCAGAAGTATATGCCCCTAATAAAGAAAAAACTGTTGAAGACTCCGTACCTATTAATACAGAAACAAATACACGACTAGCATAAGCAAAATTACTTATAGGATTGTATAGTATTTCTACACCATTAGTTACGCGATTTATATCAACTTGTGTAGAGATATCTATGCTATTAACATACATGATAAAGGTTGAAACATCTAGAGGGTATAGAGGATCTCTTAACCTAATCCATATAGAAGAGTCTGGAGAATTTCTTATACTATAAGGAGCCGGAATTATCTCTTGTAGAAAATTAAAAACTTCTAATTTTGCGTCTTTTTGTTTATTAGGTAAATTCCAATAAAACGTGTTACTTGAAGTAGATAGATCAGCCTGTTCCAAAAATCTATCCGTGCTAACAGGAGACATTATTTTTGCAGATATTCCTCCATTAGCTGATAAATCGTATATTTGCATAAAAATTTGGGTACCATAAAAGGAGCAAGGCCAGTCTATCCATGAATTACTATCTGAACTCCAAATAGGAAATGTGCAAGAAATAGATTTATCTAAATACCCACAAATTTCATAGCTAGCGTGAGGGATATTATCCCACCGAAGCTCATCAGGTATATCTCCACACTTTCCTGAAGTCCCTTCTCTTGCCCTACGAAATATCTTACCCATTTGTATTATATCATCGGAGATAATATCTCCTCTCTGCCTTAACCAAGTCGTGTCAGTTATAGTTTGTTTAACTCTAGAAATATAATCAGAATCAAGTTGAAATCCTTGTCTGTATGTTATACTTCTGGATAATGTAGACATTATTCAGAAACCGTTGCTGTAACAATTGGGAAACCGGCACTCGTACCTACTAACCATCCGATTACTGCTGCTCCATCTCCTATATTCTGTGTTCCGGTAACTACTCTTGCTTGAGAACCATCCCCAGAAATCCAGCAATCTCCACCAGTACAAGGAGTTATAGTTACAGTCGGTGCACAAAATCTACCACCTAATGCGTCTTCTACTTGAAACGTAACAGTTTTATCATTAATTGCATACCCGTATTGATCTCTTAATACAGCATATATGTTTGCTTTAGAAGTCCCATTAGCTGGGAGTAAAGAAGGCTCCATTGATAAAGTTAAAGAAGTAATTACGGGGTCTAATGTGGATACAACATAGTTGTATGTACTCCAAGAGCCATCAGTAGCATACGTATACTTATTTTGAAGCCGATATACATTTACAGCACTAGCAGAGTTTGGACTCTGAGAAGAAGATAATGCGTATACAGTATATATCTCTGTTTTTGCTGTATTGATTAATGTATCAATGAGCATAGAGTTTATATTACTCCTATACTCAATACCTGTAGCTTCAACCCCATCAGGATACCCTGTAGTTCCAGCCGGAAGCATGGGTTTTTTTAGTAGCAATTGCATACCTCGTATATAAGAAATTAATCCTGTCTCATACCCTGAATTAACTGCATCTACACCGCTTATTGTACAAAAATGAGCAGCTTGTGTTCCTTCATAAACCCCACTAGTATCACAAGTAATATAGCTTGGAGTTCTATCAGTTAATGGATCTGTTCCTGTAGTTATAGGTATGGACCAAATATATAATGCAGCACTACTAGCTCCAATTGTAGGAGCTTGATTATTAAAAAAGTACAATCTTCTAAAATGGGATACTTTACTTCCGGCTGATAAAGTAGTATCTAATGGCACCTGTAAATTTACTACATCAGATCCTAATTTAGTATTAACAGCAGCATCCTTAATATCCCCGGTTACACTATCTGTAATAGCAATGTGATCCCCACTATGGAAATAGCAAGATGTGGGAGTTGTTAATTTTAAAGACTGAGTATAGGAAGTACCTAACCCACAATCCTCAGCTAGAAAGTCATGATAGTGCTCTATACAAAAAGCTCTTCCATTTATATCTTCTCCACCTTGACCAGAAAGAATCCAAGAATCTTTTAACACGCACATAAAATTTTCTATTCTCCATCTCCTTAATCTACGTCTTTTTTCTATGCTACTACCATAACTTACTTTTTCCAATGACCAAAAATTTACCCCATCATAATCTAACCCGATAAACTGATTATTCACAGCAGATAAATCCATTTCATCACTGAAAGGGTAAGTCATTACTGGATCTCCATAATTTGTTTTCTTCATTAGTAAATTTAAAGGAGAAGGGTACATTACAAAATAATAATCATCTACCACACAAAAATGAGACATTGTTAATTTTAAATTTGAATAATCGGTTGACATTGTTCGCTCCTTAAGTAACTATAGTAGAAGTAGAAACGTTATAGTACCCCATGGAAGTACCTGCTCTTAATCTATTATACGAAATTCCATTTTCATCAGTTGGGATATCATTTAAATCAAGGTTTCCAGGCCACCCCAATAATGTTCCATCACCATCAGTATCCCAATGTACATTGATACCAGCTTGTATTGGAAAATCATATTGATCTATAAGATGGCATCTTATGTTTCCTATACCACTAGCCATTACAATCATCGGGTCCATCATCAAAGACATAAAAGATGGATAATAATCTAATTTAAAAGTAAGATAATTATATGTACTAAAAGTTTGATACCCATACGTTACATCACGATATCCTATTTGTAGACTGTATAACTGTGGGTTATCCAAAACGTCAAAAGGATTATGTTTAAGATAGATACTATAAGAAAGAATGTAATCGTTATAGTCCTTATGGTTATCAGGTAAAATCATAGTCATTTGAGTATTTGTAGGATCAGTAACATCCGCAATTACTAATATATGATTAACTCTATATAAGAGAGATAATACTTTATTACCCGCATTTATACGGTCTATATTATCTACAATGTGAAAAGTAGAACATTTCACATTCTTAAATAAACAACTTTCCCAAGTATTTATTACCGATATGGTATTTAAATCTAATTCATATAATGAACCTCTGTAAAGGTTTGTACTATAATTATTAAATACCCACAACCTAGTTCCACAAAAACAATTATTTTCTACTAAAAAAGAATTATCAATATAGTTTTTAAATATTATTCTACAATATCCATTTGTTGGGTGCTCATAAGTTTCAGTATAAGATACTGTGCCTTCGAAATACTGACCTAAATTATTAGGACCAACAACTACTATATCATCCTCTCTTAGTCTTAGTATGGGTTCATAATCTTCTGGATACCTACATTTAATGACATTCATGCCTGCTATAATACTTTCTATTAGTTCTAGATTATAATATTCTACAGCTAATGCACTCAAATCGTATTTTAAATCAGCCGTATTCCAAAACGTCTGTTGCTTCAAATGAATCAGTTGTGTATCTTCTGAATTAATTTCCCATTTACGAATAACAGACCCCTGTAACACTCCATAGGTACTAGTTATTCTTTGTAATGACCAGAAATAAAACCCATCAAACACTAAAGAAATTACTTGATAATCAAGATTTAAGCTCAAGGGATAAGTTCGTATAACTCCACCATTAGAATCCTTCACTATTAAAGAATTAGGAATTGAACTATTTTTATAAGTGATATTATAGAAAAGTTCTTCTCCCCCTGCTTCATAAATAGACATATTAGGTTCTATGAATCTAATATTTGTATCCATTAAGTTCCTTTAGTCCCAGGTGTAAAATTAAAACTATAATCCCAAGGATTACCCACTATTTCTAATTGCTCAGTCATATCAAAACCTTTCATATAAAATTTTATAGAATTTTTTTTGATACCTGAAGCTGCAAATTCTTTTTCTAACCCATCAGATAACCTAACTGAAATAGAAGTAGTCACAGGAATATCAGCTTCATTATCCAAAGGATATTTTTCCAAAATATAAGGAGGTTGAGTGTCATCTATTAATTCCCAACACATTTTAGAACTAATCTTATTAACTAAGTTATTAATTTCTTCATCAATAGTATTATAGTTTCTAACAAATATTCGTTCTGCAGGGATTGTAATACCTTCGCAATCCATAGCTAAAGTAGCTCCTTCTAAAACCCATACTAACTCTCCTGCTAGAGATGGATCTTGAGAAGGCATAATTATTTGTCTCATCGTTATAGAGATAGTATATACTTGCGTAGGTTTTAAAGGATTTCTTATAAAAAAATCAGCCATTTAACTATTCCTGAGGCCACCATACTAGTAAATCTAAATTATAATTACCGGGGTTGGCACCTGTTGTTAAATCAGTATCTATATATACGTTCTTATATCCCTTCCACGGAATAGACCGTAAAACTAGAGGTATTGGTATTTTAACATACTCTAAATAAGGAGAAGTTGTGCTTGTAGCATCTCGTTGCAGAGTAATTCTAAATTGTTTATATAATCCTCTAGGTAAACCTAGATTAGCGTTTGGATAATCTTGCCAAGTCAATGCTCCATTATTCCCCCATATAGGATCGTTTACAGCAGGATACATGTATCCTGTATTAGAAGGTTCCGTTACTACTCCGATCATTTTTGCTCTTACACTGTTATCTGGGTCCCAGCCTGGAACTAAACATTGAAAAGTATTATGCCCTGTAACCCTATCTATCAATCGTATAGTATCCCCTCCAGAATAATCTGGGTCATCATAACAATACACATAAACTTTATCTCCACTTGGATAAGGAACCACAGAAACAACAGAAGGAATATTCATACTAAAATCTATAACTCCAAGCTCATAGTTAACTCTATACAACATACTTAAAGTTCTATCTACTAACCATAGATTATTATTTTTATCAACCGCTCCTCCACCAAGACTATTAAAAGCAGGAGTGTTGCTTGTAATATTTATAGTTCTAGTCAGAGTACTTTCAGAAATAGAATGCTCATAAAAACAAATCTTATTATTAGAAATACCCCAAAATCCAGGCACATTATTAGCACTATCAACTATAGAGATATGCTCTTGTTCCAATATTGTGAAAGAACCTACTTCTGCTAAAGCCATGCTGTATTTTTTAACTGTACCATGGTAATAAACCCAAACACCGTTTATATCCGAAGCTAAACAGGAACCAAAATTTGTTAGCCAAAATGAATCAATACTTCCGTAATTATTTATTTGTATATAGGTATTTCTCGTATACTCATTAAGAAGTTCTATATAGTAAGAGTAATGCTGCCCCCAATCATAATAGGGTAGGACTAAAACTCTGTACCAAGAATTATAGGTTCCTGGTATTGGTATCATTTTAGTGTAAGGCCACCAAAAAGGACCATAAACTGAATGCATATCATAACCTAAATCATACCCTAACTCCCAATAAGATGTGGATAATCTAGATACTTCTTTTATACGTCTTCCACCATTAACTGTCCAATCGACAGGTGCTCCGTCCCAACGAGTAATCATATTAGAATTCATACCCATATAATAAGAACTAGACCCCGCACACATTAATGGTCCAGTAACATTTTGACCATCAGTTCCGTGTGCTTTAAAAGAATTTGAAGAGCCATCTAATTCACACAATAACCACTTAGATTTAGTTGCTACACCAGTATATTCATTAGTCTCAGTAGCTGCCCATACAGCAAATAAAGCATCAACTTCTGGTTCTATATTACTTGCTCTACATTCTAATATCTCATTAATTGAGTTATTGTACTTATTTAATTTAGCTTTTGCGGTCTTATTACCCCCATAAATATAGGCGATAATGCAAGATGGATCACTAACTTGGATTACGGGGGATGTCCAAGTACCTGAAATAGAAGAGCTAGATAAACGTACATAATTACCAGATTGTTCTGTATTAGAAAAAGTACCTGTATTCCAAAGCCAAGTACTAGGAAAACCAACTGAAGTATCTACGGTGTACCATCCACCAGAATTAGTTATATCTTGGTCAGGGTTATCACTTAATTTAAGTATTTTATCTACTAGATAATCACCAGTGTAGGATGGTACAACTCTTGCATCTGCTGTTGCTTGTATTGGATTGTCGTTGTAAATTGGCAGAGAGGTAGCTCTTGAATAAGAGGCAGGTAGAGTTATCTCATCGTCGTTAGTTCCGTCTATTCCAAAATCTACAGCCTCATCCCAATTAAGTACCTGGCATTCATATACATATTTATTTGTGGTATTAGCACAAAATATAAAATAAAAATCACTTACAGCGGTCGCGCCGACCTCACCATCAGAGGGAACATCGTAATAATAATACCCATCAGGTGAATAAGTTGGGGTTAAAGTATGTTCTGTTGGGGCAGAATCTTTATAATAAAATAAAACAGGGTCATCTCCAGACCCTGATGCATAAAGACGAAATTGTTTACAATAAAAATTTCTACCTAGTTGTCCATACATACCTATATACTTACCACCAGTAACGGTTATATAGGTATCAGTTAAGTTATCATCAACAATTGTAAGTAAACTATCATAGGAAAGGGGCTGATTAGTATATCCTATAGCACCAGACCACGTTGTGGTTAAAGAATAACAATAAGACTTTTTTAATAAATTGTAATCCATTAATAACCCCTTCCATAATTACTTATCCTGTAAAGTCTATTTGATTTATCATTGATTCAATACCGAATCTCACAGCATCATCAAAAGTTACAAGAGCAGAAGCTGGAGCATGCAATGAACCAGATGCCGTTGTTGCAACATCAATTGAATTAGGATATCCAGTTGAAAATCCTAAAGTATCTTTTTCAGTTCCACCTGTTACATGAACACTAGAAGTATCTTTCCAATTAGAAGTTTCAATATACTCTGATTTTACTGAGCCAGATAGTATTGTGAATCTTCCCTCTTCATAGGTTACTTGGGCATTCAAATAGGAAAGCCTATTAGTTGCAGAAGCTTTAGCTCCAGTACCGGAAGCAGTAGCTCTTATTGAATCCTGTAAAGAAGATGCTATAGTGCTGCAATTCAATGTTCCTGTTGGAAGATCTACCGATATATACCCAGAATCATCCTCGTCTATTGCAATCTGCAATGTACCACCAGACACATCTAGTGGGGAGCTTACAATAAAAGATTGTGCCCACCCTCGTCTTAAATGATACATGTATATATCGCTGATACGGGTACTAGAAGACACACTACTATAAGCAGAAGTAGAGAACTTTAAAATATACTTTTCATCCCCACCAGCTCCTACAGGTATCCTTCTATCCATATCAACAGTAATTGTTTTATAATTACTAGGATAATCTGGGGAGTACACATATTCTGTTATTGCCATTTTAATACTCCTAAATTAAATTTCTATATAACACTTACCACTAGCAAGTGTGGTATGGTATAAACAATTTGGATCATTACAGATCCAACCAGGTGGATCAGAATGATATTCCATATAACCAGAAGTTGTTGTGTGGTCGGAACATTGATACCCAGAGTAAGGCAATGCTTGCAAATCTGAATTAGTTGTGTTACCGACCACTACCGTATTACTATAACGGAGAGGATTCCCATCCCCATCAAAACCATAAATAAACCCCGAAGAGTATTTATACTTTTCCCGGTATTCTGTAGAGTAAGGGCATAGCTTAAAGGAATAACCTCTATGCCTATAAACTTTTCCTAAATTAGGAAAAGGTGTATCTATACGTGAATACCCCATACACTATTACGCAACCCCTGTGATAAGACCATTTTCAATTGTGAAAACAGCGCCACTAACTGTTACTTCTCCAGAATAACCAGATACGGTTGGAATTAGTGCTTCAACATCTCCTAAAGCTGATGTAGTAGCATAATCCGCTAAAATAGTAGTTAAACCACTATCAGTTACTAAACCACCAGTATCTAAACCACTTAAATCAGCTTCAATTTTAACTACTCGCTTTACGTCTGATCCCCAAGGAACATTATCTTGTTCGATGCCACTGTAGCTCTCAGTTGATGGGTCTACAACAGAAATGGTCACGCCAGTTCCAGCAATTAGAAAATCATTCTCTGGATCAAAGAATCCCTTACTAGCATTTTTAGACCTACGTGATGGTCCAAGTAGATTTGTTATAGCCATTATCCAAAACCCTCCATTAATTAAATTTATTTATCCAGAATACCTGACTGAATAAATTTGTTGTACTTTCTTTCCAACTTGAAATCAACATCTTTATAAGCCCAATCAGCAAATTTAGAAATACTCTTTTTGCTATTAGTTCTCCATACACAACCAACAGTCCCTTTTCTTGATTGTACATAGCTATATATATTCAAATTACTATTAATAACATCTTTTAACCAGTAACAAGTAGCTTTACTATTAGCTATACTAAGATTATAATGCGTGCAATAATAATTATTTAAGGATAATCGCCTATTAATACTAATACTACCGTCCCCATCAAACATCCCCAAAATGAAACTATTAACATAGTTTTCTGTAATCTTTGGTCTTAGGTTAGCATAGGTTTTTCTAGGTATAATATTTAATTTTTCCAAGTCTTTGAACATTTTCTCTGAAGTAAGTCTAATAGAAAAACTATTTTCATTTATGTATATGCGATGATCTGAACCAAGGTCTGCTTTAAACTGATATACTGGTTCAGGATCTTTTAATAAAAGCCCTGTAACGTAATTCTCTCTCCTTCTATATACAAACCCATCTGCCCATAAAAAACCATACCAATATGCTTTTTGGTGAGAGTCTATCTTTTCAAAATAATTTTCATTAAAATAATATTTTTTATTTGCTCTTCCGTACCTATTATTCTTATGCACTTTCCCATTTTTAATTTCTAATAAATCCTCTTCATTAGTTTTCAATTTTAATCTTTGTAGCTGGCATCTAATTGAATTGGATGTCTTATTTAATTTTTCTGACATTTCTTTAATCGAAATTCGTTCTTTGTTTAAATTAAGTAATAAATTAATTTCATCTTCAGTCCAATATAAAATATTATTTCTAGATAATCCTAAAATCATAGCTCTAGATTTTATAGCAGAAACTCCTTTACCAAGTATTCTAGATATAATGGATCTAGGAGTATTAGAATTATATAAATCAGTTAATGTTATATCCTCTTCTTTTGTCCAACGTCTTCTTTCCATTTATAGATATTATAATAAATACCCATCTTTGTCTAAAATCCACGCTTCGTACATAGGGTATTTATAATGTATTTCCTCCTTATGTTTCTCACAGTTTAAAAGTATAGTATTAGTTTCATTTAGATCTTTCAATAAACCTATTCTCTTATACTTTAAAATTGAATTTTTTAATTTAATAATCTTCCCATCTTCAATAAACTCAATTCCATCCCAATATAAAACTAATGTATAGTAATCTAAAGAAGGACCTATGATTATGTGTTGTTTACTAAAACTCATTATTAAACTATCACAGTCTGATATATCTACTAGGTTATTTAAAACTGGTCCATAAAATACCGAATTATAAATATGACTTTCTGTTTCATTTATATGCCTAATTTTATTAAACTCTAAGTACAGTTCATTTTCTTCTTTTATATTTAAATGCATATTATCCTACATAAACCTTATTGTTTGTAATTGACACATTTGCTTTAGCATTTAATGCTGGATTAGTAGCATCCCATCCAGTGCTATTTCCAATAGCTTTAAATGAACCTTGAATACTAGCTGTCATTTCTCCTAACCCCATCCCCCCAGCCGAAGCTGAACCACGATAGGATTTTACTGGCATCCTTCCTAAATCATAATTTCTAAATTGAGCACCCACCATATTCTGTATATCTATAATATCTTGAGATGCAATACCAGGACTACCTATATTTATATTAATATCCTCTACATCTATATTCCCTTCTGCTAAATTAAGTATCGTGTATGTAGGGGGTATTTGTATATATGCCCCTTTATAGTTTTGTAAAATGCTAGAATCGTACCCAGTACAAGACCAAGACTCCTTACCTACTTGATACCTTTCTTTTGTGTATGAATAAGAATTGATAAAAACTAAAACATTAATAACTGGTGTAGGAAAACAAGCAGCAGGAATAATAGTTACAATTAACCTATTATCACTATTTCTACAAGTATCAGGAACGCATAGTGATACTTCAGGAGTAATTCCACCATAAATATTAAAATTAATTTGTATTTCACTAGACTGTATAGTAGAATATTCATTGATATTACAATCTATATTTGAACCACCAAAAGCATATAACCTTTGTATATTAGCTCCATAGCTAAAATCTATAGATTCAATGCCATAGTCTACTTTAGTATTATCAGGAAAAATTATTTCTGCTTTTGTAGATTTACCTAGTATAACCATTAACATCTAGCTCCGCAATTGGAATCTGAACATACGAATCCGAATGCACTAACTGACCATTCAACAACATTATTAAATTCTATAGAAGCACTTGCTTGTTGTGAAGTAACCAACCCATTAAACCTTCTTTCTTTACTTATACATAAACTAAATTTGGGTGTATTTTCTTTCGTATAAGGTAAACCTTTATCTTTCTTTACATAGACTTTAAACGTAAGTGTAACCAAACCTGTAGCTGCATAAGATATGTTTATGGAGGAACAGTCTATTCTAGGAGTATCAAATGCATCTAATAATGGTTTCATTTAGCCTCCCAATAAATCTCCTAAATTTCCTACTTCAATACCTGGCATTTCTAATTCTAATTCATGTTGAGTAGGTGGAATTTCTTGACCGTTCCATACTATATCCCCATCTTTAGTTAAATATTGAGTTGCATTAAAATTAGCAGACTCTAAAGTTCCATCAGGAGAGATACCAATAAAATCTATAGATAATGGTAAATTATCTGTAGCTTGTATAGTTCGCCCATTTATAATGTCTAAACCAAATGAGGATATCACCATAGTAGTTCTTCTCCCTGGAGCACATTCACACTGCTGTGTATTGTCTGAACATACAAGAACTGGTTGAGAACAACGTAATTTATAGCTTTTATTAAGACTACATGACTCGGACATTTATTTCTCCAGTAAACCATATTCTATAAAACGATTATGTTTTCGTTCTAAATAAAGATCTTTTGAATCTTTATATATATAATTAGCAAAATTAATAATATTTAATCTAGAATAGATGGACCATCTCCAGCAATGAACTCCTTTTCTTTTATCTTTAGTTCCTTTAATACCACAATTTATATCAACAGCATCATATAGCCAATTTATTGTAGATTCATTATTACTTATATCTATTTTAGAATCTAAATATTTATTCTTTCTTAATCTATTATAAATTCCACCATCACCATCAAATAATCCCCTTATGAAATGGGAGCACATGTCGTTTGGAATATTATTTGGGATTGTAGTTCCATATGTTTTATTTGGGGTAATACCCTTATCTATAAGATCAATATACATTTGTTTAGAAAACACTGTGAATGTACAGCAATTGTTTTTTAATCTAGTATAAATTGGGTTAGACGCTTCTATATAATATTTAAATTTTTCTAAAACAACCCTATCTTTTATATTAAGAGAGAGCTTAATAGAATGTCGTGAGTTGTGAATATTACCATCTGCCCATAAAAATCCTAAAAAATAAGCTTTGTCAGGAGAATCAATAATGTTAAAATAAGAATCGTTACATCTATACTTTTTGAGGTGTTTAAACTTACACTCTTCAGCCTTGCTAATGTTTAAAAAACCAGCTCTTTGAATAATTCCGTTACGTGATCTATTTAACATTTTAACTAATTTTTTTGTTTCAACAGTAGGGTATTGTTCTATTAAAACTAGATCCTCTTCCTTTGACCAATATCTATTTGAAAAAAGGCCCATCGTTGAAGCTTTTGTTTGTATGTTTTTTGCTTTCCTATGAAAAATAGTTTCTAAATTCTTAATATTTGTGGAATAATATAATCCTTTTAGTTTATTCTCTTCTTTTTCAGTCCACTTACAGTATTTATTACCAGATATACCTAATTTTCTAATTCTGTTCTGCACAGACCATACACTCCTTCCAAGAATATTGGCTATTTCTAAAGTTGTATTTTTAAAATAAAGCTGCTTAAGTGATTCCTCTTCCTCTTTTGTCCATTTTTTTTGTTCCATATTCTCTTCCTTTTTAAATGTTACAAAATGCAGTATACCAATTGAAGGTATAGTTACAAGTTGGTGGATTTGGGGGTTCAAATTTCCAAGTAAAATTAGTGAGATATGCCTCAATATTATTTACTTTTAACATTCCTTGACAGGATTTTTCAGAATTAACACTGAATTCGTACACAAAATCCTGTGTTGTATCCACAAGCAACGGGCCCCCTTTATATTTGACACTCTTATAGGCATAAGTAATTGGAGGTATAATAAAAGGTTGCTGTCCTGCTTGCACATTGAGTTTATTTACTCTATATAACCTATCTCCAAATTCCATTAATGAAGAAGGGATGTCATCTATGTTTCCAGTTATTTTTATGTCTCTCTTACGATTGGGGACACCTATCCAACGACCTCTACGTCTTCCTATTACTTCGCCGGTTATAGGATCGATACAATCCACACATTCATTACAAGAATTAATAAATTTATATCCAATTGAAACAGATAATTCAAATGGACAAGAGAATCCCATAGTATACCCGTATTCTTCCATACTATCATTATCAAATGGGTGTGCTGTCAGTTGTAATGAAGTAATAGCAGGGCCAATTAAATCTAATTTTGTATTATATGGATTACATTCATTATCTGTCTCATCCCACCAGTCGAAGGTAAGGTTTGTATCAATATTTAAAGAATTAACTCCAGTTAATATTGCATTACCTTCTGATACAGATAAATCATATACTATGCAACAATTACATGTGCTCATTTTAATATGCTACTATACCTCCTGCGGGACCACCAGTTGCTAAGTTATCGTGTCCATGTGGAGCAACAGTCATGGCATCTATTTTAGCAAGTGCCTTAGTTGCTGGGTCTACGAAAACCCCTCTAAAAGGATACCAATCTCTCATTGTGATTATGAACCTTCCTCTTGTTTCATCGGAATACACATCTGACATCTCTGAGGTAATAACTCTTAATTCTCCTGGTTTAGCTGTTCCAGAAGCTGCATCAACATTACTACTATTAGTAGTACCATAGTTATTTGGATTAACAAAGCAAGAGCATCTTCTATTATCGTCTATTGTAACAGCAAAATCTCCTCGATTATCTTTTTGTAAACCTACTAGTCGCGGATTCCCTTCTTCATCGTACAAAGTTAATATGGCACTTTGCCCAGGTAATAAGGATACGGTGCTTGGATGAAAAGTATAAACATACTGACCTGCTAATCTATCTTTTACTGTATCTGATTGTGGATTTCTACCATTAGGAGTCCATCCTTTCGGGTCTGGGGTAGCTTGTAATGGGGAATGGGTATCCTGAACAGTACCAGCAACCTGCTTATATCGTATAGCTTTAGTGGGAACTCTACGTAATTGTGTCATTCTACCACCACCTTTTCTTTGACCTCCTCTAATTAATGCATATGCAGAATCAGAAGTTTTAAATCTTCTACTATACTTTTTATTACGCATTTTTGTAAAAACATCTTCAGCAGTTATAGATAAATAATATTTTCTCGAATCATTAAAATGCGGATCTCCTTTGACAGATTTTACATATCCAGTAAATATTTGAGGCATTCCCCCTTCTACTCCAGCCCACAAAGTTAATGTAGGTCCTAATCCATCAGAAGTATTTATTATGCTAGAAATAGGATTTCTAATCCAAATTTCTAGTTGACAATTTAAAGTAGAAATTACTTGACCTCTACTTTGGTTTAAACTAAAAGAGTTAATATACCCATGAGTATCGTATCCACATCCTGGAGTTCCAAAACTCATACCAGCAACTTCTATTCTTGCTCGTATTAAATCTAATCTTAGAGTTGGGCAATCAGTCATCCTTGTAATTCCTTTTTTAAGTATAGTTATCTATTTATTAAATTAATAACAAACGTATTTTTTGTTTCAAGTAATTTTAATCTTTTATAACTAGGTTCTTCTTTTATTATCCCAGATTCTAAAGAAAATAACTTGAATCTACCTATTACTCGTCTACCATATATGAAATACTCATTTCCTTCAAAAAGCACCTTATCAAATCTCTGAAATCCGAATAAAAATCGTGGAGCAGTATTTCTAATATGACTCCTAGCTCCTTTAAATAGTTTACGATTTTGCTTTCGCACTTGCTTTATTAGGTACGATTGATTCCTTTTCTGTATTGAACCGTTTGCTATAACAAAAGCATCGTTAATGTGAGATTTTTCTATCCCTGATTCTAGTCTTTTTTCTTTGGTTTCATAGCCGTAAGTAGTTTCAACATCTATATACAGTGCTTTAAGTTGGTCAATTATTCTCCATCTTATTATAGACATTAAAGTTTCTGCTTTGAAACTCTTTTTAGGTTTTGCTTTTAATTCTACTATGCCTTTATGAAATTCACTGTGACAAGTTTTACACAACGTAATTAAGTTGTCGGGCTGGTTAGTTCCTCCCTCGATTCTTGAAATTATGTGATGCACATTCAAAATCTTGTCTTTTGATTTTCCTTTACAAAGTTGACATTTATGGCTGTCTCTGTACAAAACATACTCTCTGGTGTTACTAAACCCTTTCTGTTCTCCGTTCTGATATCCTTTTCCTTTTATTTCAGGATTTTTTATTTTCTGAATGTCAAAGGCTGCAATTTCCATTCGAACTTTTGAAATAGGTAATAATTCAGAAACTTTGTTCACGAGTTTGATATGAGAATCTAATTTATGTTGAACTGAAGGCATCAATCGTCCTTTTTTTCTTGCATTTGCACGATTAAGAAATCTAGGTTTACGATACCGAGTTTTTCTTTCTCTTCTAGCCCTTCGATACATTCTTCTCTCTTTAAGTAATTTAGAAATATCTGTTCTTAATTCTACTTGAGCTGAAAATAATTCTTCTTTTTTAGAAACTGCTGAAAGCCCAATGAATTTGTACCCAGTATCTACTCCTAAAGTAATTTCTTGTTTAGTTTCTCCGGTTGGATAAAGTAATTGAATTGTAAATGGGGTTCTTTTTACAACCTTTGCTTTTCCTTGCTTTAGCAAAATTCTAGCTTTTGCCGGAGTTGTTGGCATTAATGGTTTATTTCTTTGATTTTTAACGAATACTCTCAAGTTTCGTTCTCCTTTCGGGTTAGGGCCTCATCGCTAATGTTATAGAGGCTTTTTACACTGTAAACACTGTTCCTTAGAACTGTTTAATTTACAGCAACAGAGCTTGGAACTTGAGGAGCATCCCAAGGTGTTGTAACCTGAATAACGTAGTCAATTAAGATTTAAGCTAGTCAATATGACTTAAGCCTCCTTTGGAACATTGTATAGTTCAACTTGTACTTGATCCCCTACTTCCCACGGCCATTTAGCAGCATTCCAAGCTGTAATTATTCCATATCTAGGGATATTAACTTTATATAAAGCCCCATCTAATACTTGTTCCACTCTACCTGTTATAGTAACATTTTCTACTTGCTTTTTATATAGCTGACCTACACCTTGTGCAGAAAACATTGCTGGGCCTGCTTCAATATTTAATGTATAAGATTGACCATCTTGATAATTATAATTGATCGTATTTATAGTTCTTATACCATGAGGAGTACTCACACATTTACCTAATCTTGGTATTTCATCTTTATTTGTAGGAGGACCACATATATAAGTATATCCTTTATATGGTTCATTTCTAAAAGTATTATAATAATTATATAAATTTTGTGCTACTTTTAAACATTCTTCCGCAGCAGTTCTATACCCATTTAAAGATGTATCTGTTGGGAATAAAGCAGTGATGTTTACTTCTAAGGTAATACCAGTCATAGCATCTCTTAATTTTTCTGCATCACTATCTAGTTCTTCTCTAGTACACCATACATTATCGTATAAACCAGTTTCTGGATCTATTATTTGACAAAAATTATTACCACAAGCTGCAACTGGTTGTTGCATGGTATTTTGAAAAATAGGTTTTACTTTCATCGAAATGGCTTCCAATAAAGGTCTTACATCTTTTCCAGCTGTTCTAATCTGAATCCCAGGTCTTGATACATTTACTTTAGCATATAAACTACCTTCATCTATAGTCCATAACCCATCGTTTATTCCTGCTAGGTAACCTCCTGGGGTGTAGTTCCAACATCCCTCAGTAAAATAATAAGCACTATAATTACCTGCAACATGTTGATAAAATATAGATAAATCTTGCATATCAATACCAGAACGTATAAACATACCTAAATAAGCATGAAACGGATTTTGCCATCCCATATCAGTACCTCCTCCAGCAGCAAAAGAACCGCCTGTATTAGGAGTATGCTCATTAGAATAAGTAACTCTATAAGTAGCTGAGGGTGGGGCTTTAAATCTTAACCCATAGTATCTAAAAGCTCCCTTACCTAAAGATGTATACAAACCAGGAAACTCTGATAACTCAACCCAATGCTCCCCTTCTGTTAATTGGATAGTTTGGTGTTCAGTTTGAATACCAAAAAAATACTGATCTTGACCTGCAGAAGAATGCACATAGTACCAACTACGCAACGGAAATCCAGTAGCTATTATCTGTGTTGTACTTTGGTATATGTTTTCAACAGGGTCTCCCCCACATTTTTCCGTAAAACCTAGATAGCCCCATCTATTTGCATCACTAAAATCTAAACAAGATTGGATTTTACCATACTGATACATATTAGGGACTATGTACCCACCATTGTATCCAGTAATACCACCCCCTTGTAATATAGCCTGACGGGGGTTAGAGCACCCCTGCAATTGTGTATAAGCATCAAAATGAGCTTTTAATAATTCTTGAGGGGTCATGCAAGCCCTATTCATATTTAAAACAGATAAATCACATTCTAACGGAAAATAGTTTTCAAGTTCATGAGCAGAGACACTTCCTACCAAAGGTCCACTATCTTTTAACCTAACAGGTATTTCGGTAGCACCAGAAGTGAAATTAACATTATAGTACAGTTGTAATTCTTCAGATGTAAAATTACCAAAGTCAATATCTATAAGCCAACCTATAATCTGCTGAAAAGGACCAATTTCTATTGGGTCACTTATGTTATCTTTGAAAACTTGCTTACGATCATATTCTGGATATACTATTGTGCCGTACTGCCTAAATTTACCTAAATCACAAGAGCGAGATACATACGAACCACCCCTTGATTCCGCTAACATTCCCCATTCCATTTTAGCCCCAAGAGCAGTTATAGCTGATTCAGCAGAATTAAAGGGTCTTTTAGTAAATATATTTCCTAATTCACACACATTTTCAACTATGGGTTGATCTTTTGATAATACAATAATTTCAGTATCACCACAAGATATTTCAGGAATCGGAGTATTCCCTCTTACAATTACTAAATCAGTAATTTGATCCATTTTTGCACCTGGAATACAATACCGTATTTCAGGTAATTTGCATAAATGGGTATTAGGAGAACTATCTTTCAATATTAATACAAATTCGGCTTCACCAAATTCATTAGAATATACCTCCCAATATTCCCCATTTAGTAATTTAGCATCTAAAGAAGCTCTCATTACTGTAAAAGCATCTTGAGTTTGAATATCTAGTGGACATAAATTAGTATATTGATTTTTGTTAAGTGAATCATGAGAATTATCGCCATAAACAGAATTCATATTAACAGATATATCAAAAGTACGAAGTATATCTATAGCAATGAAGTCTTTGTCATACTTCATTGAATCTCTACAGGCTTGTATAGTTTTTGACCAATTATTTGTTAAACATGGATTACCAAATATTTCTGGATTATTTTGTGTTGCCGTTGCCATTTAAAATCTCCTTTAAAAAGGTGCCTCTCCTTTTGGGAATAATTCAGTGTCATTTTGTCTGTTATTTAGATCTTTACTTTTAGCATCAAGCTTTCCTATAACTGTCTCTAAAGCATCCACTCTCGTTATTTCTCTAGTAATAGAATCAGTCAGATTAGTTAAAGTACCCTCAATATTTGATAGGAAATCTGTAGATACATTAGGAAGTTGTGCTCTAACTAATTCTAAATCAGATCTAATTTGATCTACATCTGCAGACAGTTTCTCATTACTACCCGCAGCACCAGCTCCACCAAAATTTAAATCATTGAAGTTATTAACTCTCACACTCATATCTTGAGGAAACTCTATTTTTAGACTACTGCTAATTGTTTCTTGTAATGAAGAAATACTTTGTGCTACTTTATTAAGTAGGTCACCAAAATCTTGACGCATTCTTTCGTTAACATCATCAGGAAAATTGGTAACAAATACTTTTGTAGCTTGTGATTGTTCTAGCCCCTTTAGCCCTTTTTCACCAAATTGTTCATATATTTTTTTATTTATATCGGTATCTGAATAACCTTGTTGTTTATATATACCAGCTAAGGCACCAAATCGTTCACTATCATTTCTAAAAGCACCGGCAGCATTCATGCGATCCCATTGTTCACCAACAGTTCCTTTTGATACACCAGACACATATCCGTAGTCAGGGAGTCCCATTGGATTTACTGGTTGTTGTTCATTAGACCAATACATTGGAGAAACAGTCACTGTCTCATTTGCATTAGGTTTATAAGTATATCCATAATTAGCAGACATCATACCTGTTCTATTTGCGTATGTATTTTGCATTACCGCAGTATCAACTCCTTTACCATAAGGGCTCGGATAATATGAATATAAACCACCACCTTTACTAAATATAGGATCGTATTCTTGAGCAGGGATATAACCAGTTCTAAACATAGCAGGGTTTTTCTGTTCGGTGCTTATAAACCAATTAGCTTTATCTTTATTGTTTTTTCTCCATTTACTAAAATAGTAATCCTGCATCCGTTTAGTTTCTTCCCAAGTATCTCTATCAAAATCTCCAGAATTAGGTATTCCTTCTCTTAACCTTTGATCTCTTGCATTTCTCTCCTCATCAGATAAATCTCCGACTTCTTTTCTACGATATTCCCATTGTTCTCTTGAATTTTCAAAAGAATCTTCTCTTGCATTGATCATCCCATGCCTTTTTCTATAATAATCAACCATCAAATGACTAACTTCTGGTCTTGCATTTTGAGCTATGTATCTTCCATACGCCTTATCATCCCAACCCCGGTTATTTTGTGAAAGTCCTAATTTATCATTATATTGTTGCATTGTCAGTTCCGCTTCATTTCGTTTTCTATCTATTTCTTCTTGAGACATCATGCTCGTAGGTTTAGCATTTTTCCAAAAATCCAAAATTGCTTGTTGATTCTGAGCTAACCCTTCTAACCCCACCTGTTTTAGCGATTTCCCTGATTGTAATATTCCACCAATCTGATTTAATTTATCTTGGGAGTATCCATATTGTTTTAATTGCTGTAAAGCTTGTTGTTTATCATGTGGTAACCCCATCAAATACGCATTTTCTTTCATTGTTTCATTAGGAGCCCCGCCTAAAATATTAGTTCCATCAAGGAAATGTTCTTGATCATATCTATTCCTAGCTATTCTATCTCTTTCTTCCCAGTCCATACGAAGTTTAGCATCATCAGGGTGTTCTTTATAAATCCAATCACCATTCATTCCCATATAGCCGGGGGTATCCATGGTAACAGACTTACCATTTACCATTTCTCCGTTTCTTACTGCTCTTTCGTTGTGCTCAAATTGAGATGCTCTACGTTCATAATAACGCTGCTTAAGTTTTGCTTCATCTAATAATTTTTGTACTCCTGCTGGGAATGAACCTTTACTGCCCGTTGAATCAAATTGGGTATGTGCCCTAATTAAGAGCCCCATATACTCTCGTCTAGCCTTTTCTGCTTGACTTAAAGCACCTATTGTTCTATCATCCATTTCTCTTTTTGGATATCCAAAACCAGCATTTCTATAATCTGATTGATCAGACATAAAAGAGCTGCCTAAATCCCAAGCTCCACCAGAACCTTCTTCTCTAGCTCCACCAGCAGTAAACACTACTCCAAATCCCATTCCAGGTAATCTCAACGGAGTTCGTTCTTTAGGATGAGTCTTTTTATATAATTGTGAAGGAGTATACCCCCACATATTTAACTGAGCACGTTCTGCTTCATACGGATCAAATGGCTTAATAAACGGTACAGCTTTAGGCATACGCACAGGTTCATATGTTCCGTATTCACGATTCCAAGTTTTTTCATTTAGAACATCTTCACTTTTAGTAGCGTTTGCCTCAAATCCGGGTTGATTTAAATTATAGGCATATTCAGCCAACAATGCTCGGTTCTTATCTCTTCTTTTTTCTATATCTTCTGTTGTTGTATCAATTCTATTTTTAAAGTAATCAGCTTGTGGGTATTCACTAACCCTACTATCTTTAGAAATGAATCTTATCTTTTTCTCTATCTCACTATTCTCATCACTAATTGCTTTCTCTCTATCTTTTAACCTTTTTCTTACCTCAGTTGCCTTTTCATCCCTTTTTTGTAATTCTTTTTCTAATTCAAATACTCTTGATTCTTTAAGATTTAGATGAGATGTAGTTTCAGTAGTGTAGTGTTTATACCTCTCTGACGCTTCACGCCATTCTTTTGACCCAGGTTTAGAATTAAGGATATCATTCATCAATTCCTTATTTTTTTCATACTCTTGGGAATTATAGTAATCGTTATAAGCTTTACCTCGTTCAGATTTAGCAAGTTCTAAAGCTTTTTCTATCTCTTCTTTTGGAGTATCAGCTAATGTTTTAACTGGAACTTTTGGTTTAGGAATCATACCAACTAATGCTACAATTTGTGGTGCATATTTATGTTTAATCAAATCTCCTAAAATACCAGGCATCATTACTTTTTCTTTTGGTGGCTTAACTTCAGTACCAGGTTCTAATTGGGCAGGTGCCGGTTCAGCCAGAATCTGCGGTTGTGTAGAAGAGACTTGTGCTTTTTGTGCCTCAGTTATTAATTTATAATAATTATCAGTTACTTGAACTTCTTGATTTATTCTTTTGTCTAAATCTGCTATTTTATTTCTAATACCAGCTCTGGCTGGGCCCGTTTGGCCGCCCATTGGATCTTCGCCAATAAGCTTATTTAATTCATCTTCTAAATCCATTCTTTCTTTTCTCATATTAACAATTTTTTCTGTTTTTTCGTACATAAAATCATTAATATTAGGTAAATTTCCAATAGCAGTTGGAGTTTGCATTTGAGCTTCTAATTTTTTTATTTCCCTCTCTAATAATTGTTTGCGGGCACCTTCAGGTATTACTTCTTCCCATTTACGCTTATCATCTAATTCAGGTTTTGGTAGTAAATCATTTATGAAGTTTAGAGGACCCAAATCAAATGGGATAGATGGTTTAGTTTCTAATGTTCCTCCTGCTAAAGCTTTTTTCATCCAGTCAATTCTTTGTTGTATATCCTCAACCCTTGTGCTAGTAGCTCCTTCTCCAAACCTCTGCCCCATCATCCTTTCTAATAACCTATCCCCCATAGATCGACCAGACGCTTCAATATTAAGTTGTTTTTCTTGTATTTGTTGTTCATAGAAAGGTTTAAATGTAGGAAAATCTTGCATTTGTTGTTCTAAGCTTCTAATATTTTCTTTAGCGGATTTTATTGCTTTTGTATCTATTCTGTCACTTATTAAACGACTCATGTTGGTTCTTATTCCGCTAATAGCGAAGCTAGCTAACTCTCCCCCAGGAACACTAGTTGCAGCTTCTCCTACTTTACTAAATATGTAAGAAAACTGTCTAGCTATACCACTCGTAGTTAAAGCAAAATTTTTATAAGTATCTTCCCCCATTATTCCTTTTAATTTCTCATCTATTTCTTTTCCGTATCTTTCATTAATATAACCAAAAATAGATTCCCCAACAGGACTAAGAGCTTCCATTGCTACAGTACCTTTTACTAAGCTACCACCCGTTTTAAGCAGGGAAGCTGCTCCTCCTCTAAGTGTTCCCGCTTCAGCTATTGCTCTTTTCACCTGTAATTCTGGTGATAAATTTCCTCCCCATCCGTGCATCCAAGTAGGACCAATAGGCTTTCCAATTTTAGATAAAGGTGTTTTTCCAAAGAACTCAGCTTGGCTTCCAAGATTAAATAATTGAAAATTTAATAATTCTTCTGGTGAAGCAAGTAGAGTGCCAGTTAGAGGGTTAATATTTAATTTCTCTCCTAGTTCTTGTCCTTTTCCTAACGCAGAACCAGCAAAGATACCCGCCATACCAAAAGGAAATCTAGCAGCCATACCGAGTGGACCACGCATAGTCATCATTGCTTCTTCTGCTATTTGGAAAGGAGAACTAAATCTAGTTCCTTCTGTTAGTTTGGATGCAGCACTTACTAAAGACAATGGGCTACCAATCATTGGAACATGGAGTAAACTTTCTGCCGCTCCTGCTGTACGATATCCTAATCTACCAACCCCTTTTTCTAACTTATACCCACGTGGGAGTTCTGGCATAGCACCTTCTCCCTCCCCTCTGGGTGTTTCATAATAACGCTCTTGCAATACTTTATGCCAAGCTTCTTTAGTAATGAATTCCTCATAACCACTTTCTTTTCCAGTAGGCTTTAGTATATCCATGAATTCTTCAGGAGTAATATTGTTTTTTAATATTAGATTACCTACCAACTTTTCTTGATGTTGCCCCATAATATCCGCTAAAACTTCACTAAACTTTTCACCTTCCGTAGGATATGCCAGTTTACGTTCCATTTGATCCTTTATTTCTTGTGCAGTTTTAGGTGCAGACTTCTCTATTAGTGGCATTAAATCTTCATAAGCTAGTTGCTCTTTTGAAGTAGTACCGGTTTCAAAACGCTGATGTAATAATTGGATAGCTACATCAGAAAGTGCTTCTCCAAATTCATGTTTCTCCGCACCTGTTCCAGCAACACTTTCAGTAATAGAAACTCTACCTCCTCCGAAAGTGGCACTAGGTCTTCCAAAGCTATGGCCTCTTCTGATACTACCTTCTGAAGTTTGACCAGTAAATAACGAAGGAGTTAGATCAGGAGCAATAATTTGTAAGAATTTCTTAGCTATTCCAGTCCCAGCTAATAGTTTACCACCTTCTCGTTGAGCAATATCGTTTAGTATATTAAGTATATAATCCCTTGCAGTTTCTTGTGTAGGAGCTTGACGACCTGCTAAATCCCCAGTTAATCTATGGCTTTCTTGTGCAACTTGCATTACTTCAGCTTCAGTGAATTGTCTTAACCATCTTTCTATATCTTTAGATGTTTTTAATTCCACTTGTGTACTTTGAGCTTTCCCAGTACCACCAAAAAATACACTTCCACTATCTTTTAAATTAGAAAATATATTTCTAAATTGAGGAGCACTAAATAAATTTCTAAAATTTATACTTGGACGGGTTCTAGGAGCATATTTATCACGCATTATGTCATCATATAGGTTTTCAAATGGTCCTTGAACTAGTGAATCTACATTGAATCTTTCATTCCAAGATATACTTCGTTTTTCTTCTGGAGTTGCAAATATAGAATCATAATAGGTATCTAAATTACCTTTAGGATAGTACCCTGTTTTTGGTATTCTAGGTATCTTAGGAATCTTTGGTATATCAATTATAGGTTTACTTAAATCTATTTTAAAATCAGGAGACATATCAAATAAAGAAGAACTACCTCCAAATCTATCTAAAACTTCTCTCTTAATATCTTTGCCTAAAAGTGTATTTAAATCTTGTGTTACTTGATGTGCTGTTTGTGCTCTTCCTACTGTTTTGCTTAAAAAAGTATGCTTTATAAGCTCATTCACTAATGTAGATAAAAACTCTCTCCTTGTAGGAAGCATATAAGATTTAACATCAAAAGCTTCATTGACTTTATAAAGATCCCAAGGCATTTTACTTCTTAATAGATCCAATGCTTCTTGGCTTCTAACTTGTACATCATAATCATTTGGTGTTTCGCCTCTTAAAATATCTCTTACTCCACCACCAAATAGATTAACTTGGTTTTGAAGACCTAAGTTTCTAACCCCAGAATGAAGAGATTTAACAGCCTCATAAGACTGCGGCATCCTTCGTAAACTATTCATAAAATGACTAGTTAGTGAGGAAGAACCACCAAATTCTCCTCTCATAATATCTCTTATTTTCTTTTGTGTTTCTTCTAATAATGGAGTTTTAAACCCTTCTAAGAAACCCGCCGCTTTTTCTGGGCCACCTAAGTATTCAATAGATTGTTTGTTAGCCGCCATAGCTGCATCAATGGCTTGTTCAGGGGCCATTCCTGGATGTAGACCGCTTAAGAAAGTTGGAAAATCATTTGGACCTTTTAAGAGTGAAGGAGACCCAGCATATTGTTTAGCTGTATCTAAAGCATTTTGAAACATGTCTTTTAGTGTTTTATTCTTAAAAAGAGGAATTAATCTTTCCAAATTTGGAATCGAAATCTCTTTTAAAATCTTTTTATTACCAGCCGTCATTTTTTTTTGAATATCAACAACAGGCCCAGCATAAGCTTCTATTGCTATTTTTGATTGCTCTATTTTAGCTGAGTGATCATTAGTTAAGTAATTAGAATATTGATTAACTCCTATGTCTTTTAAAATTTCATTTATATATTCAACATTTTCTCCTAAATCTAAAGATCCTAAGTCTATAAATTTCTGTTTTTTAGATGAACTTTCCAAAAATATATTATTAAGATGAGAATCTACTGGAAATACTTTACGTTTCAACATTTCATAAATTTTTTGTTTATAATCCTTTAGTACCTCATACTTATTAAAACCTGATTGACCAACAGAATTATGCACAGTTTCTCCATGTAACCGTTCCATAATTTCTATAAAAACGCCTTTTTTATCATCATAATTTAAAGATGTTTCTGGAAATAGAGACGTACCGTGCAATCTCTGCATTATTTCATTTCCACGATCTAACCAATCTTGATATCCAAATATTGGTTGAGCATATTCCTTTACAGCTAAATGTTGGTATTTAGGACTTGTATATATCTTACCTTCGGCACCTGCGCCCAAAGATTGTTTTAAAGGATCTGATTTAATATCTTCTAATATATATTTTGCTGTTGATAAATCAAACAAAGAAGAAGAGCCAGACATAGTTTTCTTATGAACATCTTTTAATTCTGCTTCATGTTTTTTATAAATCGATAATGTGATTTCTTGTAATCTTCTTAATATAGGACTATCAGACATTAATCCTCGTTCAGTGGACATGGCTAATAACTCTTTTCCTATTTTAAATCCACCAGCTCCTTTTATTACCATATCAACTATGTCTGGAAGAAAATCTTTTGAGAAAGGTGTAGTTTCCAATTCTGTTTTTAAATAATCTCTTTCTTCTTTATTTAGAGAAGTGTATAATCTATATAATACTAAATGGTTTATCTCGTGTTTAGCCCTTTTTAAAAATTCTTCTAGCGATATCTTATCAGAATTATATATATTGATATATGGTTTTCCTTCATTCCATTTAGCTATACCCTTATAATGGTATATAGGAGATTGCATATTAGTAAAAGCTTTAAGCATTGAAGGATATTTATCCTTAATTTCTGGTAACATTACACGTCTATCAACACCTGGTAATAAAGATGACCCTCCATCAAATTTAAAAGGCTCATTAGTTCTTCCTCTAAATAGCCCCATCATAAAAGGAAGATTTGAGGATGGTAAAGTCCGTTGATATCCTTGAGTAGATACAAAAGGTATTACTCCTGCTGGAGATGTGTAGTCTACAGGTTCATTTGTATCCAAGGAAACATCAGTAGGTCCAGTACCAGCCATTTCTTTTGTGATAGAAAATACTTCATTTCTTAATGGTATGGCTTCTGAAGTTACTTCAGGGTGTGCTTGTGCCTCATTGGAAAATTTTCTAGCTAATTCAGAGTATGGAGATTTCATTATAGGAATAAACAATTTATTTTTATATTCGTCTTTTTGATTTTCCTCTATCATAGGTAGCGTAGGAGTAAGATTGAGTAAATCTTTTTTATACCCCATATCAATTTGTTCATTAGATAATAGCTTTCTAGTCCTATCCGTAAAAGGAAGTTGATAGGCTTTAGAAAGATTGCTTGCTATAATGTTGGAAACTAACTCTCCAGTTTGTCTTTCATTTTCTAGTAACTCAACACCAGTTGGACCTGCTCCAATCAAATCTTTTCTAATGAGGGGACTACTAACTAAGGGTGTTCGTTTGCTTTTTATTAAGCCTATACTTTCTTGGACTTGAGAAATAACGTTAGATCTTAATTCTAAAGCTTTTGATAAATCGTTTGTAAACTTATTTTCTTCAACTTCTACTGCTCCTACAACACCTTGAAATTTCTGTAAAGCTACTTTTGTATCATCTCCTAACACAACTTTTTTAATACTATCGCCTACATTATTAAATAGTTTGGTTAGTTTGTCACCCATTCCTATCTTATTTCGTTCTTTAAATTCATCAGAAAATACTTTCCAATTTAAATCTGGAATTCTTCCAATTGAAGCTAACGTTTTATCAATTGGGCTAACAACTGGTTGTGTGACTTCTTTTTGTTCTACTAAATGAGCAGGGGTATAAACTTCTGATTTAATTTTATTAATTGCAATTCTATATTCTTTCATTAATTCAGAATCAGATAGATTATCATTAGCAAATCTAGAAGATAGGAACTTATCTACTCCTTCGAAATGTCTAGGCGAAACATTACGTACCACACGAAGCCAAGTTTCAGTAGGTATTCCATAAGGAGTATTTTCTCCTTCAGCAAACATTGCCATATATTCGGTCAAACGAGACCAATTAGAAGAATTAGGAGATAAGTCTAGAGGGAGTTTATTTGCTTTCTCTTGCATCTTTAGAAGTTCTAAAGTAGGAACATTCCCACGAGGATATCTATTCACATAAGCAGCATAGGCATCTTCTATTTCTTTACCTTGCCCTTTGAATAAATCAGGATATAACTGAGGATCTTTAATTAGTTGATTAGTAATTGTTCTAAATGGAGCTTCACCTACTTGAGATTTTATCAATTCTAATACTTTCGATAGATACTCAACTCGTGGTGTCGCCCCAATTGAAATACCTTGTTCCCCACGTAATTCAGCTGCACCTAAAGTCTCCATACCATGTCCAAATAATTCATGGGCAACAGTTTGATCCATACGTGCTTTAGAGAGATTAACAAACGCCATACTTAAAGGATTAGACTCCCCTATTACAGTCTGTCTGCCCCCTATGTTAAGAGAAGGAGCATGCGCTAATATTAGAGCTAATCTAGATTCTGAATCAAGCCAACCAGCTCCTTTACCAGATTCCATCTGAGCTTTAATATCAGAATATAGGAACCTATTATCGCTAAGTCTAGATATTCCAATATCAAGAAGACTACCTTCTTGTCTAACTCTCCAATCAAAATCACTATTATAGGCTTCACTAGGCCTAAAGTACTTTCCAGTACTAGCATAAGCTCTAGATGCCGCCATCATAACACTATCGGTAGAATAATCTCCTATAGGTAAAGGACGTTTATATCTTTCAGCAATGTCATCTAATTTCTCATCAGGATAGCCTCTATGTTTCAAATAGGACATTGCATCTACTTGGGTTTTTGGTACTCCCACAACTGTACCATCACTTTTTACCCAAGACTGAACTGATCCAGAACCGGCAGAAGTAGAAGATTTAGTGGTGGATGAGCCAACAGAATAGGCAGTATTTCCTACTGGAACTAGTTTTTGATAATCTGGAGTACCATAGTCAAAAGTTTGTACACCTGCACTCCCAGATGCGCTGCCTGAATCTTGGCTTATAGGCGATCTTTCTTTTCCTGTATCAGATGTTCCTGATGATCTCCCAGAACCAACTTTACCTTCTCTGCAACACCCTATTAACACCTCTAATATAGATTTTAATATCTCATTAGTATCTCTTGAACCTAACTTGCTTTGATAACCCGCATATTGACCAACAGGTATACTGTAAGGTTTACTTTCTATAGAGGATAAAGTATTAGTTAAATTAGTATTTTCTATTACACTTGTACCTTCTTGTCCCATATAATGCTGGCTTAGTTGTGCTGCTTTTGAATAATAATATTGTTCTGGATTATTGTAGAATGCGCGCATTCTTTGTTCTTCTTTGCTTCCTTCAGGTCTTTCACCTGTTAGTGCACCATGTAAATCTCTAATAGCATCTACTATAGGCATCCATATATAAGTAGCTTCTAATTTTCTATCTTCGGCTTTAAGTGCATTTTTTATGGCATCTGATAAACCCTTAAGATCATTTAAAGATTTAAAGCCTCTCCTTTTCAAAATATTATCAGGCCCAACTTCTTCTATTTCACTTGCTCTTCTCAAATCTTCTTCTAATTTAGATCTCTGTTTATTTAGTACTTCTCTAAATCCTTCAGGAAGAGATGGCTCATAAAGAGCTTCTACAATGGATGTCTGAGCTTGCTTTGCTATACCTTTTTGTTGCTCTAATTTCTGATCTTCTCTATCTTGTAATGCTTTAGTTTGTTCTTCCTTAGCAAGCCAATTATAGTAGGATGCTTTCCCAGGATGTAAAATAGCTTCTTGCCATAACCTGCTTCCCGGCTGCATTGGTTGAGGTACGTCTTCGTATTTCACATTTCCAAACTCGTCATAGCCAGATGCTCTAGATTCCATTATTGGGGTATAATTCATACCTGGAGTACCTAACCCAGGTAGAAGCATACCTGTTGATTCATCCATTCTAGCTCGTTCTAGTGAACCAGGAAATTTACCCATTCCTACTTGATAAGAAATATAGTCTAATCCCCAATTTGTCTCTTTTAACACATACAATTGACGAGCTAGTTGTTCAAATTTTGTGGCTACTTCTCCAGCCGCTGAAAGACCTTTTAATCTTTCACTTAGAGCCTCTATCTTAGGTCTTTGCTCTTCTAGGCTTTTAGTCATTTTCTGGTATGCCGCATCTAATGACGTAGCTTTTGCTAAATAAGCTTCTTGCTTTTTAGGATCTCCAGAAAAACGAGCTTCAAGAAGTGCTAAATTCCTAGCAGATCCCACTTTCGTTGCTTCTTGTGCCAAAGCTTTATAAGAGGATTGCCAATCAGCTGTTCCTTGGGCTAAATTAGGAGAATATTTTGCTACAACCTCTCTACCTGTTAATTCCCATTCATTCTTCCCAATTTCAAAATTTGCCTCAGGGACTCCTCTCATCGCTCCAGAGAACGGAGAGGTAAGATATCCCAAATCCCGTCTCGCTTTAATATCAGCGATAGCTCTTAGATAAGTGTACATTGCTTCTAATGCTGTTTTAGTTCCTTCTGAAGCAATATTAAACCTCTCTAATTCTGCTATCGTTGAATTTAGGCTATCAATTTGAGAACCATACTTTGCTTCCACCTCATCGTATTTTGCCATGAGTTCTTTTAATTCTGTTTTTGCTTTTTCTACATCTTGAGGAGTTTTAGCCATTTCTAACTCGGATTGTCTTTGCGAAATAGCTGTTTCTATACCTTTCATATAAACATCTATTGCTTCTTTTTGTCTTTGTGCTGCCATACCCTGCTGGTATATACCAGGATACTGTATTGATGTTAATTGGCCAGCAGATAATTCCCATATACTAGGAGACTTTGGAGGTTCTCCAATATAAGCTACTCCTGCCATTGGCCCCATAACGGGAGACTTTCTTATTGCACTCTTCAAGTCAGACCCAAAATTAATAATGGATTCCTTAAATCTAACTCCCAAGTCTTCTAATTGCTTTCGTATAGCATCAATCCACATACTTCTTCTATAGTCTGAAGCTATTTCACTATTCCTACTTTTATCAATAGATTCCGTTAAATCTTCTATTTTTTTATTTAATTCTTTAATATATTCGTTATTTTTTTCTATACTTGCTTTATACATTTCTTCTGCTTGAGGAGTTAATCTTCCAGATTTACTAAAAGTCTCGACCTGCTCTTTAATACGCTCATTTTGAGCTTGTGCCTCAGATCTATCTCTCATATACCCCTCTACTCGTGAAATATTTGCTTGAGTCATTCTTTCTAATTCTTGTCTAGCCATTGACAAACCAGGATTAGAATAAAGAACTCTTTCTGCAGAAGAAGCTTCTCTCCAGGTTCTACCAATATCTGGTTGATTTATCAGGGGAAGACCTGCAGTTATTCCCGTAAGAGGAGATCTCATCGCCCCTAATTCTAAAGCAGGAGTAAATTTTATTTTATCAAATTCATAATTAAGTTGATCTGATAGAGCAAATAATCTAGCTTTTATTGATTTACCTAGAACTTGCATCACTTTAGACATTGATTCTTTAATTAAATTATTCCCATCTGCATGAAACATGGTTTCATCTTTACTTGCACGTTCTGCTTGGTCAGCATATGTTTTAATTTTAGCATTTATGTAGTCTATTACACCTTGGTCTATCTTAGATAAATCAGAGCTACTAAGTAAATTAACAATATCCACTTCTTCTTGCTTTTTGCTGATGTCTTCCTCTAATTGCTCTATCCTAGCCTGCCTGATATTTTTGTATCCCGCTAATTTTTCATATTTATCTAATTTTTCCCCTATATCAGACACTGGCTGACCTTGATATTGCTGTTTAGCTAACTCTTTTTGATTTATCTGTAATTTTTTCTTTAAGTGATTTAGTGCCTGTTCAGGAGTCATATCCCATAGTTGGTTAGATTCAATTAACTTCTTTGCTTCTGGGGAAGTCTTAACTAAAGTTTCCTTTAAGCGTAAAGATGAGTCAGCACCAGTTTTCTTAACATCCTCTATAAGCGGCATTAGGGATTCTACATCTGCAATATTCTTTTTGGTTGTCATATATGTTTTATAACTATCACTCTCTTTGAATCCAGCAGGTATCTTAAGATCAGCCATTTGTTTCTCATAGTCTTTTTTAGTTTCTTTAGACTCTTTAAGCTCTTCCCGCATTCGTTTAGTATCTTCAAAAATGGCCTGTTTCAGCATTGCACCTTTAGGTTGTAATTGCAATATATCCATAGGTCCTTTACCAGTAGTAACAGCGGATAAAGCTTCCCTATAAAATGTTTCTCCAGTTTGAGCTTTTTCTGATTCCTGAGCAGCTGTTTGCATTGCTTTTGATATAGCGTCTTTTCTTCTTTGTATGGAAGTCATTTCCTCAGAGAGTTGTGGATAAAGAACTGACATGTAGTTTTCATAAGAAAAAGGTTTTCCAAGATTCTCTGGAATAACATTTTGTGACCAAGGAGTTGTACCTGCCAATGGTCCAAATAGAGGCCCTTGCCGTTTAATTTCTTCAATTATAGATCCCCCAGGCCTCAATGAAATTATAGATTGTAAAAGTTCATATCTAGTAGTATATAGTTTATTTAAATGCTCTGTTTTTAATATTTCTGAATCTATTTGCGTATTTAAATCTATATATGCTTTTGTGATTTGAAGAGTTTGCTCTTTAGCATTCTTTATTGTATTGAGTAATCCTCCTTCTTTTTCTAAATTAACCATCACATCTCTGAATAAACTAAGCGGACTTTGCCCTTCTTCTTTCTTTTTAGTTTCAACTTCAGCACGTAATCTTTCAGCTGCTGCAGCATATTCTTTTGCTTGTTCTGGATTAGAAGCTGTACCAGATTCTACTTGTAGTTGTTTTATTCTTGTGTTAGCTGATTCCTCAGAAAAATAAGCTTCAAACTGTTTACGAGGAGATTGCCCCTCCATAATTTTATTCCAAGTTAAATTATATCTTTTTATTTTGATCCCGGCCTCTTCTAATTCAACTGCTCTTTTTCTAAAATCTATGGTTTCAGCTCTATTACGATCTGGATTTTCAACGAATTTAGCTAAATCATCTATGAATTCTCTATATTTTGGATCTACATTCCTTTTTGTTTTATTTAGTTCATATCTAATTCCTAAAATAGGAGCAGCCATATCCCGTTGTTGTTTATTATAATCCTCTACTGCTTTTACCCAAGAATTACCAGATTCAGATAATTGTTTTTGTACTGTTACATATTTAGTATATAAACCTTGTGTATCTCTTAACTTAAAAAGATCGGTAGGAGATAATTGCCATAACTCTTTCTCTCTGGATATCTCAGGACCACCACGACCGGCTAAGAAACCAAATCTAGGAGCATTAGCTTCCAACTCATAAGGAACTGTTCTAGAAATAGCATGTAATCCACCTAAAGTAGTTGATACTGATCTAAGTCCCTCAGCAAACTCATTCATCTTAGCCATTGTAAAAGAGATAGATTCAGCAAATTCATTAAGAAATTCAGGAGTTTCTTTTAATTGTGACACTAGATTATTAATAAATTTTTGTAAATCAGTTTGAAAATTTTCTCTATTTGCTGGTTCTTTACCAAGACCCATTTCTTTTTCGGCTTGTTTAATAAAATTGGATAGCTCATCTTTATTTTTTAAGTCTTTACTCTCTATAAATTCTTTGAATTTAGTATTCACATTTTTATCGCGACCAATCAGTTGAGCAACAGCAGTTAATTGGAATGCTCCAACTTCTTCTTCCATCCCACGTTTACGATATTCAGAATACACATCAAAAACATTAGATTTAACTGCCCCCGCAACAAGTCCTGTAGTAGCGATACGCGCCAAAGTACTATACATACTATCAGGCACATTGGCTTGTATGCTTTGCATATTTGCATATGGATTAGTTAACTCCTGTCCAGGAGAAGCTGCTTGTCCTTCGACTCCCTTTATTGCATTTAAATCATACCCTCTAATACGATAATAAAGATCTGATAAACCACTACCTACCATGCTACCAAGCACTCCACCAGGAATTGCTAAAGCAGGGTGTATTAATCCTAAGCCTATACCTCCTAATGCAGCAGAACCTGCATTTAATGCACCTCCAATAAGTGAATCCACTTTACCAATGCCAGATTGGTGTGCTACGTATGCAGTCGCTAAACCAGACATAATAGGACCAAGTCTTCCTAACCACTTACCAAAAGTACCTGTTGCATTAGCTGTTTTAAATAATAAATTGATTAAAGACCCAATTGCACTACCAACAGTACTGGTAGATTGTGATAAACGCTGACCAAGAGAATAAAGTAGAAAACCACCCGCTGTAGCTCCAGCTAATTGCAATCCTGAGCTTAAAACTGAGTAGCTTCCACGTCCTGGTACTGTACCAGGCCCATATGACTGAGAAGGAGTCCCTGCTAATTTACCTGTGTTTTCTGCTATATCTCGTAAAAATTGGGATTGAGTTAGCATAACTTCCCTCTCCCACGTCTTACTTTTATCCATATTTTTAACTAATTGCTCTAGCCCAGCCGGACCAGTTTGCTTAAACATTAATCCAGCTACTTTTTCTCCAACCCATAAACTAGCTATAGACCCCAACATTTCAATAGGTTTATCAAAAGTAGATTCTGGTCTAGCTGCTAATAAATCCTTAGCTTTCTGTGCTTGCATTGCAGGTTCATTCGATGCCCATGGGTTCAATAATCTCCACCAGCTAAAGGGTAACGGTTTTTTTGCCTCAGTTTCCATTTCATGAATAAAACCTTCAAGTAATTCTTTACTAACCCCTGAAAAATCCTCTGGTGAAACTGATTGTCTATTTTTTAGTTCATTAACCCACATCTGAGCATTTCTTGTTCTTAGATCTGCTTCCATTTCAAGTATCTTAGGATCTTTAGCTCCTTCCGCAACTCTCTTCTGAATCTCACGTACTTGAGACATATTAGTTGCTACCGTATTTACTAATTCTTGATTACTCAGATTGAAAGCACCTTGATTTACTTTCATCTGTTCCGTTAGATTAGCACTTAATAGATTTCTCTGTATCTCAGAAAAAACTCTATCTGGAGATACTTTACTACCAAAATCACTTTGGAGGGCTCTTCTAGTTCTACCACTTAATGCCACATTCAGATTAGGCCCTAAATCCTCTTTCAATTGCTCATATAAAGCAACCCCTGTTTGTTCAGTTCTTAGAGTAGCTCTTAGTTTTGCTGCTGTATCAGTTTGATATTTTTGTACTTCCCATGCTAATTTTGCTGTGCCTGTATACTCTGGACTTAGAACAGACTTTTGTTCTTCTGGAGATAGTTGACTCCAACTTGCTACCATTGGAACCTGAGGAGGTAAGCCAGCCGAAATGCTTTTTAATCCAATAGCAGCTCTTTTTTCTAGCATAGTAGCAAACTCATCAACATCGCTCATTTGACGTTTAAAATCTATTTCACCAATAGTGTTCTTTAAGTTCTCCCATTCTTGGTTCATTCTAACTAAGAATGTCAATTTGCGATGCTCAAAAATTACGTCCATTACTTTGTTTAAATCGTTTTGAGCCCGAGCTGTTTCTATTTGTTCTTTAGAAAAAGCCTGTAATTGTTTTTCTATTTCATGTATAACTAATGAAGTTTTTGATAGATTTGTGATAGCCTTGTCATATCCATGTACTTGCCAAATAAAATCTACCCCCATTTGTAATTTCTCTGCTCCACTTAGAGTCCAGTATTTCCCAGCACCAGCACCACCAATTAAGGTACGCCTCAACTGATCATATGCCGTACGCATATCAACTGCTGCTCCTGGGCCACGTGAATATAGAAATTTTAAATCTTCTGGTTTTATTTGTATTTCTGAAGCTTGAATTTCACCTTCCCTTTGAGCTTGTACGGTAGGAACTACTTCACCTGCTTTATTACGTCTATAAATTAGTGGTAGTAAATTATTTACAATATTCTCTCTCTTCTTAGCCACATCAGTGAGTTCTGCCATCATGACAACATCACCCTCAGATACTCCTGACAGCTTATTTAGTTCTTCTTCTAATACTTTGCCTACCCATCCGGCACCTACCCCGTAGGCTCCACCATTCCAACCAGGACCAGAAAACATTCTTTTTTCAGCTAATTTTCTATCTTCTTCATTCAGAGCAGTTGTACGAACAGCATACCTGCCTAGTGGGTTTTGAGCAGCAATAACATTTAATGGCAGCATAGCCCCTAAAGTACCTGGAGGCCCATATATGGCTTCTTTAGCAATACCTAATTTACCCATTGCTAATTCCCAAGCCTGACGTTGCGCTATTTCATTTTTAATACCTCTTACTCTATCTGATTCTGTAGGTAGATTTGGTATCCCTTCTGCTAATCTCCCTCCCACCCCATACATATAGTAGGATACCCCTAATCTCGCTAATCCTCCCACAATCCTTTGAGGTATTGTTCCTCCACCTCCGCCTATAGCTCCTAATGCTTTGTATGTTCCAATAGCTGTAATATACGGTAATAAATTTTTAACATTATTAATTGCTGGAGTTAAAGTATCTTCAACTGTTGGTCTACTTTTCATTAATGAATAATGTTCAGGTGTTCCAAAAAAATGGTAACTTGCGGCTGCAGATGTTGCAAGCAATAGAGCTTTTCCTAAATTAGAAGAAGCTAGTGAAAGAGAAGTAAAATGCTCTACAACTTTAGATAGAATTCTAGAAAATCCGTAGAAAGCAGGAAATGATAAGATACTTGCAATACCAGGCTGTTTATCAATATGCATATATTCATACTTTGTAGTATCCTGAACTAGCTGCTTCTGTAGATCCCGTGTAGAAATACCTCTATATCCAGCCACCGCATTAAGCACATCCATATTTCTTCCACCATATACTTCTAAATATTTCCCGAATTTAGTATCTGATAATACGGATAGTACCTCTTTAGGAGTCTTCACATTAAGATCAGCAATAGTATCTTTAATCTTTGCTAATTCCGAATCTAATTCTGAATTAACCATTTTTAACTTATTATTAAGATTTTTTAAAGTATCAGTGATAAAAGGAGGCACAGGTAATCCAGTCGCTAATGCAGCATTCTGCATACCCTGATAACGTGATATATCTTTCAAAATAGATTGCTGTTTTTGGTATGGTGTAGCGGGGAATATTTTCTCAGCCCAAGTTTCTCCCATAAAAGGTAAAGTTCCAACTAGTCCTTTTAAAGTATTTCTAAATGTTTGTCCAAAGCTGGCTTCGGGGAATAGTTTATCTATTTGTAATCCGGCAAGGTGTATCTTTTCAAAGTCTTGTATTTTCTTTAGTAGCTCATCCATAGATTCTATGTTAGTACGGAAATTTTTATTAACTTGAAGTATAGAATTACCAAACAAATCAAATCCAGATACTAAAGAAGGAATCAAAGAACCAGCTTTTCTCTTAGCTTCCTCTTGTAGTTTATTAAACTCATATAAGCGAACCATGTATGGTTTAAATCCAGTTTCTTCCCCAAAAGATGATAATGTTCGCTCGGCCTCAGAAGTAATGCCTTCAGGAGTCCCTAACTTTACACCTATTTCAGATAAAGACTTGTATTGACCTTTGAGAGCAGTATAAGATTTAAGCACATCACTTAGATAAGATATGCGAGTAGAAGCTCCCCCTATTTGAACAGTTTGCTCTTTGTATCTATTTAATTCAGCTTCTGGTCCAATGAATAGTTGTTTAATAGTATCACCAATACCCATCCCTTCTCTACTTAGCATACCAGTATTTAAACCTGCTAACCTAGTTAAGACATAAGTTAAGCCAATGCCTAATAACCCAGTAGGAGAAGAGACTTTTTCTAGTATCCCCTCAGTACCTTGATTCATCAGATTAGACATCCTTCTAGCACCCCAACCGAGTACAGGTCCTCTAGTTACAAGAAGAGGAAGTAAAGCTGTAGGATTAAACCCGCTACTAATGAAAGCCCCAATACTAAAAAGGGAAGTTAATCTAGCAGCAGTATGCACGAAGCTAAAAGCAGAAGCTCCTGCATGAAGAAAGCTATCTGCTACTGATTTTATTAGGAAAAGCATTTTTCCTAAAGTTGTATTAACTTGGCTTAAGGAATTAACACCTTTTAATGAATCAAAAGAATATATTATGCTAGAAATAGGACTGATAGAGAATTGGCCAAAAGTATTCACAATACCAGAAAGACCACTTGCCTCACCAATACCTCCAAGTATACTAGTAATTCTCTCTATTTTTGATGCATAAACAGTGAATGCACCTATTGCCATAACTGATGTTTTTATTGAATCAGGTAAACTAGTAAAACCCTCAATCAAAGCTTTTGTTGAATCAGCCATGAACTTCATTGGTCCTAATGCTAATTTACCGAATTCAGTATATAATTCACTAGCTGCTCCACGAAGTTGCTGCATTTTTTTCTCTAAGCTTTGCATTAAAATGTAATTTCTTTTTTCTGCATCACCTTTTGAATTTAAAGAATCTGATGTAGCTTCTAAAGCTTCTTGAAAATTATTCATTAAAACAGTAAAAGCATTGTAGTGTCTTGCACCAGCAATCATTTGAGCAAGATTCATTTGTTCAGCGTTTGTTATAGTGCCCCATTTTTGTTGTAATTCCCCTAACAGAGCAAATGCGGGTTTTATAGCACCACTTGGCAACAGGGTATCAATTTGAAATAGATCTCTTAATTTATTTTTAACTGCAGAAGTTTCTATATTACGTAAAATGAATCTTAACGAAGTACCTATCTCTCTACCTGTTTGTCTAGTTACAGATCCGATAGCAGTAACAACACCGTTTAATTCATGAAAAGACATACCAGCAGTTTTAGCCGCCGCACCAACTCGTAATAATGCTTGTCCTAATTGTTGTGAAGTAATAGCATGCTCAGTGTCAACTTTAACCCATGCATCAACAAATGCCATAGTAGATCTTACTTGATCTCCAAATTGTTTAGTGGCAGAAGTCATCAATTCAGTTACTTCTGTAGCTTTCATTTCTGATACATTTGCCATCATTATAGAAGCTCGTGTCATATCAATAATTTCAGCTTGCTTTAGACCTTGCTGACCATATACTTTCATAGATTCAATGACTTCAACAATACTAGTTCCATATTGTTTAGACATTTCAAATGCAACTGATCTTAATTTATCAAAATTTGATATTGCAGGGTCCATTAGGCGTGCTAAACCATACATTGCTGCGTCTACACTGGTGATAGTAGAAATCATATTTGTAAACTCTTTAATTACTGCTCCTACTCCAGCACCAGCAGCAACATATTGGCTAGTTAGTTCTATTGCACCCCATAGCGTATTTTTCTGAGCTAATACTTTATTTAAATCTGTAAAAGTAGTAATAACCCCCTCTGCGCTATTTGAGGTTTTCTTTAAATCTGCTCGTATATTACTAAGTACTTGACCTGCCTCATCTTTAACTTTTAGATCAATAGGTATTATAGTACCTTCTTTAATAGAAGAACTAGATGCTATCATTTTTTTGTAGTAATCAAGCATTAATTGATTTTGCTTAAACTGCATATCGATAGGCAATCCGCCCATATTTATAGGAGCCGCTGATTGAATATCCATTTCTTGTGGAATTACATATTTCTTGGTAAGCTTATTACCAGCGTACAAACCTACTCCAGCACCTAAACTGGTAAATAAAGGATTACCTCCAGAAGCTAAAGCAGCTAGAACGCCACCTATACTAGCTCCTGCTAATTCTCCTAATATTAATTTCAAATAAGATCTCGTATCAGAAACTGGAGCATTAGATTGAACATCCACTACTTCTTCTTCTTGTTTTTGTTTTTTAGCAAGATGTCTATTGTATAGGTAATTTCCAAATATACCGCCCGCTACCATTCCTACAGGAGCCACAAATGGATTCATCCCAAGAGCATTAGCCCCAACCAAAGCACCCCCAAATATAGACATTCCTCTCCAAAATTTAGATCCACGATTTTGAGTAGGAGATAATTCTTCAACTGGAGCATTAGATTCAATACTCCCAAATCCTTGAAAATCAAATCTACCATACTGTCTAATAGATTTTGCTGGTGTTCTAAATAATTCCTCTAAGGACTTCCAATATCTCAATCTGTTTACATCAATGTTAGGGTTCTTCCCTAATTCAGAGGTATACATCTTTAAATAGGCATGTATATTTGAAAGATCTTTAGGGATATCTGTAGAAGTAGTAAATAATGTATTAATCAATTCTTTGTATACAGAGTTAGGACTAATGTTGGATACTGATAAATCTCTCATAGAACCTATAATGTTTTTAGATAAATTGCTCATACCGGATACATAGAAATTTTCCGGGTTAACAACTTTTTCAAATGAAGGAGACCTACCTAAAGCCACAGCTTTTGCATCATCTACGCCAACAAATCCTCCAGTTTTTTTAACCCTATATGGGTCAGATAGTGGGTGGATTTCCCCAGTCATAGAAGCACTAATAACATTAGATACGTATTTAATCATGTATTCATCTATCTGCTTTTTAATCTGATCTACAACGTATTTAGGAGACTGGTTATTTTCAGCGGCTTCTAGTTCATTTCTTGATTCTATCACTCGGTTTAAATAAAAATCTGAGGTAGTTTTTATTAAAGCCTTTTGAGACTTATTAACGTCTGAAGTTCGGATATTTTCTGATGCTTCTGCTTGTAGTTGCTTAAAAGATTTAATGTAAGCATCTAGTGGTTTTCCTACTAAATTGGGAGCAATAGACCCTCTTATTTCTGCTGGAGTTATCCAAGGTCTTTCTAATGAAGAAACTGGAGCATAGCTTCGATCTGGAGTAACTGCTACTAAAGAATTCTTTTCATCTTCTAGTTGCTTCTTACGATCTTTCCAAGATTGTATTTTTTGGTGGTCATCAGGTTTTTCACCAAAAAGTTTGAATACCAAATTCTCAGCTATCCCCCCAATACGACCACCGAATGCTCCTCCTGCAATGCCCCCTCCAATCAAGCCTACTACAGACATCAACGCTTTACCACGTGGGCCCATACTATTAGATAGCGCCCTCATCACAGCTTCTCCAGCGGTCATACCAAGGCCGGTAGTACCATAAGTAATTGACTCTTTCGCACTTGTACCAATTATAGAAGGAATTAATCTATGGCCTTGTCGCAATTGGTCTCTTAATTCAAATCCTCCAGATACTACATGCCCCAAGAACGGTAATGCTTGAAAACCAGTATATCCAACAGTCTTAGCAATATCTAGTATATTACCGCTTTTTATTGCTCCTCCAACACCTTGCATAGCCTCCCCAACACCATAAGCTGGAACCGTATAAAAGCTCTTTAATAAATCCCAAGTTCTTGAAGGACCATATTCTTTACTAAAAACCTTTGCTGCTCCAATAGTAGAATCTTTTATATTTCTTAGATTTTCAGTAGTAGTGTTTACTACTCCGCCTTTCCAACCGAATAGCCTATTTAATCCTGATTTAATATCCGCACCAGATTGATTTGTAATATAGTTTTTCCATAGACCTTTAACTCCAGGCTCGATGTTATTATCCAAATCTAGTTCAATAAATTTTCCAAGTCCCATACCTAGAGCATTTAACGGCCTATAGACTGATGATTTGGCTAATTCAACTAAATGTCCCATTATCTTTGGCGAATATACTGTATCGGCTTTTGGATTCTTTAATAAAGTTCCAGTTATTGTGCTATATCTTTCAGGAGTATCTTGTAATTCAGAAATTACATTACTAAAATAGGCTGACCTATTAAATACTTGGCCTGATGCATCTTTACCTTTAACAAAAGTAGAAATAAAGCTTCCTATATCTTTAAAGGCATCAATCATAAATGTACCAGCATTTTTGATAGAACTAGGAACAGTTTTTATTAAGGAAAATGCATCATTAGCAACTCTTTGGCCTACCGGAATAGGAGTAACACTCTCAATTGTTTCATATGCTTTTCCAGGACCTACTATGTTTTGTAACGCCCTTAGCTGTTGAGAATTATTTATTCCCATTTTATTTAATTCTCTCGCAGCAACATGGACTTCACTAGTTTCTTTTCCACCACGTTTAAGATATTCTTCAAAGAATATTTTTTCCCATCCACCCGGACCTTGTACATCAAATTGATAACCTGGTTTAAAAGTATTAGCATACTTAAAAATATTTTCTAATTCAGCCCTACGACGAGGATTGTATGAAGATATAGATTTTAAAATCCCAATTCTACGACCTATAACCTCTTCTTCTAATCCTATTATTTTTTGTAATATAGTATTATCTATAGGACCAGATCTTAAACTATTTATTTCATTCCTTAAATTCTTAGTAGGAGTAAAAGAAGAAAATGTGTTTATAGCATTTTTTAAACCTTTCCATTGGTTAGAAAAGAAATCTTTTATAGAAGAAACAGAAAAGCTAGGAGTAGTTAAAGTTGAACCAGGAAATTGGTCGATTCCTTCTTTTATTGCTACCCACCCTTTTCTTAATTGATCATGTACTTCTTTTAAAGATAGAGCTTGCTCTTTGATAGGAGTTTCAGGAGTTATATCTCTTGTCAAATTAAATATTCTATTCGTCTGCTTAACTTTGGGTCCTTTTAATTTTGGCATGCGTAATAGAAGATCATCTAGCATATCCGTACCAGATAGTATAATATCAAGAAAATCAGAACTACCCATTGGAGACATCATTTCCAAGGCAGAAGAAATACCCTGCTTATAATGAGGATGTATTCCTGGTTTTCTATTTAAATAATCTGTAGAAAATTCATCTAAGTTTTTTTCTCGTAAAGAAATACGTGGCTTAAGCCGAGACTCATAAGGTAAGGAACCTAAATTATAAGATCCTAAATTTGACTCAAATCCTAAACTAATTGGACCAACACCTACATTCGCTCCTATATTAAATAGTTGATCTGAAGACAAGCTAGACCTCAGTAATCCAGAAATTCTTGGATCTATACGATCCACTAGTCTTTGAGGTAATCCAACAAAACGGGATTGTCTAACCTCTGGATTGAATAATGTATTTATATCTTTCTCTAAATATTCATCCCCTGACATTCCTAAAAGAGGAGGTAACCCTATTGAACCTTCTGCTCCTACTTTGAAAAACCCACTATCGGTAGACCAACCTAGTTTACCTTCAATAGGTGTACCTATACTTGTTGGTACATAAGACTGCTTAGTTGGCTTATTAGATAATTTTCTATAAAGTTGTAATAGCCCATACCCTCCTAAAGCTCCAGCCCCAGCTCCTATAAGGTGCCACGGTAGATGTGGAACAGCCCATGGAAGTTTATTTAACAATAAAGGTAAACCACCAGCTCCAACTACACTTCCAACACCAGCCGCTGCCAAATTAGCCCAGGAAGACCTTGGTATGCCTTTTTCTGAAAATAGCCCAGTAGTAGCATATTGTACGCCAGCTCCAATCGCAGCCCCAGCAAAAGGCAATGCAGTAGACGTAATTCCATGCAGGGTTTCCAATCTATTTTCATTACCACCAAGTTCCTTAAGTCTTTCTTCTAATACCCTTATTCGTTCTTTTGCAGCTTGTTCTTCACCAGGCATTGCTCCTCTAGAACCAGTCATACTTCTTAATTTTTCTATTTTGTCTCTTAAGCTCTTAGATTTTTCAGGATCTGATCCTTTCACTCTAAGAGGGTCCAACCCAGTAAGCTCATTCATTAAGCTATATAAGTTTTTGATATCATCTAGAGAGAGCATACTAGACAGAATATTACCAACTTCATAACCACCAGCACTAGCTCCCACCATTTTAATATAATCTTTTGATTTGAAATCAGGTTTTTCTTTTGCTTTACGCCCAGGAGCATAATGCTGTATGCTTTCTCTACTCAAATCTCTATAAAAGGAAGACCTTATTAAAGATATATCCTTATTATAAGCAGATGCAGATTTCATTTCAGGATGTCCTGCAATTAATTCCTGTAATGCTTCCCATCGTGCAGCGGGTGAAGATACGTAATCTCCAGGTCGTTCTCCAGATTTTATCTGAGCCCTTTCAAATTGTCTTAAGTATATATCCTTAGATGGTCCTTGTATTACCTCATGTATGAAGGATTCAATTGCATTTGAATATCGAGGGTCAATTGCTAAAGATTTGTATTTACGGTAGATATTAGAAGGAGCAGTGTTTATATCTTTATGAGTTCGTTCATGAGAATAGGTACGAAGTATAGCTTCTGATACTGATTGTAAATCAGGAGTGTTTTTAGAATAATCTTTTTTAAACTTTTCTACTATACCTGAAGGCATATATATATCATCATTAGCTAGCATACCCACAGCAAAACCTTTTGATAAGTAATCCATGTACTTATCTTTTGAATAAGCAGTTTTAAAAAGAGTATCATTAGTCTTTATTTGTTTAGTATCTATTAAATTCTTTACTCTCTTTACTGCATCATCAGGATTAATTTTGTTGTGAGCAGAATCCAAAGTCTCATTAGCTAATTTATCTGCATCCGAAAGAAAGGTTCTTGGTTTCCATTGGAAATCCACATTACCAAACTTACTTGAAATTTGATCTACCCTAGCTTTTAATGGAATAATATTTTGACTTCTAGTTTTATATGTACCTAGAAGTTGATTAACCATTGATTGAGAATCAGAAATAACTTCTAAACTACGAATACCTTTTTGATACGCTTCTTGTAATCCTAAAATTAATCCTACATACTCAGCCATGCTGTTAGTCATATCACCGATTGGTTTACTAAAAGATGTTACAACCCCTCCGCGAGGACTTGTTATTATACCACCAGCTCCCGCTGGCCCAGGATTACCTCTAGATGCTGCATCTACATGCAACTCATATGGCCCATAAGCTTTTGATATTGATCGCCTGACCAATGATTGTAAGGAAGAACTCAAAGAGGAGAGGGCTCCTTTATCATCATTTAAATCTACTGTAATAGCAAAATCTTGTTTTTGTGTGGGACTAAAAGAACGTCTGATATATTTTAGTTCTTGGAGGGCATTAGGATCTATTGGTACCATTCCAGCTTTACCAAAAGATTCATCCCGTAATTTGCTAAGTTCATTTAAAATATCTTGATCTTCTTCTCTGGTACCTGCAATTGCTTCTTCTAGAGCTTTAATTGCTGGATCTTCTCCTTCTCCTCTATCGCCCCCATATTTAGCTGCAAAATAGCCTCTAATCTTATCCATATGAACACCAGGAAATACAGCTTTTCCAGACATGATATTTTCAGCGATATCAGGATAGGATTTCTCTATAGCTGCATGACCAACCTCGTGGTCATAAGTAGCTAAGAGAGCCCTCATTTCTTCCATATTTCTAGGTTTTCCTGTTCGTATTTTCCCTTTTGAATACCTTCCCCTCATTTGTCCAGGAGCATTGAAATAAGAATCTAACTCTAGTGTGGGATAATTAGAATATGTTTTTTCTTCATATTTTGTCAAAGGAGAAAGAAAGTCTCTGTATTTATCCCCTAATTTATTTAAAGTTTTATCCTGTTCTTTTTCTACTTTATCAGTATATATTTCTGCAAATCTAACAGGGTCCCTCTCTTCTATATCTCTTATTTTTTGAAATAACCATTGCTGTTGTTTAGGTTTCTCTCCTTTCGGATCAAATTTTACTAGTGAATATGTACCATCAGCTAAACCTCTTACCCCGGTTAATTTTACAGTAATATGATCTGGTTTAAAGCTTTCTAATACAGCTGTACCAACATCCATTGTACGCATACGTCCAGCACCATAAAAACCTTTTGGAATTTCGTAATCTCCTTTTTCATAGTAATCTAATGAATGGTGAGCAGTTGGACCAATTGCTAATCTTATTTTGCCTTTATCAGTTGGAACTAGTTGTGGTATAGCAAAAGATTGTAATTGACCTCCTACTTCAAATCTTAAATCATGATGAGGTCCTGCCCTTAATGCGTCATGCTTATGGAGCACGAATCTACCTACTTGTCCAGGTTCTGAAGTCTCTGGAAACATAAAACCTGCTTCTTTAGAAATAGGTACTGCTTCAGGATATAATGGTTTTTGTTTTCTTGTATTCAATACCAACACAGGGTCATATGGTAATTTTGGCATATCTTTACCAAAGATACTATTCTTTAATTCTTCTTGAGATAAAACAACAGCATCTTTTACAACGGAAGGTATATCAGATAAACCAGCCGCTTTTACTAAAAATTCAGTACCCTTTTTATACATACTGGCTTCTTCAGCCGGCCGATAAAACTTATCATCTAACCCTTTTAAATACTGTTCTGCTCTCTTTTTGGATACTTCAATTGTGGGCCATTCCTCAGGATACATACCCTCTTCTAATTGAGTCCCCTTGGGTTTTCTTAATGGGGAAAAAGCTTTTAACTGGTAATCTAAAACTTTCTTCATTTTTCTTTCAATATTTTCACCAGCTGACTTCTCATCAAACCAAGGATATCTGTTTTCTTCATTCACTAGATATGGTTTAGTTTTAAACTTTGCCATGTCATACCAATCACCTTTTTTACGTTCTAATGCCTTAGCAACTACACCTTCCTCTAACTCTGTGAATGGAGGTTTTTCTCTGAATACATCTTCTACTATTTGCTTAGTTACTTTCCCACGGTATAATTCATCAGGAGTTTTTAAACCAAGACTTGAAGCTAGTTCTTTAAATTGATCAACTGATAATGGTTTATTTCCAATTTTTGCATCAAACCACAAAAGCTTATCTTTTTTACCGCCCCATTCTCCAAATAAATCAATCCTATGATGAATTTCTTTCACCTTATCTTTTAGCTTAGGAACTAATTCTTCATTAACTTGTTCAATGAAAGGTTTATAAATGGCATTTGCTTTATCTGGGTCTAAGGGTTTATTTTTAGTTCCATATCCAATCTCAATATTACCCCATCTTAATGGAACTGCACTAAGCTTAATCTGATGTCCATGACTCTTATATTGAAGAGCAGCATCAGTCTCTAAAAATTTAGGATAATCAAATATCGGTTTAATGTGAGGATAATCGGCAGGAGAAAAAGACTGCATTTGCCAACGTTTAATTATGTTTGCTGGAGGATTATCCCCATATGCTTCTTCAGGGCCAAACTTATCACCGCCCCAAGTTCCTCCAGTGGATGGGCCCCATAACCAACCAAAACCTTTCCCTTGTTTTGCTCTATTTTCCAATACTTTTAAAAATTCTTGTTTTGCTTTTTGAAAACGCATGTCATAAAATTCAGGAACCTCTTCGCCTAATGATTTTAGTAACTGCTCCATTCTTCGTTTGAAAATCATATTTATATATCTGGTGTATCCTTTATTTTGCCCATACATCCCTGTATCTTGTAAATGTTCTATCACATTTGTATCCTTTGGTAAAGATTGAATTTCATCTGCTAGTGGTTTATCAAAATCTTTGAATACATTTGTCCAATCTTTTCTAGATAAATCAAATGCTTTACTATATATGGATTCAATACTGCGACGTGCTCTTCCAGTGGGAGTATCTATGGGTAATTTTATATTACTAGGGTATGGTAAAAAAGGCCAGCTAGTAGTAGTAGCTGCCTCGCTTATTCCACCTTGTACCAAAGGTTCTGTTGCCCATAGCCTCATTTTATCCCAATCTTCAGGTATGCCAATTCCCATATTCTCTAATAAAGATCTGTTACGATCTTTTATGATGCTATTTAAATAATGAGTTGCTCCTTTTGATCCCCCGTATTTTTTCATTGACCGTAAAAAAGAAAACACATCTTTGTAAGAAGTCATACCAGAAGGTAATTCTATATCACGTAAAGAAGGGTGACCCTTAAAAATATCATACCATTCTCCAGAATTAAGATTGTATTGCATATCAGACATTTTATTTGACCAAGATTCTGAGGTCAATGGGTAAAATGCTTGCATTTGAACAGGCTGCTTACTAGCTAAACCAAATAGCAGCTCGTTGAATGGGTTTATCTTCTTTCTGTATTTAAATAACGGATATATACCGGTGGAAAAACCTCCACTTCCACTTAACAGGGAAGCTACTTCTTCTTCTAAAGCTTCTTTTCTTATTTGTGGATGCTTAGATAATTCTCTAGCTATAGTTATTTTTGGTTGAGATACTAATTCTGGTTTACCAATTAATTCTAACCATTTAACAATAATAGGAGTATATTGATGTAAAGAAACCAATCGTTCAATAAGAGTATCCACTTTCAGTGATTGATTAGATTTTGGATCAGCATATTTAGTTATGTTAGCACGTATACTATTAGCTAAATCTGAATTACTTGCTTGTATGTATTTATGTGCTGCAGCATAAGATAGAACTTCTTTTATTTCTTGTGCAGCCTTACTTAATGATTCCCTGGCTTCGGCTTTTTCTTTATCTGTTTTACCTAATGCATATTTATTGAGAGATTCATCAAAATCAGATTTAATTTGACTAGATAAATACAATTGGTTCTCTTCTTTATTATAAAATGCTTTAACCCCCGCTTTTGCCATATTACCTGCAAATCCATCCATTTCTCTATTAAAAGATTTAGTTTGTTTTGTTAACCCTTCAATTTTATAGATATCATCTGTCATTACTGACATTAATTTATCATAGGTATCTTTAAATTCATCATATATCTTAATAACTGGACTTACAAAGTTTTTGGAGCCTCCTATTTTGCTGAAAGTACCCAACGCATCGTCGATTGGGATATTTGCTCCCATTCTGTTTCTTAAAATAGAATCTACTATTTCAGCATATCCAGCTTCTGGACCTCCAGGCATATATTCAGATGTAAACCCTGGTTTATATTTTAGATATCTATTTGTGGCTAAGTCTGCACCACCAGAACTTTTCAAAACATAAAGTGGCTGTAATCCTTTTGATAGTTGGGAAGTTGAAGGACCGTAATCTAATATACGTTTTTGCGTTTTCCCAGGTTCTCCTACAATTGCGCTGTATAACCCTTCCCCATGAGCAGCTAATCTGAAAGCAGCCTCTTTTGGTGATAACTCTACCCCAATATCCTTTGATACACGGTTTATAACATCTTGGGTAATATCTTTATTACCCATTGTAATATTTAAGTTACCATCTTTAAACGAAACTTTCAAAGTATCATATAGCTCATCTATAGATTTATTATACTGGCCACTCAGATACTTTGCTGTCCCTAATCTACCTTTTTTAGATAATGATATGTCTCCAATAGCTCCTTTTTCATATAATTCTCGTATATTTGCTAAAGTAAGTCTTTTGATAGTATCAAATACGTTCTCAAACATAGATCTAAAAGATGTTTTTTTAACAATCTCTTTTATTAATTGCTCTCTATTTTTTACTCCTGGATCAATACCATAAGATTCTGCTTCTTTTTGTAATTCAGCAAGTGACAACGGTTTCAAATACTTCATTCTATACTTTGTAAGGGCTTCTTCTTGTTCTCCAAATAGAGCATTCTTTCCTTTACCGGCCAGAAAATCCAAATTCCCTGTGAAAAACGCTTTTTGAACCATAGGAGCTAAATCTGCTCCTTCTGATCCATGTTTACCTCCAATAGCCTTTTGTACTACATAGCGTAAAAATTCCGCTAATAGGAGATTATAATTTTCACTCATTTTAGGAGTAAGTCCAGCTTCCTCTGCACTTAATCCACGATAAGATAAACCAATCCTATTAAATTGTTCGTAAACTTGGCCCATATCAATCTTATGAACAAAGTGTTTCAAAGCATCTTCTGCCACAGTAGGAGCATCCGTACCATGAAATTTTAATAAGTCCTTTTTAGCTTTATCGGTAAATTGCTGAGTTACGTCCATAGAATTCCATTGGGAGGATAAAGACGGAGCAAAATTCTTAAATACAGCTAACTCCTCATCAGACGGTTTATCTCCTTTTTTACCTAGCGACCATTTCTCTGCCATTACTTTGCTGAAGTCTTCATATAGGAATCTCCTTGTATCCCCAGTTCTGAGAGTTTGTTCTATATTAATTTTCTCCAACTCATCATTAGTATTCTTTAATGTAGCAGCATGAAGAGCTATCATATCACCATCAAAATCTAAATTCTGCTGTTGCTCATGATATATAGGTATTAAGTCTCTTACAGCTTTATCTATTTCTTCAATACTTTTACGGAGACGCCTAACCACAGGATCAGTTTCTGTTTTTCCCAATTTATAAAGTTCTTCTACTTGGCTAGTTTGTTTACTTCGTACTCCTTCAAGTGCTTTATAGGTATTTTCCATAGCTCTCATAGCGTCATAGTCGCCTAAAGGTAATCCAGGAACAACTGCAACTCCAGATAAATCCTTTTGCATATCATCTATTTTTAATTTCATAGATTTAAAACTGAACTCATCTGTAGAAGGTTGTCTATGAATTATTGCATACACATCTTTAACTTGCTTTTGCAATTCTGGTGTGGCTTGTCCTGCTTTTTGAAGTTCCCGTAAATCACGTTCTCCGATACGGACCTCATCTCTTTTAATCCAAGCCAAAGGGTTTTCCTTTTTAAATTTCTGTACAGCATCCAGTTGTTGCCTTAAATCTTCTTTTAGCTTATCAGAATTTTCTATTTCTGATGAATATTTATTTAGTAATTCAACACCTGATTTCATAGCATCAGTAGGGTCGTAAGGTCTTGATTGAGCAGTCAAATATAGTCCAGGCACTTTCTTCTTAAGCAAAGTATCACTAATAACACCACTTTTACCAAATATTGAATTTGTTAACTCACGATAGAAATCATAAGCATTTCGTCTAGCTAATAAAACTTGCTCATCAATAATATTTTGAGGATACAAACCAGTCAGTTGTTTATTCTTATCATACTCAGGTTTAAGTGCACTAAATTTTGTTACTAAATTTTGTACATTTTTATCAGATAGCAGTGTTTTAGTTACAAATTCTTTATCTCCTTCTGGTAAAATTTCCCTAGAAACCTGTTGACCTATTAATTGTGGAGATTTAGAGTAGATTACAGGGCTGGCAATTGTATTTCTCAAGAAACGAGCCATATAGTTTAATCTACTTGCTTCACTTCCTTCTGTAATTTTAGTGATATATCTATTATATGCATCTTGTATAGTGATACCCTTCGATATTTCTTTTTCCAATTTAGTTTTAGAATCCGCCCCAACTCTAGAATATATAGTTGGAAGTTCTGGTCCTTCTTTACCTAAAATTAAATTAGATTCAGAAGAATATAAGGGCATAGGTAAAGAACCAATAACAGGTAAAACTTGATCTTCAAAATGTTTAATCATTTTTTTCTTTATATCTAAATTACGTTCAGCGTGAATCTGATTATAACTATCACTAATAAAATCAGTTAGGGCTTTCCTCTGTATGTCCATAATTTTAGGATCTTTTGACACATCTTGCAATTGATGATATTTCCTAGTAGACTCTATTAGCTCAGACATATACCTAGAAGTTGATGTTGGCATAACTTCTCCAGTTTCATTTACCAATACTTGTCTTCCAGATATTTCAGGAATCTCGATATAGTCTCTTAATGGAAGAGCCTGTTCCCTATTTTCTATTCGCCTTTTTATATCTTTCTCTATTCTTTTTCTTAATTCTTCGTTAGGTTTAGGCATTTCCAAAAGAATTGGTTTTGGTAAATGCATAGGATCAAAGATAGTGCCTCCTAAATCAGCGCTTAAAGATCCTCTTTCTAAAGGTGAAACATAATTTGTGTAATTAGGGTTTAATAGAGATTCTCGGTTTAACAAACCAATCTTATTTTTTGATAGCTCTTCCATTAATTCTGCTTCTCTTTTTTTTGAAAAAGACCTGAACGAAGATAATAAAGCCCCAGCAGTTCTAGCATCAGGTACAGAATTTAAATTTATTTCTTTTAATAATGCACTATTTTCCTCATCGAATAATTTCTTTAAGCCTACCCAAGCGTGAGGATCTATAGTTAATTTGGATCTACCAGCTTCTATCTCTGCTGCTCCTTTAGGAATATACTGTTTAGGTTCTTTCATGATCATCATATGCATCATACCAGCCATGGTCTTTTCAACCCTACCCTGACTTTCTGATAAGAACTCTTCCCCGTATTTACCACGAAGACCTAAAACATCTTTATATAAAGAAGCTAGCTTACGAGCATCTTCCCCTGTTGCTTTTGTATCAGTAATAATTTTTGCCAAGGGTTGACGAATAATTTGATCTACAATGGTTTCTCCTTGTAAAGGAGCAGAACGAATATTACCAATTATATTATTAGCTATTACTTCTGCAACATTACCACCAATTAAACGAGATTTTTTGCCAATGGATGAAGCAGCTATTCTTAAATCAATTGGAACATCCTTTGTTAGGCCTCCACCAACTGTAGATTTATATAAATCTCTTACTTTTTGCATATCATTTCCAAGTAGTTCTATCTGCTTAGAAATAGATTTGGCTGTACTAATATCAGACATTGGGATACCTAGCATATCAAATAGGTATTTTTTCCTTTGCTCTAAGGATAAACTACCTTGGGTTCCCATAATCTTACCAGTTCCGTATTCAACAGGATAAACATTAAACTGTGATAAGTGTTTTGAAGAAAGCATTGGTAAGTTTTGAGTTCCTTTGATAAGTTCTTTGGCCTTATCTATTTTGGCAGGATCTAAATTAAGTCTAGAAGAATTGATAATCTCAGTGAATAATTCTTCAAACGACTTAGGAACTCCCTTTAAAATACCAACATCTCCAAATTTTATCCTCGGCTTCATTCCTTTAACAAATTTATTGATTATTGATTGTTCTAAATCATCACCGTACTTGCTAAATATAGAAGCACCTACTCCTTTAAGAACTTGGCCTGTAGATAGTTTCCTAGCCTCGTGACCCACAAAAGATTCTAATAGTGTGAGCACATTCTCTTCAATAGACCCCTCTTTCCCCTTCGCCCATCTTTTGGCTATATCTTTAACAAAGACTTCATCAGCTAATTCTTTAATTTTAATTGGTTTACCAAATATATCAGAACCAACAGTTTCTAAATAATTTTTAATACTGTTCACTAATTCATCTTCATTACCCTTCAGATTTGGAACTACCATTTTTTTAAATTTAAAAGTAGCTATTTCTTTTAACCTTTTACCAATTTCAAATACATCTTCATAGCCTTGAGATACGTCTTTCAATGCTGTTACTACATTAAGCCCAGTACCATAAGGGCCCCACTCTCCACGAGAAATCATCTGGTGTGATCTTGCAGAACGAATAGCATTAAATTCTGGGCCCGCTAAACTTAACCATGCTGCACCAGTAGGTCTTGATGGATTAATAGATTGTCCAAAAGCTTCCGTTTCTCTTGGATCATAAGAAGAAAAAGGATGAACTTTTCTATTTTTTAGAAAAGATTCTAAAAATTCTTTACCAAAATCTTGACCAAATACCCTCTTACCAGCTGCAGCTGCTTCATTAAGACCAATGGTAGACAACATTCTAATTGTAGGACCAAGTCTTTTTTCTAAATCTTTAATACCTCTTATATATTCTTTTTCAAACAACTCTTCCATTTCCAGATTTCTCTGAACAATGAATCTACGCTCTGCTTGTAAATCGACAGGTACTCCGTAAGAAGATTCGCCTTCAGCAATGCTAGGAAGTTTTGGTTGTAAAGTAATAGTACGATACCTACCATATACTTCGTGTTTCTGCATAGCTTCATGCTCTTCAGGAATACGTTCTTTTACAGGATCAAATACTCGTCTAAAATGTTGCTCTAATAATTCACGAAAATAAGAGTCATTACCTTTACTTCCTGCTGCTGATAAACTATTCCTTATTTTTTGTAACTCATTTAATTGACCTTGCATTGATCTCGTTACTTGCATCATCAGTTTATATACATCTGTTGGGTAATACTTACCAAATTCTTCCATTACTCTTTGTTTTGGTCTAACACTATAATCATTTTTACCAAAGATACGTTCCTCTTCTTTTGATAGCTTATTTAAAGTAGTTTCTAAATTAATATTCCCAATGGCATTAACTTTCTTCTCTATTTCTTTTGAATGATCTTTAATGACTTTTTGAATATCATCTGGTAATAAATAAGTTCTAACCCCCTTTCCTATATATTGTTGTAGTTCTGACCTGTATTTTTTTTCTAGATTTGAAGGAAGTTTTACATCTCCCCTAATCAAAGATTCTTTGAATACTCTTTCCATCGTAGTACGTATAGACTCTCTTAATGCTTTGTCATATTCTTCCATGAAATTATTACGAAGTTTCTCTATCTCATTAATATATCTTATAGACTTTGAGCCTTTCTCTTTCTTCAAATAGTCTTCCATCATCTTGAAAGACCCCTTTACCCTATCAATAATTTCGGCTGAAGCTAATTCTGTACCAACCCCAACCCCTTCAGTTCCTTCAAAAGATTTAGATCTCGCCCAATAATCCTTTACTAGTTTTCTAAGATTTTTTAAGTCTTGTGGAAGTTTAGATTGTTCAATCCCTGTACGAGACAGCATCTTGAACATTGGGTTAATGTATTGATCATACAACCTATTGATTGAAGGTTGGACACTTAAATACTGCCCCATAGTGAGGTATTCACCACGTTCTACATCTCTTATTATTCCAGCACCCCTAGGACTTTTAGCTATAGAAGGTATTTTAAGTGATTTTTCTGTAGCAGATAAAACATCTTGCATATATTTATCTACCATCTTATTTATTTTACCATTATCCATCGTTTTTTCTAGGTGTTTGGAGATGGTATCTACTATATCCTGATGTATACTTTTTAAATCAGGAATACTATAAGATATTAAAGTTTCTAGTTTTTTAGAAATATTATTTTTAGTGAAATAATCATTTATTTGATTCTGAAGTGCTTTATCTACATTTTTCAAATCAAAAGCTTTTGCTAAATAATTGGGTTTTAACAAATCCAATAAAGTTTGACCTAAAGCTTTAACATCAGTAATATTGTATTGAGCCGCCCCATACTGATCAAACTTAATCCTAGGATCTCCAACGTATCTACCCCCTATGGGTGAACGCTCTCCACGTCTCATAGATTGGGAAGCAACATCCCTAAACATAGGACCAGCAGGTTCAAAGAAGTTAGGTTTGCCAAATGTAAATACGAAATCCCTATAAAAATTCTGAAAAGATTTTCTTATATTATCTATCTCTTTACCTAATTCTGTACCAAAATCAGTAGATGCTTTATCAATCATATACCTCATATCAACAATATCTTTTTGCATCTGTTTAGATTTAGATTTAAAATTATCAACGACCACTTTTAAATCTTCTGAACTAGTAACTTGATCTAGTAAATCCTTTACTTTATTTACTTGATCCAATGCCTTCATATGAGAACTATACCCTACCTCTTGTAAAGAAGAAGTAATATCTCCTAACCTGTCATTGAAAGCGTATTTAAATTTTAATATTTCTTTGGCTAAATCTTGCTTAGCTGTAGTAAGTAGATTTTGAAATTGTTTTTCAATTTCTTTTGAAAACATATCTGGAGCTACCATTGGTTTTAGAGGACGTTCTGGTTTTAGTTGTATTCTTTCTCCAGCAAATGTAGTTAATTGAGTGGGTTTAGTAATTGATTCATTTAATCTCACGTAGTCTACAAATTTTTGTCTTTGCTGTTCAAGGCTTCTTCGCAGCTCTTCTGACATTTGTTTAGAGGAATGGAACTGTTGACCTAATTCTTTTTGTGAATTAAGTAGCTTTTCATTTAAGCGATTAGCTTTATCTATTGTTTTCTCTATGGATTCCATAGAATTCCGAATTGATATATTAGATACAGGAGCATAGGATTGTACATTGGTTTGCTTTAATTGCTCAATTCTCTGTTCAAGTTTGGACATATGATCAAATAGTTTATCTTCAGTTTGTTTAGTAATCGGTTTATCAGCAGAAATAGTACGTCTTAAAGCCATCATATCAGTAGTAGAAACTTTTTGATGTTTATCTAGAGAAGACAACTTGGCAAGTTCGCTTTGATTTATCTCTGGAGTTATATTGATTTTTATATTAAACGTATAATCTTCAGCCATTAATCAGTTTTCTTGTTTTTCTCCATTTTTTTCTGTCTTATTAATCTCCTAAGACGCATACCTTTTTTGTCCATACTTTCTTTTGTGTCACTGTCTGATAATTTACCTTCTGTAGAAGGTGGCTCATCATATTCAATTTTCTCGTAATTTGGATTGGATCTAAATACCAAAACTTCTTTTTGGTTCATTGCCGAACTAGATCCAAATGAGGAAAGCCTTGCTGATTTACGTTCTTCGCTTTTATTCCTGTGATACTCCTCTAGCCATTTATCCAATGCCTCATCGTTATCTATTGTTTCATCATCTGGTCTGTCTTCTGGCATCATCTCATTTATGTTTTGATAGAACTGACTCCAATAACATAAATTGAGCTGGTCAGGGGTCATTTCATACACAGACCGACTAAATAGAGGAGAATTGCTTTTTTGTGAAACTAGGTAATTTACTTTCCAATAAGTGCTACGAGCTATATACCTAATTTCTTCTTGTTCATGACCACCTATAAATTGTATAAAGTTAGTTAAAACCTCTGTTTTTAATATATTTTCTATTATTTGATATTCATCAAAGGACTTATCCCAAAATTTATCTTTAGAAAATGGATCAAACGCGCATAACCAACATAAATAATCGTATCTAATACGACGAGATTTCCGCTCCACTGTTTCGTCTAGTTTACTATCTTTTATATACTCTAATTCCCATAATTCTTTTTCATATTTATTAATTGATTGCTGTAAAATATGTTTTCTATTTTCTGTTTTTGTGAGGGATGGGTCATCTTTAACTACTCGTAATCCTTTTATCTTACTTCGTAAATCCTCTGATTTAATCTCGTGTGTTTCAGTCCACAAACCCCCTTCTCTTAATCGTTTTTCCATCTGTTCTATAGTTGGAAAACCATCATCTGTAGCTAATTTATATGTTTGTTTTTCTTTTATATCGGCAAGCTTAAATTGATATTTATTAGGATAGGTATAAAGCACATAAGAGTCATTTGCCTCTATGTGCCTTACACATTCTCCACTGGAAATTTCTTCAATTTTCTGTACTAAAGTATCTATACTCAAATCTATCATTATTAATCATTTTTCTTTTTAGTACTTTTCTTCTTCTTTGGTTTTTCTTCTTCAACTTCTACATCTTCTTCTGCTTCTGCTTCTGCTTCTTTCTGTCTCTCTTCCATTACTTCTCGTAGAATTTTATTTTCTGGTAAATTCTCAAGAAAATCTGATTCAAAACCTTGTAGAAACATTATGCATTCGTATCTAGCTCTCATTGCTAGCATCTGATCTTTTTCTTTAACAAATGAATCGTAGTCTGCCCATATCTTCTTACCGTCCTCTCCCACTACCATACATGTAGTAAGAAAGTCTGTTTGGCTGTCTTCTGCCAAACTTTCAGCAGTTTGTGATAATGGAGCACTAGCACGTTGGCTCCATGCATAGATTTCATCTCTTTTTTCCGCAATTTTAATTGCCAATGCTTCACGTTCATCTATATCAGATACACTTTCTAATTCACTTACCATAATATCACGATCATTTATAAGTTCTTGCAGTTTGCTATCGAAAGCTTCCCCTATTAGCCCTCTTTTAAGTAGAGCATCTCTCATTTCAGCAACAGTGCTTACTCCATCCATAAAAGCTTTACTATACATTTTACTGTAGTGCCACTTAGCTTTAGCAGCAGATTCAGCATCAGGTGGGATAATGTAATACATTAATCCAGAATCTTCCATTTGAAACGAGCGGCCGTTTTCAAATACATCCTTTAAATCCTTATTAGCCATTAGAGTCCCCTCCTCCATTTTTGTTTAAATGAGTAACTTCAATAAGATCTTCTTTAGAATCTACATATTCCATAACATAATTCTTTTCTAATTCAAATTGATTTTCTCTAACAAAATCATTACAAATCCCTAATAGATGTTTCCTTGTTTTTTCCCATTGTAGTTTATTAGTAACTAAAACTTCAACAATCGTAAGAATTTTGCCTAACATAATATCTTTTCTTTTATCTACAAATGAATTATATTTACGGCGAGAGTTTTCTTGATAAGATTTCTTATCCATTGCCCTTCCGACCTCCTTTACTTTTTATGAGAAGTGAAAAAAAGGAGTAGCACTAAGGCTACTCCTTTATCGCATACCATCAATTCAATTATGGATTGATTGGGTTTCTCTCAAGGCAAGCAAGATCCGTAATAGCTACTTCGCCTTTAACAACGAACAGCTTATTGGTTGAACGGAAGTTGAATTCCTGAGTAGCATTGGTACCACCACCACGACCACCACCAATTGAGTTCTGGTAATTTTCAGCCGTGATCTTTAGATCAGGCACAATTACGCACTTCAACGGTCTTTCACGAGGAGGTGAAGTACAAGACCCAACATAACCTGAAACATCCTGATCATAAGCAGGGTAGAAACCCTTACCATTAGACCAGCTACCAGCTCCAATACTATCATTATTAGGATCAAAGAATTCTTTGCCCGCTAATGTACTAATAAGAGCCTTACGAGTTCTATTATTTCCACCAGCTTCCTCATTGGTCTGGCTGTAAATTTTTACAACTAGAATAAGATTTTTCTTAGCCATAATATGAGCCAAAGAAAGATCTACTCCAGTACCACCATCTTCGAAGTCAGTCCAGGTTTTACCACAGAACTTTACGAAGTTTTCCATATCAGAAGCTGTAGTAGCAACGTTAGAAGTAATTTCAACTGGGAAGTTCATTGTACGAGTATAAGGTCTGATATGACCAAGCTCATTCAATGGAGTACGTGCAGGAGTAGCTGTAATAGTTACAGTCTGAACACGCCACATATTTTCCCAATCAGACTCAGAAGTTACTACGTCTGGATCTACAATAAATACTTCAACTTGACCTTGACGAAGACCACCGATATCCTCAGCATAGTGAGTTGATGGATGATCTGGTTCAGTATCTGCACTTGTTAGCTCAAAATACTTAGCATAAACTCTAGTTGCTGTATTTGCACTTACTGCATTAGCAACAGCAGCATAAGCAGGAGCAGCATAACGTACTTTAAAAGTTACGTCGCCAGTCCATAGAGAAGCCGCGTCACTAGGCAGAATGACAGTCTGGAGAGTTGCGTTGTATCTAAATTCTCCAGCAGTAGATACTGTTCCGGCTGCGATTGGGTATACAGTACCATCACGCTCGGTTGATGTTTTAACTGTAACACCTTCTACGCCATCATCAGTATAAGCCAGGAATGCTAATTTACAATCAGACAGAGTAGGAATTGGATTTAATGCTGTTAGCCCAAGAGCTAGAGCATAGCTATTACTAGGATCAGTAATATCCCATTCCTCTTGTGAGATGAATTTAGCACCGTTCATAAGCCACATTTTATTGTCAGTTTCAGCTGCATAGTTTTCTGTCGCATTAGCACCAACATTATAAGTAAGTGTAATGGAGTTTACGAAAACTTTGTTCATGAATAGAGTCATTTCTATTTCATCATCTAGAGTACCTAGATTGCCTTCTTTCTGAACAGGGGCCCAAATAGCTACGCCATTGCTTAGCCCAAAGTCATCAATTCCAACACCGTGATAGTACGTAGTACCAGAACCGGTGCAGGCAGCAGGTGCTCTAAGATAAGCAGAACTTGCACTAACTACACCAGACATCACCATCATATTCATACCAGCAAGAGATGCCATTGTCTCAACACTACCAAAATCGTTAGTATCAATAGCAACAGCAACCGCAGGTACGTCATCAACAACGTCGATGATGTCTAAATGGCCTAATTCAAACAAGTTCTCAGAAGTGAAAGTGGTGTTGGAACCTAAAGTCTGTACACGATACAGAAGGTGCCCATTACAACGAACACTTTGAGAAGCATAAATTATTCTAGTTCGTTTAGCCATATGACTTTCTTTCCTCCTAGGTTACTTAAAAAAGTCTAAAACTTACCGGGGGCTTACTCCTTTTCCTTTTTTTTATTATCTATCTTACACTAGAAAGTTAGTTAATTAGTTAATATTAACCATAATATACTTGTGTAGAAAAATTAATACTTGCTCTAAATTTATTAACTGTTTCTGTCTGCCAAAATCCCCAATCAGGTAATCCAGTAATAGAAGTTTTAACATCTAAAAACTGTATATTTGATCTATTTTGTATGAGTGAAGAATCGAAATTATTATTAAAAAATCCATTTTTATCTAATGGAATACCTTTAGAAAATGCATATAATGGACAAGAACGTAGATTAAGGCCATCATAAATAATAGACCGTAAATCATCTCTTTCTCCTTTATTATTTGCAAAAAGTTCTATATGCCAACTTTGCCTAGTTTTATCTCCTCCGCCTAATTGAATCCCTACAGTATCAAAATCTTGCTCTAAAACAGAAACTATAGGCAGTTGAGGTAAATCTTCGTGAGGCCATCCATCTATAGTAGATACGTAATTCCAATAATAATCTATTGTTGAAGGAATTTGTGGCCCATCATATACTATTTGTCCTTTTTTATAATTAATTCTACATCCAGATACTACAGTATCTACGTCATCATAAACAGTAACCATACGAGTTTGTTCATTTACAAAAGAACAAGAATAATTAGATAATATAGTAGGGGTATTAAAATACACCAGCCCTCTTCCTTCTCCTTGACCAGCATATTCTCCCCTATCAAATATATCTACCCAATTATCGTCATATTCAATATTATAAGTATTATTTCCAATACTAGTTAATGACATATCTGTATTTTCTTCAGCATAATTAGTTGCTAAAATACAATTCTGTATATATAATAAAATACTATATTTAATACATCTAATTAGTTCCATCAGTTCTGAAACTCCCTTTGGCTTCATCCATTAAAGAATGTAAATTTATTTTTTCTAATACATTTTTAAAAAATGGGATGGGTGATGCTTTAGAAGCCGGGTGCCTAAATCTAGCAAAATCACCAACAATATTCCATCCTTCTCTATCCCAAAGCCATTTTCCTACCAAGAAACCGCCATTATATTGAGCGGGCATAGGCTTACTATATTTCAAAAAATAAGTATTATTATTAACAAATGCATACTCTCCAGCAATTCCTCTTATTAAGTACACCACCCACTTTAAAGGCTGTGGATGGTGTTTCAAAGAAGACTTATCTTCTTTAAAACCTAACAGAGTATCAGTACAAATTCCTAAATTAATATTACCATTTTCATCTATATGAATACTAGAATCTAAAGTATTTTTTATGTGGTTCTCTAAAAAATCCATGTGATTAATAATGTTTGTTGGGTCGTCTGGCGGCGAACGATAAGCTAAATTCTCAAACTCAGACATAAAAGCAGCTACTATTTTTTTACCGCCAGCACCTTCTGACTTTAAATAATTTAGAATATGATTACGTAAATCATCAGTTATTTGTTTAGATTTAACTAATACTTGCTCGTTCATCTACACTCCCAACAAATACTTCAACTACCCCGTAATTATCTCCCATACCTCTTTTTATTGGAGGTTTTATTTTTTCATATTTTTTAGAATCAATAATATAATACACAGCTTCATCAAAATAATCATAGTATGCAATATCTGTTTTAACCCGATATGTTTTTTGAGACACTATACCCGCCGGAGAATCTGGTAATCCTATTTGAGATTTAGCAACCATAGCAGGTACCACAACTTCTTGTGCACAAGTCAATTTTCCTTTACCACTACATACTTTACATGTTCTTTTAAATGGGGTAGGAGCTATTGTACGCTCACAACTAGTACCAGAAAAAACTACCACTGGACTACCAAAATCTATAAAACTTCCTAAAGAAGAATTATCTGGGTCTGTATAAGCACAGTTAGGACATTCCTCCTCTAGTGGAGGTAACCCTATGGTCACTTGCTTACTCAAATCCAAGACCATTTGCTTTTGTAATCTAGTATAATCATCTATAAAAGCAGGATCAATCATTTTTACCTCTTAAGCAGAAGGCACTAGTGCTCCTTTAGCATACCTGCCTTGTGATTCTAATTGTCGTAAACGCTTTGTAATGTAATTACGCAATTTCTCTTTACCAGCAGTATTTGAACATATATTTTCTGCTTTTCTTAATTCATCTGGGTTTTCATAAACATCTATTTTACGTTTCCCTTCAATATCATATGGAAGGTTTGCGATATGCATTGCTTTATACTGATCTAATGGAAGAGTAGCAATCTCTTTTTCTATTTTTTCTAATGGATTCTTCTTCTTAGTAGTTTTTTTAACTTTAGCTTTACCTTTAGGTTTAGGCTTAGCAACAGTTTTATTTTTATCTACAGGTAAAGAAACACACCAGTACCCTTGTTGCTCATTAGTTAATTCTTGTACCCACTCAATGAAATCAGAAAATTCATTTGGTCTAAATTTAGCCTTCTTTCTAGGAGTATCAGTACTAAATTCTTTAAATAAAATACTTAAATCCTTTTTTTCTCCCGGCTCAAAAAACTGCTTTAAAATCATTTTTGGTACTGTACTTATATTTTGTAAGTAACTTTCCATCTTATATTCCCCTTTCTTATTCTTCTATTTCCGCTTTTGCACACGGAAATGTAACTATAAATTCCGTATATCCAGGATGACTATTAAATGTAATATTCCCACCGTTCTTTATCACTAGGTTTTTTACAATAGCCAACCCTAAACCCTGATTCTGTTGTGTTTTCCCTATTTTAGTTGAAAAATAAGGTTTAAATATATCATCTTTATATTTATCAGGAACTCCTACTCCGTTATCTATTATGTGTATGTTAATTAAATCTATTTCTTTAGTAACTTTAATTGATATTTTAGGCTCTACACCTTTTATTGCTTCAATAGAGTTTTTACATAAATTTTCAATTATTTGTCTAAAGTCAGATTTATTTATTTTTATTGCACAACTAAAAAAACTTGGTTCTTGAATATGGAATTGATCGTCGTCTAAAGCCTTGAATGGATCTACAAATCTCAAAGTTTTAATTATACCAACTAGTTCTTCAAAAACATCAATGCAATGAACACCGACCATGACTCCAGATTTTGCGTAAGCAGATAGCGAATTTAAAACTCCAATAGAATAAGTTAATTGAATCTCTGCATCTTCCAATAAAGCTTTCATAGTACTCTTAGCTTCTTCTACATAGCAATGTACTAATTCAGATTGTAATAACTCTATTACATTTATTATAGCTTGCATTGGAGTACGTAATTCATGAGCTACTCCAGCATTTAACATTCTAGCTGAATCTAATAAATCTTGAGTTTTCGCTAAATTTAGAGCATATAATTCCTCCTTTTTTTTCTCCAATTCAATTTCCGTTTTTTTCAAACTTGTAACATCCCGTGCTATATGTATAACCCCTTTTAGTGTATTTTTATCATAAAAAGGATGCACACTCACTAGAAATATAGTATTACCCAACTTAACCTCCACAGGTACAGAGGTTCCTGTACATAGTAGCATATGAAATGGACAAAATGCAGGAGGTTTTACAGTACCGTGTATTAGTTCATAACAATGCTTTCCTACTATTTCATCTTCAGTCAAGTCAAGGAACTTCAGCACAGCTTCATTTGCACGTAAAATTGTAAAATTAGTATCCAAAACAGTAATCAGATCAGGAATTGAATCGAATGTCTCTTCCCATTCTTTCTTAAATCGTTTTTCTACCATATCATCAAAGTTATTCTCATACCCTGATAAAGATTTAAATAATTTATTAATTTTTGTATAACTATATAATAGAGAAGAAGAAATACCTATAATAAAAAGGGATATTACAAAATCTTCAACAAAAGGACCATAGTTATTAAAATGTAAATAGATAGCAGTTAGTCTTAACGAAATCATAAAAAAAGATGGGAGTATTATAAAAAACCACGTGTGTCTGGGCATACCAATGAAGTGTTTGAAAATATACCAAATTGTAAAAGACTGAAGACAAATAGAAAATATTAAAGATACAATAACACTTATGCTCATACCGCCTCAGACATCATTGTTTCAATTACTGGCTCCAATGTTGATAATTTTATAGGTTTTACAAATAATTTAGTAAACATCCCTTTTTCATAATCAACAGCAGCTATAGTATCTGCTTCTTTATATAATAAAGTATCTGAATCCAATCCTGTAACAAAGATAACAGGAATACTGCTTTGGCAAACATTCCTTATATAAGAATACACACTTAAACCAGAATCTTCTGGACCATTTAACCTTAAATCTAGAATAACAGCATCTGGAAGTTTTTCTTTAACCATTATTAAAGCCTCTCCTACGCTATGGGCACGCTTAACGTTGTAGTATTGGCTAAAGTAGGTTGCCCATATTTTAGTAACTATTGTATCATTTTCCACTATTAGTAGGTCTTTCATTCTTATCCCCCAAGTGTAATTTAAGAATCACGTCATACACTTCTTTTTTAAATAGATTAAAATCGTTCGTACTTACTACATGATTTAACTTTTCTAATATCAGAGCACGGTCTTTCTCAGAAGTTTTTTGTAACTCAAGAAACTTCTCAAACGACACTTGGCTTTTATCCGATTCTTGAACAACAGTAACCTCTTTCTCAATCTTTGACATTCTATCTTGAAGTATATTTGCCCCAAGAAATATAGTCCCAATAAATATTGTAACTGCCAAAGCTATTGCCCCGCCAAACGTTTTCCATCGTTGCCATTCACTTTTGTCTAATGCTTCTTTAACTTTGTTTATTTTTTCATCTAATTTATCATCCAAATAATCCAATCGTTCTTCTACTTTGTCTTCAAATTTTTCCAACTTTATTGTAAGATTCAATAAATTTGAACCTTGAGATTGATTCGAAAGAGAAATTAAATCTTCTAAATCAGTTTTTACTTCTGTTACTAAATTTTTTAATTCTTCCATCAAATATTACTCCTATTTACTATCACCTCCTTTGCTATTACATCCTTTTAATAAATTTTCTAATTTTAGTATGTGCGCCTTTAACCGTTCTTTAGTAATTATATCTTTTTTTAATTCATCTTTATGTTCAATTATATAATCTTTTAATTTATCTTCATTATTCAAATAATCAAATGTATCTGCTCGTTGTTTTACTCCTACTTCTATTTTGGGTCTTGGTGGAGCATCCCACGAAGGTCTTACTACATTAATTCCCCACCAGGTACATCCATTAAAAATTAGAAGACTGCTTATCAGTACTAATAAGTTGGTCGGTTTCATTTTGCCCCGCAATTTCCTGTTCTTTTTGTGCTTCTTGCTGGTCTATTTCACTGTTTTCCTTCTGCACATTACTGTAATCTTGCCATTCCTTATTTGCTGCTTGTATGTCTCCAATTTGATTATTTTTTGATTGCATCATATTCCACATGATCTTAATAATACCTAGTAAGATAGCTATAACTACAGCAGCTATCCCAAATATAGTTTCTAATACACCCATAAGTTAACCCCCATTTGTACCATTTGATGGATTACAATTATTTCCAGTAAATATGGATTTAGATGGTTGTGAAGACTTATATTTAAAATTATTAAATTGAGAAACACCCCTCGAAGCAGCACCGATCCCTAATAAACCAAGAGCAAGTTCAATTGAATGTGAAGCACCATAAGATATGACATCATACATATATGCACCCAAAACAACTATCCAATTAATAAATAATTGTGTTTTTGACATACTTGGTTTACTATTTTCATCTCTAAACATAGAACTTAAATATGCTTTAAAATTATTAAACATTTAATTCTCCTTTTTTATATCTGGTATATATTCAACCCATTCCTTATCTAGTAATTCATTTTTAACAGGATTCCATTTTCGATAAAGATGCGGAACTTTAATAGTAGCAAGATCTCTCAAAATTGTTGAAACCCTTTTTCCCTGTATATCATATTCATAAATACTTTTATTTTTTCTTAGGTGAGCTAATTTATAATAAGGATAGTGCTTATTAAAGAAACTTTCTATAAACATTAAAAAATCTTCAGTTCCTACAATAGAAAGTCTCCAATAATTATAATAATGTCTTCTACCTATATAACCGTCTCCATCAATATAACCAATAATAAATGCTTTAATAAGAGAAGAATCTCTTAAATTAGGAGGTTTTAATGTCAGAGATTTTTTTGGAGTAATATTATATATTTTATATAAATCGGATTGCCATTCAAAAATACCATTTATTTCAATAACAGAGAAAAAACAAGTGGTTTGTTTACGTAAAGAAGAACCCTTATGAACAGGACCTTCATGAGATATGCATTTCTTAAACATTTCAAGGTGATTATGGTCTTTTCGATTTAATCTAATACTAAGTTTTATAGAATTTCCAACAGTTGACAAACAACCATCTGCTGCTATAAATCCTGCCCAATATGCCCTCTCTAAATTTAAAACAGAAAAGTAATCACGATTAAATAAGTATCTACCTTTCTTATCAGCATAAGAACTTATTCCTAAATTATTTACTTTAGTTATTATAGCATCTCTAGTTCTATTTAATATACTTGATATTTCTTCTGTAGGTAAAGATTTATAATTCTCTTTTAAAAAAGATATTTCTTCTTCTGTCCAATTGGGATATTTTTTATCGGATAAACCAAGATTCCTTGCTTTAGAACAAATACCATCCCAAGATCTATTACTTAACAACGGCTGTAAGATGTCTTTTTTTATCCCAGAAAAATACATATTTTTAAGTATCTCTATTTCTTTAGAGGTCCATATGTTTGCTTGCATCTTTTTCATCCTTGTGCTATTGTTTGCTGTTTATATATTTCAAAGTATTTTAATACTTTTGAAACATAATTTTGATTAACGAAGGAGCCATCCATATTGTACCTAGGAGATCCGGCATTATAGGAAGCCACTGCCTTTTCTAAGTCATTGTATTTATTCCATAATTTTCGTAAGTAATATGCACAAATCATTATATTGTTATTTACATCGTAAATTTCTTGTGGACCAGAAAAGCTGAAGCCAAGTTCAACAGCCGTAAGGCCCATTAATTGCGTTAGACCGTGTGAACAGGAAAGGAATCTTTTGCTTTCCTCATCTAACTCTCTATAATTAGGATTATTATCAATATATCTTTTTCTAAAGGCGGGTTCCTCCCGAATCGCATTTCTTCTAAAGTCCGATTCGGTTTTTATTATAGCCAAAAGCAAAGGAAATGGCACGTTATATTGTTTACTATATTTATGCACAGCGGATTCTATATCATCATCCACGTCTGGTAAATTAACACCCCAATCCCCATCATAATCTTCTTCTGTAAAATCACCACCAGAAATAGGTTGTGGGGTATAATCTCCATTTTCCTTTCTACCAAAAACAATATTCATAATTTCATATATTAATCCCATGGCTTATTCCTTTCCTTTAATAAATTAAATACCTATAAGAATGTAGGTGGGTAGTTAATTAAGAGGTAAATTTGTAATAACAATTGTGTTCGTGCATAAAGGGACGCCATTTTCTCTCTAGATAGGGACTGTGTATTCCACATAATTGTTTTAATATTTCAATAGAACGGTTACCATTTACTGAGTAATGATGAATTCTGTTATAATCATATTTCCTTACTTTAGAAAATTTATTATGATATGCATTAGGAGCCCATTTATCAAAATAAAATTTAATCCATTCAAGCATTTCTTTAGTACCACACACAGATATAATCCAAGCATATTGCCCATTTCCTTTTGAATCCATGTTTATATGACCATCCCCATCTATATAACCTTTAATAAAACTTTTAATTAATTCTTCATTTTTTAGATTAGGAGGTTTTAAAATTAAAGATTTTTTTGGGACTATATTGAAATGTTTTTCTAAATCAGGAATTAAATCTCTACCACAACCATTGATTAATAACCTGGAAGTCAACTTATTTTGTTTTTCGTAATATCTGTCTACTACTTCTCCTGTATACTCAATGCATTTAGAAAAAGTTTCTAAAATAGGTTTGTCTTTCTGATGCAAAGTTATTGCTAAATTTTCTCTGTTTTTACTAATATTCCCATCAGCCGATAAAAGTCCTGCAAAATAACAATTTACAATATTAGGTATTTCAAAAAAAGCATTGTTATAAAAATGTTTACGTTGATTTCTACGTAAAGTTGTTAGATCTGCTTCTGGTTCTAATTGACTTTTTCTAGACTGTAATGCCAAAACAGTTCTGTTTTTATTAGGCAGTAATTCAAGCATCTGTTCATATGTTAATTTACCATAATTCTTAATTATTATTTCATCTTCTTCTGGAGTCCAAACGTCATTAGATGATTTTCTTAAGATAGGGTTCTTTATTAAGCCAATTAAATAAGTACGTCTATTTTCTAAAGATCCCACTGTTCGTTTATTAGGTAGTAGTTTTATAATTTCTTTATAGGGTATTTTTCTATAATTATCTATTAATATTTGATCTTCTTCCTTAGACCAAGGTAATTGCGAAGATTGACAATTCCAATTATTTTTTAATCCTAGTTTAATTCTCCTATGTTTAACAGATTTTAAAGTTCTATTTAGTAATATAGATAATTCTCTATCGTTCATATTAGAACAATTTTTTTCTAAAAGTAAATCTTCATTTTTTGACCAATCCTTTGCCATACTGTCCCTCCTTTTTTAAAAGAAAAGAGAGAATTTCTTCTCTCTTCTCTTTCATTCTACTATATGTTAGTAGTTAGTTAATTATGACCACAGGATAGCCCAATGATAATCAGTTCCATCCCCTTGATATTTAAGGCGATCTGCGATTACAGCCATTCGAGTCATAGGGTTGCAATTGACCATGCCCCAAAAACCAAGCCAGCCATAACGATGAGCAGCCATTCCGTCATACCAACCATTAACATATGTTTCTTGAATCTTTCCATTAAGGTCTAATGTAAACATTATATCGTGCCTCCTTAGGAAGTAGCCCTATCAATGATTCCCATACAGATTGAGCGACTGTCTAAAATGCCGAATCCGAGGGTGGACCAGCCGAAATAACCCTGAAGCTGCTGTCTTAGAAGAGCAGGATCATCAATAGGTTCGTACTCCTTACGTACTGGCATTACAAGTGCATCAGTAAATGTAACATCAAATCCATAAATCTGGGTCTCACCAGGAGTATCTAGATTACCGTATACATCAAGAATATTACCATTTGTAACGGTATAATTATTGAATGTATTATCAGCAGCCTTACCCTTGAAAGGACCATACAGAGAGGTCTTGTCATTGATATTATACTTACCTTTGACACCTAGATTACGCACTTTTCGTAAAGTTACGTTCCAGATTTTACCCATACCCGCTGCTTGGAAAATTTCCCTACGAGTAATAGGATCAACATCGGTATCTGTCCATTCTCGAATATCTGCGAGATCTTCAGGAGATACCCATAATTCATTAAGTTCTCTTCCAAGTCGATCCATACCAACAATCATTCTATTGATAAGTTCTTTTGAAAGATAGCCGCTGGCGGGATCGCTAGACGGCATCTGATAAATAGGCGCGGGACGTGGAGCAAGAATACCCATACCACCAAAATTTGTAGTAACGGCAGGAGCAATTACACGCCAACCACATTCTTCTTCCATTTCAGCTAACTGACGAGCAGTTGCATCTTTAGCCTTATTGACGATATCAATACGACCATCGCGTGCATAATCTACTTTCCAGTTGTTTGAAGCAGATAGATTAAAGGTTGGAACGAATACACTTTCCCCTAAACCTTCTACATAATTCTGTGCTATATAGCCAAACTGAGGGAGAATCCATACTGGAGTCTCGAAATCAGTGGCAACAGGATACTCAGGCTGGGCCCCAGGCGCTAGCCTCTCTACTGTGAATAACTGACGCATGATAGACTCTTCTTCCAGCTTTTGCAGGATTGGTCCTGTCATAGCTTGAGCAAGCTCATGAAACTTAAGCTGTGCTTCAAGAGTCGTACCAGCAGTTTCTCTCAGTAGCTGTTGTCGATCTGCTAAAGATAGTTCCATCTTAAACAACTCCTCCTTACACCCTTAAATTAAGAGCTTAATTCTAAGCATACGACCCATCTCAACCTGAGCTTCTGTTAGAGTACTCATGGCAACTGCAATTGCAGTGGCGCAGTTATTACTTCCAGAAGTAGTGGATAAAGTACCACTAGCAGTTGGATAGAGTAAAGAACCAGCGGTAACACCGGCCATTGAACCATCATACGCTGTAGTATCGTGAATTCCTAAGTGGGCAACTGCAACAGGCCCACCGATAAATGCTAGCTGAGAACTTAGATCAAAAGGCTTAATATAGCCCCAAGGCATATAAGCGTGATCATAAGCTTTCCTAACATCCTGCATCAAAAGACCAAAAGGTTTTTCAGTACAGGCAGACATCCTTTTGACTTTTGTAGTCTCACCGTCGCATCCAGTTATTACGGCAACATTGCCAGCTTCAGCAACTAGAGCTGTTTCTTCTCCTCTCCAGTTATAATAAGTGGAGGTTTGAGTTTCATCATGACGGCAAAACATATTCGCATTATAGCCTGATCGAAATTGTAACATAAAAATTACCTCCGACTATTATTTGAATAATGAAGCATACTTTTCTTTATCTTCTTTAGTAAGCTTCACCGTTGAATTAATAGCAGCCAATTCTTTACCACTAACTACTGGAGCAGTAGCACTGGCTGTGTCTTTCCCGTCAGTCGTATCAGAACTAGAAGAAGCAAGAGCTGCCTTAATAGCTGTCTCAAGATCTGTCTTTGTTTCAACAAGATGCTCCCGATAATCTGCGAACTCCTCATCTGATAGCTTGCCAATATAAGCTTTCTGCTTATCAGCTGCTTCACCAGAACGAAGAACTCCAGCAGACTCTAGATCTTTTACCCTATTGTCCATTATTAGCTGCTTATTAATCTCATCCATTTGAGATTTTAGAGCATCACGCTCAGCAGTAACATCAGATAAAGCCTTGGAAGCCTTTGTAGACTCAGACTTAATAGCTTCGACTTCCTTCATTAAAACATCTACTTTAGTAGTTAGAGTTTCAATTTCGGAAACTTTTTCAGCCACCTCAACCTCCTTTGCAGAAGACTGATCGACTAAATCAGCCATACGAAGTGCTGACTCCTCAAGTAACTCCTCAAGAGCTTTTTGCTGGGTACTAATGTCTTCAGAAGAAAAAATAGTAGCAACATCTGCTCTAATTTTCTCTTTTATTTGCTTTAAAAGCTTTTTATCCATCTAATCTATACCCCCAAAAAATTAATCTTGGTTCATAATTTCTTATATAACTAATAAAGCCCCCTAAATTAATTATATAAATAAAACCATGACTGACCTTTTCCTATATTATTAAAGGGTCACTAATATCACCCTATAATTCTATTTAAATTAAATAGGTTAGTTAAATAGGATTAAATAACAAATAGTAATCCTTTTTTAAGTAAAAGACACAAATTTACACTCATACTCATGCCAAGCTAACACAAGATATCACCAAGTACTTGGGCTCTAGCTCTAAAATAAGAACCTTCCGGTTCACACCAAAACATAGTAAAATTACCTTTATCACTCCTTTTTTTAATGAGAGGGTAAGCATAATGATACCCTGCAGACGGAAAACCTCTGTATTCTGTAATCATACCTTGGCCTCCTGCGCCCCAATCTTGTATTGCAAAACTATCATTAGTAGCAACCGTTTTAGAATCAATACCCCAAGCACACATAGTACCTGGTTCTCCAGAAATATACCCATCCAGTTTTATTATATTTATACCATCTGATAAAAACTCTACTTTAAATAATTCTCCGTCATTAACCCAAGATTGCCAAGAAGTAACACTAATGGTTTGTGTAGTAAATGCTGTCAAAGGCATCACATTAAAATTTTTACTTAATTTATTATAATAATTCATTAATAATCTTTGATTTGGCGAGTCAACAAACTCTAAATTATATGTGCTTCTTCTTCTGACTGTACCCAAGTACCTTCTTTTTTTACCTTGAGTTGATAAGTCATAGACATATACCCCTTCAAATGTAGATAAAGAGGTGTACCTGCCTGTGCTTGAAGCCCATTCCTGTATTACTAAGTTAAAGTTATTTGAAGAAAAATACTCAGCAAATACATCATAGTTAATTCCGCCAGACATAGTAGCACCACTAATTGTTGTAGAGTTACTATTTAAATATATACTGCCTGAAGGTGTTACATATTCCCAAATTGTTCCATTATATAATCCTATATCTGAAGAAATAACAGAATTCCAATACAACTGGGTACCAGTACCACTCGAAGTTATATTATAAATGTCTAATCTTCCCCCAACCATAGAACGAGCAAAAGCACTTAACTGACCACTAATAGTTACTAAGGAATCTACTTGAGTTACTTGGACGCTTCCTGCTCCTACAAAAGTATAATCTGTACCAGGACCTCCACCAGATATTGTAGAACCATCAATGTACCAAACTCCATCAATTAATTCTGTAGTAATACCGCCAGTTCCATATAATTCTGCTGTACCAGAACCAGTAGTGCCACTTATTGAAATATTATTTATTTGTTCTTGTAATCTATAATCATTATATATAGTCATAAATTTACCCCGTAAATGTTCCTCGTAAGTAAGCACCCCATTGAGCAGATGTATTAGAAGTGGAAGAACCATTAAGGCACTTATAAAAATCAAAATAATGATAACCTGCAACTCCACTTACAGTAGTTGATAATATAGAATTTTGTTTATTCCAAGTGTTGGCATCCCACCCATTATAAGCAGAATCCCCTGAAATAGCCCCATCATAGTATATACTATACTGTGGTCTACGGGAATCCGAAGTTGTGTTAGCCTGACCCTCACCAATTACATTAATGACAGCAGTATCACATATAACTAAAGCAATACCAGGAGATGCCCAATTAGTCCAAAGAGCTAGATTTAAGCTGTTAAAAGTGGTACCCCCACCAGACACAAACAAATATAGATATTGTTGTTTTCTATTATAATAGTTAGAAACATACCGTCTTGTTTCACTGTCAACAAATTTAGCACCAGAAGAATTTATTAATCTAACCGTACCTAAAAATCTCCTTTGTCTACCTAAATCAGTTGTAGAATTCTCTACTAGTATACCTTGAAACCTAGACGGTACAGTATATCTTCCTGTGTTTGTAGCCCACTCTTGAGCCTCCAAAGTAAGAGAAGTCTCAGATATGTACCGAGCAAATATATCATAGTTTTTATCATAGGTTAGAGCCGCCCCACTTATGGTTGTAGCATTGTTTGCTAAAGATGGGTTTGTTGAGGGTGTACAAATTACCCAATTCAATCCATTATATAACCCTATTGATCCATTAGTGTGAGGTTGCCACTCTAAACTGGTTGTGCTTACGTATTCCAGCCGCCCTCCATTGGTAGTTCTTGCAATAGACTCATAATCAGAGGTATAATTACGGGTGAACCCAGATTGCTGAGAGGGAGTTTTTCTATCTATCTGTAAATAGCTAAATGGGCCGTAGTACTGAGGAGCCCCGCCACCGCTAGTTAGCCATTTCAATTCAATCAATTTTATAGATGTTCCAGAAGTAACAGTTTCATTAAAAAAGGTATGCGAAGTACCCAGCCTTGTGTAGCCTCCTGCATTATTAACATTACCTAACCAACCAATATGTTTAAGTGAAGAATCTACATATGTTCTTAAATCTACCGCTACTAGTGTACCATGATCATTATAAAAAGCACTTGATCCTTTTATATCATATTCAGTATTAATAGGGACTATTATTCTAGTGCTACACCCAGGGATGGTTGTGTAATAATTACTTCCCGTATTAATACCTGTCCATCCAGCATCAGTTCCAATTAATTGAACAGTCTGAGGTATTGGATTAAATACCGAAGCAATACTTAAATTATGGTCCATTTGTCTACTAGTGTTTAATGTAACCCACCCTACATGGCGAGCATTGGCTCCATCTCCATAATCATACATATACCCACTATTTTGTGGGGCGGTGGACGAAATGATTAACTGTCCCTGTCTGTTATACCCAGAAAAATTCCAACAAGCACTGTAATTACACAAGTATACATAAAGTAGGGAATAGTCTGAATAGCCAGATGTTAAAGTAGAGAATGCTCCACCTTTAGTTACCACAGATGTCCCAGTGATAATATAATCATTAGAAGAGTTTGTATAAATTACTAATGGATTATTACAATCTATAACAACATCTCTTATAAATATTCTTCCACTAGAACCATAGACACCAGCTAATTGAATACCAGATGCTGAAGTTCTAGTAAGAGATACATCTGCATTCATACCAAATGGGTAATCGCTTCCTATTGGAGAAGTTATTATTGACATTACAAGACTCCTAATTCAATTAGTCTAGTTCTAGACCATTTTCTATCCATTTTTGGTAATTTAATTGGTTCAAGAATTTCATAAATCCGTCTAGCTCTTTCACCAGCTAGTATATAAGCATAAGAATTTGATGCTGTGTGTTTTAATACATTAGAGATTTTGTTAGTAGGTGGACAAATCTCATCAAAAACATCTTTTATCCATAATAGCATCGGTTCCTGACCAGCAATACCAATTCTAAGACTTTTGTACACCAAATCCTTATTTTTTCCATATTTATACTTTAATACGGTAATACAACCATCCCCATCTATATACCCAATTATAAAAGCCAAACGATTTTCACCAACCAATTTTATAGGAGCTATGCTATTACGTCTTTTATTTTCAACAATACCAAAATTACTCTCTAGATCATTTAACCACTTTCTAGAGTATACATGCCAATCAATAAGATCAATTTCATTACCACAACAAGTTAAACGAGATCTAAATGTAATAGGTGAAGAAGCTTTTGTTATCATTTTAATGTTTCTTAAATAATCTATATCTTTTTTTGATATATTAATTGATAAAGTTGAATTATTTGAAGAACCACTTTTTCTTCTAACATTTCCGTCCGCTGCTATAAATCCAGCAATAAAAGAATTCAATATATTTGGAGTATCAAAAAAATCCTCATCTTGAGTATATTTCCTTTTTCTATACATTTGATATGGATATGATTGACCAATTGTAGATGAAATTATTGACATTTTAATATCCTTAACATTTTAAATCTCCTTGAAAAGTAGCTCGTAAAAAAGCACCAGTAGCTGTATAATAATAAAAAATAGTTTGGTTTGTAGTTGTGCCTATCACCAATGGATACCAATAATGATATCCAGCACTAGTATTGTCTACGTAAGCCGCAGCCAAGGAAGCGCCCATAGGTTGTGTTTGGTTACCTGAAAAAAGATGTGGTGCACTTGCAGCTGATGAAGGAGTTTTAGCATCTAACCCAACAGAAAGATTCATTGACTGAGAAATAGCAGGAGCAAGATATGCCGAAGCAATAATGCTGACTTTTTCATCACCTGAAGTTAATGCTTCACTTTTCCATATATCTCCATTCCCATCCCATGAAAGCCAAGAAGTGCCAATGTTAGTGTCACTCCTATTTGTAGAATAAATATTAGTGTATCCAAAAGGCTTCCTAATTTTGTTATACCTATTTAATACCAATCGTTGTTGCTTAGAGTCAACCCACTCTAAGTTATAAGTAGACCTTCTTCTGACTGTTCCCAAGAATCTTCTTTTTCTTCCTACATCTGTTGTTGAATCATAAACATAAGTACCTTGCCATTGCCCTAATGCTAAACTTCTTGTAGTATCCCCCGCCCATGCAACCGCTACAATATTGAAACTATCATCACTTACATATTCAGCGAATAAATCATAATTTATTCCACCCGAAGTTGTGGTACCATTTAATACTGTACCTGTGTAATCAAAAGTTGGAATCGTAGAAGGAGTAACTAAGCGCCACTCATAACCATTCCATAATCCTATTCCGTAGCCCGCCACCGGAGTCCAAATCAAAGAAGAACCAGTACCAGAAGCAGTAGGAGAGTTAATATCTATTCTACCCTCCACAGCACTTCTACATAGAGGCCCACCCACAAAAATAGAACTGGCTCCTATTTTCCACCCAGTTTGTGGATTAAACCAAATATCTTGTGGGATCATCATAGAATGGCCCATAGGAACAGCATAAGTATTAACCGCTGTAGGTTTCGTAGTAGTAAGTGTTCCCGAACTAGATAACCATAAATCTGTGTTGGGCGGCCAATTCCAAGCTGGGTTAGATACTTTTCCAAATAAAGTTATTTCTCCTGTTTGGTCCTGTTCTAAACCTCCAGACTGAGTGACTATTGCGAATGCACTGGCTTTCGCTTCTGTTTGGTCATAGTGTGCTAAATTTAAATAACCAGAATTACTGGAGTCAGCATACACCACAGTGTAATCAGAAAGAGATTGAGCAGCGATGCCAGAAGAGGTAGAAGAGATACCGTTATCTCCGCTTCCAGGAGAAAAAGATTCTAATTGAGAATTAACCCATGTCTCAGTTGCATAACCATCTAACGATGGTATCTGCTCTGAGAGAACTCCGCTTAGCGTAGAAATCTCGGATGAATCTAAAAAGTTAGAATTAACCCAACTTTCTGTGGCATAGCCAGTAAGAGACGGAAATTGATCTACTATATCTCCACTAGTAGTGGTAAGTTTAGTAAGAGTAACATAATTTGTTAATGAAGGGATCTGGGATATAATGTTACCAGAAACTGTATTTAAATAAGAATAACTAACATAATCAGATAGCGATGGAATTTGTAAAGAAATATTTCCTGATAAGGTCGCCAAATCACTCTGTGTAGCATAACCAGTTAAAGAGGGACTAGTATACATAGTAGAATTGTCTGGAAACCTTATACCTGAAGCAGATATAACTTCTGGAGTAGAAATAGCTGCATTAACTGTCATAGTTTCGGCAGTTATATTAACCTCATCAAAGGCGAGAATCTCTACACTTTGATTAGCCCCGCCCGCTGTAACATAAACGCCTCCACCAGTAGAGCTGTTTGATAAATCAATATCCTTTCCAGCTTGAGTAGAAGGGACTATTAATTCTATACCCCCTTTGGAACTGGCTGATATACTGTGCTCTGACAGAAGGTTGATATCTCCTAAACCCAGTGTCTTAATAGCTAGATCCTGGTCCTCATCAGTTCTGATAGTTATTGTATCAGATACATCCTCTATAACTTTCTTGTCATTAACGTAAAGAGACCCTGCATCGACATGCAGATCGTGTACATAGAGATCACTGAACTTCTGCGTTGGACTTCCTATACTATGAGCAGAAACCACACCAGAAGCTCCTGTCATATTTGGTAATATATCAGTAGTAATATCTGTAAGATCCAGAGAGACTGAACCTACATAAGCTACTATATCTCCACTAATTGTTGTAATTGCACTTTTGTCGTAGTAATTAGATTGTACCCATTCCTGAGTGGAATACCCTGATAAAGAAGGAATCTGTGCTACTATATTCCCAGAAACTGTAATTAAAGTAGAGGAGGTAACATAATTTGTTAAAGAGGGTATTTGCTGTACAATGTTTCCCGATACAGTATTTAGATAAGAATATGTAGGATAACTACTTAATGAAGGAATCTGTGCTACTATGTTACCACTCATTGTAGTTTCTATTTCATAAAATTCATTGTCTATATTATCCAGAAAAACATCCAAAGTATCTGCATTAGGTAAAATATCATAAGAAGTATAAACTATATTTGCTTCAACTAGTTGAATATCAGCTATGTTTGAATAGGAAGAAGTGGATGCTGTAATATAAAAACGATAGTATCTATAGGAATTACTATTGGTAAATGTCTGCCAAGCCGTCCAGTTACCAGTATAGGATATATTACTAACTGAATGTAGAGTTGTCCAATCAGATGCATTATCGCTCCCCTGGAAATCCCAAGTAAGAGGGGTGTGATCCCCACTAGAACGGCGAAGAACTCTATACTTATTAATTACTTTTGTATTACTAGATCCTAAATCTATTTGTATCCAATTTGGCAATCCATTTTGTGAATGCCAAAACAATGTACTTTCTTTGTCAAAAGCTGTAAATGCTTGACCTCCCCAATATCCAGTAGACTCAGAACTGGCGGATGCAACATATGGGGAAGGAGAAGAATTACCTGTCATCTGAGCAGTAGCATAATCAGTGCTGGTGTTGTAAGAACCATCCCATATTCTACCGGGAGCTGTACTAATTTGAGAAGCTTCTGTACCTGATACAGTATGGATTTGGGATACAATATTTCCTGAAATGGTATCCAAAGTAGAAGCTGTTACATAATTTGATAAACTAGGACCTTGTATGTACCAAATACCTTCACTATAACTTGTGGATATGCCAACTGTTCCCGATATATTAATTTGTGAGACAGCAGTTGTCATCTGAGTCCCATCAGAAAATCTAATCCCATCCGAAGTTATATATAAGGTACCACTTCCTACCTGAATACCGTGTGGGAAAATACCACTGCCAGTGACATAAAGATTCCCATCTTGACAATAAGCACACTCTAAAGACGTGCCCTCTGTACCAGATACTAATGCATACCCAGAAACAGAAGCATTCCATATAAAAGGTAATCCATCAGCATCGCTCTGTCCGGTACAATAAATTGTATCTTCATCTACTCCTAAATCAACATAAATTGTACCTATTTTAGCGGCGTCTTCAGCTGAAGATACAACGGGAGTTACAGAAGTATAATGATTTATATTATTTAAATTATGAGTAATAAGAGTTCCATCTGCAGAAAAGGTGTTTGATCCTGTTACTATTGGCGCAAGCTGGCCAGTAACTCCTTGTACTGATGACCCATCGACATACCAAATACCACCAGATAAAGTTGTAGAAATACCACCAACTCCAGAAAGTGTTGAACTTCCCCCGGTTCCTGTTCCAGAAACAGACGAAGCATCTATATACCAAATATTCCCAGACTGTGTAGTAATAATACCTCCCGTTCCTGATAAAATTATATTACCAGTTCCAGTACCAGAAACAGAAGCTCCATTTACGTACCACACATTGCCAGATAAAGTCGTTGTGATTCCATTTATACCAGATAGTGTAGGAACTCGTGCTAATATATTTCCACTAAGAGTTGGTACAAACTGTTGGACTGCTATTAATCCTGCATGGACTGTGGTGTCCGCTGAAGTATAAATGTAGCTAACTGGGTTTATAGCTTCCACCATCTGAAACTCAGCCACTGCTGTCACTGAATTCCAAGGAGCAGTAATATTCCACAAGTAATAGCGATAGGAAGAAGGATTATAGAAAGTATACCACTCTGACCAATAATTACCGATAGGAACATGAGTAGAATTAGTTACTGTATGTAAAGTAGTCCAATTACTACCATCGTTACTTCCTTGTATAGTCCAATTCTTTGGCCAATCATCATAACTAAGTCTACTTTGAATTCTATATTTATTTATTGTTTTGGGAGTTGAAAACCCGTAATCATACCTAACCCAACCGGTTCCGGCCATTGCAGACCATTCAGTAGATGGGTTATTATCATATAAGTTAGTCACCCATGAATTGTAACTAGCATTAGCTGAACTTGGTATGGCAGGAGTAGTACTAGTATTTGTAGCACCGTCCGCTGCAACTTCAACCCCGTTAAAGCTTATACCACTAGCTGAAGTAAGTATTTGTGTAATGATATATGCAGAAGTAGTAGTTAATTGAGAATAGGTAGCATAATTTGATAAGGTGGGAACAGAAACGTACCAAACACCTCCAGATAAACTTGTGGAAGCTCCATTAATTCCAGATAATGTTGTGCTTCCAGTTCCTGTTCCAGAAACAGAAGAAGCATCTATATACCAAACAGAACCAGATTGGGTAGTGACTATCCCTCCAATACCAGACAAAGATACATTAGCAGAATGATTATTTACGTAGGTGATTATATCTCCACTAATCGTAGTTATTTCACTTGTATCAATAAAATTTGAATTCACCCATGTTTGAGTAGCATACCCATCAAGACTAGGTATTTGAGAAATTATGTAAGAACTAGCCGTAGTTATAGTCTGATTAATCTCTTGTGCATCAATCCACCAGGTTCCACTATTATAAGAAGTTTGAATTCCATTCAACCCACTAATGGAGATTCCTTCTCCAGTGCCAGAAATATTTGTACCATCTATATACCAAGTATCCCCAACTTGCTCAACATAAATTCCACCTTCCCCTATCAATACTACATCACCACTTCCAGTTCCAGATACACTAGACCCATCAACAAACCACACTCCCCCATCTAGGTACGTAGTAATACCATTAATCCCAGATAAAGAAGTATTACTTGGATTTGATTGAATTAAATTATATAAATCTAATAAACTATAAGAAGTCAATTACTCTCTCCAACCATAAATATTGAATTCTCCAACTGTTGCTGAGGTCCATCCTCCTCTATACTCCTGCATACTATTACGTACATAACAAGGATAACTCATTAATAAAGAAGTATCCCACGAGAAGGTTCTGTATTGAGTTGCCGACGCCTCATCCCCTTCCAACATTTTTCTCAACTCTGTACCTGAATTACCATAGTATAAATAACAAAGTTGAGCGTTAGCACTATTTGCTTCAGAACGTTGAAATATGATCGCATCCCCATACCTTGCATTAGGGGGTACTACACTGCCTATGTATGTATTTCCTGGTGAAGTAGATTTATTCCCTGCTATAGTCCATCTGTTGTGGTAATCATAATCCCACCCAGCTTTATCAAATGACAATATTTTATACAAAGAATTTAACCTTACTGTTCCTAAATATAATGATTTTGTTTCTACCGGCGGCGCTAAAATTAGATAGTCTCCAATAGCTAGCTGTGCTCCTGAATCACCTGTATGGTTTCCTGCTACTACAATCTGGTCGTGGGAGTACTCGACCGAACCAATTACATCCATTTTGTAACCATCTGTATAATCGGTATCTATTTTATATAAACGATAATTATTAAAAATATTATGTTCCGTTATATAGTTGTCGTTATAAGACGAGTCATCACAATTCCCAGGATTAATGGTAGTCATTCCAACATAAGGGGAATTCCAACTGACATTCGCTATCTTAATTATAGGTAAAAATATACCACTAGTTGTGCTTGTTAAATAGAACTGATACCAAGCATTATTCACTAACCCACCAACTGTACTTCCAGAAATAGATATATTAAAATAATTTTCTACTTCCCAATAATTATTTATATTGCATAAGTCTTTGTATTGTCTACTAATACGGGGTCCACCAGCAAAATAGGTACCTGGCATTACAGTAATTCCACCACTACCAGTCAACCATTTAATATCTGGAGGACAATAATTAGGTGGAGGAGCAATATACGAATTTTGATTACAATCCTGTAATTGACCAGTTACAATTAAATTATCACCTACACATTCAGCACAAGGTAATTTAGAATTTGATGGAGCTGTGTATATACCAATGTCAACTCCAGAAACAGCACATAAGTAATTGAATTGTATCCCTACTGAACCTGAACCTGTAGTATAAACAACATCTGCTGTCAAACCTTTTTTTATCCAATAGTCCCCTACTCCAGCAATTTGTTCTACTGTATAGTCATATATATTACAAATGTCTATATGTGTTGTGTGGTTTGTTGTATTAAGAAAATGCCCTATTGTAGCCCCATCACTACCATTAAACACACTTTCTCCAACCGTAATACCATCACCAGAATAACTTATCTGATAAGTATGCCCACTTAAACTCACGTTTATATTTGTGCCATCACCAATAAAATCATAGATGAGGTCAGACCCATCTATTATAATTTCATTTGATTGTGTAAAAACTTGAATTCCAGAGACGCCTGTGTGGTGGTGATATAAGTAAGAGGAAGCTGTGGTAAGCTGATTGTGTAGATTATTGTAAAAATTAGTATCTTGAATGTCTACATAATTTACTAAATACCCACTTAGTGAAGTAATAGATAAATTTGTATAAGAATGAGCAATGCCAGATTGAGTTATTATAAGATCATATAAATTGTTATCTCTTGCATCAATCTCTATTTTGGTATAGGTATTTATATTAGTATTAGGAGCAATAACTTCCATTAATTATACCCCTATTAAAACTTCTATTACAGTATTTTGTTCTGTACTCACGTACCCTATTGTACCTGACACCGAAGCTATGTTCGCTTTCCAAGCTGCACCATTATAGAAGCTAAAATAGGTTAATCCCAATGCATCATTAGAAAAGTACCAGGTAACAGACCCTCTAGATTGAATAAGAAGCTCTTTAGTTTCATAAGGACTATTTATTTCTGTCCAGACACCACTAAGGCAAGTAATATTAAGTACATTGGGAATTCCAGAAATATATCCTTGTAATATATTATTTTCTTGGTCACGAGGGGGTGGAGTAACGAACATAGTAAAACCTCTGTATAAACTAATAAGAATAAGTCTACTTATACTAATTAATTAGTTAAAAATATAATCCACCCCCACAAACATCTATTGTTATGCTAGTAGGTCGTTTAAAGCACCAACCAAGCTTGCTTTCTCGGTTTCTGCTTTTGAAACTAGGTAAAAAGCAATTTCTGATACTAAACTTTGAGCTTCTTTATCAGAAAATACCTTTACATTATCTTTTGTGACTTCAATAGTATTATCTGATACGGATACATCAAAATTATAAGAATTTAACGTACAAAGATAATACTTTTTAGCTGGGCCCGTAGTGCCCCTTGTAGAATTATCTTCGTACCAATTCAGTTTACCAGCTTGAGTAGCACTAATTACAGTTTACAAATCCATTCTTAATTTCCTCCCATATTTAATAATGTACTTAAATTATCTTGTGATGGCTCTCGTTCTGACACTATACGCTTCGCTAAGTCTATAATATACTCAGCCGCTTGAGGTGCAGCATCAGTCCAAGCCACATTAGACACAATACGACCCGCCTTTACCAGCAACTCCAAAGCTTCTAACTCACTGTTACTAACCATAATCCTTTTCTCCTTTTTTTGTTTTTAGGTTGGTAAAAAACCATACCTCCTTTTAATTACAAAGATACTTATAAACTTTAATCTTGAAATCCTGTCATAATTACCCATGACTCATCTGCTGGTGACTCAACTAATTCTCCAGTTTCCCCATCGACATTGTATTTAATACATCTTAAATAAGTGAACTCGCATTCATCAGAAGAAAAACCATAAAATGGAATAGATATTTCTGGATTATCTAACCCTTTAGTAGGATAATAGTATTTTACCCCATCATCTCCCCAATAATCATCAAACACAACCCCAAGATAATCACATACACCAGATGATTTGATTTTTAAAGCAAAATTATAAGATTTTGCTGTTGGGATAGCAGCCCTGGAAAAATTAACTAACCCACAATATCCATCTTCTGCACTGTACCCTGATATTGTAATGGGAAAATCCCACTTATAAGTGTTCCCCTTCTTTGAAAATGCTTGAAACTTGCCATCGGTGGAGGTGCAAAGCACACTTCCTAAATAAAGATAAGGAACATTTGCAGGGGGTACCATTTGTATATATTCCTCACCAGAGAAAGGATCTACTGGATCGTCACTCCAACCAACTGCCGGTTCTAAAGCTAAGCAAGGACCAGCAATAGGTCCAATCATGGTATCATGTTCATAATATACCATACCACTAGCTATTGTTGCCACAGCTCCTTCTCCTACACCAGAACTATGACGTACAACTCTATACCCCGCCCACTGACCATCTTCAGTAATTATTTTATAGTCATCGTTCTCTGGTTCAAAATAGTAAACCCAAACAGCCATATTTTCATTATCATCAAAGCCACCTAGACCAAAAGTACTAAACCACGGTAAAACTGTAATACCAGAAGCAACCATAAAGACTGAATACCAAGATTCAACAGCAGTTCTGCTATCAACAGTGCCATCTAACAAAGTAAATGAACTATTAGCTGATAAATTCCACAGAATAGACGTGTTTGATGTATCAGGATAAATAGAATCCGCAAGAGTTCCCGCCGCAGAATAATTTCCAGCAGGTAAATAAATAGATTCTGAATAGGTTCCTGGATACACAGCTGCACCACGTTCACATTGCATTTGCGGTGCTTTATAATTCATAGTACGAGGTCCAAGTATTGTATTAGATATATATTCTACTGGAGTTGTTCCCTCAGCAGGAAAATACTGTACAACATCTATGTCTATATACTGATTCATAATGTATCTATTAGTAATCCACATTGGGAAGTTACCATTTGTTATTGGAGCCCAATAATATTCCCAAGGATCTGGATCGCTTATAGTATCTAGCCCTGGTTCATTTTCATACCGCCCCATATCCTGCCAATAATCACACACAACAGGTGGATCATATTTAGGGACAAATTGGTTATACTCATTAACACAACTCGGATTAGGATTCAAAACTAGTATTCGTTCGTAGTGCCACCAAGTATTATCAGTCTGTTCTCCTGTAGGAGGATTTTCTAAACTTCCCTCTTCTTGTATACAAGTATATAGATAACGCTCATTCTCATCTGACGCTTCAGGTGGGTACCATACCCAATCCCCTAGCGTGTAATGCTGGTAGACACCTCCAGACGGCCACCAAACTGCTGACTCTGGGACACTAGTATGGTCCTGCAAACATATGAATATTTCGACTAAGTCATCAGTGATGACTACAACATCTCCACCACTATAGGTTGTATCATAACTCCAAGAGTGCCAAGGATCAGAAGCATGCCTACATTTACATACATAATATTTATCATCGTGCTTTACTATATCACCACGCTCATAGATCTTTTCCTGTTCCCATTCAGTCCATGATGGGGTGTATTCCACATCAAATGTAAATGATCCTAAAAATCTCATCTTCAATCCATCAGAACTAGAATCATAAACACGGGTACTCTCGTGGAGTATACAGGTGTCAGCTCTTCTTGAAGTGGTACTATCCCAAGGAACAATTATGAAGTCAAATTCAGTAGAAGACGCATACTTGGCATATACATCATACTTAGTTCCTTCTTCTAATGCATTATTATCAATATCTCTTTTGGAGCCATCAAATTCGTACATAACCGCAGGTGGAGTAACAACAGACCACTCTTCTCCATTCCATAAACCAATTTGCATTCCAGACCAAGTTACGGTTCCAGGAGTTCCGGCATGCAAAACACCATCATTGATGATCCTTGCAAGTCTAGAGGATGGCTTAATAATCCAAGCCATACCACTCGGTACAGCATATAAAATTTCCTCGCCAATAACTTGAGGAGCACCAGTAATTTCACTTCCATCAGCAAAAACAATACCCTCTTGATTGAAATGTAAAGTGCCAGTTCCTACAGTTAGCCCATGAGTAAAGCTGCCACTATAAGCAGTAAATATACCGTCAGTAGTACCTTCCCAATGATCATCTACATAAACTAATAAAGACCGGTCAACAGCTATAGGAAGCCCCTCTCCACTGATTGATATCTGATTAAGTTGATCAATAATATCCCCACTGGTTGTGATAAGTTGGGATAATGTAACATCTCCCCCGCCAGAAATAGTATTCAGTTCATTTGCCACCCAAACTTCAGTAGCATACCCATTTAGGGAAGGTATTTGATTTACAATAACCCCGCTTGCAGAAATAAGCTCGGTTAAATAAACTGGTTGTGGGTAAATATCACTAAGTTTCATTATTTAATCTCTATTATGGTACAGTAGAAACAATACTTTCAGATGTCATATTATACACAGTCATTGTAAGGTTATTGGGTCCGTGGTCAGTTATATTTGGGTAAGTATCCCCATCGCCCATTCTCCACCAAGCCATTAGAGTATTATCCTCAGATAGATCGACAGGCTTTCCATTATTGTACATAGAAGTTGCCTTAGCTTGATCTATAGGTGAATTATGTATCGAAATCTCATCCACATACCCAGTTAAGGCTAAATCTTTAGTAGCTCCTTTATTCCACCCCATACCTACCATAAGAGGATATGTAGAGTCAAAGTTACCAGCAAAAGCCGATGTAACATCACTATCCTGAGCAACCCCGTCAATAAAATAGGAAGCCGTATTCGTAGCAAAATAATAATTAAATATGAAATGATGCCAATTCCCGTCTCTATAATCAGTAGTTTTTGTACTGTATTCTGTTAATGTACTGTTTTCAGTATCGCTGATTTTAATACACACTCTTCCTGATGTGTTAACATATACAGACCACCCTTTGCCACCGCTACTAGAATTATAATCGTTTATTTTACTTACTAAAGATTGGTAAGTAGCTGGAGTTCCATCAATTCTAGCCCAGAAAGAAATACCGAAATCATTTCTACCAAAATCTAGACTTCTACTGTCTGATACTATTCCATAGTCGTCTGTCCCAGCAAAATATGTAGAATATACGTTATTGAACTCTTCGGGCTCCTCTTCTTCACTTTGGATACCACTCGCAACTAAGGTAAAAGTATCAATTAAAGCATAATCATCCCAACTTCTTGCGTTACAAGTTAGTCCAGAAGTGGTTGCATAAAATTCTAGAAAGTGCCAATCTTGTACAGTTATATCCAAGCCTGTGCCTGAATAAGTAGGAGTATATAGTGAAGCTCCAGCCCCACCAGTAGTTATATGTGTTATTCCACTAACAGTGCATCTGCTATAGAAGTGGTTATGACCACCAATAACTAATTGAGTTATTCCAGAAGCTAATAGTGGGCCAATATTACCCCTTAATGTAGTATTAGAACCATGCCCTCCGTTATCAGTAAATATTGGAGTATGTACCCATATTATATTCCATGGTTTAGTAGAACCAGATATGGTAGACTCAAGCCAATTGTACTGAGATGATCCTGGAGTTATCGTACCATAAGCATCCACGAGAATATGCCTTACTGGACCATTATCAAAATACATATAAAAAGGGGTAACATAATTAAAGTCCCAATATTTATGATAAGTTACAGCTCCATCAGTATTATCGTGGTTTCCTCTAACTCCGATGAATGGAATATTAGAACGTATTTTGTTGCTGTAGTAATAATCCGGGTCAAAGAAGTTTTCCTGGATATTTTCTTCAGTATCTGTATCAGACCAATCCCCAGCATGAAATACAAAATTATAAGGAGTTCCGCTCGCCACTATTTGGTACATTTTTTTAGACATAAAATTGAAGTGCTTTAGTGGAGTTCCCTGCGTGTCTCCTATAGCAAAGAAATAGGAATCATCATCAGAGCTATTCGGAGCCACAAATTCCCCATAATACACGCCTCGATCTTGTATTTTATAGTAATATTTTGTACCGGGGGTTAGATTAGTAAGGGTATAAGAATGTTGATGCTCATTTGTTCCAGAGCCAGTCTCAGTAGTAGTATGACTACCTAAACCGTATGTAGTATCAGTCCCATAAGAAATCCGGCAAGTAGATGTTCTATCCAACTGCCAGTTTATTTTCATCGTGGTATCATCTAGTTGCCATACTAAGTACGGCTTTTTAATCATATACGACACGGGGTTATACTGTGAGCTAGTAACACTTATACAACCAGATGTAGTATTATAAGCTGTTGCATTATTAGCTGTAGGTGAATAATCTATTAAAGTAGGAAATGACATTTTTAATCCCCCATTCTATACCAAGCGACTAAATTATCGAAACCTGATAAGTCAGAGCCAAGACCATCATTATAGACTCTTGAGACATCATCTAAAGACAACACAGAATTAAAAATAGATACTTCGTCTAAATAACCTTTGTAATAGCCATCCAGAGCCCCACCCTTATTATAATTAGCTCCGAGGTATAGTGGATAAGAGCTATCAAAGCTTGTAGTCCATTCAGAGATATCAAAAGAATTCTTCAACTCGCCATCAAAGTAGATGTAAAGAGTATTTAGACTTCTATCAATAATTGATATAACATTATGCCACATATTGTCTCTGTAGTCTACCAAACTCATCTCATAGCCAGTTAATGGTTCATTATTAGAATCGCCCGTATCACCTAGGTATACTTCCACCCGTCCACTACTATTAAGACCAATACACCATCCAGGAGTACCTGTAGAACTGCTAACATCCCATATTTTGGAAACCATAGATTGTATTATATTTAAGCCATCCTCGGCGGCTTTAAACCAAACAGATATAGAAAACCCATCAGTTCCGAAATCTAACGCATCTGAATCTGGAGCACTTACATAATCATTGGACCCATCAAAATACATAGAGTATTCATTTGAAAAAGATGATACCATACTCTCATATACCTGGTCTACACAAACCCACCCGTAAGAAGAGTTTGTATAAACTAATGTAAAAGCTGCACCTAGAATATCAATAGTCAAGTCCGATATTTGACCAAAGATAGGAGATCCATTTTTTGAAACCAAAACCTCATTAGTAAGATCTACAACTTTAATCCCAACAGAGTCTCCTGCTTCCGGCAATACAGGTAGTGACAAATTCACTGAGTTATCCCCAGCATCTATTATATATCCATTATTAGTCTCAGCTGAAGTGTCTGAAGTTATAAAATTCCATGTAAATCCAGTAGAAGAGCTTGGAGTCTGGTTAGCCAAAACCCCACTAATTGTATTAATATCAGTTTTAGTGTAATAATTTGTGTTAAGCATAGTTTGAGTTACATATGCTGTAATCTCATTATTATCAATAAAGTTGGTGTCCACCCATGTTTGAGTTGCATATCCAGTGAGAGATGGGATTTGGGCTACTAAGACACCACTCGTAGTAAGTAGCTGCTGTAACGTTACTCCCCCTCCGCCACTAAAAGTAGATAAATCTTCTAAAGTCACAAAAGTATTAGTGGTCCATGCCTGAGTTGCATAGGAATCTAAAGAAGGTATTTGACTTACAATAACTCCGCTTAATGTAGATAAATCACTATGGTTAGCTAAATCCTGATTAGAGATCCAAACTTGGGTAGCATAACCAGAGAGAGATGGTATTTGCGATACTACGACTCCACTCACTGTATCTATATTGGAATTAACCCATACTTGAGTTGCATAGCCAGCTAAAGAGGGGATTTGTGATAATAAGTAACCACTTGTAGTGAGTAAAACGTCTTCTGTAACCATATCGGCAAAAGCAGATAAATCAATTTCACCGCCAGAAAAAGCAGCTGCCAAGCCTGAAATGCTAGAAACCAAATCTAAAGCATAAGATCTATCAGAAGCATCTTGTGCATCAACATAAGCTTACTAACATCAGAAAAGCCACCACCGCTATTAAGAGAAGTGAAAATAATAGCCATCTCTAATTACCTCCAGCCGCAAATCATCATCCTAACTCTAGCGTCTCCTCCAGATGCAGTTATATAAACATTAGTAATATTAATTGTAGGAAAGTTCATATAAGTGTCAGCATCCATTAAAATTGCAGCATTTGTAATAGAAGATAGCTTTGCTTCAATATTATTGTCATAAACCCATATGAAGGTATCATTGGAAGTTTTTATTTTATTAAATAAATCAGTCTCTGCATTTACATCATAATCTACTACCCCACTAGCCACAGTAAATTCTACAAAATTATAATTTTCAAATGGCTTGGGATAATCAGATGTTCTTGTGCTGTACCTATCATAGATTGTCATTTTAAGTCTCCCTTAAATTAAAAAAATCCAACATTTAATTATATTTGAACTTGATAAATTATAAATGTGTGGGAAACATTTATATGCTCCTGTTTCCCGTATATCCCACGACAAATGTGAACTCAAATAATAAGAACCTGTTTTTAAAGGTGCCGAAACCCTAGAAACTTTAGAATCAAGACATCCAATAGTAACCCCATCATTATCACATAATAAAGGAGTTACCAAACAGCTTCCATCTTCTTGGCTATGCTGTATATACATACTCATATATGATGAATCACCAACTAGCACATTTCCAGAAACTGTAGTTATATCTAAACTATCATTGGAAGCAACTGTTCGTGCAGGACTTCCTATTGATTCATCTATTTTACCGGCAACCACAGAAATAAGCTGAATTAATCTTGTATGCCCATCTGCTTCTTCGGCTGCGGTAATAGCAGCAACCCAATTATCCGCATTCTGCGTATTAATCCCAACTGATCTGTTAGTCATATCAAATTCCTAATTATTCCTCCGAGTCTGGCTCAATACTTGCTAAGAAAGCTTTATGATTATGAATCAAAGCTTCAAATTTATTTAAACTTGCTCTCTTAAACTTCTTCTTATAATCCTCTATTAAAGTATCAACTTCGGCTTTATCAAAATAAGTAACGCCGTCTACTTCTATCGCTTGGTAGTTATCATCGCCATCCCAAACTAAATCACCTTCGTCATTTTGTGCCCAACGCACACATCCTTTTTGAGAAGCATCACCACCAACCTCACATTTTACGTCATTCCGTAAACACCATGAATCTAATTGAATTAAATCCTCTTGAACAGAACTACCGTCTTTTTCTAATTTGTATACATGGTTACGAAATTGTACACAAAAACCAGGTCTAACATCAGGGTTAGCCTGAGGAGACGGAGTATATGTTTGAGTAGAATCAGGAGGAGTATCACCAGCAAAAGGAGGATTCATACTTGGAGGAACTCCTGGGTCCGCTACTTCTTTTAAATCTGCATTATCTTTTGGTTCTTCTTGCATTTCTTTACACCTACAATTAGTTGTTATTTTATTATCAAGTTGATACGCTTTCATGTATCTATCTATTTTTCTTAAATCTAAAGAGAATTCTGGTACAATTTGTGAAGCGGCCATTTTAAGTTCATCTGCAACCATTGATTCGTTAGGAATTATAGTGCAAGAAGGGCATGCAGGACTCGAAACTAGACCACAGCCATTGAATAAAATCCCAGTTAAATATTTATACACTAGAATATCCCCTTCTGTACCATTCCCCGCAATAACTTTAAGACTATGTGCTTTTAGGCATTCTTCCATTGAACTAAAATTATCCATAATTCTATCCATAAAATGGGAAAGACCTAATGCTGCAGCTTCTTCTTGACTCAGCAAAAGATCGTCTAACTTTAATAAGAAATTTTCATAATAACATTCCATACTTAGAGCTTTGGTAGGAATAGAGGCTTCTGATGCTAATTCCACAAATCTATCTGAAAATAGAAAACCTCCAATTATAATATCTAAATTTAGATTCTTTAATCTATTACCATTTAGTTTTTCTATATCTGCATATTCCAATATTTTGTTGTTGGACTTGTCAACATACTTATGTGCTAATATAAAACCCACAACAGATTGTTCTTCATGATTATCAGTCAGAGCTTTATAGTCAATAGAATTAAATGTATCGGGTTTTATTAATTCACTGGTGTCAAACCAAGCCATATTCTTATTACCACCAGTCTCCACCATTTTTCCAAATAATGGAGCAAGGTCTTTAGAAGTAATCTGCGGTAAATTTAAAGCAGATACTATGTGTTTATAATCCACACTACTAAACTCCTTGTCATTATAAACATTAATAGGAAAACCAATTTTAGAGTAAAATTTTTTCATTATCATAACTCCTACTTAAGATTACTAAATATTATTATTAAGTTGATTAATTATCTAAAAAGTCACGGACTTTGTTCCATTTACGTTCTAGTTTTGTAATGGGTAATTCATATAGAATACCAAGAATTTCTGCTGCTCTTTTTCCTCCAATTTTATATTCATATACCGTAGTTGTGTATTTATTTATATTAGCATAAGATTTATGAGTAGGTACTAATTTATCGAATAATTTTTTAAAATAAACCAATACGTTTAAAGAAGCTCCACATAGACTTAAAACTAACTTGTTTTTCTTAATAGAAATACTCCCATCCCCATCAATATAACCTACAATGTATGCTAAAGAGTTTTCTAATGATAATCCAACAGGCGGATTTAAAATAAAAGTTTTTCTAGGAACAATATTAAAATTAGTTTTTAAATCCTTTATAGTATCTTTATGGTGTAATTCTATAACACATATATCCATATCCCCATTTATTTTTTTATTAAAAAAAGTATATTCTTTAATAGGGCCATCATAATTTATATCTTCTTTTAAACTATATAAATAAGAGATATCTCTTGAACTAATTCCTATTTTCACACAATTTTCATTTGTAACAATACACCCATCTGCTGCAATAAACCCTGCATATCCAGAGTTCATTATATTTGGTTCATTAAAAAAATCAAAATCAAATGTATATTTTCTAGAAGCTTTAGAAGATGCTTCATATCGATTTCCACTTAAACCTAATACGTGTATTCTCCTATTAATAGACATTTTTGTTCTACGAGGTAATAGCTTATTTAATTCAGATGTAGGAGTATTATAAGAATTATCCCTTAACAAAGACTCTTCTTCAATAGACCAACTATAGGATTTAAGTGCTTGTAAATGGCTACGTCTAGCTGCAATTGCCTGTACAGTTCTATTTAAGTATTTGGACTGCTCATTACAAGTCATGTGACTATTATTTAATAAGAAGGAATCTTCTTTTGGAGTCCATTCATTAGTTTTTACTTTTAACCCTATCTTATGCAGATTATTTCTTACAGTAGATTTACTAAACTTAGAAAACAAAAGATATAATTCTTTAGTAGATTTTGAATCATAGTTATTAAGAGCTAATTCAGTATCTTCATCGGTCCACCTGTTTAGGTTACTCCCCATTTTTTTCCTTTTCCTTTATATCTTTTAAATTCTTAATTGATTGCTCAAGGTTTTCTAGTTCTTCCGACCCCATATTCAAAACTAAATTCTCTATATCTTCCAAAGATGCGGCTTTTCTTTTTGGTCCAGTTTTTATTTGATATTTCGTTTTTCCTTCCGGGGTTGCTGGCTTCGGTTTCTTGCGAGATGGCTGGTTTTTAGGTCGGCCGGTAGATGGGGTACCTTTAGGAGTACCCTGTATAGGCTGATTCCCACCCAGCATTCCAGAATTTCCTTGGTAAGGACTACCTTTAATCCCAAGATACCCTGCAATAACATCTGGAAATTCAGTTTTCATTGTTTCTTGCTCATAAGAAGAACTATACCCTAATTCTTCCTGTATTGTTTTATAGGACACTATTCTACGGTCAGCTAAGCCCATTAAGTAGTTCTTAATCGCAAGTGTATCTTGAAGTTCATACTCATCAAACCTTACACTAGGTATTATATCAAACTTATTAACATTAGCAATATAAACATATTCCTCTTCTAACCAATCTGCAACTAGACGACGAGCATAGTTTAATTTAGCTAAAACTGTTTTAACTGCTAATTTAATAGCTTCACTGTTAGTATCCCCTTCAACAATACCATCTACCATTGCACGAATAATACCAAAAGAGCCTGATATATCTCTATTTACTTGTTCAAACTTCGATTTACCAAATATTTTATCAGTATTTTCAGCGGAAATACGTTCTATCTGAAGAGTGTGATTCCAAAAAACTTGGAATGCTCTTTCTGGGGTATTGAACATCTCGGCTACAGCTTCTAATTGCTCAGGACCTGTAACAGGAAATTCATCATTACCAATTGTTACTTTTAATATTTCATGAGTTATACTATTAACAGCACTAAAATCCGCAGTACGTAAAGCATCTCTGTAATCTAAAGCATAAAAAGCTCTCGTACCTAAAGGAACGGGATACCGTTCATAATCCATCTTCATAAAATCTATAGCTCCAACCTGTGCTGCATCAAAGATAATATCTTCCCCCTCCTTAATTGCTTTCTTTATAGGAGCAGGTAAATTTGTAAGTAAAGTTTTTTCTTCTTGTGTTAATTTATACTCAGGCTTTTCCATTAACTGTTTCATATTTTCATCTACTTTCATAGACACACGAGATTGCCCAAGCCACAAAGGACCAACAATTTCAATTGTTAGCGGATTAAGAACTTGATACGCAATAGGAATAGCTCCTTTACTACCTTTGCCTTTTAATGGAGGAAGAGGGCTTATCCCAGGCTCGTATTTACCAATTACTCTGTAAGTACGAACGAATCCAGTACGAAAGCATTCTAGAAAAATCTGGTCTAATATTTTTCTTATTTTTACATCATAGCACCAATGGTCATAGAAAGCTTTGATGTCTTCATCAGGGCAATCATTATGAAATCCACTAGCAGCAAAATATACTAAAGTATCAATAAAAGAACCAAACACATCTTTAGTCCAATAATACTTAGTCACTAATTCATATAAATTATGCGGTTTCTCATTACTGAAATCAGTTAATGCTCTATCCACTTGCATTTTCATCAAAGCATCATTATACATTACAGAAGCAGATGCTCTGTTAGCATATTCAGCAGGGGTAGGTATAGCTCTACCATGCTCTAAATAAGCCAAATGAGGGCGCACTTCCATTACGTATTGCCCTTCTTTATCACTAGGCTTAATACTACGAATCGTTATATTTTCGTATTTAGTATTGAGTTCTTTTGCTATAGCATCAAAATCCATTTTTTATCTCCTTACCAGCTCCCTACTGGAATTATTAGTCCTGTGTGTAGCATTGGGCTTTTCTTTCTTAATCCTGATTCTTCTAAATCATAAGCTAAGTTACAAGCCAATAAAAATGCTGAATATAAGTCTTTATGTTTTACGAAGCCTCCGCCAGTATCTGGCAAATCAAACTTCAATAACCCACTGGGAGTTTGTTTTGTTTTTATATTTAATATTTGTTTAATCATAGTTTCACAATTTGTATAAGATTCATGCCGCCTCTTAACTTCTAAGTCACTTCCTCCCTCAATTGGCGCTCGGGGGAAAACAATCTTTCTTCGTTCCAGCATATTCAATGCCCTGTGGTTAGCAGAATTAATCCAATCTGAGCTAAAATTAATTTTTCTTAATATATGTCTTCCTTTAAGACGCCAAAAGGCTTCATCTTCCATATCGTAAATAGGTTCAGCACCATCCTTACCTCTAGCAAGATAGTCAGATATTTCTCTACCACCGCCACCAGCATCAATATCTATACGCATTATATTAAATTCTCTACATAATTGATATATTCTATCTACCATATCTGGAGTAGGTGTATCTAGATATTGTTCCGCATGCACTATTCGAATTCCTCTATTTAAATCCCACTCACTAATTAAAATAGCAAATTTATTTGCCATAGTACGAGCAGGGTCCATAGTCATTATATAAAACTTATCTGACTCCCCTTTGACATGAATAGAACAATCAAGTCCTAAATTTTCTGCTCTACATTGTTCAATATGATGAACTCTAAAAAACCCACCTGAATCAGATATCCAAGCTGCATTATACTCCATAGCAAACTCTATAGGAGACATGTCTGCCTCAGCTAATTTTAAAGCATCTGGATCTAAAAACCCCTTTGGTATTGCTTTAGATGGAATCTGAAAAGTAGCAAAATCAGAGGGTCTATGGTCTGATTCCAAGCCATGCATACGATTAGAGTAGTTCTTATACATGTTGTATACATAATTAAATGAATAATACCCTGAAGTAAACATGTATATTTGGTTAGAGATATCCAGTGCGTCTAGTTCAGCTAATTTTTCTGCCTCTAAATCATTGTCTAATCCTAAAGATAGAATTCGTTCTCTCTCTTCCATTATCTTCATTGACTGCACAGGATTCTGTTTAGTTGCTGCCATTGGACGCAATACTGTATTAAAAACAAATTCAGGTACATGTACACATTCGTCTATTAATAGAACGTAAAAGCGTTGACCTCTTATTTTAGAACCATCTGATAAGGGGAGAGCAACAATTTTGGAAGGTTTCATTCCTGGAACTGGTTTAAATTCTAACCAGCAGGAATCGTTACTGATTGTGGGGCGAGATATAGTGCATTGTTGTAACAAACGAGAATTTTGCCAAATATTCTTAATCTCTTCAAATATTTGTTTTGCCTGACGAAAAGAAGCAGACAAGCAACCAACTCTACGACCTGGAAATAACAAAGCTTGCAAAATAGCTAAAGTAGCTGCTTTATATGTCTTCCCATAACCACGACAAGCTAAAGCAATTCCGTTACGAGCTACCCAAAACCTATTCAACACAACTCTTTGAATAGGAATTAATTCTACATTTAATAATTCTTTGGCGGCGAAAGATGGATTAGCTCTCCAAGTTTCCACCGCCCAAGAAGCAGCATCTTTAATAGTACTCATTAATATTCTATTACTTCCTCCATTGACGTTGCATACCCTTCAACATCATCTTCTTGTTCCAACATCTTTTGTATATCTCTTAAAGCTCTATTCCTACCTGTCTTAGTATCATATTCTCCGATTAAATCTACAACGGTTGTATTCTTTTTTATTTTAGGGTCAACACGAGCAGAGCGATTAGCTCCTAAATTTGTCTTTGCTTTTTCAATAGATTTATCTATGGATTCAATAAATTTTACAGCATCTTTTATCTCACCTTGAGTTTTTGAATCCTTTATTACTCTATATTTCAAAATAGTTAAATTACAAATATTTATAATATCATGTAAATCTGAAGTACTTAAAGTTATTTCTCCAGCATAATCTTCTAAGTGTAACATTAAAATATTAAAAAACTGAGGTGTTTCTTTGTCCTTAAAAATATCTTCATACGGAATCAGATCTTTCAACATATCTAATGTTAATAAAAGTTTTTTCTCTTTAATAAACTTTTCAAACTTCTCTTCGTAATTCCTTACTTTCTTGGAACTTCCTCCGTATTGTTTTAAATTATCTCTCGATTTTGGATTATAATTATGATTTTTGTCTGACATCGTTGTACTGCTCTACTAGTTCTACTTGTTCTCGCATAGAATCAGATTTTAAATCTTTATAAGTTTTTACATCCTCTGCTATTTCATTGAATTGATCATGGTTTTCTATAATCCAATCTAATAATTCTTGTCTTTCTTCGTCATTTGAATTATTATTTAACCACTCTCTATCCTCTTTTCTAGAAGGATTCATATAGTCTTTTAATAAATCATCTGCGGGCCAAGTTTTTCTTTTCTTTATTGATATTTTCTTGATAGTTACAAGGCTTTTTTTTCTACCCTTCAACTTATCAGAGATTTTTTGTTTTTCTTCATCAGTTTTTGTTCTATCTTTCATTTTATCAGCTATCTTATCTTTAGTTTCGTCGGTATGCTTATACCCTTTTCTCCGACCTCTTTTCTTATTATTAATGTTACCACTATTTATTTTTCCATCAATTACACGAAAATGATGTTCAATATAGTTAGTGTCTTCTTCCAATCTTAATCCTCCAAATTTATAAATTCACCACAAGAGCATATGACACACGATGTTACTTTACTCACAAAGATTACATGCTGGCATTTAGGACATTCAATAACAACATTCCTAGGTCTACCTTTTTTAGGTTTACCTATCTCATAGGGTAAAGAATTACCATATATATCTGCTTGTTTACGATGATTTTGTATGTACTTTTTCCTTTCAGGAGTCATTCCTCTACTATCGTCTATCATCCTTTAATCCTTTCGGTATATTATTTAATGATTTCTTCAAATCTTGAACATCCAACTTTATGCGTTCAAGTGCTTCTTTATAAGAATTATGAGTATCATTCATAGTATCTATTCGTAACTGTCTATCTGCATATTCATTTGTAGGTATTATTTCTACAACTACAGGAACACATTCATTTGTTTCTCTATCTGGGCATTCGTCACAGGAAGACTCTGCTTCACCAAAACAAACATCCCCATCTTCTGTAATGCACGCCCAACCATTCATTGTTATTGGAGCATCAATTTTCATAGTTTATTCCTTCTACTTTTCCTGGTGTAAGAATTAATTTACCTGAGTTTATGTCTTCATCAAAACGACCTGCGTGGAGTCGAGCATGGCAATTTGAACACAGGTATATACATTTCTCAAGTTCTGGAGCAACAACTGAATCCCAATCTTTATGCACCATTTTAGATACATCTTTTATTTTTTCAGAAGGGTGTAGATGATGGCATTGAAATACCTCATAATGTGTAGATTGTTCTTGGCATATTTGACAAATATTATTAAAGTAACCTCCTACTTTTTTACTAAATTTTAAAATCAGTTCCTTAGACCGTTTATTTGCTTTATCCAAGCATTCAGCGCATTGAGTATGCCCATTTAAAACAGGCAGCTCACAAATAGTGCATTTTTTTTCTATTTTTCTTTTATTTTTTCTATTTTTTTCAAGAAGTGAATGTTTTTTACTACACTTTAAGCAAGTAACATTGCAGCTATCTAACTCTTTACCACAACAAATACACAAACCATTCTGTTTATTTTTCTGTCTTCGTTTTTTATTTCTAATATTAAAACAAAGCTTACATTCATATTGTAGGCCATCAATACAAGTTTTATTCTTAGCAAAACTATCTATATTTTTAATTTCTTTACAAGTACAACATTTTTTAGTGTGTCTATTAAATTTCGCTTGCAATTAGGCACCCCCCAGATACAGCTGTTAGCGGGTCAGACGCTTTCTTAATTGCGCCAATTTGAATACCAAACTGTTCAAAGTGACGTTCTCTTAACGCAACCTCTATTTTGCTATCAAATCCTTCACATAATGTAGTTCCTCCAGAAATTACTACTGTAATAGGTTCCTTAAATTTAGGAATTCCTCTTGTAATAGAAAATTTATATTTTAATTTATCACAAACGTAGTTTATTAAGTTATCGTAATAGATAGCAATTGCTTCTTGTATTTTACCATCAGGGTTTATTAAAGAAATACCTCCTTCTTTTTCAGCTTGGACTGTAGTATCTGCCAAATCTAACTTTTCAGCAACCTTTTTATCAATCCAATCACCGCCCCTCGCCACTGAAGCCGATAAAACCACACTACCTAAATGCAAGATAGCACAATTAGTTTGCCCTGCCCCGAAAGACAAAGCCATACCGGTAAGCCCCTCGTCTAATAATTCTGAGTAACCCAAGGCTTCTGCTTCTAAAATAGGAGTTGCTTCATAGCCCATATTGTCTAAAATAGTCCCAATAATACGCTGATGATATATAGAGTCAAATTCAGCATCGATAGGGTCCGCCGGAAATGAAAAATAACATTTTTCCCTATCCACTAGTGGCGGTCCGACGAGAACCTCTAAAATCTTGGCAAGCATAGGAAAAGAATTCTTATCTTTTGCACTAAGGACCCCTTGTTTTAAAGGGCGTTCTACATTAACTCCACGTTCGTTTGCCACAGAAATTGAGTGTTGCCCCACAATATAGAATTTATTATCTTTGTATAAATAAAAGGCTTGCCGTGCATCTAACGATTTTTGAATCATTTTTCTATTTAATTCCGAAACTGGCTCGATTTCTAGAAAAGAATCGCGTTGCGAAAGATACTCCACGTTCCCACTCTTCAATTTTCTTGCTCTCACTATCATGGATGTCCCAACATCCAACCCTACCCCATAAGCATATGCTTCTCTATTTACTTCCATTATACCCTCCTTTATTTCTTAAGTTCTCTAAGTTTTTTTATTTTATCGTCTATAGATTCTCCAACATGTGCTTCATTTTCTAATTGTCCAGAAGATGAAATATCTTCTGTACTTACTAAATCATCAATAAACAGGATATCATTATCCTTTTCTTCCTGCTCTAAATATTCTTGACTGGCTCCTTCAAACCCAACCCCTTTTACTATTATAGTTTGGGGCGGGCCCGTAACAGACTTAGCCGTGCTTGTTAAAGCAGACACTAGTTTATCAATTTGGTCACTTTGTTTATTTATTATATCTAATTGTTTAGAAAGGAGGTATTCATAATCTGTACCAATAGAAGCTTCTCCTTCTAAATCTTCGTTCTTCTTTTTTAGAGCCTCTTTTCTAGCTCTAAGACTTTGTCCTGTCACAATTCTATGCTCCATTTATCTACCAAATATTTATCTATCAACATTCTACCTAAATCCAAAAAATAGCAACAAACACTAGACAATAACCCACTAAAAAAGAAATCCCATTTACTAATACCAAATAAATTAAAACCCATCAAGCAAATAATAACACCAGCCCAAAACCCCATGCAGGTAATACAATTGAATAATTGGCATACTTTTTTAAAGGGGTAATAAGGATATCTATTATATAGATTATTCAAAAAAGTTCTAAATTCCTCAAATACTTTTTGCTGTGTTACAATGAAAGAAAATGAGTAACTTATTATAATAAACAATACTAAACTCACCTAGTTAACACCTCATATCCATTTTCTGTTAATAAAACAGTTTCTTCAACATGAGCTGATATTGGATCGCCCATAACTGTCATACCTTTTTTATAAGTTGTCACACTATCAAAAACAACAACGGGCTCTATAGTAAAAGAGTATGTTTCATATAATTTAGTTCCATCATTATTACAATAGTTAGGTATGAAAGGTTCCATATGAGGAGCATAACCTACCCCATGACCTCCATAATCCTTGACTACTTTTACTTTCATGAAGTTAGCCGTTGTTTGAATTACATCTCCTAATTCTGACACTGATATTCCTTCTTTACAAAACCTCAAAGCATTATCTAGACATAATTGAGCACACTTCAAAATATATTTTTGTTTATAGTCATTAGGCTCAACAAGAACAGTCACAGCTTTATCAACGTAAAACCCCTTATAATTAATTGTTAAATCTAATTTAACTATATCACCTTTTCTTATAACTCTACTCGATGGTACACCACTAAGTAATTCCTCATTTACTGATATACAAATAAAACTTGGAAATCCATTCAAGTTTTTAGTTCCAGAAATTACTTTATACTCTAACAACATCTCTTTTAGATAAACTTCAAGTTGTTTGGTTGTAATACCAGGCTTTACTTCTTCTGATAATCGTAGTAGAATATTTTTTAATATAATTCCACCAGATTTCATAAAATCATATTTCAGACTCATCATCAGACTCTACATACATGAACCAATTATTTCTACTAATTTTACCCGATTTGCCTCTTAGTTCAGCTTCTTCTTTACGTAAGCATTTTTTACAACAACAACCTTCATCGTGTTCTTTAGTAGAACGCCAATCTCTTTTAGTCTTTGCCAACTTTTCTCCTTAAATTTTAGTGTTCATCCCTGGATAGTGATTCATTCTACGTATCCAGTCTTGCAGATATTGCAAATTAAAAGAATCATACATCATTCGCATCTGAGGGTCTCTAGTTTCAAATTCCTGTATAGATGCAGGATTAAAGCTACGAGCACTAGTTGCTTCTTGACGAATTCGGCTTTTAACATACAAAACCCCAATTTCATTAATATCAGGTTTTTGAGTTTTTACAGCCATTGGCTATACTCCTATAAAAAATATAATAATCTACCTACGTTAACAAAGTTAATTAATTTATAGACAAGAATTACACCATCTTATGTCATAAGCCTCATTAACAATATTTGAACAACTACTGCAAATCTTTTTCCCACATTTTTCACAAGTATAAAATTCAATCTCCGATATTAACTCTGAGCAGCATTCACATTCCTGCACCAATTCATATTTTATAAAGGAGCCATCTTTTGTTTTTTTATGATAACCAAGATCTTCCAACCAGCTTGCTCCTTCTTTACTTACAATCCACTCTTTAAAAGATTTAATTAAAAAATCCATTATATCTTCATTTGGTATATTAGGCATCCCATCATACTTATGAAAAGATTCAAAAATATCAAAAAGAGAACCTAACTTATCAATAACATTCGCATAGTAAATTCTATCTTTTTCTGTTACTAGTATTTCAGCCATTGTGCATCTCCAAGTTTCCTATAATGCTTTATTCGTATTATACCGTTTATAAACACAGTATTGTTTGCTAAGTTATTGTGCTTTATCTTTTCCAATAATTTTGATAAGAATATTAAAATGTGAGTAATATCCTTTTTAGAGTAACCTCGTGACAAATCAGCATAGTATTTAGACATAAATGAAGTTTTATATTTTGAAGGGTCATCTAAGAATTGCCCAACCTCTTTGTATTTAAGTATCAATAGCCATATTATTCCAAAATAGTCTTTAAAATTATAAAGACCGCGCAAAACAGAATTGATGTCTCCTTTTATTACGCATTCAACTAATCGAAATGTTGATATATTTATATCCTCTATAATATAATAATTATCAAATAATTGAGAATAGTATATAATCTTAATGTAATCCTCTATTTTTTCCAAATCATCTTTAAAATAAGTATATAAGATGTCTGCTATATCATCAGGTAAAACTAAATCATACTTATCAGAACAAATTTTAATGAAAGTCTTTACTTGACTAGGAAATAAATTAGAACATGAAATCTCTTCTAGTTTATTTTCTTTTAACTCTTTTTTATTAGCCTTTTTATTAGAAACCTTAATTAATATCCCTTTTGGATTTAATACTTTATCTGTAGTTATAGGAAAAAACTTATTAGTGTAAAAAAGATTAGTCTTTATTTCTTTATAGTTACAAGGTATTTTTCCTGTCTTATCTTTAACATAATTTATTATGAAATTTTTTAGATAATCATTATCTCCGCTTAGATATAAGCGAGGTTCTTTAGTTTTTTCTATGTAGGATATTCCTTCTAAAAAGTACATAATTCTAAACACATAGTTTGTAGTACAAACTTTTTATTGTCAAATGAATCAAAATCTCTTTTTCTATTAATAATTACATTTGATATAAAAATTAGTCTTTCAAGACCTAGATTAGCCACTTTATCATATAGCTCAAATGCGTCGGGTACTTTGTATTCCAACCAAATATCTGCATTTCCAGTAGCCATAGACATCAAGAAATTTATTAGATTAACTAAGGAATTGAATAATTGAGTTAAGTCTAAACCAGAAGCTATTGATTGTTCCATTAAAGACCATAATCCAATTATATCCTTATCCAATATTTTATGAAACATTTCAATTTGCAAAGAAACATCAAAAGTACCAGATATAGCTATTATCTTATCATAAGTCCACCCTTCAACATCCAAGTATGGAGAATAGGTTTCTACTAAAGTGAGAGCATCTCGTAAAGAATTATTTGACCTTAGAGATAATAAATCAAATACTCTTTTTTCTACTTTTCTATCTTTAAAATAGTCTAAAGTAGATAAATATTCAGAAATAGTATCAGTAGGAATTAATCTTAAATCAAAACAGAGTAAACGACTTCTAATTGTAAGAGGAATTTTATTTTTTTGAGTAGTACAAAATATCCAGAATACGTGGGGTTTTCTTTCTTCTAATTCTTTTAAAAGAGTATCCCAAGCGTTGATTGAAACCGAAAGACCTTGTGCCTCATCCACTATAAAAACTTTATATTTACTTCCTGAAATAGGATATTTAGTAGCACTATCTAATAGGCCTCTTATATCGTCTACTTTACCATTGCTTATAGCATCTAATTCAATTATATCTGGATGTTTACCTAATAAAGATAACTTACAGTTACTACACTCATTACAGGGATTTCCCTCCGAAGTTAAATTATTACAATTTAATCCTCTGGCAAATATCCTAGCTAGAGTTGTTTTACCAAGACCTCTTTGACCTGAGAAAATAAAACCATTTGCAAGTTTATTAGATTTAAGTATACTACGAAGAGACTCTACAACAATACCTTGTCCAATCACCTCTTCAAACGTAGAGGGGCGTAAGGAAGTGGATATAGGTTGATACATTTTATTCCTTTATATTTTTTTATATTTTGCAGATAATTAAGAGCTTCTTTTGATTACTTGCCAAATCTATTGAATTTTTAGTTCCTTTAGATTGACCGTCCCAGAAGGCAATTAAATAATCACAATAATCTACTATTTCCTTATTTCTTAAATGACCAGCAGCTTTACCATATAATTCCCATTTTGGATAAAATATTTTTTTGGGAATATTGTTTTCATCAGCAAAATGTTCAGCAAAAGAATCTATACCATCAGCACCACCACTCACTATCTCTGTTATACCGCCTAATTGTAAGAAAGCATCAGCATTTCCGTATATCATTCTTTTAAAAGTGTTATATTGATCTAAAGAAGCGTAACAACGACTTCCCACAATGGCTAATTTCATTAAATTGGTCCCATTTTACCAGTTTCAATGCCTGTACTAACAAATCCTTTTGGGTTTTTTAGCTTCTTTTTATAAAAGTCATAATCATTATCCTCTAAATGGCACCCAGCAAAAGGTTCATCTTGATGATTATTCGCATCAAATATTAACGCTACAGATTTTTCATCTTTATTCATAAATAAGATGTCTACTTTAAGATTAATTAGTTTTAGAATAAACTGCTCAGGTGAATCATCAAATACTACATAAGATACATTTGTATTACGTTTCAACATATCCTCTAAAAATCCGTTAAATTCATTTTTTGTGAAAGTTACATAGTTCATATACCCATTCCTTTCTATTCATATACTACTTCATCTATTAAATCATAATTAATATGTAGTCTGCTTTTCCTATAATTATTATTTTCCTCTAATAGTAGCGCATTCTCTTTTTTTCTATCTAAGTAAATATTAGAATTTTTATACAACAGACTACTTAATGCGCCTACCAAAACATTTCCACCGTAGGATATAAAATAAGTTAAATCTACTTTATTTATCTTTGGATAAGAATTTGTAAATTGAAAAATAAACTCTCTAAAATTAGTTATTGTATCTAAAGAACCAGTTAAAGATAAAACCCAATTTCCTGTTTTTGTTAAAAATAAAGAACCATCCCCATCAACCATTCCTCTCCAAAAATGCCTATTGTTTTTTAGTTCAGGAATAATCTCGCACTTATGTACCTTATTTGGTATAATATTATATTTTTCTAAATCTCTTACAATTTTGGCTGAATTTATTTGTATTTTAACACATGGAAATGTTTTATGACTTTTATTATTTTTATCTTTTGTTAATTGTCTAAAAATTATCTGGTCCGAACCTATGAAATCTCTAAACTTAATAAGATGATTATTATCACGTTCCTGTAATTTAATTGATACCCAAGTTTTTTGTACAATACCGTCTGCCATTAAAAACCCCAGCCAATAAAACTGTTCTTCTGTTTTAGGTGGAAAAGAAAAAATGTCTTCATTAACCATATGTCTTCTGCAATACGAACCTCTGTCTCTCATATCTACATTACTTCCCTTAATGACTCTACATACCGTACTAGAAGAACAACCAATAATCTCTCCTATCTTAGTCATAGAGAGACCATCGTCTAGGTACAAAGATATAATCTTATTTTCTATTTCTAATGGAAAACGTTTAAAAGTATTTCTATTTTCAAATCCAAATTCTTTTAGAGCTTTTTCACATACAATTCTACTAAATCCAATGCTTCTCTAGCAGAATATCCATTTAGATATAAATCCACAATTTGTTTTCTTTGTTCATATGTTGATTTTTTTCCCATAATAAATCTCTTTAATCAAACTTTAATATACGACGAGATGAAGAAAAATCTGCTATATGTATGTATAATTCTAAAGGATGAAATTCCATAATATCAACTGGACAAGTAGACCAACGACCTGAATGTATTTCAACCAAACGACTTAACATTTTACTTTCCATTTCACTTAGTCCAAATGATGTACCTACTTTTAAAATACCTCTAGCTGTAATAGAACCATGTTCTTTATCAGTATGAGTTCTTTGACAAGCGACACCATACTTTTGGCAATCATGTAATGCTGCTGCTAATAATAGAATGTCATAATTTTGTTCTTTTTTACTATCACCAAAAACAACTGCTGTTTTATCAATAAACTGTAAAAGTTCTAAAGTGTGTTCTTCAATGGTATGACCTTTTCCATCTTTATCTAAATGGTATTTTCCAGTAGAACTTGAAGGTCTGTGAAACGGTAGAGGAAATTGCGAAGTATAATCCATCCAAAATTTGAAATGACGTTCTGAAAGCCTATCATGTAGAAACTGATCAATGACTTTGCTTCTACCAGCACCAAATTCTTTATCTTCCAACTTTATTTCCTTTCTTTTTTAGGTTTTGTTTTATTGTTATGGTAAATAGAAATAGGAGTATTATTGAAAACAAACTCCAAAGTTTGAAATATTATATCCCATGATCGTTTAGAAAAATTATTAGGGTTTTTTTTAATATCCATTTTCATTAAATCTTCTAGCTTTTTTCTTTTTTCTTCATACAAAGGAATTAGAAATAAATCTCCAACTTTAGCATTTAATTTACTCATATTAATACTCCTATCTTATCCTTTAAATTAAATGTGCCTCATGGCCATTCTATTATTACTTTTTAATAAATCAGTATAATCAATCTGGCCTCTTACTATAGACCAAAAAACCCGAGCGTCTGTTTTTAGTAGTCTAACATAATTAGCACCTGCGGTATACAATTCCGCTGTTCTAGTTTCTGTCATTGTGTCAGAATCAGCAATAACAATAATAGGTATTTGTAAATACCAGGGTAATCCTTGTCTTAAAGTCCTAACAAAATCAGCAGTTTTTTCTTTGAATACAGAATCAGAAATAAGCAGTACATCAGCAAATTTTTCCATTAATTTTGGCATTATAGCCCCTGAGGAAAATTCAGGAAGAATTTCCATATCAGATTCTCTAGCAATATAACTTTTTAATTCTGCAATTGATTCTTTAGTAGAAGTTAAGTATAATATTTTTGACATAATCTCTCCTTACCTTAAGTTTACATCCTCTTTAAAGCCACAATTAGAGCATTCATAAAAAAATGAATCTAAAGATTTTCTTTTTAATTCAATCTTTTCTCCACAATTCCTACATAAATATTCTATAGGGATATATCTTTTAGAACCATCCTTTTCTTTATTTACGGTGATAGACCCCAATAAAGATTCTTTAGGTAACTTCATACGGTATTCGCCTTATTATTATATCACTATATTTTAATATATAGTCTGATAAGTTATCATAAGAAACTGCACATTCAGGAATTATAATTTCTTTAATCCCAGCATTAATCATAGAGCCTAAACAACGATGGCAAGGCCCTATGTTAGCATAAATATAAATACTAGAATCTTTTAATTTAATACCTAATCGTGCAGCAGAAGCAAGAATATTGCTTTCGCTATGCTCTGCCAAACAAAGATCTAATCCTTCTCCACTTTTAAGTCCCAACGCCTTTCTAGGGCAAATATTATTTGGAGGCATATTTCTTGTACTACAAACAGGGACTCCTCTAGGAGGACCGTTGTAGCCTTCTGCGACTATCATTTTATCTATTACTGCTACAGAACCGATTTTTCTACTTAAACACTTTGAATGTGTAGATATGTATTTAGCCGCCCCCATAAAAAAAATATCCCACTCTCTTTGTTTTTCCAAATGTGGATCTGTTGAAGGAGGTCCATTATTTAAACCCACAGTAATAGGGTAATAAATTTGGTCACTAAGTGGTTTATTTGTCATTCTATTCCTCTTCTAATTTTTCATCCTTATCCATTTTCCCAAGTTTTAAAGACAACAAGCTATCTCTGTTTCCTTCCAAGTAACCCTTAATAAATTCGATAGGAATTGGATTAACAGGAAGTTCATCCACATCTTTGGTTTCAAACATTTCCAATAGAAATTTCACGTCATCTCTTGATTCAGCAACAAATTCTAGTACGACAGGCTCTTCGTTTTCTATTGTAACAGTATACTCACAAACACTGTCTCTCTTACTGGTTAAATATTTAACAACATACTCTTTAGTAACTCCACCATCTAAAATTAGATCTTCTATCTTACCATCAAGCATAGCATCATATAGCTTTTTTACATTCCCTGATTTTGGAATGATTTTGTATTCGGCAACTAACATAGTTTTATTCCTTTCTTATGAGCGTTTAACCTCAATACCTTTCTTAGTTTGTGTAGCAAGTTCATCCATCAATCTCAAAATAATCTGATTATATTGATTTGATTGTTGTTGTTTTGACTTGACTGACCCCCAAGTCTTGGGATTTCCCATCTTAACTCCTGCTTTATTAATAGTTGAACCTGGATCTAGCAATATAAACTGCTCTCCTTTTACTCCTTTTGCATCTATGTTCTTTGGCATAGTAATTCCTCCTTTATAATTGCAAATAAATCTGACTCTGGCATGATTTTATAATTGATTTCATCAACGCTGATAGGATAACCGGAAGTTGTATGAAAGATTACTTGATCTCCTTTTTGAACCTTATGGTCATAAATATAACCATTTTCTTCTTTACCATCACTAATTTCTTCTACTATTCCTATGGAAAATGTACTAGCTTGGGATTCTGGAATAATTATTCCTCCTGTTGATTTTCTTTCTCCATCCATTATCCTAATTAAAACCCTACCATTTAATGGCTTTACTTTTACACCTATTCTAAAATCTGCCATTTTTTCTCCTACTTTCTTATAGTTAGTTAATTATTTATTTATGCCCTGGCCGAGCAAATTCAATAAATTGTGCTAGTTCATCATTTCCATAACATCCAGAAGGAGTAGGATAACCGTCTGATTGCATATTCATATAATTTAGCTTATCTTCAGTCAAAACAAAATAATGCCCATAATTAATATCTGCTCCATACTCAGTGCACATTGATTTAACTTTAGTTGAACCAACCAACCCATCAGTCATATTTCTATATTCATAATCGTACACTTCTTGTGGTATTTTTATTATACCTGTTCCTTGTTCTCCTCCAAGAAAAACAATATCATAACAGGAGTGCTCTTCAACCCATATATGAGTTAAATTATTTAAACCAAAACCACTTAAAGTGTAAGGCCATCCGGACCATACATTAGGAAGATTACCATTATAAATGTTTAATTTATCATCTTCACATACATAAGTTCTACTATTTAGATTTTGACCTGAAGTAATAAAACCACACGAGTAATTAGAAGAAGGTACTAGAACAAAAGTATCTAGCGAGTTTAAATATTCAAAACCAACATCTGTAATAATGCCAAGCTTATCTGACTGGGTACATAAATATAAAACATCAGTTCCAGTAATCCCATCAACTACTGAAACAGATTCTTGAACTGGAGCAGCACTACATACACCATAATTACTAATTATGTCCCAATCTATAGACAGCAAACCAGACGAAGTTGTTCCAATTAAAATTTTATTATCATAAAAATCAATACAATTACAATTTATATTTAATGATTTATAGCAAGAATTACATCTAGCAAAGAAAGGACATATTATATCAAACCCACCAGTTGTTGCAACTAATATTCGTGGAGCAGTAATAATAGGGTCATACCAACGTAAATTATTTATTTGACCTGTAACTATATATCTATTATTCCATAACAATAATAACATTTATAAAATACCACTTGAAGTTGGAAGTATACTACTATCAGTAAGATACTTAAGTTTATCAAGTATTTTGTTTAATTCTAGTATGGAACCATCTGGGAGAACCCTATCGCTTCCTGCTGGTTTTAGTTTTAAAGGGTCTTTCATAATAGGATAATTAGCTATTGTATTATTTGGTTGAAGTTCATTTATTTTTTTTCTTACTTTAGAAATTTTATTAATTAAAGAAGTTATTTTTTTATTAAGTCTTTTCTTTTCAAGTGGAGTTGCTTTATCATATTTTCTTCTTGTCTTATTTAATACTTTATTAAGGTTTCTGTAATCTTCCTTAAGATTATGTAAAAGCATATCTCTTAACCCCGTGCTCTTTGTCTTAGCTAAGACTTAAGTAAATGGACCCCAACGCCTCTATAATAATAAGTACTAAGGAAATTTTTTTTATACTGACTTAACGATAGGATTAAATGACTAAAAATGACTTTAGTTATTTAAATTATTAATGAAAAAAAATTTAAACTTTTTTTAAAGATGCAAAATATTTTTCCTTAGTACTTATATATATAAAGGGAGGTGATTAAAATGGTGGACTTAAATAAAATACAAGAGGCAGAAGAACACTTCGTATGCCCGAGGTGCAACGCACTGACAACTAATTATGCTCCTTATTTTAAAAACATGTTTGATAATACTGCTTACGGATATTTTATAACCTGTGAGGGTTGTAAAAAAACTTCCTTTCTACAAATAATATATAATATATAAGGAGAAAAAGAATGAGTAAACGTACGGCATGGACTTTTTTAATATTACTGAATGCTCTTTTCTTTATTGGAGGGTTTTTTGGGAATAAATTTTATACTAAGTACGCCACTACTATCGAAAAACCTAAAGTAGTCATAGAAAAATTAGAGTCTAAAACTAACCTTGAAACTAGTTTTAGATTTAATAACTTGTGGTAGGAGGATACTCTGATGGATGATGAATACTGCCCAACTTGTGGTTCTAATGATATTAGTGCAGAATTTGATAGTGATAAGGATGGATTAATATTTACTTATTATTGTGAGTCTTGCGGTAGAAGTTGGGGAGAGGTAGAAGAAGCATATTATGAGCTGGACTGATTTAAATTATATTTCTGTAACTATACAAGATTTACTTTACTATCATTTTAAAATACAGCCAGTATCTAAACAGCAAAACTATAGTAATAGCTATATAAAACTTTTGTATAACGGAAATTGTTCAGAATTATCTATTTTTGTTACTAATAATAGGTATGTATGGGTTTTGTTCCAAGTTAAGACGGAAGAAGATATGGAAGATGAAGTGAATACCATCCTAGAAAAAATCATACCAATAAATGAACTAATTCCAATTGTGGAATTATTATTGTCTCTTGACAATGCGATAATAAAAAAAGCCAAAGGATTAATAGATTTTCCAGAGAAAAGCACCTCAATGTTAATGGACTTCAGAATTAATCCTTACCAAGGAGAAACAGATGAGTATTAGTAAACTTATTATGGTATTTATTCTTGTATGTGGAGTTCTGTTGAGTGTTAATGGGTGTTCTCATAATAAAGATTTTACTAGAGTTAATAATAAATTAGAGGCTATACACACAGAACAAAAAGCGGAATTTGATTCTCTTAGTGGAATTTCAAAAATAATGAATGATAACCTACTTCAGATGAAAAAAGAAATGGCAATTCAGCATAGAGATATAATGAATAAAATGTCTGTAATAAAAAAGAATACTACTAAAAAAATAAATTCATCTGATAAGATACCAAGCCTGTTTACCCCAAAAGATGACAAAGATAAAAAAATGAAGTGGGGTTTATAATACTAAAAATATAAAAAGGAGGTAATGCTGTTCAAATCTTTATTGTAAAAAGAGAAATCTTTTAAACGGAGGTTTATTATGTACTCGTTTGATAACAAGGTTGATGAACTAATAAAAAGACTAATAGAGCTAACTCGTAAAAATTGGATAACGTGGGTTACTTGCATAGACGAGAACAACTTAGTTTATGAGACAACACTTGGAGGGTATAATATTGAAATTGTAGAAGAGATAGATGACCAACAACAAACGCAATATTACTTACATTTAGCTGATGCAGATACTTACGATTGTTTAGGGAGCGTTGTTTATAAGGAGCATTCTCTGATTTCAAAACTATTAGGGTGGATTACTCCTCCAGACTATAAAGATTTTGAAATAGCATTAGATATCTTATTAGACTTGGAAGACGAGGTTAACTGATGGAAAAAGAATATAGAGATTTGCTGATAGACAGGTCAAATGAAATTGTGAGGGAATTATATAATTCAATTTTTGATGTAGTTTTTTTGCATAGTTCAATCATAATTACTGACGTAAATGCGCCAGAAACTATGAATGAGGAAAAGGATGAGCTGAAAGATATAATGTTGACTAAGTTAACATTGATTAATGCATTATTATTTGATTACAAACAAGCTATTTCTCTATTAAAAATAAACGAGGTGCCACCTGTCTAAACAAAAAGAATATATGAGCTTAGCATTTAAAAAGCCCTCAGATAGGGACTGGGGGCTTAAACCTAATGAAAAAGTAGATAAAGAAATAATAGATGTTCTTAGCACAGTATTTATTGTAAAATTAACGGACATGACCTATTATAATGCAATCCAATGGAAAAAAGCTGGAGAATATTACACCGCTGATTGGGGAGTTTATAATATTAATTTATGGCCCACCCATTTTAAAATCATAAATAATCTTAATAATGAATCTTTTGAATTAAAAGAAAATAATGTACAATTGGATGCATTAAGAGACTTATTAGAATTACAGTATAAATCTAATATCTATGAATCTATGTATATAACACTAGCAGAAGACATAGAAAGGATAAATAAAATAAATGCTAGCTCAACAATTTGATATAAAAGAAAATATCAAAATATTGTTTGAGGAGTCTTTTGGAGAAGAAAATGTTACTATAAGAGAGGATTATCATGAGACAAGCATTTTATGGATTTATCTATATAATAAGTTAAGCGTATTTACCGACTGGACTTATGTTTCTCCTTTCTGGAGTATTACATTAGACACAGATTACAAAGTAGAAGTAAAAACAACAAAAGATACAGAAGGTATACAAAAAGCTATTCATTATATAAGACAAGCCTTATTAACACAAAGAACTTGGAATGCATTTGAAAGTAATGTGATTAGTCATCGGTGGGTTACCTTAATCCCTCAGATGATTAATGATACAAAACAGAAAAAAATAGAATGGACTAGAGAAGTATCGGGAGATTATTCTACAAAATTAGGTGAGTGGTTTGTTCTTCTATCTGATAATAAAATATTAGTACAGTATAACAAGGAAAAGGAAATTATTATTGACGACCCTCTGTACCAAATAGAATCTTTGAACTTTGAGGTTACTAAATCACTTGGCTTGGATTGAACATGAGGAAAGTTCTGATTATACTGCTAATCCTATTAAGCGGGTGTGCAAATAACACTCAAACTATTAAGAAAAGTACAATAAAAGCACCAGTAATAAAAAAAGAAAAGATAATAAAAGAATCTATTGATATCAAAAAACCAAAACCTAAGCTTAAAGAAGAGAACAGTACAAAGTTTGTTTTATGGAATCCTTTAGGTGGTAGAGAAGTTAGCTCACCATTTGGATATAGAAAAGGTGGCTTTCATAGAGGAGTTGATATTGCAGCATCTTTTGATTCTTACATCATAGCCGCCGCTGACGGAACCGTTTCCGCCGCTGGGCGGCACAAATTTCTGTCTGGGTATGGTAATGCAGTGTTATTATCCCACGGCGGAGACATTTTTACTTACTATGCTCATATGAATAAAGTATTTGTAAAAAAAGGACAGAATGTGGAGCAAGGACAAATGATAGGCACAGTAGGTAATTCTGGTAAAAGCACAGGTCCACATTTACATTTTGAATTAATAATTAAAAAAAGATTATATGACCCAGTACCTTTCATGGTTAGTAAACCTATTCACTACAGATTTAAATCTTTCGTAAAAACAGTAGAAGTAGGAGCAGGATTAAAAAAACTTATGTACATTTTAACGGAGAGGAGATAATGGAAAAAGATATTTTAATACAGGCATTGTATGATTATAATATAGTCTTAAACAAACCAGAAGGAATTGTATTGAAAAGTGGAAAATCATCAGATGTATATATTAATTTACGAGGCATAGGGCATTGTATGGGTTTATTTAGTATGGTTATAGCAGGGCTATCCAACATTGTGGTAAATTTAGCAAGGGGCTATGATATATCTAATTATAAAAATTTACCCACAATTATAGGAATACCTACGATGGGAGTTTCATTGGCAGCAGTTGTAGCATATAATTCAGTATTACCTTTTTCTGTTATTAGACAAAAAGAAAAAACTCATGGAATTAGTAATAAAATTGAAGGAGATTTAACTGGTCATATTATACTTATAGATGATGTGATAACTAGTGGAACATCAGTTAATGAAACTATAGATTTAATACAACCAGTATATGAGTCTAAACCGTACAGATTTGATGTTGTGACTATTGTGGATAGACAAGACCATTCATTAGAAAATGTTCATAGTTTAGTAACTTTAGATGAAATATTAAAAGGGAGGTGATTACAATGACAATCTTTAATAAGAAAGGTGGTGGTAAAGGTGGCAAAGGAGGTTGCAAGTAGAGAAAACATGGCAATAGATTACAAAGCATTTGAACAAACACTTGTAAGTTATTATGAAGCAATGGGTAGGATTATGTCTAAATTATCCGAAGTCAGGTCAGACTTAGAAAAATCTTTAGATAAATACACAAAACTAGGGATTAAAGTGGAAGACCTTACTGCAGACCAAAAGGATTTGGAAGCTAGTCTGAGTGAAATGCAGCAGGAAATGATTACTAAAATTAGAAACCTAATTGAGAATCGATGACAATATTGCTATATGTATCTTTAGTCATTTCGTTTTTAATGGTGATGGCTGTATATGAAGTCATGAGAAAATGAAGGGGCGTAAAGCCCCTTCTTTCTATTCCTCAATTTCTTTAATTGGGATACTACTGCAAACAGGAGATTTCTCTTCCAAACAGGAAGATAATATATCTTTCAAATAAATCGTGAGTACTCCGTCTTTTAAATAAGCATCTATATTATCTATTGGGTTCTTAACTTTATCAACCCACTTATCAAATAAATCAATATCTATCGGTAATGAACGAGAAAAAGAAGATTTTGTTAGCTCACTATGATAATAGTTTTGTTTTTCTTCTTCTGTCTTTCTTTCTATTTTCCCGGATATTATTAATATATTCCTATCTAAAGAAATATCCAAATTTTCTTTTTTTAGGAAAGGAACAGATGCCTCTACAATTATATCTTTATCTTGTTTTCTTATATCTACTTTAGGATATGCTCTAGATTTAATTGTATTGAAATCAAACGGCTTTAATTCTGGAAAGAAACTAGTCATCATTTGGTCAAACCAAGAATTCATTGGAGCATACAGTTCATTCTTGTACAAAGCAGGATATAAATCCACAGATCTTCTATTCATTTTTTCCTCCGTTGCGTTAACCTCTTTGGGTTAAGCATAGTTTAGTATATGCAGGTCGAAGACCTAACATTAGAAGAGACACTTGACTTTAGAAAATGTTTCAAAATATTTTCCAAAATAAAACTTTTTTTACTTTTTGCCAAATTGTAGCTTTTGGAGCCATATCTACGATAGTGGGTTTTTCCGGTAGCAAGATTTCTTTTCTTTCATCGTAAATTGTTTTAGCATATTCGTAGATTTCCCTATCTCTTTTTAAATGTTCACTAATAATTGAAATTGCTTTTGGGTTTAATTCTTCAAGCGCGGGGCCTTCATAAATAGTATTTAAGGATGAATAATCTAAATCCTTAGGCCAATCTAAATTATGTATAGATATATCTATAAATTCTTCAAAATTTTCTGATAAGCCAAAGAAGGTAAAGAAATTATTTATATTAAATTTTGCTCTTTGTAAAGCTCCACAAGGTTTGCTATGGAAAGATACAGAAGGCAAAGTACCCATTAATAAGCTATTTCTGTAAATGTAATGTAAAGAATCATCTAAGCATAATTGCTCAATTGGCAAATCTTTAACAATATCATAATACTGATGGTTAGCATCAGTGATTATTGAATAATACATTGACACAAATCTTTTAATAGGCTCCCTAATTAAAGTAATATGATTAAAAGGGGTTTTAAGGCTCGTATAAAACTTATTTCCTAGACTAAAATTCCCAGCAATTGCTTTCATACCATCTTTACCATACTCTGTTATAAAACCATTATCGTCTGTTCTAGAATACCCATCTTCATAAACTAAATTTAATGCTTGGCAATATGCTAATCCTCCTGTATTTGGTAATTGTAAAAAAATAATTAAATCGTCTTTATCAATACTATCCCACTTATTATTACATAACCTGTTAAGCATAAAAAATCTCCTTTCCCTTAAATTTTAATAACCTATATTTATAACTTCCTTAGTTAATATTGTAGTACAATAAAATTGAAGGAGTTAATAAAATGTCAGATACGGACCCAAAAGCAATTATTACTCAAGCATTGGCAGATTTTGATACCTTTGTTTCGGGGTTACCAAAAGATAATTCTGTGGCTATCCAAACTTCGACTCAAATATCAAGCCAAGTTCATTTAATAGCAAATCAGATGTTAAGTCAAATTGACCAAATTGAGAAGCAAGTAGAATTACAAAAAACACAAATGGTAATTCAAATTCAGAATCAGATTCATGCTATGAAGAATCAATTGCAAAACATGGTAAACCAGTATAATAATATTCCAAAACTACCTGTAACTACTTGTCCTCAATCTTCTTCGGCAATGCCTACTACAATAGTGTCGCCTGTTGCCTAAATTATTTCTGAGGTTGACCAGTGAATAAGAAGTGTACCAAATGTAAAAAAGTTAAACCTATTGAGGCTTTTACTAAAAGACATATTGGAAATATAGGTTATCATTCTTGGTGTAGAGATTGTTCTAATAAGCAAAATATAAAAAGAAGAAAATCAAATAAAGAAAAAAGAATATGTATTATTTGTGGAAAAAATAAAACAGAGGAAGGGTTTTCAAAATGCAGAATATGCTTAGATGCTTCTAATCAAAAAAGAAGACTAGATTATATAAAAAATAAAACCATTGCTATTAAGTTATTGGGGGGAGTTTGTAAGAAATGTGGTTTATCTAGTAATATTGTAACAGTATACGACTTTCATCATATTGAAAATAATAAAGAAAATCAAATTTCTGTAATTTTACAAAATCCTGATTGGGATATAGTAAGATTAGAACTCAAAAAATGTGAGTTATTATGTGCTAATTGTCATAGAATCGTACATTGGGAATTACAAGGAAAAGACCAATATGAAGACATGATTTCTGAATTAAAAGAGGATGATTAATGATTTACCAAGATTTTGTGAATATGCTCATGCACACAATGGAATATGCAAATAAGTTTTATTTAATTGCAGATGAAGGGGGAATACCAGAAAATCCAGAATGGTATGGGGTTGATTTTGATTACTCAAGTATTTTTAAATTTTATAAATTAAAAAGTGAGTACAAAGCAGAGTTTTTTATGAATGATGTTTTTATAGATAATGCTACAATACCTAAAGAATTCTATTATAAATTCTATGCATCTATTTTAGATGCTATCCAGAAATCGGAGAATGAAAATGGAAAAGGAAAGAGAGACAGTATACCCTTATAGCCAAGAAATGTTTGATTTAATTGATGCAGTATTTGAAGAAGAAGCAGTTGTTTTTGAGCCTATATCTTCCATGTATGAATTAAATATAGAAGGAGTTCAAGTACATTTAATTAAACAAGATAGTTTAAAAAGATACCATTGGCACATCCCTGGAACAGAATGGCACCACTATACTTCAATGGAAAGAAAAGTAGTAGAAACAATGCTGTGGTCAATAAAAAATATGCTGAAAAAAGGAAGAGGAAATGCCTGATTGTGAAAAATGCTATATGTTTGATATTTGTAAACGCTCAAATAAAGAAGATTGTGAAGGGCCTTTCTCTTATGATGAGGGAAGCGATAGAATAAAAGAAATGTTAAAAGACTACGAAGCTTTGAGTGATGTTGAACGTTTAATGATGATAATAGGGACTTTAGGTAATTGGTTTAATGAATCTACCATGATTGCTTACGATGAAGAAATACCAACCGAACATGCTTTAATTATTAGAAATAAAAAAGTATACGATGCCCTTGAGGAACTTGCTATTCAAAGATTAAACCCTTGGGCAAATGCTTAATCTTGATTTAATACACTTCAATAAAAGTTATATAAAATATTTTTCCTTAGTACTTATTATTATAGAGGAGGTAAAAAATGCACTATACCAATTTTAACTGGGTATGTTCTGCTTGTAGTACAGGAACTATGGTAATACGAAATCTTACTGAATATATGTGTATAAATTGCGGGGCTGTCTATGATAAAAAATTCGTGGATAAAAAAATTGAAGAAGCAAATAAGTGGTTAATCAAAGAAAGGAGTAAAAGAACTTCATGCCAGATATAAATGTTATATACATAGTATATGAGCACAATTGGAATCCCGCATGGTATGAAGTAGAAAATTATCCGTTGTGTGCTTTTAGCACAAGAGAAGATGCTGAAAAATATGTAAATGAATATTTTACCACTATAGTACAAAACGGGTTAGGATGTGGATATAATAATAAAATAAGAGAAGTTATACTTAATCCAAAAAATAAAACAGAAGTTGATAATTATTTAGAATCATTACGACCGATTCCTGAACCTTCTAAATTTTTATTTAGAATAGACCCTTTAACAGAACAAACTAGTATTGATTCTACTTACATGAATCAGCCTTTAAATGAAGTTATTATTCAATGGAGCGACAATAAGTTAAATAAAATTAAAGCTTTGTATACAATAGCAGTTGAAGCAATTAACCAAAAAGAAGCCGAAACTATTGCATTAAAAGTATATCAAGAAACAAAAGAAAAGAAAGAGTTACCTATAATTCCACCAGTGTCACAACGATTACGAGAAATTATTGAGGAAGCTCGCCCACAATTTGGGGAATACTATAGATTTTTAGAACGTAAAGCACAAGCGTTACTAAGAGATGAAGAAAGGAAAGAAAAAAATGGATTGGGATAAGTATAGAAAGATAATTGAAAAAGATTTAGCTCAATCTATTGATAGAATACCAGACCTCAGGGACTATGACCATATATATACCTTGCTAAAATGTCTAAGAGAAATAAACTCTTTAGCATTGCCTAAGGTATGGGGTACTATCCCAGGTAGAACTATTGACTAAGCAACTCTTGTTTTCGTTGACAGCTAAGGACTTTGAATGGGACTATGTTCGTGGTTCTGGAAAAGGTGGCCAAAAACGTAATAAAACTAGTAATGCTGTACGTTGCCGTCATTTAGCTTCAGGGGCAATGGGGTTTGCAGAAGACGAACGTAGTCAAATACATAATAAACGATTAGCTTTTGCACGAATGACTAAAACAAAAGAATTTCAAAAATGGCTTCGTATTGAAATAGCCCGACGAACTGGGGACTTGACAGAAATACAACGAAAAATAGACAAAGAATTAAAAAATACTAATATAACAAAAGTAGAAACTAAAAATGAAAAAGGACAGTGGGTTGTTACGGAGGTTATGGATTTAGATGGTTGAAATACAAATCATTCAAACAAATACCTCAAGTTGGTATTATAATTTATTAGATATAAGAGAACCAGATAATGAACATTCTGAAAGATGGATATCACAAGAAGAAATAGCTAGATATTTAAATAGGAGTCTTTATACAAATCCACAATTATTTAAAAACTTTTATTTAGCTTTTTATGATGCTTTGAAGCATTTAAAGGAAGATGAGCCATTTAATCTAATTGTTCAAACCAAGGATTTAAAAAGGAGTTGTTTTGAATAAGCAAGAACTATTCAGAAGTATTACAAGGTGGTCTTGGTTAAAAGGTATACAAGAAGCCGAATTTGACCATGTTTGGGATTTACAAGAAGTTTGCTATTCCTTTTATGAAAGATTATGTGAATTAGAATTTGGCGATAAAAAACTTTATGAAGAAATAGTTCAATTAGAGAATACATTGGAAGAAGAAAGAAAAAAAGAAGAGGAAGAATATGGGGGAAATTGAGGAATTCATCAAATCCAGAATATCATTATATAATCATTATAAGGAAACTTTTAAAACTGAAGATGGAATAAAATTAGCAGATACCATTTCTAAACAGTATCAATATGAGCTTAAAAAACTGCAGAAACAAAATGAAGAAAAAGGAACGGTCATTGAACCAATTGGATTATTTGAATTCTTTGAGTAGTTTGTGGTTTGATATAATTAATGCCGGACTAGAAGATAATCACACAATGTGCCCGCATTATTTAATTTATGAGCATAAGCATGCAATAACTGAATGGTTTCATTCTATATGCAGCCTCGGATATTGCGAAGATGTAGGTCATTGGTTTATTAGTTACAAAAATGATGATTTTAGATGTAGTGAAAGAATTAATATTGACGAGTTAGAGGATATAATAGATATTGATGATTTTATTCAATATTTAGAAATTTGGATAAATAAAAGATTATCAAAATTCAAAAATATCTTAAACGGAGTTACATATGAGAAAAACAGTTACGAAGGAACTACGTAAATTAGCAAAAGGGGAACTATCTATTTATGATGTAGAAAATTCAACAGAAACTTTTAAACGATTCTACCGAAGATTAAAAAAGAACTATAAGCTATACAAAAGGAAGACAGCATGAATTATGGTGATTCGTTTATCAAATTTATAAAAGATAGGATATTCAAAAAGAGACAAGTCTTAGAAAATATTAATAAACAGATAAATTATAATAGGAGTATATTATTTAGAAAATTTGAACCTATCACGCCTCAGCCCGAACCTATTAACAAAAGCACAACTAAGGTAGTAGAAGTTTTCAAAGATTATGAGTGGTTAAGGCGTATTGGATTTAACCAATACTTAACACACCTACAATTTAGTATAGATAAGGAAGGTAATATTATAAGAACATTTTGTGGAGAAGAAGTAAAACAAGTTAGATATGAGGACTGGTAAATGGAATTCCTAATTTATTTTTTAGCTTTAATAGGAATTTATTTTTTAGTCTCATTTGGGTGGGCAATATATGAAGCGATTAAATATAAGTATAACATGGGATTCTTTGAAGCAATGACTTGGGGGCCAGTGCTACTACTTTTCATATTTTTTTCCTGTTGACTTGCATTGAACAAAGTAAAGAATAATTTAATAGAGACTAAAATGTGGTTTTTTATAGAGTATGATGATAAAAAAATATGTGAAAAAGAATGTAGTAATTTATCTAAATTATTGAAAATATATCCAAATTCTTCAATATATTTACTAATTTCTATTAAAAATTTCAATAATATTGCAAAATTATGTAAAAATTTAGGATATTTTTGTGAAATTTTAGAAAAATATGATAAAAAAATGCAAATTTTAGTAAAAAAATGTAAAAAATAGGGAGAAAAAATGAAAAAAATTATAAAATATTTTAGTATAACCCTAATTAGTATCTTTTTATTTTTAATACCAGTAGAATCAAATGCTTTTCCTCAACTCTATGAAGTATCAGATATTGGTTATTTTGGAATATTAGATTTTGGTATTATTCCAGATGTAATATCTATTATTCTTAATCAAGATACAGAAAAACTAGACTTATTGATGAAAGCCCACCGTGTTGTTTTATTAAAACCAGGGTCTGTATTTATGTCTGATTCACAAACTAAAGAAGGAATAATGTTTGGGCTAGCAACAATGAATGGGGATAAAATAATTGCTATTTTGGGACCTGCGTGCTCTTGTAAAGTATATAAACCAAAAAATAAAAAAGATAAAGATGCGTAATGAAGGATAATCGGCATTATAAGGTTTGTGTGTATAAAGAAAAAACCTTACCCGCTTGTAGTATTACTTTGTTTAAAAAAGACAATGATTTAAACGATTGTTTAGCATATATTCACTATCCAACTAAAAAAATAGCTATTAAGGATAGAGAACAAGAAGAAAACATGAATTCTTTGATACATGAGCTAACTCATTTATGTTTAAAAAACTATAATAAATATGAAATGGAAAATGTATGTAGAAGTATATATAGAAATACGGATACTCGTTTTTTGTACGAAGCTTGCTTGGAAATTTATGAAGATGATATTGAAGAAAGATTGTGTTCTTATTTATCGCACACTTTATTACGTCAGCAAGGTTTAAAAGATGTAGGAAATAGTTTATTTAATAACGAAGTAGATTCTTTACTTTATGAATTAAAAAAAGTTTTAAATTTAGTTGAAATAGAAAAAGAATATGAATCAGTAGTGGAAGAAACAAAAGGACTTTTAAGTCTATATGTAGGAGATTAAAAATGAGATGCCCAGGTCAAGATACAAGGTTTTGGGGCCCAGAAGATATTTATGAAGTACAGTGCCCGTTTTGTGGTAATAAGCAAGAATTCTTTAAAGATGAACCCCGTAGAACTTGTAAAAATTGTGGAAAAACATTCAGGAATCCAAAACTTGACACAGGTTGTGCAGAATATTGCCCATTTGCAAATGATTGTTTAGGGATAATAAAATGATGGAGAAATTACAAGAAACAATTGATTTATTATGGAATGATTATTTTGATTTATTACTTTTATATAAATCTGGTGTCAAAACATATGGAAAAGAAAATTGGGATGTAGAAAGTATAATGCTTGGTATGCTGCAATTTTTAAATGCTTTTTCAGAAGCGGGATTAAAACAGAGTGATAATAATCAAACTTATAATCTTAAAAGAATGTATGAATCTACTAAAAAATATAAAGATAGCATCATACAAGGAGAGGGGATATAATGCAACTACTATTTTTAAAAACAATGCTCCACTTACTCAAGGACGGGCGATTAATGGTGTATAAACACACTTTTCATAAAAAGAGTCCTATTATTTATGCTTGGTTTTTAGAGCATGAAATAACGTTTAGTAAAGATGATGAAAAAGGAAAATATTATTTATTTTTAGACCACAAATATTGTGGCGATGCTTGCGCCCCTATAGAAATTGTAAATCCAGAAGAACAAAAATTATTTGATACGTTCACTGACCGGGCTAAAGAAAATGCTTTTGATTGGAAAAATAAGGATAGAAAAGTGATGGAAGAAATAATTGCAGAAACCGAAAGGTATACTTATCTTGAGAATTTAAGCCCTTATGATTATATATAAAAAAGGGGGAAAGTATGACCTTCGTTATTATAGATGATGCCTTCATAAACAAGCTCATAGAATTAACTAAATGCAATAAAATAACATGGTCTCGTGAAAATGGGATGTGGTTTTATGGAGATGGGTATCGTCAAGGAAAACCATATTACTCTTATGAAGATTGTCAAATATATGAACATACTCTTAGTTATGAACTCATATTTGATAACTGGAATAGGAAAGAGTATAAATGGAGTAAAAATAAATTAGTAAAAGAATTATATGACACAATCAAAGAACAAAGATTACAAAAAAAGATATCTAAGTCTACTGCACTAAAAGAAGATTTTATGAATATGAAGTGCCCAGAAAGGATAAGTTAAAATGGTTAATTACGCAATAATTTATATTTTGTTTGGGTATATTGTTGTTAGTTCTTTAAGAGAAAATAAAAATACATCTTTATCTAGATGGGTTATTTTAATTCTACTATGGCCTATTATTTTGTTAGCTATGGGGATATTATGGTTTTATTTTAAATGCACAGGACAAATAAAATGAAGTGGTTATATTATATACCCCACGAATGGGCTGACCCAAAACAAAAGAAAACTTGGGAAGATATTTATTTAATGCCTGAAGTTGATGGGCATACCCCTGATTACTCATTATGGTTAACTGTAGACGGGTACCACGAAAAAGATACTGACTACGAAGAGGAAACTTGGTTTGAAGAAGATGAATACAAAGAGTTTATTAAAAAAGGGTATTTAATAAGGCGAGATATAGTAGAAATAATCATAGAATCTCCAGAATTTGATAAAGAAGAATTACTACACTGGGCTAAAGTGTATTTAGAAGAAGGTGGATTTGAAATTACAGAACTCGTAGAATCTACTTGGGAACAGTTCCTAGGAACCAATGAAGATATTATTGCAGTAGAAGAAGCAATTAGAAGAAGAAATGAGTGTTTAAAAAATCCAGAGAAGGTTACATCTTGGGAAGAATTTGAAAAGGAGTTAAAACCGTAATGGTACCTTACCTATGCCCTGAATGTGAAACACTAATTGACGCAGATAAAGTAATAGATGTTTATGATATGATACAGCATGGCTTTGGACCAAACTCTGTTGACCATACATCTAAGTATTGTCCAAAATGCTATTGCAATGTATATGATATTTGGGAAATTAAAAATAAATATAAATTATATGATAGATTATACTGGAAACTAAAGAGAATTGAAAGGAAATAAAGTGATGGTTTCATTTTTTATAATTTTATATGTTTTATCAGGAATTTTAGGAAGTTATTTAGTATGTAGAGAAGTATATCATACAGTAGGTTGTATTACAAGGGGAGAATTAGTAGCAGCATTTTTATGTATATTACTTGGTCCAGGAATCCTTATTTTTGGATTACTTATGTACGCAACTAGAATAAGTTGGTTTAATAAATGCGTGTGGAGAAAAAAAAGTGAACTTAATCCAGAGGAATTATCTAAGATAACTGTAGGTTATAACAATGTAGAACTGGGAGGAATAGAGGATGGGAATACCTTATGAACGAAAAGTAGAATTATTGAAAATATTTAACGAACTAAATCATGATAGTCCTTGGTCAGAAGACTATAGAAAAGAGTTTATAGCTAACTACAAAGCTTTGGCTGTTTCTATGACAAAGCCAATCATTGAAGCAATAGATAATTCAGAAATAAGAAAATCAATAAAAGTAATTAAGCTTAAACCTAGAGAAACGATAAAGGTAAAACCAAACACTCCTTTTTTTATGGGACTAGGCAATTGGAATGATTATTTCCTAGCTATAGAAGATGGGAATTTAAGATATACCCCCTTAGCAGTAGAAACTAGATGGAAACTTGGTGAAGTGACTCCAGAGAATATAGAGAAAGGGATAAGATTTATTGTAAAAGGTATTATTGAACAGGAAAGACAAGCAATTAATATGTTTAAAGAGGCTTTAGATGTGGATGACATAGTTTTATATGTAAAGAAAGATTTTGAGCCCATAGATGACCCTACATTAATAAAACAACAAAAAATAGGAGTATTTGGATGGGAAGAAATATCTATCACTACGGAAGAAGGGGAAATTTTAGGATAGAAAAGAAAAGAGGGAGCAGTTAACTCCCCCTTAACTTATCCTGTATAGCACTCTGTACAAAAACACTCAGACTTTAATTCAGACCAATCTCTAGTGGAACAATCACAGTCATCTACTTCTTTACAGTCTGGATACATATGACGTGTAAACTCACGTAATAATATCTCTCTTATTTCTTCTTGTTTTTTAGTTTCCATTGTATTATCCTCCTATAACACTAGATGCATTTAATTAAAAAAAGATTCATAAAAGGAACAAAAAAAGTGGAATTTAACCAAAAAGAATTTGAAGATAAGCTTAGGGATTTATCTTTTAGCAAGAAGACAGTGTGGGTGTACAAAAATGATGAGGAAGTATACTACTATCCTCAAGATAAATCTACAACCACGCATTACGCTCTTGGTTATAAAAATCCGGTACAAACAACTTTTTTCACATATATAAATAATATAAAAATAGAAATAACGGATATTTGGTTTAGGGACGGGGAAGAATATCAGAAAATAGATATAATAGATGTTCCTAAATATGGAGATAAACAAATAGATTATTTATTACACAGTTTTGAAACTGAAAATTTAGGAGACTTAGCACATTTCTTATACGACCAATACGAGAACAATAAACAAAAAATAAAAGAACGAAGACAAAAAGAAAAAGATATGAAACTAAATGCACTGATGGAGGAATTAGGATGAATGACAACGTAATGAAAATGGTAGTATCTGCTATACGGGAGTATTCTGCCGTTCAAATGGCTTTAAAAATTTATGATACTTATGACGATAGAGGGGTTTGTAATTCTCCTACATGGATAATGAAAGACTGTTATAATGATGCACGAGAGATTATAGGATTAAATACAGATGAATGATTATCAAGTAGATAAAATAGTTGCAGGGATGCTTACTTTGGCACATTCTTTAGTAGGGGATAGAACAGAGCTTTTTAGTTCATATTTAACAAAACTAATGGAACTAGATATAAATAGAGAAGAAATAATTAAAGATTCTAAAATTAAAAAAGCAATATTAAAGAAATTAGCCGAAATACCAAATGCTAATTCTTATGACTCAGCTAGATTGGCAAAAGAATTAAGAAGTTTAGTGGAACAAATACAAGGAGATTTAAATGAATAAACCATTATGTGTTCTAAAAACAATGGGAAACGTGTGGGCGTGGGGATTGTTAAGCATTGCTTATTTTGTTGAAATATGTATCATTACTTTTGGTATTGGGGATTTATTGGAGTTTAAAGGGTATCCAGGTACAGGTTTATCACTGGCATTTTATTTTATGTACACAAGCATTATACTTTTTGTAGACGCAGTAGATAATAGACGTTATTCTGATAAATATTCAGCGTGGATTAATGCAGCATTACCTAAAATTACAATAGGTTGGATTATATTATTTGCTTTACTCCTGATTAATACTCTTCTTGCAATTACAGGCCATACCTATCCACTAATATCTCTTTGGATTCAAATTAGTATTTGTATTGGTGTTTTTTTAATAGGCTCATTATTTTATGCGCTGGATGAATGTTATGAATAAATTACTATGTATTCTAAAAACTGCAGGAACTCTTTGGGCTTGGATTATACTATCTGTTGCGTATCTTGTGGAAGCAGCTGCATTATCTATTCTAGTTGTTCTACCTTTTGAAAACACAATCTCTTACGTAGTCGGAACTATTCTTTTCATTACTTTTTTGGTCGCTTATGTAATGGCATTAGATAATAGGCACTATTCAAATAAATATAAACGATGGTGTAAGCAAATGTGTATATTTTTTGAAGTAATAGGGATAAGTATAGCTATATTCGTAACTCTAACAGCAATTGTAATTTTGGGGGTATTTACTATAAATATGCTAAACATAGGTAGTTACGTAGGAATTGGAGGCTTAATCTTTCTTGCTTTATCTGCTACAATATGGTACGTATATGACCAATGTTTTTAACTTTCTTTATTATTATGGTATAATCTCCCACAAAAATAACTCACCAATAATTGTTCAATTAAATAACTTTTTTATAGGAGGATATAATGCAGCAATTAATAGTAGGAATAGAGGTAGGTTTGTGCATAGGTAGGATAATAAAATCAGTGTATGAAGAGTTTATAAAAAAAGAACAGCCAACTCAATGTGTTCTTAGTTGTCCTTTAGTAAAAACACTAAAGGAGAATAACGTATGAAAATAGATTTACATTGTCACTCTTGTTATAGCTCTAGACCCTCAGACTGGATATTAAAAAAAATAGGAACTGCTGAATCTTATACTAGTCCAATTAATTTATACAAAATATTAAAGAATGCTGGAATGGATGCAGTAACAATTACAGACCATAATACAATCACTGGTTGCTTAGAATTAAAACAACAATTTAAAGATGTGTTTATTAGTTGTGAATACACTACATACTTACCAGATAAATGTAAATTCCACGTGTTGTGTTGGAACATTACAGAAGAACAACATAATCAAATTTCAAAAATAAGAGAAAATATTTATGAATTTATATCTTATTTAAAACAGAATAATATTGCTCATGGTTTAGCTCATCCTTTATTTAGTATAAACGGTAAATTAACTATAAATAATTTTCAAGAGGTAATTCAGTTATTTGATACTTTTGAAATGAATTCAGCTAAAGATGCGTTTAGTAATCAGTATTTAGAGGTTATACTAGCAAAAGCAAAAGACAATTATATATTAACGGCAGGATCAGACGATCACTCTGGGTTGACTTTAGGGCGTGGGCATACAATAACTGACGCTACTAATATAGATGATTTTTTTGTACAATTGAAAAAAGGAAATAATAGTATATCTTGTAAAGGATCTACTCCTCATACATTAGCTCGTCATATTTATAGTATTGCTCTGCAGTGGTTACAGAACTCAGGTAAAATAGAGAACTATCCTAAGGTTCTAGAATCTTATTTGTTACCTGCAATCACAAGTAATAAAGATAGAGGAATGAAGGGGTGGTTTAAAAAGGGACACCCGAAATTTTGGAGTAAGAATTTATTTTTTAAGTATTTAAGTTCTAAAATACAAGACTTGGATTCTGAAATAAGTGGTTGTTATACTCCAGCAGAACGATTTTTTAAATTGTTAGAAGAAGCTACTAATAAATATCTAGTTCATTTGGGAAACACAATAATAACCGATGCAATGAATCATAGAATGGTGGAGGTATTCAAAAATATAGGAATATCTTTTTTTCTATATGTAATACTCACGCCTTATTTAGTAGGATTTTCTATATTCGGAGCCCAACGAAAGTTAAGTCGCCAAATATTAAAAAAATATGTGCCAGATAATTTAACACCAATTCGGATAGCTAAATTTACTGATAATTTTGGTAAAGTAGACGGTGTATCCAAAACATTAGAGGAACAAGTTGTTGAAGCTCACCGTTCAGGGAAAGATTATACAATAGTAACTTGTACTGGAAAACATTTGAGTAATACCCCCGGAGTAAAATATTTTGAGCCAGTAGGAATGTTTACAGCACCTGAATATAGTGACCAACCCTTATGTTGGCCACCAATATTGAAAATAATAGATTATTGTTATAATGAACAATTTACCCATATTCAAACAGCTACTCCAGGACCTATGGGGTTACTTGCAATGCTTGTTGCTCATACTTTAGGATTACCTTTACACTCTACTTATCATACTCAAATACCACAATTTATAGGAGAAGTAACTGAAGAAGGGGTGTTGGAAGAGTTAGCTTGGTATTATATTACGTGGTTTTACGACCAAGCTAGTATTATATTTGTTCCTTCAGAACATACTAAACAAGAACTAATAGAACATCATATAGATTCAAATAAAATTAAAGTTTATCCTCGTGGAGTAGATACGGTTCGTTTTCATCCTGGAAAGAGAAATCGCAAATGGTTAAAGGAAGTATACGGAGTATCCGAATCTGATAAAGTCTTTTTATATGTAGGTAGAGTTTCTAAAGAAAAAAATTTAAAAGTAACCATAGATGCTTATAAAGAATTATTAGATGAGTTACCTTCAGGGCATACTCTAATTATAGTAGGTAATGGAGATTATTTAGAAGATCTTCGGGCTTTATCTAAGGAACTACCTGTTATATTTACAGACATTTTGGAAGGAGAAGATTTAGCTATGATGTTTGCTTCTGCTGATGTATTTGTTTTTAGCTCTGAACGCGATACTCATGGTAGAGTTATTCTGGAAGCATTATCATCAGGAGTACCCTGTGTGGTTTCAAATATCGGAGGTCCGCACGAAAACATTATTAATGGCAAAACAGGAATAATAATTTATGATATGAATAAAAGTAATTTAAAGGATGCCATGATAAAGATGTATGATAAAGATTTAGAAGAGATGTCAGTAGAGGCTAGAAAGTATATAGAGGCTTCCTTTAGTTTTACACAAGCTTTTAATACATACTGGAATATGTATGAATAAGGCATTTTCCGAATTTTTTTAAAGGTACTTATATCATATTGAAAACAAAAGAGAAATTAAGAAAACTGCTAATTAAACAAAACAAGTATGAAGCAGTAACTGGCATAGCAAAAAAGAAAGATTGTTTGAGCGTAATGATTTGTGAAAAATACATAGATATAGATGAATTCTGTGAAGACTTACCTTGTACATTAGATGGGGTATCAATAACAGTAGAGTATATGTCTCACAATTAAAATAAAAAGGAAAAAGGTATCTACATGTGGGAATTTGTAGCTGGAGGAATTGAGGCTGAATGCAACTGTGGCCCTTCTTGGAAAACTAGGTATATCCAAAGATTACTCATACGAACTCCATGGAGATTAGGTCCTTACTTAGAATTTGTTTGTTCTTATTGTAGTAGGCAAGCTTTCTATAATCCTGAAGAGGATTTATTTATGACAAGAGTAAGAGAACGACAAGTATGGGATACTAATGAACAAGTTCAATGGTATAAGAAGCACTGTGATGGAGCTTTATAAAATAACATACCCTTTAAATGATTACATTAAAGAAAACGTAATTGATTCCTTAAATAGATATATTCAAGCAAATGATATTGACCAAGAAATAATTCCCTATTTAAATAGAATTAATTCCATACCTGGCTGTGTTACTATGCACTCTTGTATTGGTCATAATAAATACAAATATGATACTGGATATCTGGTAGTTTGGTTTGACCACGATATCACTAGTTCTTTTGCAGATTTCGTGTATCATAACAAATACATAACAATCCCTATAGACCTATATGAAAAATTAGAAGAGGAAGGGTATGATGTAATACAGTATGTGAATATAACTATAGGGTTATTTAATAATTATTGTGTGGGGTTTTATGCAATAAAAGGAACTATAGTAGATTATATTGATTACATTATAGAAAAGATAAAGGAGTTTTAAGAATGGAAAAAGATTGGTTAGATAAACGTATATATGAACAAGCTGTTGATTTGTGGGGAGTTAATTCTCAAATTGATATGGTAATAGAAGAAATGGGAGAACTCATTGTTGCATTAAGTCATTATCGTAGGGGGCGGGCGGATAAAGGTAAAGTAGCAGAAGAAATAGCCGATGTCCAATTTATGCTAGAAGAAATGGCTTATATTTTTGGTCATGAAGGTATAAAGAAATGGAGAGAAATAAAAGAATTAAGAGTTCGTGAATTAATAAAAGAAGAACTAACAATCGGAGAAGAAGCTTGGACTAAATCAGATGCTGGGATTCCTATTAATACGGGAATTGGAGGAAAGCTTTTATAAAATGACGACACTTGATAAACTAAACTATATATTAAAAAAAGGAGTGGCAGATGACTTTACTTGTGTCAATGGTAGCCATTGTTTACTCTATAGCCTCAGTGATAAATCTTTTACTGTCGATTTTAAGGGCGATTCCTTAGAGGAAGTTATTAATATAGCATACCACTGTATTAGAAGAAAAATAAAAAGAGTGAGAATAATATATGGCAGTGTAAAAACTAATGGGTACTTATTATATAGGAAGAAAGAAAAGGGGTAGATGAATGGATTCTTTATTCAGCTTTGCAAAAATGATAACACCTACGATTGGTCTTTTAATGTTTCTTATGGGGTTGGGGGCGTGGACATGGCTTTTAATGGGATTTTATGCTGAATATAATATGATAATCACAACAGAAACTTTAATTATAATGGCGTTGGGGGCGTTGATATTGAAATGAAACCAGAACAATGCACTTACTGTAACATATTAGTAGAACCAATGTACGACCATATTACCATAGGAACATTTGTTTGTCCAGATTGTAGGATGCCATTAGAAGTTGTAGATGAGGAAAGTGGGATTCCTTGGAAAAAGATATCTGAACAAGAACCTCCTGAAGAGGAAGCACTACACTTAATTTATTTAGATAATGGAAAAGATGCTTTTGATTCTTATAAAATATCTAGATGGAAAAAGCGGGACGGTATTTGGTGTTTTGCTTGGCCCAGAGTTACATATTGGGCATATATGACAAAACCGGAGGATTAAATGGGAACTTATCTACAAGAAGGAATAGAAATCTATTCACGTAAGTACACAAAAAAAGTAGAATTTGATGTTAATGGGTGGAGAGAATTATGCAGAGGTTTTTTATACTATCTTCAGAATTTAAAGCTTACTTACGATGAATCAGACTTAGATAATAATGTAATTAAATCCCTAGATAGAATTGAGAGTATCTGTGAAGACTTGATTAGTGTTGCCAGGTTTTTACGGGACTGCCGCCCACCGGAAGAGTATCTTTATGCTCGTGTTGAAGATGAAGATGTTTGCCAAGAGATGCTTGATGCTTTAGAGGGGGATAAGGTCAAATATGGGGAAGTAAGAGATTTATCTCCTTGCGATGGTAATATTTTAGATGATACACATACTAAAGATATACAAATTAAAATACCTCAAATAGGAAATTGTGTTGTGGCAGTGCCCATAAGGACAAACGAATGTTAAATATAGAGCACGTGTGTAGTTTTTGTAATGATTATGTTTCTTCTGAAGAACTACGGTGGACCTCTGAAGGAGAAGTGTACTGCCCAGCATGTATTCTTTACGTATGGGAGATGGAACAAGAGGAAGAAAATGAGAGGTTTCTAAATGGACTTAGAAAATCTTGAGTATGAAGAATTGATAAAACAAGAGTATGCAGGTAATAATTGTAAATTTTCAGCTGGGTTTGTATATGGCAACGATAAACCAAAGGAAGACACTGTGTACTTACGACTAGAAAAAGATGAAGAAGAACCTACTGTAATACTACTAACTCCAGATGAAATGCAATCTATTGCTTGGTTATGTACAGGAACCATTTGGTCTTATTTGTACAAAGAAAGAAAATAAAATGATATCTTTCTTTATTTATTTATTAATTATATCCACAGTAGTTTCTTATGCATGCTATTATTTGAATAGTAAAAACAAACTATTATATAAACCAGAAATAAAATTACCTATAATCACACAATGCAATAAAGAAGAGCATGAAGATAAAATCATATTTGAAATTTATTTTAGTGGAGGTAAGAAAGGTAAAAGTAATAGTGGTGATTTTAATAAAGGTAGTCATAGTTTTGTAAATGACTATGCAAAAGCAATGGGGTGGAGAAGATGAAAGTATATACATTACAAACTGGACATTTTGACTCAGATACAGTAATTGCAGTATTTAGTACACAAGAGGTAGCAGAACAAGCTAGAGATTCTTATTTTCCATGTTCAGATATAGAAATAAAAGAACATGAAGTTGATTATTATGCACCTTATTTAAATAGCCATAGTTTAAAGTGCTATTCTTCTTTTGCTAATTGGTGGAATAAAAAAGATATGACTGAAAAAGTATTTGAAGAAAAAGAACATTATGGGATTCCAAAGCAAGACCATATAGAAGAAGGTGCTGGGTATACTCGTATTTACTGCTGGGCAAAAACAAAAGAAGAAGCAACAGAAACAATTAAACGAATGGTAGAGGAAAAAAACAAATGACTAGAACAGAATGGGGATTACACTATAGAGAACTTTTAGGAGGCTCTTTGAGCATTAATGCAGTATCTGAAAAACTTTTATTAGGTAAAATAGATGTAGCAATGCAAAACGCACTTGAAGAAATATTAATACAAACTAATCGAGTTTATAAACTTAAAGAATTACTAAAGGATTACGTTCCAAAAAAGGATAAATAAAATGGATCTTACAACCGTTGCGAACGAACAACCTGAAATTAAATATCTACCTATAAGAGAACTCATGTCTTTAGGTATATTACAAGAAGTTAATAGACAATTTTTTCATCCACTAGGACTGGCTCTAGAAGTTACTATTTCAGACGATGAAGAAATTACAGAACCTTATATTAGTGGGGTATGGGATTATAGGGATGATCCTGAAGGGATTACTTATGGAGAAAATATTATAGACAGAAAAAAAATAGAACGTGTTTATGAATTGTACTTAGCGCATGCAGAAGAACGGGTTAAAAAGTTTGGGTGGGTCGTTCAACCCGCAAGCAAAGAGTAAAAAAATGTCAAGATTACTTGAACAATGCGAAGACGTGTACCAATGGGAATCTTTATGGACTGAAGGACCAACACTGGTTTTGATTAGGGCATTGGCCACTCCAATTCTAAGACAATTTAAAGAACCCTCAGTATTGAGGCAGCTATTCACAGTTAAAAAAATAGGAGGGCCAGCATGACTTTACCAACCGAACAAAAACAAATTATTATAGACCTTATTTTTGATAAAGAAATAAAGTATGACTCTAATAATCAAGATCAGGCAGCACTGCTTGCCGATAAACTAATTAAAATAAGTGACCATAAGGTTGAGCTTGGGCGACTATTTCCATCTTCAGAAGGAGTTAAAGCTGTCTTAAAAGATATTGATTCTTCGTTATTTAATATAGAACCAGTTGACACAAAAACGGAATACACAGCAAAAGTTATTAAAGAAGTTAATTTAGGTCGCTCTTATTGGGACACTCTTATTATAGGTATTTTTCGTGAAGGAGAACTTATTGGTACTTATTACAGAAACTATTCTTCCTTCATGAAAACTTTCTGTCCGTTCCAATGGAAGGATAATTGGTATGCGCTTTATTCAAGAGAATATACATGTACTCGTATAATGAAACTCCCTGAATGTGAAGATATTGGTGGAGAAGAACCTAATGGGTTTGGATTCTGTCCAGTAGAATTATACGTCCCAATCAACCCCGCTACTGATAGTAGTATAGGGTTTGGGTTTGTTGCTGGTTGTGTGTGGGGCGATGATACTTCTTGGAAAATACAATTTTTAGATTTGAGAGAATGTGAAAAAGGTGTTATTAAACGTGACGATAGATTTGGTTATTTGGAATTACCAGATGATTGTAGCCTTGAAGCAGCAATTGGGCTAGATGAATGGTGGTGGATTGATTTTAATGATTATTATGAAGGGGATGACCTTATAGAAGACAACCGTTGGATCGGGATTACTCATAAAGAACATTTTAGGCTTGGAACTGGAAAGAGAGAAAAGGATGACGGCGATGAGTAAAAATAATACAATAGAAAGACTAGCTAATATGAAACACTTATCAGGGGCTGTAGAAATAGGTTATGTAGTAGTAAAGACAAATGAAGTAATAGATAAATTAAATGAAGTAATAGATAAGCTAAATGGCCCGCCCCCTAATATTTTAATCTGCCCGCATTGTAGTAGTGATGAATGGGAATCTGGTTGTATGTCAACTTTATTAGCAGGTTCAACTAATTATTATACTTATACTTGCAGTAATTGTGGTAAATCCACAACAGTGAAGAAAGTAAGAGCACGAGATCCGCATGTTTATTTAGGCCCTAATGACGAAATAAGGAAAGGAGAATCAAATGGCTGAATTTGTAGGAAAAATATCATGGAACTTCAAGTTTAACGAAACTAATCCAGTACGTAAACAACAGCAAATAGATACAGTAAAGCGTAAAATTTATAAGTATTGTTTAAAATATCCAAAGGTATATGGAGTTCACCGTAATGGTAATATTACAATGACTTCTTTTTCAAACGATGCAGAAGAGGCAGTGAGAACTATTGGAAAACTACTAAAAAACTTAGCACGTAGTTATAATTATAATTTAGAAATAGAAAACGAACTGCGTGAGTTCCTTAGATGAAAGAAATAGAATCTCTCTCTGAGTACACCAATACAGATTTAACAACAATAAGAAAAATAAATGAATTAATAGCGGAAGTAAATCGTTTAAAAAAAATAGTAGTGCAATTACAAAACCAGACCACCGTATTTAAATAATTAACTAAATTAAATCAAAAGGAATAAAAGGATGCTACCAAGCATAGAAGTATGTGAAAAATGTCGTTATTATAAACCCTGGTGTAAAGCAGATTATCGTAGTGGGGGCAGTGTTCCACTATGGGAGCGATTCTCTTCCTACAAATATAAAGACTGGTGGATTATTTTGAAATTGTTCAAGTTTATATTATGTGGTTTCTTATTTTTCTTTCTATACCTGAGTATAGCATCGCAAGTGTGGAGTATTGGTATTGCTAGTGGATTTCTTTTATTGGTAATATGTATATGGCATTATGGTTGTTTTTATGTCCCGGCTTGTGTGCCTTGGGAAGCCTCAGCTACCGAACGATACATGATGGATTAACATGACAAAAAAAGAATTTGAAAAAATAAAAGAATGGGCAAAGAAAGAAAAATATAATCAAACGTGGGATAGTGGTATTGATGACCAATGGAGTTGGGGCGTTAGTAACGGGATTGATAGAGTAATAAAACAATTAAAAAAATATGTGGAGGAGTAAATGAGAAGGTTTGAACTAGTAAACGAAGACCATTCTATAATTTATTTAAATTATTATCCAGATTTAGATAAGGCAAGAATATGGGGTAGTTACCAATGGTATCCTTATAGAACTGAACACTCAATTGCAGAATTTTCAGGTGAGAAAGGAATAATAGAATACACAAAAGAGGACATTGAAAAATGGAAAAGTTTGAACAAGAAAAAAACCAATGGAAAGAATTTAACTGGATAATTGGGTATTTGAAAAAGATGAACCTATTCCTACTATGATTACATGCCCTTACTGTAAACATACATACCCTACACCAACAGATGATGGGTGGTTGGGATGACGGTAATCATATTAATTTTTAAAATTATTATAATTTCATTTGTAGCTGTAATGTGGTTTTCCATATTTTATATTTTACTAGAAGGTTACCAAGATGAAAAACAATTAAAAAAAGAAAGAGAAGAAGAGTTTATAAAAATTAAGCAAATTTTGACCACTCCACCCCCAAAAAATTTTAACTAACGATTTTGCTATATTAAAAAGGTTTTTTTACAGGAGGGGTTAATTATGGACACAAAGGTATATTATGAATTACGCAACAAATCCAACCATTATGCTGACCAAGAAGGACTCAAAGACGCTTACGAGTATTCAATACAAAAATTAGAACAAGAGTTCGGAGAGACTCTTTATAGAGATCCCTCTTATTTTAATTGTTGGTGTTCAGAGTCATATAAATGTAAAAACAATCGAGAATTTAATAAATTAATTCATGATGCGTGGATTCATGGTATTGATTATATTGCACATCACTCTGCATATTGGGTAGCTTACACATGGCTTCATCCAGATACTGTTCGTAAAATAAAAAACATTTATAACAGATACCAACTAATTAAACAAAAACAAAAACAACTAGAAGACTTGGAACATCTAAATACACTATTACTAGACTACGATGAAGTATTAATCACGCCTTCCAGTAAATATAGATATTTAATTTAGTTAAGCCGCCTTCCCCGCCCTCATAATTGGTGAGGGTTATACCATTACATTGTCTATAAGGAGAACGTCCAATGGATAGTTACATGCATGATGGAAAACATATAAAAGATTATCCAGATGAATTTCCAAAAATATATGAAATAGGAGAAGAAGTATAATGATTATAGAATATATAGGCTACGCTACACAAATATTAATGATTACTGCTTTAATTGTATGTATTATTGGATTAATACAATTAATAATAGACCTGCGAATAGATAATATAAAAATACGAAAAGACTTAAAACAAATAGCAGAGTTGCGTAAAAAGGAGAAAGAACTAAATGAAAAATGCATCACAAGAGTTTAGAGATAACTTTCTATTAGAATACCAAGCAACATATGAAATGGCTTTAGGTTTAGAAAAGGTTAAACATTTATTTGTACAAAGTGTTATTCATGAAGATATGGATGAATACACAAGAGCATTGGAAATTTTAGATGCAGTTATCAATATAGGTAAAATATTACGTAGTTAATGCTATCGTTAACCTTTTAATACACCCCTGACAAATTTTGAGTAACAACCTCCTACGGGAGGTTTTTTTATGTACGTGTATGGAGAAGAATAAATAAATTATGGTATGTAGATGTAGATGTGTGTAAATATGTGAATACTATCCTATCGTTATTTAGGGGCTGGAGAGCGTGTACCAACCAGGAGGCTCCTTTTCCTATAAAAAACCGTTCTGGAAAGGGTATAGGGCCAGGGGGTTAAGAAAGCCGCCCTTCGGGGCGGGCTTCCTTTCGGCCTGGGCGACAGACTACTTCTGGGAATGGATGGAGCCTTTGTTGTTCCGGCTCCATCCCCTGTGCCAAGGAAACAGGCTGTGGGCCAAGTATCCGATCAACCCTCCGCCGAGGGCTACTCCGAGGGAGATGAGAAGACTGATATACCAAGGACGATCCATGGTACACCTCCGTAGAGAGATGAGAAACTACCACTGTAGCCTATTATACCTTATATATTATTATTATTTAATTAATACCGCTTATTTTTGTGAGTGCCTTTACCATTTCTATAAACCCATAAATATAAACATAAACAAAAAAACTGCTAACACCCCACAGGATATTAGCAGCATCACTTTTTGGAGCTTCTAACTCCTATAAATCCATAAATATATAAATAAACGTGCAAAGTAAAAAAGCCGCTAGGCGGCTATTTGTTTTTAATGTTATCGTACAGGGTGTTTCCTGCAATGACTACTATCACCCCCAACACCATTGTGGTAATTATTTTGAAAAGAGTGCCTAAGATATTCCAGATCATTGCCCAACCTCCATCAAAGATTGAGATGAATAAATCCATCCCTATAATACGTTAAATATATAAATACATACACGTGAATAAAGAAACCGCTAAAGCACGGTTTCAATAACTATTTTTTGGCTCTTAGTGCCGATATGCATTGGCAGTCTATCGCCTTACGATGCGATAAATCACGCCATTCACTTTGATTTCAACCATGACTGCCCTCCCTTTTCCTTATAACCCCTAATCCTATACAACATTAAATATATAAAAATAAATTCCCATATATGTACGTATAAAAGAAAACCGCTTGGGAGGGGAACAAGCGGCTAATTGAATGAAGACCACGGGGCGTCGAGGCTAGATTCCGGGCTTGATTGCCTTGACAATTTCTTCCAGCTTCTTATGCAGCCGGTCTTCGCGTTTGTCCATCTCGGACTGAAACTCACGCCGGATTTCCTCTTTGATGGCGTAAGTGTTGGGCTGACTGTCGGCCTGAATCATGGAACCGATGATGGGGGCAATCATCTGCAACCCCTGCATCAGCCCCTGCATGAGTTCTTTTGCGAACTCTTCCTTGCCCTGCCGCTTGGCCTCGGCCTCTGCCAAGGCAAACATCTTTTGAACGAAGAAATCAGACATGTGATTTCCTCCTTTCTTCATTAAGATGCTAACACATCTCTATACAACATTAAATATATTATTATACGCGTGTATGAAAAAACCGCTAATGTGCTCAGCGATTTCTCCATTGTTCATCCCACTCAAACTTTTTTTTATTGATTTCTTTGGGTCCCTGTTATTAGAGCATAAAGCGAGAACAGGATAAACTCGCAGGAGACTCGTGGCCTTATACCCAGTTTTGGCTTGCCTCCTTTTTCCGTGGGTTATCTAAGCGGCCCGGCAAACGAGGAAGGGCAAGGCAATAAAGACGTCGCCGTTATCCCCCACTCAGCCCGTCAAAGATAACCCATAATACATTAAATATATCAAGGGGAAGGAATGTACCAAGGGTGGTACATTTAAATAAAGAAATAAATAAAGAAAGAAATGAGCCTTTTTATGTCATGCTCAGGACAACGAGGAGAAACATCTTCTTATCCTCCGTTCACTTATCGGCTTGCGTCTTGGGAATGATTCAGCAAGTCCTGTCGTATGGTGTTCTTATGGGCACACACATAAATGATATTCTATAAATTATTAAATATATAAATATGTGTGGGTAAAGAAAACCGCCTAAGCGGTTTCTTTCTTCATAGCTATCTCCCAAGTTTCCTTCGGAGTTGAATGAGAAGAAGACCTTGATGTGCTCTTACTCTGTGCCTCAACTGAGATTTCCAAAAAATGGTCTGCCAATTGGTCAAAGTAGGAAGTTCCACATCTACTCAGTACAGAGTTACAGTACAGCCACAGCGTTAACATTCACCCCTCCTTTTCCTTTATAATCTCATATTAAATATATAAATGGCGCGCGCTATAAATAAAAATTTATTGTAAAGATTTACTTAATAACTTTTTGAATTGTTTCTTAGAAGGTGTTATTTTAATTGATTGATTCATTGCTCCAACTAATAAGTTCTCATATTCAATAGAATGAATAAACCTATGACAATTACCACATAGTAGTATACATTTATCTAATTCAGGTTTTATTTTTTCTAAGTCATTAGTTTGTGCTAAAGCAGTAGATATATTAAAATCTTTTTCTGAAGGATTTAAATGATGGAAATCATAAGAAGACAGTATCTGTGTTTTACAGTCACAAAGTTCACATTTTCCTCCTTTATATTGAATTGCCTTTTCTTTAAGTAACTGTGCTTTAGTTCTTAGTTTATAATTTTGAGTGATTACTTGCTGTTTAAATAAGCATAATTTACAAATGGTTTTTAATATATTTGTTTTTTTATCTATATCAAAACAAGTAGAGGGAAGTTTTTTATCACAAACATCACAATTATTAAATTCTTTATCAAAGTGTAATATCTTATTACTAAAGCTAATGAAATTTGTTCTTTTGTTATTATAAATATGAAAATAATCACATAACTCAATCACATCAAATCCGCATAAAATAAATTCCTTTACCTTTATATATTTTAACCTACTAGTAAATATTCTCTTTTCCTTCATATCAACCTTCTCCTTTCTTTACTATAAGCAACACCTTAATTAAATAGATACATAGGTATTAAGGAATACCAATTTAATAGGTATAATGACTATATAAATAAATTCGTAGATATTTTAGGTCATTTTCGTATATAGAGGAGAACAAAAAAGGATTATATAATTATAGGTTGGTTTACGTAAGTATATGAAATTATTAGGTGGGTGCATTTAAGGTCATTTTTGTATATAGGCTAGAACAAAAATGTAATTATAAAAGCATACACAAATGTATAAGTATATGAAATTATTAGGTACGATAAAAAAGGGTGGTTTTGACTACGTGGGGAACAAAAAGTACATAAGTATCCAATTATGGAAGAATACGTATTTAATCATATAAATGCGGGAAATAAAAACCGCCAAGGGTTTTTGAGTGGGTATGGTGCCAGAGTATCTGCCAGGTCTCTGACCTTAGACAGTGTGGCAGCAGATTATTAGCCACGTTATCCTATCACTGGTGCCTCTTCCTTTGAGACACCCATTTAGATCCGTGACCATACCCATTATTCATCAAATATAAATAAAAATAAATAAAAGAATGAAGGCACAAACGGCGAGAGAGATAAAAAAGCACCTTTAGGATAACATTAATAAATTAATAATAACATATACTTATAACAATATAAATTTGTATCTATCTATTTAATTACATTAGCATTTATTAATTAAAAAGTAGCTATAAAAACCCTTACTTATAAATGCGCAAGTCTATTCATATAGTAAATGAATATAAATACTTATACATCTTACCTTTGTAAATAAATGCATACCATTATAATAACATAAATTTAATTGTTTATATCATTATACCTCCCCATCTTTATAAATAATAACACCTATTTACAAAGACCTAAAACCACAAAATTTATTATTAATTGCTCTATACCTATAATAATATAAATGTGTATCTATCCTTATAAAATAATTAATAAATCTATACCCATAAATATAGGAATTTCCCTACATTCATAATAATATAAAACCTATATCTGTCTATTAGTAATAATTAATAAATCTATTCCTATAAACAATTGTAAATGTAAAAAAGGAAACCGCAGTCTCCTTTAGATAGAACAAAGTCTTTCCAACATTAAACTTCCTGGGTCTATCCTTACTCGTTGTACTTCTTTAAATCCAATTGCTTTATAAAATGCTCTTGCTTGAACATTCATTGATTGAGTTCCTAATATAAGTGTCTTCTTGTTTTCCTTTTGGATGAAATCAAGTATAAATGCCCCAACTCCTCTTCTACGGGCATACTCTGCTACCTCTATATACGAGATAATAGTATAATCAGGATGCCATGAAATATAGCATCTACCTACTTCTACTCTCGTATGTAGATCGGTTACCCTCATACATCCTGCATCTAGATCAGTTTCTACTCTACATGTAAGCATGACTTCTCCTTTCTTGTTTCTATGTTAATACTATATAACATTAGATATATACTACACACGATAACCTTTTTTATTTGGGGGCGGGGAAGTCGGTTTATCAATAAATACAGATAGTTAAATCTTTATTCCCATGCGTATGCATACACATATCGGAATATATCGGTATATGAATCGGTTGAGAGAAACCGCAATTGCTTGCAGTTTCTTCATTAACTAGAATGACGCACTTCCTATTTTACCCGGAATGCAGAAAGGAATGTCATTCTCAAACGCACTGTATGTGCTGATCCTGTACCAACCGCCACCCTTGGCAGTCAGCTTTGATCCACCGTCGAGAAGGAGAGTAGGGGACTGGCCTCTCTTGCCCTTTCTTAGGAACACTGACATCTCCGAGCTGTAAAGTTCGGGGCAACATGTTCCCAAGAACTCTCGTATCTCGAAATTCGTTGCCTGGAACTTTATCCAGTGCATTCATCTCTCCTTTCGTGGAGGAGGGTTGAAACCAAAAGCACGAATTGCCTTATGCAGCTCGTCCATGGTTTTTATCAGTTTGGCGAATGTGACTTCGCCATCCTTATCTACCCACTCAATGATGACGCTCCCGTCTGAATGGATAGAAAGATACAGACGCTCCCCTGTCAAGGGGTCATACGTGGGGAGTTCTCCCACTCTGGTTATCATACTATTCTCCTTTCTTTTTTATTCTATTGTACATTATATATATAAATAATTACATGTACGTGTATAAAGGAAGCCGCAGCTTCCTATTTGTAGTATACCAAATGTGCATGTTCTTGTATATGCACAAATGGATCTTCTACAGTCTGAATATGAATAGGAATCTGTTCTTGATAAGATACAAACTCACATGCCCATAAGTTATGGTGGTGGTACCATAAAGACTCATCATAGTCAAATGTGTAAACATACGTTTGTCTATGAAAGAATCTTTCAAACGCATCTTTTGTGACTTCTGTTACGGTGAGAGCCCCGTTCACATAGCCACAGTTAATATTGTTATCCTTCCACCCTGTACCCATAATCAATGCAATAATCCAAATTGGAGTAGCAAAGACTACAGGTATGTTGTTTGTTAAGTTAGAAGGGAAAGGCTTAACTACATCTAACGCCTTTAATGAGCCGTGATATAAGGGATTCATGTTTACCTCCTATTGTACATTAAATTAAATACACACATATGAAAGAAAACCGCCATGCCGTGAGCAATCAAGCATTGGCAATAGCGGTTTCTTTTTTGTTTAAAACTGATGTGTGCGTATAAGAAAAACCGCCTAAGCAGCTTTTCTTGTGGTGAGGTTTCCTAGTCTCCCCTAGGTAGTTTAATTCAGGAGTTGGAGGACTAGGCAAGTAGAGCCCACAATCTACTTTTCTTTCTTTTCCTGCCCCGCACTTTGTTGTGGACAAAACCGTTGGGCTACCATTCTTTCAGGTGCTTCACCTCAAAGCTCCCTATTCCAGTTGGGAAGACTCTTACACCTTCTGGGCGGCAAAAGGTGCAGCATTGTGGGTATATAGGTTTAGACCAGTGTAGTCGCCCGGTTCTACTTCATACCTTCGTCTTAATGGTACTGGCGAATCCATTAAGCACGCCACCTGTTAATTCAGTCAATCTTCCCTATAATTCCTTAAATATATTTTATTATGTATGCGTTGAAGAAAACCGCAATTACTTGCAGTTATTCTTCATCCACATCCACTAGGGATTGGTTATTATGAGATTGTCGTACGTTATGGCTTGTACAACTGCATACATTCCTCTCCCATTTATGTACGTGCCCGTATGTAAAGAAGACCGAGTGGTCTTCTCTACAACGGTAATTGCTCACGAAAAGTCATGATGACTAATCAACGTGAGCATGTTGTCGAGTTCCAAACACAACGGAATAGCTATATAACCCTTCCACCCTTGTCGTTCAATGGCAAGAACACAAGAGGTATAGAAGCCTATCGTTTGTCTTCTTCCCCTCTTGAACGGCTTCCAGAACTCTGGATTCTTATAGCTATCTCTCATGATCCCACGCAGGTTGGAGAGAACATCTGCTGCTTTAACCAATAAGGCATCAGCAGACAGAAGGGCAATATCATCAACTGCCTTCTTCTTACGAACTTCCCAAGAAAGACTCTTTTCCTCGGAAAGTTCCTTAACAACAGACAAGACAGCGGGGTGAATGAGCGATTCATCCACCTGCTGATCTTCAATACTGTCGTGCAACCACGCAGCAGCAATAGCTATATCACTGCCTTTGTAATTGGCAACGATATTGGCTACCTCCTCCAGATGGGTCACATAAGGCAACCCGTTGGATTTTCTGATCTGCTTGGCGTGCAGCTGCATTGCCAAAGAGCGGGCTTCTTCAATCATGAACACTCCTTTCGAAGATTGCACTACCTCCAGGAGTCACATCTCCTGTGAATCTTCCACTCCACTTTACGCCCATAATTGAGTAATCCACAAAGTCACCTATTCTAAGGCGCACAGTGGAATTTCCTCTTTCCCCGTTCAATGCAATGAATCCAATTTTAGGATCATCACACAAAACAATGATGCTTGCATCTGCACCACCGACTATTATTACCTCACTTTGAATGTCATGGTTTCTTACCATTCTGATCTCCTTTGTTTTAATTTAATACTATATTACATTATATATATTATTTACGCACACATGTAAGAGAGAAACCGCAGGTATCTCTCTAAAAAGTAGGGATTAATCATCGGTTTGGTATTCTCCACACTGAATCCATGCTCCTAGAGACCAAATACAGAAAACTGTCAAAGAAATTACCAATGAGGAACAAATCCTCGTCTGGCTGAATGTCCATACTCTGGCTATAATGTTCCATGAGATAGTTTTCCATGTAAACATAGCTTTCGTATGGTTTGATGTTTCGACTTTTCCACAAGGCTTCTTCAATAGATAGCCGAGGATTCCAGGATTCAGACACCGGGGCGCAAATAACTTTCTTTAATGAAAGCATTGCTTCTTTGGTGTTGTATTGTGCGATGCCACTTTTGATTTGAGACTGCATAGCCTCAATGATAGGCAATATCATCTCTTTAGGACTTGCAGCAACATTGTTTTTTGGTCCATAAGAGTATAATACCTCTATGGTAGATCGTTCCAATTCAAACATGAATAACCTCCTTATATCTTTGTACAGAATTTCCAAAGATGATGAAGATCTTCGGGATTGCCAATCCATTGACCTGGAGAAATGAACAAATCCAGGTCAGCTTCTTTACTGTGAGCAGCTAACGTTGAGTTAGCCATTAACCATACCCATACCAACGGTAGCCTCCTTTTTTCGTATTTATGTGCATAGTTAATATTAAGCCGCTCGTGCGGCTTATTTACTTCCATATTAAGATAATTAAGATAGGCGGGAGTAGGTATTTTGGTTACTATCTACCTACCCCCACCATGCCGGTACATCGCTTAAGCGGCGGCGGATCTGGTAAACCAGCCGATCACCATCTTGCCGATGAAGATCAATCCCGCAGCAATCAACGAGCCGAGAGTTGTTCCTGCAACAACCTTTCCAAATTGCTTTGCGGATTCCTTCTTTCTTGCTTTTGCTGCTTTTTCTTCCGGTGTAAGTTCAGCCATGACTGTCTCCTTTTGTAAAGTCTTTACAGGACTAACGCATACACGTTATCCTATACATCATTAAATATATTAAGAATATAATATTATAATAAAAAGAAAACCGTTCTCGCGGTTTCCATGTGCAAACCTACATTAAACAACGTGTTCAGGCCCAGAACTTAGGATCTGGGTCTGGTTTCTCATTGAGGAATTTCTCAACGAATGTGGCGAGTTCTTTGTCTGAGATGCCAAGATTATTGGCAGTTACAACTGGCTCTGTGATCTTACATGCCCTCATCCTGAAATAGGACAAAGGCGGTTCCATATATAATGGGTTGAGGCTAGTGATAGGTGAGTTTTGTACACGCCTATCCAACGCCTGACACAGATCTTTGGCTGTTATCTGTTTCATTGTGCAGCTCCTTTCTTAAATACTATTATACATTAAATAAAAAAATAGCGCAAGCATAGCACACCAATTTAACGTATGATGTATGGTTCTTTAGCATTCTCCTTGTACTTGAGGTAAATATCAAGAGGTAAACAAATCAATTCGTCTTCCTTGTTATTTTTCTCCCACTGATACCCACAATCCTGACATTCATAAATATCCTCAATGATGTTATGGATATTCAGTGATCCACAGGCTCGACAGGTCATCTAAAACTCCTTACAGAAAAGTTAGATGCGTATTATGTATCAATTAATAACATCAACATCAATTGCTTGATGAATACCAAATGCTTCAAGCTACATATTTAGGTACTTAACCCTGTATTCGTTGTTGGCGAATTCACAAGGCAGTGATACCCTCCAAGCGAATAAGAGCCAATTTATTCATGCTTGAAGATATGTAGCAAAAAAAAGCAGCAAGGTTGCCAAGCTCACTGCTTAATAGTATATATGGTAAATACTATGAATTGGGAATTTCTTAAGCCTTTTTCTTTTTTTGCCAAGGGAATTTGAAATCATATTCCTCTTGAATTGCTTGGGCAGTACTGTTCATCCAATCCCAAGCCCACTTCCCTTTGAACCAAACAACCAATGCCAAAAGGCATCCGATAAACGCTCTAGTCATGTTGTACCTCCGCTTGTGATAACAGGTATTGATATACCTGTATTTCTTTAGATATATTATTATTCGCACATGGTGAATTTTCTGAACAATATTTGCTTGTGGTTAAATAGTTTTAGATCTTCGATTGCATCCTCAACGTATTCATCATCAAAACCCCATCGAAGCATCTCAATGGTATATTTGTCTAAAGATGCGTGAATATGTTGATCGTACGAATCTAGACATTCAATGCAGGGTGCATAACCCATATGCTTCAGGCATACACCTTCTTTTGTCCAATACGGGGATTCAAAAGTTATAGGCATTGGTTTCCTTTCTTATTTGTTTGGAGAGGAAGAAATGATCAGCTACAATCCTCTCATTGTTGCCAATCATTTCTTTCCACCCTCTCCGAGTCTGGTGGAGAGAATCTCTCACTTAGGCAGGCCAGGATATAACTGCCATATATAACCAGACTCTAAAAAATGTATGATTGCTTGAAGGAATTGGTGGTGGAGGCGGTGGCGTCGAAGCCACGTCCGCAAGTCTTCCACATATTGTCCTTTTTACGTGCGTATTCGAGTGTTTAGTCTTTATCCAAAGAACGTGACTCGACCACTTTCTTTGAATGCAGTCCTTGTCTATTTCACCCAATCCCTTCTGGACACTGAGATCGAGCTATCCTACTGACCTCACTCATTCCTCTCCGTAGGAAAGATTAGAAGAGTGGAAGCTTACGCAGCTTCAGCGTACTCGAAAGTTTCGTCAGTTCTTTTGAGGTTTTGTTGGTTATAGGGTCCAACACCCTGCACGAGACAATAGCTTCAATTACCCACGTCGAATCCAATTCGCCCCCACTGATTGAAGAAGGTTGGTTATATGGTGGGGCCAGAAGGGTTCGAACCTTCGACTCTCGCCTTAAAAGGGCGATACTCTACCAACTGAGTTATGACCCCACAAGAAATAGAACTAAGGGGTAGGTCCTCGCTACGTTTAGCTATTCCCATCCTACCCCAAAATTCCAATTATTACCTACGTATAAGGTGGGACATAAACCTCATTTGCGTTCTGTAATCCATGAAAGACGATTGCGGAGTTGATGTAGTCTGGAGTCTCAGTAGCTTTATTTCTTGAGCTTGTGCATCCACACTCTTCTTGAGATCATTTACAATAGATCTCAAATCCTCAAGTGTAGTTGCACCGGCCTGTCGAGGTGAATTCTTGAGTCCCAACAACTTTTTGAAGAATTCGTCGGGCGGAAGTTTTGGATCAACCATAACCTGCAAGTATAGTTTGTGTCCTTTCACAGGTTTGATTGACCCTACTCTTCGACAAGTACTGAGCACTACATATGCGGAAGATGTTTTTCCAAAATGATCGTTAGCAAAAGACACGATCTCCTCCTTCAAGAACTCCGTATCTTTCCTTGCTAAAACATGAATATGGTCAGCAATCATCCTTCGCTGAGACATCCGTTACTCCTTCTTTTCTATAAGATGATTATCACTTTGGCGACGTGGTTTTTACCCATAATTTCAGATATGATTTGTTTTTTCACATCTTCCTTATGGGCATCAATCCATGTTTGTAGAATTGGTTTGACTTTTTTCACCACTTCATCAACAACCATCTGTTCATCCTCTTTAGTCATGGCTTTGTTTCCTTTCCGTATTCTATTACAAGGCGAGTCCCTTGTATGTAAATCTCGATTCCGAAAAGGTATTCAATACCTTTCAGAATAGCAATAGCGATTAATAGTAGCGTAATTATATCCATAAGTACCTCCTGTCTTGATTAACCCTATAGTACAAAACCATTGGGCAGAGGGTACTACCCAAAGGTTTCTTGAAAAAAAGTATGTGTGTGAGGGGCTTTCGCCCCTCTATTGAAGCTACTATGCTACTTTGTTTTCTTCCACTGCCTTTCGGAACTCCCTGTCGGCTTGTTCAATCTTCCATCTGGCGATGTTTTTGGCTATGATTCTCTGTTCCCTTTTTCTAAGCTTAAGAATACGCACCATGCCACACCTCCTGTTAATATGATCCTTTATATCATTAAATATATAATTACACGAAGGAAGTGGTTTGGATACAATTAGAAACCCATGCTGTGCCATTATCAAACGGCATCGTATCATTACCAAACCACCAAACTGTAAAGAATACACTTAGTAGAATAGCTGTTGATTTCACAGTTTCCTCCTTGCTGTTACTCCAAAAGCAAGAATAATGGAAAGGATTATTCCTCCACCAACCATTACTCAATACATTGAAGCTTCCTTTTGATACTTTGAATTCCTGCTTCCATACGTGCTCTCCCGACTGGATTGTTAGAGTGCACATAGATCTCAGGTGGGATGAATCCACTCTCAATTACCATTTCTTCAATCCAACAAACCACATCATACCCAGTCCTGTAATACCCGAGGTCATGATCAAGGCTGATATGGGTTATTTTATCTCCGAAGATTGAGAGGAAATTAATAATGTCTTCCGCTTTTGTAACTTGAGTCCAACCAGGTGGGGCTGGGCGTCGATCATCTAGCCATAGACGCAAGTTGTTTGTTCCTTTCTGTTATGAGTTCATTAACTATGCTTTGTTTTTCTCCTAGTGCAATTCTCTCACTACAGGACTTAGCCCCTTCGGACATTTCCCCATAGAATAGGAATTGTGCCTCCAAAAACAGCAACACAGGATCATCCAACATGACTAACCTCCTGCACGTTTCTGTTGTGGTACAACAACACAGAGGTAACCTCTGTTCTTGTGACGTTGTACCTTTTTGTGATTATACCTGCTGGAATTCCATCCAGCAGCTCCCTAAGTACCAGGTTTTTAATATTCTTCGAAAGTCTTCTTGCTGCACTTATAAGTTGCTCTTTGTTGTGCAACTTAATGTGATCTATATTGCTAATTTTCTGTAGGTTTGAAGGATGATTGTTTGCACGATTAACATCCTTGTGATGAATATCAAATCCAGATATATCTTCATCAGGGTGGTGCAGTTGATATACCACTCTGGATTCTTTGAAGAACTGTCTTTTGAATTTGATGTAGATGTTTCCATCACGCGTCACTCGTCTACATCTCAGCCATACCATCAATAACTTTTCGTATTTCTTTTTTGAGATCATTGATTCACCACCAATTTAAACTCATCAATTAAACGTTTACGCCGTACTTTTCTGAATATCCTTTTGAAAGCAGAACGAGATGGATAACTGTCAGGAAACAGTTCCCTAAGTTTACGTAGTATTGAGCTTTTGCACATTTTGTACATATTATCATCAATGAAATCTATAAGTTCATTTGGTATCTTGGATGAAAGTGTGGGCGGATTTCTTTGCTTATGTAATTTTTTATGATCATTCTTATGCAATTTGATAAGGTTATACGGACAGTTGTTCAACTTATCAGTGTCGTGGTGTATCTGCTCCCAAGGCATTGCAATATCATCTGGATGAGTGACGTTCCACACTACTCTGCCAACAGGGAACCAACAATGTTTAGTTCCTGGTGTCAAGCAATAAGGTGGAGGAAGAAGCTGGGTTGGGATTTCATGAACGAAGACTTTTCTATTTTTGAATAGCCTAACTTCTCCGTTCATGAAGATATCTTCGTAAACTTCATATGAAAAAGTAACTCCAGGAAAGTATACTTTGGTAATATGGTAATCTTTCATCAAATAGCTCCTTGATCTCCTTACAACTCTGCTCTAATCTTCATCAATCTTGAGCAGAATTCTGCTTCAGTCAAGATTGTAGTTTTCTGATCCTTTTTGCCTATAGTGTGGGTGAGTAGAGATTTGCCCGTTGCCGCAAGAGCTTTTCTTGCAGATGTATTGTTACAAAACATAGCAAGGTATGCTCTGTCTAAGAGTAATTGGTATTCTTTACCAAACCTATCATATTCCTCCCCATTCCAATAAAGTTTGCCAGTAATCTACCATTTCTTTTTCTTACCAGCAAACTTAGCTTTCTTACCTACTAATGTACAGATGTATCGTTGTAACTCTGTGTTTTTGAATTTAAGTGACTGTAAGAATCCCTCCATTGAGGTAATCTCCACTCCATCCAACTCAAAAGGATGAGGAGCAAAGTTACTTAATGCTGAGGATGGCCATCCCCTGCCACTTCTGATATCCATTATGGTTTGTGCCTCCGTTGATCAAATTTCTTGACCAATTCTCTTGCAACTGGGTCCATCTTATTCAAATCCGTGTTGCCTTGAGAATCAAAACAAATTTCCCTGGTTATCTTTCCATCCTCCTTCATTTCTGCAATAGTGTGAAGGATCTTTTTATAATTCCTGCTTTGCAGAAATTCTCGTATTGCTCCCCATTGAGGAACATCACTCAGATTTATTTCTACTGTTTTATGTTCCTCTCCATCATACGAAGAAATACGATAGATACGCATTACTCCTCCTTTATAATCTGCAACAACTCTTCTACAATTGTCCATTGATCTTTCAGCTTGCTTCTACTTTTGTTGACATAATTTTGTCACCCCTCTTCAAGTTTGTTCTTGATATTATCCAAGCATTCACGGCTTTTTTCTGGTGGAAACATATTTATAACCTCAAAAATTATGGCATGGAGGTTATATATTTTTTGGGTATAGTAAGCATTGTTTCTCACATTTTCTCTTGAAAGGAGTAGATACCCTACTATACTCCATACAAAAGTAATTCCCACCATCAAAGCGAAAAGCACCTCTTGTGTCATTATTTTTCCTTTCTTTATGTGAAAGACATCCAGTTTCTTCAGCCATTTGATTACGGCAGCCTATATATTCACTGTTATCAGCTTAAACCTAGGAATCATTTTTCCTTCATATTCTACTTCTTCGTTCCACATGCTCAAAGGTCTAAACCAATAAACTCCAGCAGAAGCCTCTCGGAAACACACCATCCACTCTCCAGTTTCTGTGTGTCTTCCCACTCCCATAATCAAATAAAAGTCACCTTTGAAATGCTGGTAAAGCTGTGTTGGTTCTGGTACCCTCATTCTCTCTTTCCTTTACAGATCAAGGTTACTTTATTCTCTGGATAGCCGCCAGAGGGTAGTTCCCAAATGTGTTCTCCCAAATCTACAGGACCAATGCCTTCTACGTAACCCTTCTCCAGAATGTGCTCAACCACTTCCGCATGAGTGGGAGCAACAAATATCATCATAGTTCCCCACAGACTGGCAACCCATGTTTTGAGGGGTCTTGGGGCATCTTTTTTCTTATGCATAGACGAAGCTTTCTTGGGGATAACGAAGGCCTCAAATCTTGACCCCTCCCCTTCTTCTGGTCTGTCTTTCAATGCTTTGATAAAAGACTGGTTAGCAAATCCCAAAGGGATAGCTTCTCCACCGATGTCAGCGTTGAGTCCATCTTTGTGGTATTGGCCCCAACTTTTTCCACACTCACAAAAACGCGGGACCCTAATCGTAAGTTTAACAACGTCTCCGCAGTGGGGACAGAGTATAAGCTTCATTGTCTCTCCCTTCATTTATATTGTTTAAAGCGTGGTGCCTGAGGACAGACTCGAACTGTCACGGAGCAAGCTCCAAGGGATTTTAAGTCCCTTGTGTCTACCAATTCCACCACTCAGGCACGTGGTTGGCTCACCGAGTAGGACTCGAACCTACAACCCACGAGTTAACAGCCCGTTGCTCTACCATTGAGCTATCGGTGAGCAGTTGGTGGTTCCGCTTGGGTTCGAACCAAGGACCATCCGGTTATGAGCCGGGTGCTCTACCAACTGAGCTACGGAACCAAAGACATTAAGCTACGAGTTGCTTTGTCCTCTGTTTCTTTGTCACATTCTTGAATTCTTGTTCGCTTAGGAAAGTGGGCCAGTTGAGTTCATTCTTGAGGTAGATGCTTTTCTTGAATGAGAAGGAACCGTGTCTCTTGGGTAGTGCTTCAAAGCCAAGGATTGTTTGTTTCGTACGAATTTTCTCTTGGCTATCTTTCTTCTCAAGCATTCCTTCACAAGCACGCTGCAAAGACAACCAACGACCAATCACTTTGTCGCCGTTATCTCTGGAAGAAACAACAGCCATCCCCTTACTTATAGGATGAAAATCTGCTTTGGAAATAAGGACACAACTGGTAGCTGCCAACTCTTTCTGTCCTTTGCAAGTGACTCGATAGTAATGACTCCAAATTGGAATGGTATCTTCCACTCCATAGTTTTTCAATTGATGTAGTAGGAACGCTTGAAACTGCCTAGTGTCCATCGTTTACTCCTTAAGTTAATGTGTTATGTAGTGAGTTACTTAAATAACAAACTAAAAACCTAAAGGGAAAATTTCCTGAAAAGGATTTCATTCCTGTTTGTTGTTCCCGCTCCAGCTGGATCAGCAACTTCTTTGAAAAAGTGTTTGTAGAGTTTCACCATTCCTATACCTAAACTCCACACCAAAGAAGTTACACCAGCAACGATCAATGTTTCCTTTGCACTTAAGGGAGCCATTTGTTCCTCCAATTAGGTATTATAGGATGTAGCGTAAAAACTAATCCTATGATACTTTTAAATATAACTACCCTATTGTACTTTTAAATAAAATCCTTGGGTTAGAGGGTACTAACCATAAGGCTTTTATTAAGGAACCACCTTTGCTGGTGGTTCCTCATAGTATTACGTGTTATATACTATGTGCTAACCAACTGTCTTCTCGATCAGGCCGATCGAAGACATCAGCCCCTAGCACTTCTTTTAATAGTCTTTCAATTAACAGATCTCTTGGTCCCTCCACAACAATTCCTTTTGGAGTACGATACCGGAATCCTGGCATTACCTCTTTCAACAATATAGGCGCTGCCATTACGCCACCTCCGACTTATTATCGGATTCTTCTTTCTCTTTCAATCCCATCAAGAACTTCAGGCCCCTCATCGTCGATGAGGAAGGTCCTTTCTTTCGTTCAGCTACCTTAATTGCTTGGTGGAGAACAGTTAATGGTAATTCACTTGCCTTCAAGAACTCATCCAGCCCAGTACATAGGGAGACAGCCCTGAGTCCCAAAATCTCCCAATATTCTGAACTTCCTACCGCCACTCGATCCAAATTACCGATCAAATTCGGCATCCATAACCCCCTGGACACTTAACTGTTCCTACCATGATGGTAGGTATTTATATTTGAATATTAATTTTAAATCGGCAAGCCTTCTTTGATGCTTGCTTTTTCTTATCCTTATGAGGCCCTGGTTTGCAATGTAACCTCATACTCGGAATAAGAATATTTCTTGGTACTAATTTCTTCTTCCCTTTTTTATTTTTCATTTTGTACCTCAATGGGTGGGGGAGGTTTTACCCTCCCCGGATAGATTTTTCTTATTGCAAATGGTACCATCATCTTGTGATTTGCGCTGAAGCTGCCCGCATTCCTTGGTAACTCCACCCAGTTGATCAAGCTGAGCTTCTACGTTTCCCGAACTTGGGCGAGCCCGAAACTCTAGAAGGTCACAAGATGTTTGCAATAAGCCAGCTCTAGTTACTCCTGGGAAGTGGCAATGATGCCATAAGGTAAGTAACTAGTCACTAATCCTGCAACCCTCCGCTGGAAGAGGACAGGTAAATTAAGAGCTTATATACCCTTAGAGGTTTACCCCCTTGGCTCGTTTCCCTCGATGGAATTAAGCCGGATACCGGAGATTGTATGCCTTTCCATTGGAAGGCAGCTACCAGCTATTCCCCTGCGGAACTCGATTGCAGGTTGTCACCTCCCCCATGATTCCCCTAGCTGCCGAGGGATGGGCTATATAGAAAAAGAAATTGATTTATTCGTGTTTTCATGGCCTCTTTTTTCCTACTTCCTTTTCTCTTACCCTATTACTAATCGCCGGTAGCTCATGTCATTAGTATTGTTGATGTCTACCACCTCTTCATGATCTCACCACCTTTCTACCAGAAGAGAGCTTCTACTCGGGCTATAAATTGTTCATATTCCTATGCACGTACGTTCTGAACTATCGGCAGCCGGAAATACACCACCGATATTGAACTTCATTCCGTGCATTTCTGGCACAGAAACTTTGACATTCCCGAATGGCTTCCTGATAGTAGTGGTTAGCTTCACCAACCGATATTGCTCCACCACCAGGATTGTTCGGGTTGTAATCGGGACGGCCGTTGTACGGATTGTAGTCAATCGGTCCCCGAGCAACAGAGAAAGTAGCAGCAACCAAAATGGAAACTACTATACAAATACTCAGGATAGATAACCTTTTCATGAATACCTTACTCCTTTCTTGAGTTGTTCGTTCTATCCTTAGTACATTAAATATATTTATAAACACCCGCGTATTGCAAACAGAGGCCGAAGTTCATCGACTCTCCGATTAAGTTCACTTCCCATTGGACCATACATACTGTTTGCCCTTTTTATCAAGGGAATTATTTTAGTGGATGTGTTTAAGTAAGAATACAATCTTTCCAACTGCATCTCTTTTTCTAACAATTCAGAAATCTTTTTTGCTCTTTCCCAATTATACTTATCAATTGGTTTGAATGATAAAAAATTGCAGATAAGATAGTCAAAGAACTTAGCAATCAACAAGCAAGCATGCGTGTTTGCTAATTCACCTTTGAAACTGTACAACGACATGCCTTCTGAATCAACCACCCTCCCAATCTGTAGAAGGGTTGGAGTTGAATAAACAATAGATTTGATGGGTTCACCACATCCCAAACCAGGAACAGAATAGTCATGTGGTTTATTTCCATCTTCATGTAGTTGTCTCATCATTGCAAATTTAGCCAACTCATTTGCAATTGGACCAGGATAGTAGCAGTTTATTTTGGCTACTACTTTATCATAGAAACATAATACAGCATTCTCAGTATTTAGTGCTTGACAAGGAGTAGCCAAACACAATAGTAGAACTACCATTACAAATTTATTTTTCAATTTAAACCTCCTGTGTGTAATAATAATACATCCCATCATTACTAAAAGGGTAAGAGGGTACATTTTCTAGAAGGTACTAAAAAATGTATTTATGCGCGCCTGGATATAATGTGGTCTATGATTCCATAGTCAAGAGCTTGTTGTGAAGTAAGAAATTTATCACGTTCCATATCTTCCTCAATTTTCTCCAACGGTTGGCCCGTATGGTCAGCAAACAATTGATTTAGAGTAGCTTTCATTCTCAATATTTCTTTAGCGTGTATTTGTATATCTGTTGCTGGACCTCCAGCTCCACCACTAGGTTGGTGAATCATAATCCTAGAATTAGGCAAAGCAAATCTCTTTCCTTTTGCTCCTGCTGACAGAAGAAATGCTCCAGCTGATGCTGCTTGCCCTAAAGCAATGGTTGCAACATCTGATTTAATATAATTCATTGCATCATAAATTGCAAAAGCATCAGTAACAGTTCCACCAGGGCTATTGATATATAAATTGATATCCGACTCAGGAGAAACAGATTCCAGATAGAGTAGTTGAGCCACTGTTACGTTGGCTGAATAAGGATTAACATCAGATCCAAAGAACACAATTCGTTCTTTGAGCAATCTGGAATACAAATCATAAGATCTTTCCCCTGAAGAAGTCTTTTCAATTACAACAGGTACTAACAAATAGAAACCTCCTTTTGGTTTGTTGTTCCGCCAAATAGCGGATGATAACCCCATGCACATTAAAATATAAAATTATATACCCCATCAACATTAAAATATATTGGGGTACAGAGGGCAGTTTATAACTGCCGATAATATTATTAATATTGAGAGGGGATTAGTCTAATTATATTTAATGATTTACGTGAATTTTATGCGCGTTTTATGCTAGCGCGCGCAACTGTGTGTGGTATCCTTTTTATAGAAAGTACCCACTTTCCCAATAAAAAGATAATTTAGGGTAAATTATTAAAAAAGATTATCCTACTTGAATGCTATTGTATGGGAAAATTTAATGAATTAAATTTCCCAAGAGCAAACATTCAGGAGTATATTTATGTGGAAAAGGAATGGAATTGAATTATATTTAGGGGATTGTTTAATTACACTTCAAAAAATAAAAGCAGAATCAATTGACATCATTATAACCTCACCACCATACAATTTAGGAATCATGTATTCAAAATATAATGATACAATTCCACGAGAAGATTATTTAGAATGTATGTCAACTATTGCTAACGAACTACGCAGGGTCCTATCCCCATCAGGGTCTATGTTCATAAATCTAGGTAGTAAACCTAGTGACCCTTGGGTTGGAATGGACGTGGCTAATATATTTCGTAAGTATTTTACCCTACAAAACCATTTGTATTGGGTGAAATCAATTGTGTTTGAAGAGGAAAGTTACGGGAATATCAAGCCAATAAACAGCAAAAGATTTGTATCTGATGCTGTTGAATCTATATATCATTATACAAAAGAAGGAACAGTTGAGATTGATCGATTAGCTGTTGGAACACCATATAAAGATAAGACCAATATAAAACGTTGGTCAGATAAACAAGACAAACGATGCAGAGGTAACGCTCTATTTATACCTTACAAAACAAGACAGCAGAAGCTTCAACACCCAGCGTCTTATCCAGAAGAACTAGTTGAATATTGTTTAAAACTACATGGGAATAAAGGTGTAGTTTTAGATCCATTCCTGGGGTCAGGAACAACTGCTGTGGTTTGCGATAGATTAGGATTTGAATTCCTAGGTTGTGAAATAGATGAGGAATACTTTAATCTAACCATCAAACGATTGGAGGAAAACAGTGAACGAGGAACTGTGTAGAAGAATAAGAGAACGAGACCCAGAACTAAAACTCACTATGAAAACTGCAAAAGAAAGATTAGAAGTAGCTCAGCAAGTATATTGGTTGCGTTCTCATTTAAGTATGAGTGAAAAGAAATTTGCTGAATTGCTTGGATGGGCTCCTGAAAAAGTTCATTCGGTGGAGCATGGAGATTTTACTGAGAATGCTTTTGAACTTTTCATGTGTGTTGATACTAAAGTTCGTGAGTTCAAAAAACAGGAGGAAAACAATGGAACGTGAACCATTTAAATTTACAGATGAGGAAATAAAAATACTACAAGATATGTATTGTTATTTCATTGAGAATGCTGAATCATTCACCAAAGAAGAAATGGAAATCATTGACCAGAATTTTAAAGAATTAGGTTAATTTTCTTTTTCTTGTACCTTCTTTTTCTTCCCACTAACCCAATATAATAATGATGGGATATATAACACGCACATGAAAAAATGTGCAATTAACTTTCTTTTTATCTTTTTTCTTTGGCCCCTCTACCTTTTTGAAGTATAAAAAAGGTTCGGCAGGTTACAAAGTAACCCACGAACCCCATTATATTTATACTTAAAGGGGTTATATGTCTATAACCTCCTATCGGGTTCTCCTGTGTTCGGCACTGTCTTTGTCGTCTTTCTCTACAACGGGGTTATGCAAGGTGTCCTTCCACTATTTGTATAGCCCCATTACTTTTTTTTAGAAAGGAGGAAAAATATAGCTGGCTGCATTGTGTAATTAAATTTGTAGTATTGGGTTGTTTTTGGAGGTTAGAAATTTAATTGTGGATTGGAGACATCATGAAAGAAATAGTAATGGAATTAAAATGCAAGATAGAAGGTCTTGCAACAACCCTATCCGATTTAAGGGTGGATAAAGAACGAGGATTCGTTGTCTATGTTGTTGGAAGTAGGTCACATTACTTACCAATATATGACAACAGAAAAGGAGTTGTAGAAAAACTACATAGAGACGCAATAGGTTCTCCACAAGAATTGATGTATTCTGCTGCCAGCATTAAAGCAGTGGAAAGCCCTGCCATCGTGAGATTAGTAAAAACCATAAAAGAAAATGGCAAATACTCACACTCACTAGTATTGTTGGACATTGA